ACCATGAAGGTAGATACCATCGCTAATCATACGACCTGCACATGATACGGTTTTAATTTCCCCGCTGATTTTGCTTAGGGTGAAGATTGCTTTACGTTGTGAGTTTTTAAAACCGTCAATACCAGGTAGTGCACGGTCAAAAGTACTTAGAGCATATTCTAAGGATGATTGGTTAATATAATCTGAACTTCCAAAGTCCAGTAGGGTTAATTCGTTTGGAACTACTTCTTGTGTTTGAGTTTTCTTTGATTTACGCATTCCATTTGCCTCTTTGTTATTTCGGGGTACATCCTGTACCCCACTAATTCTTAGTCTTCTTTAGTCCATTCTTTTCGGTCGTCAGCACGTTCCTTATTAAAGATTAGGTCTAAGGTTGCCCCTAGATTGCCATCATCAGTAATAGCTACTGCAACGCCATTTTCTAATGCATCACGGAAGTTTGAAACTTCTAGAGTCCCAAGACCTTTTGCACGAGTGGCTTTCCAACCTTTCCATTCTTCAGGATCGTATTCATGGACGTTATGACCATAGAAGTATCTTGATTCTTTACCCTTTTCTAGAATAATAAATGGAGTTTTGAAAATATAAATGAATGGATTTTCTGTATCTGCGAATAGTTCAGGCCAGAACTTATAGAAAAAGTTCACGACTAGAGCACCGATGTTTTTACCATCTTCATCTTCGTCAGCACAGATATATAATTTACCGAAGTTTAAACTATCACGATCTAGTTTTTCTCCAGGAATAATATTTAATGAAGCCATAATGTCATGAATAGCCGATGGTTTGTCAGCCGTACCCATTAGATCCTTAGTCTTCTCTTTACCGTTTACGTTTTGGATTTTACCACGTAATGGAAGAATACCATGAATAGCTGAGTTACGAGCTGCTGTCATTGAACTGACCGCTGAATCACCTTCTGCAATTAGAAGAATACATTCTTTACGTGGAACAGTATCGTTAACATCACGAAGCTTAGCTACTTTACCTTTAAGTAAACGCTTAGCCATTTTGCGATCTTCATCTGCATCTTTCTTATTAGTACGCTCAGCACAACGAGCATAAATCTCTTCGACCCAATCATTATTCTTCTTGATTAGTTCTACAAAGAATTCTTCGCTTAGTGCATTCTGTACTGGTTTAATGACATTTTCATTAGTTAACTTGGTTTTGATTTGTGAGTTGAATGTTGGAGTATTCATCTTAGTGACGTTATAAATCAACAAACCTTCTTCAATATCAGAACGGTTAGGAGTCATCTTCTTTTGCTTAGACTTACGTTCAAGTGCTTTAATTACACCCAATGCAAACTTCTGCTGGAACGTATCTAAGTGTGTACCACCTTCTAAGGATGGTGCGTTGTTTACAAGACCTTGCATATGCAAGTTCTTACTCAAACCCTGTACTGCATTTGGTACGATTAAGAAAGTACTGTTCAAGCCTGTTTCTGCATCGTCAACTTGCAATGACATAGTTTTAGCAGAACCGAACAAACCTTTACGTGCAACGGTAATTTTATCACCATTCAAATAAATTTTATAAGTAGGGTTAGCTGCTGCAATTTCTTTAAGAATACTGAAGACTAGTTCAGTAGGTAGAGTGTGTACTTTAAACACTTCTTTACTGATTTTAAATCTTACTGTAGTTCCTGTTTTTTCAGTAGCAATCTTACGAATAGATGGCTCGTCAATTCCAAGTTCAGGAAACATTTGCGTTCCTTCTGTGAATTTCTGAGTAAACTTATATGTACCATTATATTCGGAGTTTGCTTTATCTGTTTTGTAAGGCTTACCAGTACGATGAATTTCAAGTTCAGCTTTCTCACTAACAATCATTACTACTGAACCACCAAGACCGTTCATACCAACTACGTTGTTACGTTCATCATCATTAAAGTTACGTCCAGTTTTCATTTCTGTTAGAACCATAGTACAGACATGTTTCTGTGCTTCTGGTACATAGTCAATGGGAATACCACGACCATTATCGCTAATTTCGAACTCAAGTTCATCTTCATTATATGTTACATGCAAAGTTGGGCTTTTAGCACCGGACTTTACGAATTCATCTAATGAGTTGTCCACGATTTCGCGGAATGAAGTTAGTAAAGCTGGAACCCAACGTAAATTTTGTACGTTAAAACCATCTTCACCGAAAAGTAGTACTGGTTGTTCATGTTCTGATTTAGAACCCAAATACATTTCAGTACGGATACGAGCATGTTGATATTCAGTTAGTTGTTGAACACCGTGTTCTGCTAGGACTGAACTTTTCTTTTCCTTTGCCATTTTTTAATTCCCTTTATTGTTTCTTAGCCAGTATATTATAGCATAAATTGTTTCTTTGTTTCAAAAAAATAACGACGCATATAGCGTCGTTAATATTTATAGAAGAACTAAGATAGCAATAATGACGTAGTGAGTCAAATGGTGTGCCATCTGGTCTAATCCTAAGTACCACCAGAACTGAGGTTTAGTACTGTCAGTAGTTCGTGATGCCTCAACCTTTACTTTATCTACAATAAAATGCACTACAAAGTCTAATACTGCAACAGCAAGTGCAATTTTAAATCCAAAGAATAAACCAATTAAGAAAGTACCGATGAAATGTACCGCTGCGTGTGCAGTTAATGGTAATTCCCATCCTTCTTTCTTAAACTTACCTAACATGTAAGTACCCTGCAAAGGGTAATCACATACAAAATGCTTAATTTGAAATGCTATTAAAAGAATAAAAAGTGTGACAATCATAATTACCTTATTTTACTAGTAGGAATTGAAGGTCGGCTGAAGGTGAATCTTCATCGCCCCAATATTTGTGAAATTTCTCTGGTGTTGCTCTTTGAATAATTTCGCCATCAGAAACTACATATACTTCATGATTGGAAATTAACTTCTGCCAAAAACGAATAGCATCTTCTGAATGCAACGTATCACTCAAAATCTGTAGACCGCTTTTAATCATATCCATATACATCTGATAGACTATTCCTTTACGTCCACGCTTTGCTGCAATAGCTTCAATGTGAAATACCTTACCAATTAACTGACCACTAACTACTGCAATCTCATTACCTGAATCGTCATACGCCATATATCCAGAACCATTTTTTGATTTAGCCACGGAAAATCCATCATGTTCAGCAACAGGGATCATTTTATCTCTTGAATTCAACTTTGCAGTTTTATCAACAAATTCAACAGGGTCTGTATCAGCAAATGCATCAAATCGTTGTGGCATTTCTTGTAATTGATCCTTATTAATTAATTCCTGTTCATCAGCATCATCAATATCGTGCTCTAACTCTGCATTCTGAACAATATCAGCTAACCCACGCATAGAAGATTCAGCCATTGCAGACATACGTTCTTTACGGGATGCAGTACGTTCTACGTAATAATCTAGACGCTCATCAAAATCAGCAATATCACTTGCACTTAGGAGTGCTTTAGAAATATGTCTAGGTTCAACTTCCGGTTTGTAATAACTTTCAAATAACTTGTTGGCAAAAGATTCAAAATCTTGTTCCTTCAAATTATTGAACATGTTTTCACCACCATTCATGTCGAGTGAATATTTTTTACCAGAAGATTGAACTGTCATCTTGAATTTTACACCAGCCATCTCAATTTCAAAATAACCTTCATCTTCAATATAATCATTAAATGTGATGTTCTTAGTACTATCTTGATTTAAGAACTCTGCACTTTCAGCAAGGTTTTCAACTGCAAATAATAACCCATTTAAATTTGCATCAGGAGTTGATTCATCTTCTAACTTGTCTTTTAGCTTTAGAATATTTCTCATATTTCCAAGATATTCAATTGGTAATGATGCCATTTGTTCTTTAGTTAGATCAATGCGAAGCTTTTTCTCATCACCTTCTTTAACTAGTAGGAAATATTCGTCTTCGTATCTTTTTCTAAAAACTACTGAATATGATGGTTGATACCCACCATCAACAAATAATGTAAACTGTTCTGGATCTTCCATATTCACATCATTATTGGTGGTTGGTTGCTGATCATATTCTCTCCATACTCGAAGATATAAATCCCCCATTAGGCTTTGTCCAGCTTCAGGGTAATCTAAACTCTTTTGTGAGTGGTGCCCGTCGGAAATATCCTTCTCTGATGAATCAAATTCATGATCTTCATCTTGATTTAAATCATTATCATAAAAGTTATTTACGAACTTATAAATCAATTTCATTGCCTTATTTGCACGAGCATCCTCTTTGTACTTTCTAAGTACTGAAATGATTTTGGATTGACCAAGAGTTTTCATAGCATATTGTATGGAATTGGAAATATCTTTATTTTTATTTCCAGTAAGTTCATCTTTATTATTTTCAAGCCATTGAGTTGCACGCAACGCCAAATCTTGAACTTGTGGTCCAAATTCAACCCCACCAGCATAATATCTGTCATCACCTGTATGGGAGCCACTATAGCCTTTAGCACGCATAGTTTGCTGATCATTTGGATTCAAATTTTTTAAAACTACTGATTGAATAGTGTGTTGTAACTCATGCTGTACAGTATCCATAAAGTAATTTAGATGATCCACTATTGCATTAATATCATTACTGTTTTTTATTTCAGCATTATAATTAGGAACACCAAGATCTAACTCATTATAAGTTTCATCAGTACCACTACTACCAGCTTTATCAATGAATTGATTACTGATTTTCATAGTAATACGCATTTTATCAATAAGTTCTTTGGTCTTTGGATTTTTCTTTAAATTATCAGGTAATTGATTAAAGATCTCATCTGCATCCAATTTAAGATTAGTACTACTGTTAACATACTTTTTCAAGTCATTTGGTGAAAGTACCGAAGCATTATATTTTCGCTGGAACCTTTTGCACCAATTCAATAGTGCAGTGGCTTTTTCAGATTGGCCTTTATTTTGTAAATCATGCTGTTTCATTACAGCCATTGTTAAGAGTACTGAACCAATAAATTTCTGTACTCTCTGTAATAATGCTGGTGGTACATTTAAAACACCAACACCTCTAGCTTCATCCAGTACCTGTTCTTCTTCAGCCGGAGGCTGGATTGCAGCATTTAAATGCTCATGAGCCTTACTTATATTTGGCATATTATAATTTCCTTAAACTTGCCATAAACTCGACGTACATAGTATCCTTGTCAAGTATTTGGTTTACTTCATCAGGGTAAGATACAGAATATCGTATCAACATCTGAAAAGTTATTAACAATTGTTTTAATGTCCATACATATAAAGTTTTATCTGCATATGAAATGTCTATCTTGTCAGCACTATCTTCAACTTCAACAACACTGAACTCTCGACCAAAAACTGTGAACTCAGTTGGACTTGATTGTTGAAAATCAACTCCCATATGTTCAGCATCTTCTTTCAATGACAGAATAACATCATTAATTGATTCTTTATTTACAGAACGTCTTTCACCTGTGATAAATTCAAGATCATCAATAATATCAGTACTGTCATACCATGTAACTGAAGATAAGGTTCCAAACAAACTTAGTACTTGTTTGCTGTTAAGTTTTTCTTGTTCTTCAAATTCAGGATCGGTAGAAATGATATTTACATAGTAACTTCCATCTTTTGACATTTTATTTTTTGCAAGTACTAATGTCCATGAATCTTTTTTAACTTCAATCTGAACTAGAGTGTCCATTGTTTTACCGAAAGCCTGTACTTTATATTCGTCTTTCTTGTACATCATTTTGTACACGGTAAGCATTACATCAACGTTCGCTTCTAACTCTTCAGCAGGAAGATCGGTATTTGAATAATCAATACCAGATTCTTTGATATTATCATAGATGGGAGAAATATTTTTATACAATGCACTCATAGCCTTTTTATATCGTTCTGGTTGTTTACGATATAAATGGATCAAGAATGTTCTCGATTCTCTATTATTTTGTGCCACATATTCAATTGCTTTTTTTATTGCTTCATTTTTATTAGGATTAAGTTCATCCTTCAAAGCACTCTTTTCAAGTTCTACAGTTATGTTATCGATTACGTTTCCTAATTGTGGAGTAAATTCAATACCACTGGTATAGTAATCTTCACCATCAGAAAATTCTTTACTGTATCCCGGTTTCCTTTCCAATTGATTATCATTTTTGTTGATATTCTTAATTGCAAATGCCTGTACTACGTGTTGTAGTTCATGATACGTATTACTCATGATTTCACTGGCAGTTTCAAGAAATGATGGATTATGATTTAATCTTCCGACAACAACTGTAACTAATGCTGAATAGTTACCAATTGATTCTTTTGAACCACCTAAATTGTTATCTTGACTCTTAATCAACAAAGATAACTTCATGCGGTCTTTCATAAGACTGACCAATCCTGGAGTTACACCTTTGAAGTTTAGTTCTTGGAAAAACCTTTCTACGTCAATAGGGATATCGATAGAATGGTTAACAATGCTATTTGCCGTTTCAGCGGAAATATTTTTAGCTCCGTACTTAGACTGCAATTTACCCATTGTTGTTTGTGCATCTTTGATGATCCGATTCTTTTCTTCATCACTTGTTCCGGTAGGAAGCATGAGCTGAATCTTATCAACATATTGTTTTATTTTAAAGTACAGGTACGATGCCACATACATGTTTACTTTAGTTAATACTTCTTGCGGTACTTTAATGATCGCTTCTTGTAACTGATTATACTTCATCGTCGCGTCCCTTTAACTTAATCATACGTTTCGCAATATCAGTCATCTTCTGACTAATTTCACGTTTAGCAACTCGACCAGTTCTTGTATTTCTCCACTGTTTACCCTGGAAGGTATAAGTATCACCATCTGGTGCACGGAATTCATGACCAATTGGAACTTCTACAGTGTTTAGTACTTCTGGTTTTAATGCATCTTCCCATTCACCAGTTTCAACGTTATATTTCAAACGTGGTTTAACTTCATTGGGATTAGTATCAAATTTATGTTGTGGGATTGACTTAACTTGACGGTACGGATATTTGTCGCGAATATAACGCCACAAGAATTTACCCTTACTGTCAACCTTTAACATCTGGCGTACTAATGCTTCTGGTACGTTGTCGTACTCATAAGTACTGCCATTTATAAAGGTAATGTATAAAGCCTTACCTGTATGTTCGATTGTTTTAAGGTGTGATGAATCAACGTCAGTTGGAGCAATAGCTTCAAGAATAGCGTTTAATAATTCTTTTTTCTGCATAATAAAAAAACTCCAAGGTTAATTTTGAGTATTTATCTCTCAAAACCTTGGAGTTTAAGTATTAGTTATTAAATGTCACCTGGGAAATCGCGACGGATAAGATTTTCAAGTAATTCCATACTATCCATTGATTCTGATTCATAAATTTCAATCATATCAGTTTCAAGTTCATTACCTGTTGCGACATTGGCAGTTTCAACCATACAAGAGAATGTATGCATTAGTTCCATAGTACCTTTCGCTACTACAGCAGAACCTTCATGATGAATAGCATTCACAATGTTATGAGTTTCTTCATAATCTTTGCGGAAAATGTCAGCCACAATCTGTTCAACATAACTAGCTGAGGTTGTAGCATTATCAAGAATAACAAGTTCAAATTGTGGAACTTTTAATGTTGAAACTGGATTGTCTTTAAGGAAAGCATCAAAGCCGTACTTAATTGCATCCAATTCTTCCAAATCAAAAGAATCTTTAATTTTTGAAACATAATCAGTAATATCATTCGTGCCGACAATATAATATACTGAGTTTTTGTAAGAAGCTTTAACCACATCAGTACCAAATAGTGAGAAAACTTCACGTACAATATTAACCATATAATAGAACTCCGAGATGAGTGGGTGTTAAAACTATTTAGTTAACACCCTTATAAATTTTTTGTACTTATTTTGCTTTAACTGTGCAGGTGATATTGTTTCCCTGTACTGCAATTTGTTGAACAAACTCAGACTCATTAATACGAGAAACTACTTCTTTCAAGCGTTCAGTATTTGCTTTAACGAGTTCAGGGTTTGCTCGTGTACGTCCTGCCATTTTCATGACAATACGAACATGTTTACCTTCTTCAATAAACTTTTGTGCAGACTTTAATTTAGTACTCAAGTCATGTTCATGAGTGTTGTATGCGAATTGTACTTCTTTAATTTGAACTGCGGTTTCACGCTGTTTCTTTTTGTTGTTCTTTTCAGTTTGTTTTTGATCGTACAAGTACTTGTTAAGATCAGCAACTTTAACAACGGGAACATCTTGTTCAGATACTTGAATTAAATCTAATTCTTTACTGTAAGCAAAAGAAAGTGCAGCAGCGATTGCCATTACTTTGCTAGAACCGTCTTCTTCTACTAAACGAACGTTCTTTGCAGTAATTTTTTCGTTGGCAATAACAGATTTCATATAGGTTTTATAACTCCGAGGGGGTATTCATTAGGTAAATCATAACATAAATTTCAGATTTGTCAAGCGTTTATCGCTTGTCGTCTGCGTCTTTCAATGCTTTGCAGATTTCTTGTACAAATTTCAAATTTGCAATAGCAGTATCTGCAACACTGCGGGTACGTGGATAAGGGGCTTCTTTAGACATTTTTTCTAAATCATAAATTATCTTATCAAAAGCAGAAACGTCCTCTAGAATCCTATCATAAAAAGTTTTGTCGTCCATGTCAACTCCATGTTGAAAATATTATAGTGTAATGTAACTAACGGTAGTACTAACAGTTTCTGCTGGAACATCAACGTAGATCGTTTCTAGTTCATGATAATTGTTGGTAGTTGTTGCACCTGGATACGGAGCACGGTTCACAGTTTTCTGTACTTCAACAAACTCACCAACGATTTCTTGTGCAAGTGATTCATCGATGATTGTCTTGATCACTAAACTTGCTACGTCTTCTGGTACTTGACCTTCAACAAAAGGAACCTGATTTACAAATGCATCATAGCTGATGTAACCAACGGTGATTTTTGCATCAGTTGGGATTGCAGTTGCAGATCCAGCCGTAGTGTAATCGATCTTGAAGTATACTGGAACAGCTAGTTCACTTAGTTTACGTTCAATTTGTTTTAGACGAACAAATGCAATACCTTTATCAAGGGTTTGTGCATCAGTAGGTACTGTAGTACTGGTATTGTCATAATCTGAGTACTGATAAAACTTTTTATCATCTAAAAGTTGACCAGGTACTTCGATAGTAAATGCTTGAAATAAATTGTTCATTGTAGTCTCCAATATAGAACTTTATACTATTTATGTGTGAACATATTAGAAAGTTCACACAAGGGCAGTTAACCCGTTAATATCTTCCGTTTTTACGTAACATTACGCTATAACGTGGACGGGTCAAAGCTGTATAAAGGATACGGCATTTAGTATCGTTGTTTGCAATGCGTTCGATAAAATCTGTATCGAACCAGATATTATTAAAAGTACTTCCCTGTGACTTGTGAGCAGTAGTTGCATATGGATAGTTTATAACGTTAATCTTATTCTTGATAACGTAATAGTCCTGCCACATGTACGGCTTTTTAGTTAATGGATTTTCTGCTTTCTTTTCAATCTTATCTACCAAATCTTCAAGATGCTTATCCAATGTAAGTCGTGTATACGGCCCAACCCCAAGAATGAAATTACCATTTGGTAATTTAAACTGCCAACAATCAATACCTAGAAATGATTCTTGTCTTATTTCTGGACACTGAATTATTTGCTGTACTGTGTATGGACAGTTCTCAGTAATGGTTTCAAACACAATTGGTTCACCTGCAACAAATTCTGATTCAGTATGTTCTGGAAACACTTCGTTTCTGATATACATGTTTGCAAAGTTTACACGATAGTTTGTATAAGCAATAATCTTATTCTCTTGAACAAAATCATATAATTTTCTTGAAGAAGTTCGGTTCTCATTAACATATTCTTTATAAATGTCCAGAAATAGCATCTCGTCATCAATTGGCGTGATGGTATCCATTCCTTCCAGATTATTAAGAATATCCATTGGTTCCCGACCAGTACCGATACATTCACGAATCTGAGTTGCGACATTGATAATTGGATTATCAAGTGCCTGACGTAAAACATCAGTAAGTTCATATTTTAGTGTAATGTCAAAGGTAGGACTTAGTTTTGTTACATTGTTAGTTCCTTCAGTTTCAACTGGAGGTAATTGACATGAATCACCAATGAAAATAATAGCCCTACGAACACGGTGAATCTGGCTCATAATATGCTGATACATCTCTTCGGAAATCATACTACATTCATCAACGAATAGTACGTCAACCATAGCAGTACTGTTCTTTGATTGTGGGTCATGCTTAAGTACTTGACGACTCTTTTCATAGACTAACTTAAGTCCTAAAAAGGAATGGATAGTACTTACTAGTGCGTCATCTTTTGTCAATCCAACATTGACTAACATATCACGAAGCACAGCGTTAGCTTTATGTGTAGGTGAAGTTACTGCAATGTTATATCCTTGATAGATATTTTCAATAATTTTAGAAACTAAAGTACTTTTACCAGTTCCTGCAAAGCCGATGATTACAGCTTCCGACCGACCAGGAAAATTATTAATTCGGTCGATTACATCATCAAAAATATATTGTTGCTTATCCGTAAGCGTAATACTCATTTCATCTCCTGTGCGGCCTTCTGAGCTAGGTCATTAGCCATTTCGTTATACATATTACCTACGTGTCCGTACTCGTGTGTATATGTACATTCATTACCTATTGAATCAAGCAATTGCCATAGTTCTAGGTTTTTAACTGGTTTATTCTTAGAATCACGCCAGCCTTTCTTTTTCCATCCATGACGCCATGAATTCATACCATTAACAACGTATTTCGCATCAGTGAAAACATCGATATTACCGTTATAATTATATTCCTGACGAATATAGGATATTGCTGCAATTACTGCTGTCAGTTCCATTTGGTTATTAGTTGTATGTTTTTCACCAAAAGATAATTTATCAATTACTTCGTTATCTTTAAGAATAACAATACCAACTCCACCCGGTCCCGGATTGCCTAAACAAGAACCATCCGTATGAATTCTATACATATCTAATCATCTCAAAATCATTCCACATTCTTTTATGTAGATATGTTACTAATATCCCATCATCAAGTAATTTACTCGTCATTGGATAAAATACATAATCTGGATTAGTAGAATGAATATCAAAAAATGTATCACATTCAAAATCACCATTAACCTGACTGAGAATAACTTCATCAATATATGGTAATGCAGCTTCATATATAGTAGCTCCACCAATGACGATAATATTATCATTGTATCGTAAGAAATCACATAGGCTATTCTTATGAATAAAAATAACATCCTTATGTTTATTGATTTCGGAATCCGAAACATGTCGAGAAGTTACTACAATGTTTAACCGGTCAGGTAGTGGTTTACGTGGTAGACTTTCCCAAGTCTTATAACCCATTAATATTTTTTTACCTTGGGTTTCTTCTTTGAAATGTTTAAAATCTGCTGAACTATGCCAAGGAATAGAATTATCTTTACCGATACCATTTTTTGAATCAGTACATAAAATCATTTTATTCATTTAGATAACTCCGATTTAACTTTCTTATTACTATTAATTAGTAATGTCATTCTAAAAATGAACACTGCACTAATTGCAATAGTTAATGGAATGTTTTGAATCATATAAGCAACTACTGCAAGGTGGCAAATAAATGAGCCAATGTAGTTGATAAGTCTAGGCCGGAATTCTTCTCCGAAGAGAAATTCTACTCCTTCCTTAAATTGACTTCCTACTGCTGGGTACTGAATAACCACTTGGTCAATACGGTAAGCAATAAATAATGCCCCGATGCAAAGTACTGTATAGTAAATTTTAAGAGATAATACATCTCCTATGTAGGCTAGGTAGGAAGTAAAAAGAATGTTGAGTATATTATAAATAGTCGTAATCATAGTTGGCTCTGTTGTTAATGTAGATATTATACCATAATCGTCTTATACGTTTCACTTATTTGCTATTTTTATGTACGTATCGGTAAATATGTATATAAATTATTAAATAATGGAGAGGATAAAAAAGGATTATGTTCAATATTAACGCTGACGTGATTAAAAAAATCCTTGAAGTATTCTCTAGAATGTCAGCTCTGCGTATGGTCGCTCTTTCGTTGTGCTTAATGATGATGGGTATGGTTTATGTAACTTCGGATACATGGTCTGCTTACATCGGTTCTAGGTTTAATTCATTGCAACAAAATGAAATGTTCAAACCTGCTACTTATGCGATTAAACCTCAAAACCTTGCAAGTATTAATGCATCGATTGGAACGTTTATTCAGCAAAACAACGAAATAGCTATGATACTAGTTTACAAGCTAGTACCAGAGGCAGATGCATTCTATCAAGGGCGTGTTTTGGTAACCGGCATAGCAAGTAAAAGTACAAATCTAAACATAGATAAGTACAACTTGAAATGGCTACCGATTAGTGCTTTTAGAGCACAATCAAATATGATATTAAAGGGTAAGACATTTATTGGTGACATAGGAGTTATTAGCCGAGAGTATCTACAACCTGATAATGAGTTAAGAGATGAATATCTCACACCTGCTAATCTAATGGCAATTTACAATGATGGTGGCAAATACGTGATTTCAGTTCCGATTAGAACTAGTCGAATCGAAGGTTACGTAAGTGTTATTTTCAGAAATGTACCTGAGTCTGATGAACAAGCAAAACAATATCTAAATATTGCACAAGCCGTAGCGGGTGAAACAGGATACTACATCTCGTACTAAGGAGAATAAACATGTTTAATCGTAAAGAACATCTACCTATCATCGGAAAGATGCTTACACTGGTTGCGTGTTTCGTACTTGGTTTGTTCATTCTGTTTAATATGGATGCGATTCATAGAAAAACGGAAGCAGAAGTAGCTCCAGCAATAATGAAAAATATGTCTTCTGTTAATCAACAGAACACTGAAGTCATTAATATGGAGTTCAAGAAGATGATGATGAAATTTCCTGATATATCTTCTGTTGTCTTATACAAGTTTGTATCAGATAAAGGAACAAAGATGTACACTGGTCAGATTAATATAACATCTGAAACCAATGACGGTACTAAATTACCAAACGATAGCACAGTTGTCCCGATGGTAGATGGTACTAATAATATTCAGGAAATACTCTTGAATAATGTACATTACGAAAACATTGCAACTATACAACTACTTTGTGAAACCCGATATGATAATACTCAACCATATTCATGTGAACGGTATAAACGTAACGGTGAAACTTATAAAAGTATAGTGTCTATTCCCATTGTCCAAAACATCGATATTGGTGTTATTGGCTATGTGATGATAACTCTAGGATCTGAATACGATAACCTTCAAGTTCAAAATCTTGTTAACGGTCTAAGACCAAATCTGGCTAATGTCCAAATATTAGCTAAGTGAATAAAAAGGGAGCCAATGGCTCCCTTTTTTTATTGTACAATAAACTTACTTAGGTCTGGTTCAAAGAACCCCATACCTTTAAGTACTTTACCATCACCTGCACGATTGATAATATAAAATGTATTACCATTATGTGTTACTTCACTAGTAGTTGCACCAATGTAATCATTTTTTCCTTCAATTACACGAGCTTTAATACTTTCATCTGCTTCAGTACGAGTTTTACAGAATTTGCTCATATTTGATTGGTGAACTTCATTAAATGCACCAATTAAATCAAAGTTATGTGCATGAGCAATACCAATTACTGAAAGTACAATGTTGTTTAAACCAATCTGAATAGTACGGCGGTCACCTTGAACTAGACCACGTTCAGTTTGATTGTAACCATCTTGAACATGTCTACGTGTGTCGTAAGCAGATGAAATTGTCATTGCTTGAGACTTGACGCTCTGAAGATGAGAATACACTTCATGTTCAATTGATTCTAGACCAAACGTAGCATATGCACCATAAGCAACATAAAGTACATCACAAATACCGTCTAGAATACCTTCTAGATTATCAGTATCAACTGAATCGAATAGTTCATTCTTACCGTTCATTTCTTCATCAATAAGACGTAAACGGAAGTTACCAACTTTAGTTGTAGGATTTTTCCATGAAGTGTTAACTTCTTGACCTGCAACTGACATAAACTCTACTACTGACTCAAATTGATTTGTTGTGGTAGTCATTACCATTCTCCATAATATGCATCACCGTACTGAACAGTGATGTGTCCGATTTCTGCGAATTGTGGTTCAATATTCGAAAGAATAAAAAGCAAATCCTCGCAGTACTTCTTAATGTATTCTTCACTAAAATCAGAACTTTTAATCTGAATTAGAATGTTTGTTGCATTTGATGAACCGCCAATAAAAGTACTATCATCGTATTCATAAATGGCATCTAGTAATTCACCCTCAAAAGGTGAATCGAAAAGACCGGCGGTTAAATCAATTGATACTAACGATTCTGCAAACTCATTAAGATGTAATTTCTTAATTGTTCTTTTAGAACGTGCTGATGTTTTTGGTAATGATTCTTTTACTTTTGAAAATGTATACTGCATTTTTATCACTTGCGATTAGTACGACGAGCTTTACGAGCTACTTTATTTGAAGCACGACGTTTTGCTTTAATTTTACGCTTCAATGCTTTATCTGAATCTTTCTTCATATAATAACCAGAAAGACGTTCAATCATTTTACGAGTATATTCAAGGTCCGCTTCAGTCATTTCATAACCAGGAACTTCTTCTGCTGCTGCTTCTAGATTGTTGTTTACCATTTGATTTAGTTTCTCGTTCATAATTTTTCCTTTTTCTGTGAACTCAATTATTATACCACAAATCTTTCGTCTGTTTCATTTTCTTGCCGATTTAGAATAGGCATGAAGTATGCAATTTTATCTGTAGGAATATGCTGCAATCCCTGTAGTACTATGCCATTGTCATAAGTTTCAATGATCATGTCAGTAAACTGTTCACCCGATATTAGTTTAATGTAATACGGATATGATGGATCAAAAGAGAACACATCTTGAATTGTTGGATTTTGATTAGCCATTAATATAATTCTCATTAAAAAAGGAGGCATAGCCTCCTTTAGTTATTATAGTTCGAAACTTCCGAATGATTCTTCAGAAATATCATTTACAACACCACCAAGAATATAAGAACTGATTTCAGTTTCTTGTGGAGCTACCTGTACATCGGCACCAGCAATCCAGCTTTGTGTCCAAGGTAAAGGATTATTTTGACTTACACTGTACGGACATTTTACGCCTGCTGCCATCATACGTTTAGAACCAATCCAACGAACATACTGCTTAAGAATTGCTGCATTTAGACCAATGATAGAACCATCTTTGAATAGGAAATCAGCCCATTCTTCTTCCTGAACAATTGCGTCCATGAACATTGTCTGTACTTCATCTGCACATTCTTCTGCAATTTTAGCGAAGTCTGGATCTTCCTTTTTCAATAAGCGTAACATCATTTGAGTTGCACCTAAGTGAATATTTTCATCACGACAAATGAAACGAATGATCTTAGCATTACCTTCCATTTTTTCATTCTCTGCAAAACTCCATGAACAAGCAAAGCTTACATAGAAACGAATACCTTCTAAGATGTTGATACTATTGATACATAACCATAGTTTCTTTTTCAATTCATAAAGATCAACTACAACTTCTTCGCCGTTGACAACGTGTGTACCCACGCCTAATAGACGATACTTAAGAATGTAGTCATCAAGATCATCATAGTACTTTGCAATATCATCAGCACATGATGTAATTTCAGGAATATCTAACATGGTGTCAAATACTTCTGATGGGTTTGCATATACGTTACGAATAATATGTGTATACGAACGGCTATGAATACTTTCAAAAAACGCCCAAGTTTCAATGAATGATTCAATCTCAGGTAAAGAAGCAATTGGTAGTAGAGCTAAGTTAGGACCACGACCTTGTACTGAATCAAGAAGAATCTGACGCTTTAGATTTGATGTGAAAATATGACGTTCATGATCCTGTAGTGATTTAAAATCAATACGGTCTTTAGAAAGGTCAACTTCCTGTGGACGCCAGAAGAAACTCTGATGGCTCTCTGTCATTTTTTCAAATGGAGAGTACTTAACTGTATCATAACGCTGAATGTCAACTGACTCATCCAAGAACATATTTTTAAGTAGGTGAGAGGTTTCATTCTTTTTAAATACTGACATTGTTTTTCCTTATGTGTTAATCTTTTTTCCAAGTTTATATGACAACCAGTGAATATCACGTAGGCCGTCTTTAGAAGTAGCGTGAAGTTCTAATAGTTCGTTCCATGTTAGAACAGTAGTATCTAATGGTGTATGTGCATGATAACGATCAATACCGTCTTGACATGGATCAAACGCCATAATTTGTGCACCGGTAATAGTTGCTGCTGGTGCGGCAAGACCTAATAAACTTCTTATATCATCCGAAATAATTTGGAACGTTGCTAATGCTGCAACACTCAACTGATCCCATTTTTCTTTGATGAAATCTACCGTTAATTTCTGGTAACGAGAAATATAATTACTATCCAAGTACTCCCATTTTTCTTTGATAAAATCAACTGTCATCGTTTGATAACGGGAAATTTGTTCACCAACTTTATCTGAGAATGATAATAACTGATCCCACTTATCTTTCAAGAAATCTTCTGTTAGTGTTTGGTACTTAGTAATAGTTTCAATTGCGGTGGATTGAAAATCGCTCCACTTTTCTTTAATTAATTCAATTGGCATGATTACGTACTGTGCAATCACATTTTTGTTAAACCAAGCCCACTTTTCTTTAATAAAATCCATTGTCATTGTTTGGTAACGAACTAATGCGTTTGCATCTAAACGATGAAAATGTTTTTCAATAAAGTCTTGTGGTAGTTTTTGATATTGAATAACTTGGTTCATATCCAAGTCATCCCAAAATTCCTCAATAAATTCCAAATCCATTGGTTTTGTATAATCGACTTTCATTTATTACACCGATAAAAAATCCCGTCAGTGACGGGATATTTAATTTTAAATTTTACAACTATCGCAATCTTCTTCATCTTCTTCCATTGGTGGAAGTTGAATCACGATACCTTTTTCTTTCTTCACATCTTCCAATTTATCCAAATCAACTTCACCTGAACCATCATTGGTATTCATATAATAAAGATTTTTTAATCCGTACTTATAACACTTCATTAAGTCTTCAAGTAACATAGACATAGATAATTTTTTATCTGGATAGTTTTCTGGATTATAACTGGTATTTGCACTAATACTTTGGTCAATGTATTTTTGTAATACCCCACAGATCTTAATGTAACCATCGTTACTTGTCTGTTCCCAAAGTAGGGTGTACTTATTCTTTAATTTTCCAATCTCAGGAACAACTTGTTTTAGAATACCATCTTTAGATGCTTTAACTGAAACTAAGTTACGTGGTGGTTCAATACCATTAGTACTGTTACTGATTTGTGCAGAAGTTTCTGCTGGCATTAGTGCCATAGTTGTTGCATTGCGAATACCATATTGAGCAATGTCAGCACGTAGTGTATCCCAATCCATTTTTAATTCTGTTCCTACTAGAGAATCAATACTTCTCTTGTAAGTGTCAATTGGTAGAATTCCTTTAGCATATTTTAGATTCTCAAACTTCTCACAACGACCTTGCTCTTTAGCAAGCTGTACTGAGGATTTAAGCAAATAATATGACCAAGCTTCTGACCACTCATTGATAGTTGCTAGTGCTCCGTCATCGTAACGTAAGCCACGCTTAGCCAAGAAGTATGCTAAGTTGATGATACCTACACCTAACGGACGATAAGCCTTTGTAGCTCGTTCTGCGTGGATTACAGGGTATTCCTGATAGTCAAGTAGTGCATCTAATGCACGTACTGCCAAGTCACATGCTTCTTCCATTTCAGAAGGAGTGTCAAAGTTGCCCCAATTAATAGCAGCCAAAGTACAGAGACTTATTAAACCATTCTCATCATCTTTAACATCTTCAAACGGAATTGAAGGTAATGCTATTTCCTGACATAAGTTACTTTGCTCAACTGGTGCAACTTTCTCATCGAATGGTGAGTGTTCATTAGTCAAGTCAATATTCTGAACATAGATACGACCTGTCTCAGAACGCTCTGTCATGAACTGTGAGAAGGCTTCAATAGCAGTCAATGTCTTGCGACGGATACTAGGATCATTCTCGTACTGAACGTATAGACGCTCAAATTCGGCCTGATCTGAACAGAACGCATCATACAACCCAGGAACATCACTTGGTGAGAAGAATGTAATATTCTTACGATCAAGCAAACGCTGATATAGTGTTTTGTTAAACTGGAAACAATAATCCAACTGGCGAACACGAGAGTTCTCAGTACCTTTATTGTTTTTAAGAACAATCAGATCTTCAAATTCATAATGCCATAATGGAAAGTGGACTGTTGCTGCTCCGCCTCGAACACCACCCTGCGAACAGGATTTAACAGTTTTTGCAACTGCCGATAGGAATGGAATAAGACCAGTATGTACTGCATCACCGCCGCGAATCTCAGAACCAACGGCACGAACTCGACCATAGTTTACACCAAGGCCAGCTTTCTTAGAGATATATTTCATGATAGCAGAGTTACCTGCTGCAATACTATCTAGGCTGTCACCAACGTTAAGTACTACACAAGAGCTAAACTGGCGTGTATTAGTACGTAGACCTGCCATGATAGGGGTAGGTAAACTAATATCAAAATTACTTACTGCATCATAAAACTTTTTAACCCACTGAATACGATTTTCAGTATAATTCATGAATACGATAGCTGAAATCATCATATATGCCATTTGAGGAGTTTCAAAGATTTTACCTTCGATTCCTTTTTTTGGATTGGCACGGTTTTGAAGTAAGTATTTTCCTTCCCATTGCTTCATTGCAACAAACGTAAATTTATCATCACGTTTGTGTTTGATATAACGACCAAGTTCTTCTAACTCTTGAGTAGAATACTTTTCAAAAATTTCTTTATCGTATTTTCCAATTTCTACTAGTTTGGTAACATGGTCGATGAATTTGATTGGCTCATAGCTACCATATACTTGCTTGCGAAGAGAATAATTAATCAATCTTCCTGCAACATATTGGTAATTAGGAGTTTCTTCAGAAATTAGCTCCGAAGCGGCCTTAATTAGAATGTCGTGAATGGTTTGGGTATTCATACCTTCAAAAAACTGAAGCTGTGAACGCATTTCAATTTCTGAAACTGAAACTCCGGTTAGACCTTCACACGCAAAAAATAAAATCTGGTGAATTTTATCTAAATCAAGTGCTTCCTTTGCACCATCACGTTTAGTAACGTTAATCATCGTACATCCTTGTCGTTGTTTTTCTTAAAAATCTTAGTTTTATATTTATTAGGGGCGAAAAAAGGCGGGAGCCTTAAAGTGCATCCCACCCGCGAATTATGAATTCCACAGTACAACTTTCAGCACTATCATTTGATAATGTGATTGCCATTCTGTTTGTTCCCGTATCGAAAGCTGGGTCTTCAAATTCGATGACCACTAAACCTTCTGTTTGATTTGTATTGTTTTGTTGGGCGATAAGTACTGTACCGTCCTGAACCACAAGTTGTACTGCACCAGATTCAAGCAATGTACTACCAGACGCATTACTGAATGCTACGTATTCAATAAACACACGAGAAGTACTTTGTATGTTTACAGTAGCATTACCATTTGCTGGAACTGTTACTTTATATGGTTTGTTTACTAGTGTATTGATGATATTCCAAGGGGTGAATTCTGTAAGAATCTCTACGTTCTCTTTACCAGAATTAGGGGCGTTTTCCCAGGTGCGGCCTGCAACAATAGATGCAGGTTCAGATGTGCTTGGTAATCCAATGAATACACGACCAACATCAGTACTGAATCCTACCTGACCTTTCTCTAGTGCTAGAGGCAGGTCACGCTGTTTACCCATTCGAACTTGCATCAATGCAATTTCTTTTTGAGCCATAACTAAAATCTCCTATTAAAGTATAGAATTATTTAGTACTTTCGTCTTTCGCTTTAACTTCAGCAATACGAATGTCAATTAGCTCATTTACTTTAGCTCCATCTACAGCAGTAAGAATTGGTGCTGGTACAGCACTCTTAAGGTGTTTTAGATATGGTGCAAAAGATTTAAATTCTTTTTCTTGAAGTGCGGTGTTAATTACATCAACATCTTCTTGTGCACTTTCGGTGCGAACGATTTCAACTTCATCATCAGCAATAACAACTGAATTTTTAATTTCTTCTAAATCTTGTTGTTGTTCAACAGTATTAGTTTTATAATTTTCAATGGTTTCATTTACTGAAGTAGTTTCATCAACTACTGGTTCATCTTGAATCATAATATCAGCGATTTCTTCAGCAATTTGTTCTGCTGTTTTTCCACCACGAACTTTATAATCTTTCACTGCTGAAATTAGTTTTACTGGAAGCGGTAGTGCGTCAAGGTCAGCTTCTGATAATTTAATCAGTTCCTGAATATCATAGCCTTTTGCTTGTACTGCTTTAATTGCGAATAAATCTTGTTTCATTGCTCTAGTTCCCATTTTTACATTTCTCCACGCTGAGTATAATATTGCTCTACTCGTTCAATCCACATACGTTTAGCTTCTTCGAAGTCTTCACCTTCTATAATAAATTCTTGATAGACAAGATTTTCAGGATCTGCTCGAACACAAATAAAAATAACACCACGTTGAATATCAGTTCCGTGTTGTTGATTGTGTGCCAAGGCATAAGCGGCTAACTGAAGACGATAGTTTTCAATATATTCCCACGTCTTAGGTTTTCGTGAATTTTTATAATCCATTATAGAAGGGATACCGTTGTGCATTCCTACTAAGTCTGTCGTTCCAGCCCAAAGACCATTATAAAACAACGGAACTTCCTGGCCCCAAATCTCATTGATAGCAGGCCATGCATTCATCTGAATACAATCTGCCATGTTTCGGGCAAGTACTCGTATTGGCATTCCACCATGATGATCAGGATCGCCAACTAATCTGCGTTCCAAATTCTCATGCATGAAGGTTCCGACTGTGGTTGCTTCTAATGTTATTTCTTTTGCTGCGGCTTCACCGACTCTTGCTCTCCACTTCTTCAATCCTTCATCATCAGAGGTGGCACTTAGTATTGTAGTCACGGATGGTAGGTTTCCACTTGGGGTAGAATAAAGGCGACCATCGGGGCCGCCTTCAATTCGTTCATAACCGACATACGTGTACTTATTGATAATAGGTGGAATGTACATCCTGTACTCCTATATTATAGCACATGTTTTTCGTTTGTTTCAATTATCTTTGTTTTAAATTACTTGCTGCTGCTTTTGTTGCCATATCACTTACTTGTTCTTCTGAAGATTCTGCATTATCACCACTTGGAGTAGTGTCAGTACCTTGTAAAGTTACTATGTCAGAATTTGCATCCTGAACAAAAGGAAGTGTGTTTAAAATGTCCATAATTACATTATACGGAACATCGATATTAGTTCTCTTTTTGATTTCATTAACCAAAGATTGAACACTAACCTGTTCTCTGCCAGTGGCAATTAAGGATAGTGCTATAGTACTAATCATATTACGTATATCTTTACCTGGTGCATCTTCGGTTATTTGACTGAACCTCATATGTACCTCCGGTTATTTTAGGATCTTTAGAACCTTAGCAATTTTACTTTCGTTCTCTGATAACCATTGATTCATTTCAGCTTTAGAGCTAAAGTACTTGTTACCAACAGAACCTTTAACGCTTTCTAGTTGGATACCAATACGTTTAGACTTAGCTGATTCTTTCATCGCACGGTCAATTGGAGTTGGTTCAGGAAGTGCTTCAGCATCATCTGTTAGATCCGCATCTGATTCAAAATCAAAATCATCACCATCAACATCGATATTAACATCATCGAATGAACTTTCGTCAGAACCCAAATCAGAAACTGCTGGAGAACTTGTAATATCACCAGTTAGTTTTAGAGTTTCAGTACTGATCTTATCTTTAACATCCATAATAGTTTTTACTGCATGGTCTAATAGACCACTGATGTTATTACGGAAGCTTTCTGCTGCATCCAAACCATGTTCAGCTTTAATACGGTCCAATAGTGGACCAAGTACGTCAACACCCATGTTGTTAATAACTTCAGCTTGACGTTGTAGTTTATCTACGATTTCACCCTTAACGGCTAGTACGATTTCAGCTTTCTCAATATTTGATTCATTTAGATGAACAAAATTTAGAGCTTCAACACGACTACCGGATTCCATCATTTTTTGAAATTTCTTTGACATTTACTATTTCCTTATAAATGAAATTTATATCCTTATTTAGTTATGAAACCTTCTTCTTCTAAGAAGTTCAATACTTTTGTACGTAAGTCGCTTGCTTTCCTTTTATGTTCAGCAATAACTCCATCCAATTCTTGTGCCTTATCGTACCGTGATTCTTTAAGTACATTCTGACGTTGTTTAGCAGCTTCAATTGCTTCTTTAACAACTTTGGTATATTGAATACCTGAACTGATAATACCTAGAACTTTAGGATCAGTTAATGTTTTTCCAGCGTTCAAAAGATTACGAAGTGCAATTGCAGATTCATACATCATGATATTATCAAGAATGATCTGATTCGTTGCATTACATTTAACACTATACGTTTTTGCATTTTTCATTCCAAGTACGTATTCTTCAATAATCGACCAGTGTAAACCCGGTTGATATGGCCTTTGTGTAGGCTGTACTGGAGTGTTGGTAGTTTGTGGATTGACCTGCCGCATTCTTACTTGAATTGGAGATTCAATATATTCCTCTCCTTCGTCTGGTATATATCTACCATATATACTGTCTAGGTCGGTGGACTCATCCATAAAGCCACCTTGATCATAAAATTGTGCATCTTCTTGATGAAGATTACCATATTCACCAGTTAAATCATTTAGTGAATGTAAAAGGTTTTTTGTTTCAGCAAGATTAACCTGTGCAAAATCATTAACGAAAGTACTTCCGTCAGCTAATCTTGTAGTTTTAGGTACGGCACGACCTTCCTCGATATCATCAAATGCAGACATGATATCAGACATAAGATCTACACCCTGTTTACGTTGTTCATATTCGCCATAATCGTCACTCATTGCTTACTCCTTTTAATTGATACAAAATATTCAGTGTCGCCATCTTCATCTATATTTAATACTCCACGAGATACGAGTTTATAACCCAACTCTTGGTAATACTCTCCTAAAGATTCAACATCAACTCGAATATTTGCATCAATCTTTTTTAACAAACGGTATTCTTCATTAGATACAATAATAGAATAACCATTTTTTGTATCTACTGATCTCATTAACGACCTCTCATACGTGAACAGAAGTCGATGATTTGTGAAAGTACTTCATCAGCATTATGCATACCTTCGTTACCTTCAACTGATTCTTCACCAGAGGTATTCTCTTCACCTTCAATATCACCAATAGCCTGTGCCAGTTGGCCCATACTTGGTTGTTCATGAGTTAGTGGTGAACTTGTTTGTTCAACATGTGCAACATCAGGTGGTGCCATAACATCTTCAGAATCATTTTCTTCATATTCAGCTTCTTGAACAGGCTGAACATCATCTAAACCAAAAACACTTAGTTGGTTTGATTGATTAGGATCTTTAGTTACTACTAAGGTTTGGTCAGTAGTAGGGCCAACGTCCACACCAACAACTGGTTCAATATCAGTTGAACCTGTAGAATTACCAGGGACAGTAACTTTAAAGTTCTGATTATTAGCATTTTGCTGTAGTTGAGTTTGTTTTAACTTAGCAGCAGTTTGTGGATTGATTTGTGTTTGTTGGGTATTAGTATTCTTTTGATTAATCTGATTAGCAGATAAAGTACTTGCTAAATCTTCATTAAGTTCATCAAAAACTAAAGTTTTAATTTCAGCTAATGTTAGATGAGAATTTTCACGCAATGCAAAAGTACAATGCTGCTTGAAGAAACGTTCTAATTCATTTACTGATAGTTTATTCAAAGAACTTACTTCAGCAGATTCATTAATCTTAGTATTTGTGAACAACTTATAACTCTCACTCATACGTGCTTTGTACTTTTGAAGTACTTGCATAATAGCTCGGTTATCAGAGTTATCCATTGCTTGATTGATTTCGACGAAATCACCAGCATCCATAGAATTTAGTGCCTGGTTTACATCCATCTGTAAACCGTTTGCATCAGCAAATTTTTGCAATTCCTGTGCAGTTTGTTGTATATCCATATTATCTCCAAAAAGAAAAACCTTTTCTGTACATGATGATATTTATCATGTACGGGAAAAGGTTTGCTTTGTGATGCTGATATTTCGCTCGGTTGTCGTATTATTAAATTTAGTTAGTCTAGTTCCATTAACTTCGGTAGGAAGAACTAATGGAACACCCATAACTTTAATATCAACATTCATTGGCAGTGCAAATTTAAAAGTACTAACAACACATTCTCCCCACACTGACGGAAGATTGTAAAATGATGAATTGTTGTTCTTACTTAAGTCAACCTCAGTTCGAACAACACTTACCATCATTGGTCTATCGAATTCCATAACACATTCAATTAGTCTAGACAGATTCATTGCACCGGTAAACGTACCATCCACGATAGGAGGTGTTAGTCCATCACCAATATCAACTACTGTGTTGATCGTATAAAATGTATAGGAAATCATGTTAGTCCTTTTTCTTAGATGTTTGCTTGTATTCTTTATATCCAAAGAAATTAGATTTAGGTAAACGTGTTACTAATGGAAAATGTAATCCAGAACTAACAGACGCAATACCACCAGCACTCGTTGCACCGGCTGATGCATTTTCATCAATCTTTTTATTTTTCATATTAATTACCTTTGTTCTTACGTTTATCTGTTAGGGCTATGTTTTCAAGACCCTTTTCGAATTTACGATAGTCCCGGTTCTTAATACTCAAATAAAGACGCCGGGTTAAATCCTCAGCATCTTCTTCATCAAATTCTTCTTCAATACTGTCAAGAAGATTAATAATCGAATTTATTGCATGATCTGCACGATTACCAATGCTCTGTAACTTATCTTTATCGTTAGTATAGTTCATTATACTATCTAAAAAATTGTGCTTGTTTTTTGACATAATTACGTCCTACCATTCAAAAAGTTTCGCATACTGGAAACCTTGTCTTGAGCCTTTGGTGTATTTATGTCTGTCGAATCAGTACTGGTCAAATTTTGAGTAACCGGTTTTTTGGTTACTTGGGTAAGCTTATTTGATAATGCACCCAATGCAGATTGTCCTGGTAGTGTAGGAGTTGCCATTACGCCACCTTTACCAACACGACCTTTACCACTATGTTTGAATTTGGAGTTAATTTCCATTTCTTGAATAGTTTGTGGATGGTCTAGTACTCGCAATGAATCAATATCATAAGACATTACAAGTTTAGAACCTACTGCGGAGCTGTTACGTGTTTTCTGGAAGTCAAATACCATTTCACCACGTTCTTTACGTGCATCGATGTAAATTACGTTATCTGCGGTATAGATTTTGGAAATACCACCTGCGATCTGTGCTTGGCTCTTAACATCTTCACCACTAACACCAGAACGGTTGAACTGACATGCTGTAAAGACGGTTAAATCCATTTTCATAGCAAGAGCACGTAATTCTTCAGATACAAACTTATCTTTTACAAACGCATTTGATTTATCATTGGGTCCACAACGGTCAGAAGTTAATAGATCAAGGTAATCGACACAAACATAATCAAGTTTTACACCAGTTTTAATCTGTAGTTCACGAATATAACTTTCAATGTCATTAACAGTACTGACTGATTCTGGTAAACGGTGAATACGTAGCTTACCGTTTGTTTTTTCTTCAATTTTAACTTTTGCAGCAGTTTCGCTAATATCAACCTTAACACGACCCTGAGCAGTATCAACCATCATACCGTAGATACGTACTGCTACTAGTTCTTTAGCAAGTTCTAGTGAGATATAGGCACCATTAAGACCAGCTTTACTGAAGTTTACTGCTAAGTTTTGTAGTACTACTGATTTACCACCACCTGATGCAGCAGCGAAGATTTCTAACTCCTGACGACCAAAACCACCGAACAATTTATAGTCCAATGTTTCCCAGCCAGATTTGAAACTGCCTTGCATATCAGCTAGAGAGCTAATTACTTCTTCTGGATTTTCATAAATGTCCAAACCTAAATCATTTTGGACTGTTACAAGCATAGCTTCACGAATAAGTTCTTCGATTCCACCGTAACGCTTTTGGTTAACGAGTTCCATTCCTTGCTGAATTGCTAAAGCAAGTGCTTTATGACGACAAAATTCACCAACACTATCAAGTACTGCTTGTTGATTTAATTCCTGTACTGGCGTTTCAGTATAAACACCATCAGCGTTATGTTTAATGTCATTAAGCGTAGGAGCCACGTTGTACTTTGTTGAATAATCATGTACATATTGAATACTTGGTGCGAATTCCTTATCAAAGTATTCAGGCTTTAGGACATTCTTGCACCGAACATATAGATCCGGTGTACTAAAAATCTGTGATAGAAGATATAGTTGATATTGAATGTCGTATTTTCTTACGTCCGTGTTAGTTGCCATTAAAACCTCAAATCCATTTGTCTGTTTGTACTCTTATGTCGAATCTGTCAGTGAATATGCTTTTATGTAGAAGTTGTAAACAAAACAACCTTCCGTACTTTGCACATGCCTCATCAAAATCCTTTATGTGACGAATTCCATTTTCATCACGAACTGTTCCGAAATCAGGCATTGCTACACTGAATCCGTTTTCTATAGCTTGTTCTATTGTGACTAAACCATCCTTATCACGATCTGGAACAATAACTATATTTTTTCCACGTTCAGAGGCTTTATGCAACAATTCTAATTGTGCAGAACTCATGAAGTAGTTATTAGAAGCCATGCCGCCCATTAATGCTGCGTCAATTGGTCCTTCTCCGACAAGAATAGTTTGTATTCTGTCATCATTTAGTAAATCGAAGTTATAAAAAATGCTCGTGCTAACTTGATTACGATATCTGTACTGACTATCTTTATCAATATGACGAGCGGTATAACCGATAATGTTTCCATTCATATAGTACGGAATTATGAATCTCTGAAACATATAAAATTCTTTAGACGGACTCCAGTACAAATCTAAGTCCAACAGATAGGGATTACGCTCATTTACTGCATTTACAACTTTAATAAAATCTGGCGGTATGTTTTCCATATTCACCCATTCTAAAAAAGGCTTTGCATCGCTTGGCATCTCTCTCTGTACGATTTTCTGATATAACTTAGACGCAGCAGTATCCTGTACTTCATAGTCTCCACTTTCAACCATCTCTTTTGCAATTAACTTAATTGCAGCGAGTTGTTTATCGTTTGCACCATAAGAATTAAGAAGCGTTTCCATATCACGACTTAAGTATCTTCCAGGCGACCATCCAGTTTTTAAGTGGCAGTTAAAACAGTTATAGGTAACGGAACCATCGTTTCTAAACATATGGTTTCCGCGACCCTTGGTATCTGGTCTTGATTGCCCTCTGTACACACAAGCAGGGCAATTGTGTTGATTCCAGCGGTCCATTATTGGTGCCGGATCATGCATAATTGATGATATAATATCTTGTATCTGATTCATCATTCATATCCTATGTCTGTGTCAGTACTTTGATTATTATACCATAAATCTTAAATCTATTTCATTTATCTACGGATCAAAATCTTAGGAATCGTACTTAAAGGATTGTAGTCTTTCTTTACGATATTAGGAGGGAAATTTTGAACAATTGGTGGAATAAGAGAAACAACTCTAAGCCACATTAACTGTCCACGGAAATTGAATGTCTGAATTCCATCTAAAGGAATTGGAACACCATTAACATCAAAATCATTCTCGATGTAATCTTTACCGTCTAATTTAATAATGAACCATTTATAATCTTCTGCGTCTTTAGGAGTTTCATTTAATAAACAACCCTGTAATTGAACGCGTCCAATGAAATTACGGAAATAATAAGCAACAGTACTTAATCCATCAACAAGTCCATATTGTGCAGCCGCTCTGATAGCAGAACTATGAAGAACATCAAAGTCTCCAACAACACCATTAGAAATAGGTTTTTGTTCTTTATCTTTGATTGGCAACCATGATGGATTATGGGTTGCACTAATTTCTTGACTTGGTGTAAATGTAGGTGCTGCAAGATTACTGATAATTAATTCAGAACTTGCCTCAAATCCTAATCCCGTATATAAGTATTCAGTAGGTTCAATAAGACTTCCGTCCATTGTTACTTTAGTAATACTCCAACGATATTTAGATCCTACGCTTAGGTCTTGTATAACACCTGCCGGTACTAAACACCCATAATACACTTTTTGTTTGTTATTAATTGTAGGTCTTGCTTGTCCAGCTTCTGATACCCATGATGGTAGAACTTTCTCAAGTACCGTTTCAAAGATACGTGTATCGCTTCGTGCATCATATATATTGAAGACTAGATATTGATTATCACTAATCAATGTATATTTTCCATCAGCATTATGTATGGTAAAGCTTAATGGATTGTTTGCACCTTTATAAATTGTAAGTTTCTCATTATTGAATGGCATATTGAAATTGCCTAGAGATACTTCATTGTTATAAGGATACATGTAAACGCCGTGATGTGCCATGTGTAACCTCTATAAATAATATATATTATCAATAACAATATTTATGGAAGTCCTATGAATGAACACAAAACTTATCCGTTCGTGACGGTCATAGAGCACGACGAGGTAATCTACTACGGAATCATTAAGATTAAGAGTAAACAATATATGACTTTGTATTGCTTTTCTGAAATGGATGAATCCAATCAAGAAGAACTGTTACTATTAGCGAATAACTGGTGGTGGCAAAGTAATCGAACAATTCCTATTTGCTTGTTTATGCAAGAAGAAATGGAAAAATTTGAACCTTATACTAAACGATTTAATACTGACCAAGTTAAAGTACACTCAGGTCCAGTAATATCATTAAGTGATCTACCGACAAAACGAATCAAACGCCGCAATGTTGCACTCAAGAAGAAGAAATAATAAATTCTACTAGAGCGTTTAACTGTACAACAATCATCAAACTATATGCATAAGCATGAGGCTTTTTAAAGTACCTTAACTTTTTACCTTCTGCGTCAAGCCCAATACTATCATAATCCCAAATCACAGCACGCACTTCATCCCAACTATTCATACTCTGACACTGACGTTTCCCAGGACGGATCATTGCAATAAACATTGCAAGTTCATCAATGCTACGTGGACGCCATATATTAAGTAAAGTTATATGCTTCTTAATCTGTGATAATTCTTCTACGAATTCTGGCACTAATAATAGATCCCAATCCGGCTCTTTGTTCATTAATTCCTTCAGGTGATCCCTATCACGCACATGTTCGTAAGCCGACTGAGAAAGAATATCAACTTTTTGGTATCCTAATCTTTCGGCTTCTTTGTATTGAATACTAGCTAATCCACTAATAGGATCTACTGGTATATTATCAAAATGCACGCCACTATTATGCGGGAATAACCCATCTTCCGTAATTCTCTCAACACTTCTAGTACAAGGTAGTTGCTCAATCACAGACTTTCCATCTTTGAAATCAATATCAATATCTGTTCTTGCTTTACGGTAATTAATAACCTGAGTATTCTTGTGATCCATATCCATTAGTAATTTCCTTCAATCTCTGAACTTCATTCTTTAATGTCTGAACTTCACTAATCAGTACTGAGATAGCGTTATGTTGTTCTTTAATTCTATTCCGCATAGTACTTAACATATCTTCATGCCCTTTAAGGATCATAGCAACACGTTCTAGTTTAGCAGGGTCCGAAATTTGGAACTTACGATTCCCTAATGTAATCTCTGTTACTGAACCACGCTGAAGAATATCTAACTTAGACTGTGCTTGTTCTTTTAGTACTTCACTTTTCTTATCAAAACTTTCATCTGGTTTAGATGAATACATTCCTTTGCTCATAAACCTGCCTCTACAAGTAGTTTTCTTATATCTACCACTTCATCGCTGTATCGAATTTGAAGAATCTTGAAATATGTAGGATCGATAAATCTAGCAAGATAATCAAGTTCAGAATCTGAAAATCGATTAAGTAGTTTATTGCCACTTTCTGGAGATGCAATATATATGAGCCAGGGTGATAGTTTACCTGTCTCGAACCATAGAATTGCACGTTCGGTACTTACATTGTCAAAGAAACTCGTCCAGTCATTATCTGTAGCAACCCCCCACTCAACTAAAGCATTAATTGAGCGTTCAATTCCACGGCGTGGATGTTCATTGCGAATACATTTAATAACCCATTCTTCATATGTTTTATGTGAACGCCATTCGTAAACGGTCATCCCACCAGTTAAAACATGTTCGATGAATTGTTCCTTATTTAGAATATCGTTCGTCAAAATATATTGAGCGAACTCATAGAAATCATTGAAGTATCGTGATTTGATAAACTGCATCAAAGGTTCTTCATTCTTTTTCATCTGGAATTTATGGGCTTCCATAAAAAGCATATACAAACGATATGCTTCACGCATTAAACGTGATTCACGATCATTATACCGGTCACGCTTGATACATGCATGAGTCAGTACTGTGTCTTCTCGTTTATATGACTTTCCACAAAATCTACATTCATAAGTAGGGGCTTTAGCAGCCCCTTTATTACTTTTTGCCATACTTTTCACTTTCTGCTTTGAATAGTTTTAGAAGAGATTTAATCTCTTGTTCAGATGAACCAAGATCCTGAAGCAGTTCGCTAAAGGTTTCTTTGGTGTATCCTGCTAACAAAATTTTATATTCAGCTTCACTTAATTGTGCAGCAGTATATTCAGATTGTGTACGTTTGATAATCTCAAAAAGATTCTTATCAACGTTTTTTAAACCTTTACAATGTGGTAACCAGTTATGAGCACGCTTTTGCGGTCCAATCATTTCTGATACAGAACACATCAATTGGTAAACTAATTCAGGATGATTCTTCATTTCCCAAAAATCTTGATTAACCATATCATTAAGTAGAATTAAGTGGTACTTAATAGTAGTGCTATCAATTAGCGATATAATTTCACTACCACCAATTCCAAATTCTTGCATAGTACTGATTAATGCGTCAGCAGAGGATTTATCCTGGACTGCAAACTTAATACGCCAATCATACTTAGCATGTTCATACTTAGCAGCACTGATACAAATTCCAGCATCAGTACTGTTAAATTCATCTTTTAGTTCATTAAGAGCATCTTTGCCACCGGCTGACCATTTTCCAAAGACAGTTTCAACTTTCTTTGCATTATAAGTCACTTGAACAGAGTCGTCTAGAGAACTTACCCAACGTAAAACAATATACGGTTGGAAATGCTTCTTTTCTTTTTCGCTTAGTGTATCAAAATAACCATAATCGGCCATATCAATCTTTTCAAGTAAAAGATTCATGTCTAATTTGGTATTTGAACCAGTAACTGAATCTTCATCCTCTGAAGTTGTTGGCAAACCGCTAAAATCGAACATTATTCACCAATTCCTAAAAATAAATCTTGGATTTTTTCATTTTCATCTGCAAAGTACACACATGGTGGATTTTTACCATTAAACAACGGTACTGCAAGTAAATTTTTCTTTGGTAGCATTGGAATTTGCCATTTAGTAGTTAGTGTGAAAACACGAAGTACTTTTACTGTCTCATAACGTGGATACATCGAGCGAATTGGGTTATAAACAAACGCACGAGGGTCTTTCATGTTTAAGATATTCTCAATGGTACACATTTCCATCATACCAGTATCTTCATCGCCTAGCAAAATCTGCCAGCCCAACGGTACTTGTACAACGTGATTGCCGATTTGTAAATCAGCACTAATACTGTTAAAAGAAACAGTATTGTGAATGTGTTTGAAATAATAATCAGCATCTTCTACTGAGCTTAAATCAAGTACACAATACATTTCTTCTGGAATGGTATCTGAAACCAAATCCATTTCAAAAGAGTAGTTTTCAGGTGTTAAAATATTCATGTAAATCCTTAATAATAATTGTTGTCTTCGTCTTCATCGTCCTGATAATAATCTTCGTCATCATCAGTACAGCCGTAGAACTCCAATCCATAAGTTTCACATAATTCCTGAATTTTATCGACGTCAGTATCAAGATACACATCAAAATTACCAGATACGCTAATCACATCAATGTAGGATTTAGCATCAGTACTGGCATAGATAATGTCATATTTGTGTTCTTTGTCGAATTTAGCATCAAGTCGTGTTTTAATGTCGTAGATATTAACCCACGAATCATCATCCGCTTGGCAGCGGTACACATAGGTGTCATCTGTTTCTAGATCCGGTATGTAATCAACCGAAAACACCATATCATCGATTAATGATTCCTCTGTTATTAGGGTATCAATAATCTCCAAAATTTCAGAATCGCCAATAAAGGCAAGACTAGATCGAAGTTCCATTTCAAAATTCCTTTTGTTCCATATGCCTATATTATATCACAAATTTTATTTTCATTCCATATTTTCCCAATCAGAAACGATAGTTTGTTCATATGGGTATTGTACTTCATTGTAATATGCAATACGTTCTCGTTGGTGCTTAGCACTGTACTTATTAGAACCTGAAATATCAAAAATCTCTACGTGATCTTTATCTTCTGCACGGCGTAATCCACGTCCAATACTCTGAATAGTCCTTACAAAACTCTTACCGGGTTCAATGAGTACTACATTATATAAACGACTGATACTAATACCAGTACTTGCAACACCATAGGTAGCAATAAGTATTTTGTTATCAGCCCAACGAATTTCACCATATGAAGCTTCACGATCTTTCTTCTTTGTCTTACCCCTAACAAACTCGGTAACTGGAATTCCTAAGAATTCACATAGTAGTTCCCCAGCTTCCAATCTATCTACTAGTACTAACGTGTTACCAGTTTCTGCAATAGCAGCTATGAATGTAGCAATATACTGCATTCTTGCTCTATCAGTAACTAGGTACTTTAATTCTTCCTGATAGTTAGAAAACTTCATCTTACTTTGCATCTTAATACAGTTAACGTTACATGTACTAAGAATCTTTTTATCTTGAAGTTCTTTTGCTGAGATTGTATAAATTATGTCACCAACATTACACTTAATCTTAGCTGCTAGTACTGGATCTTTTGGAATAGTACCAGTTAAACCCCAGCGTAACGGAATATTACACATGACCTGTCCAAGTACTGCATGTAGTGCTTCTGCTGCACTGGTATGTGCTTCATCTACAATAACTGCAATAACTCCACTGATAAAGTCATTAACATCCTGTTCAGTTAGTTCTAGTTCACCCTTTTTGGTTTTCTTCCATAGGGAGTTAAGTGACTGCCATGTAGTAATAGTATGTTGGTGATTAAGTTCTTTTTTATCACCATAGAACACACCAGCATCAAGACCACACATTTCATAGTCATTATATGTCTGCTGAACAAGATCTTTGTTAGGTACGATGATAATACTTCTTCCGTACTTCTCAACACTTTTAGACATTGCAGCAGTAATTAGTGTTTTACCAGAACTAGTACTTGCTAATAGCAATCCATGTGGATTTCTTAGACACGCATTTACAGCATTTACCTGGTGTTCACGAAGGATTATTTTTTCACCTTCCATGTGGTGACCAGCAGGAAATTCTACATAATCGAAAATATTCTCATCAATTTCTTCAAACTCAAAGTTATGTTGAATACGTTGATCTTCGATATCGATCATTATGTTATGTTTTTCAAGAATAGGTAGTAATTGCTCTAACATATGATAGCTAGTAGCACCACCGATGTTCATAAAGTTCACTTTACCATCCCAGCGGCCCATTCTTCCCGCTGGGGTAAATTTTGCATATGGTAGTGTGAATGAAACCTTACGAATCATTTCTTGACGAATATTAGGGGCAAGCCCCTCAAATTTACAGTTAACTTCATCCTGAAGAATTAACTTACAAGTTCCACTCATCCTTGAGTCCTTATTTTATTTCTTAGTGCGGTTGTTCATCCAATGTAATCGAACCGTCTTCCATTCTGCGTGTAATTTCAGTTTCTACTGTATACGCTAGATCAGCATCAAAGTTTGGCATATTAGAATTTAGTACATCCATATTCATAATCATCCACATTAGATAATTCTGAGGTACTTCTTCCATTAACATTCCTTTGTGCTTACCAATAGTCATTACACTGTATAGGATTGGAGTATTTGCTAGTGCAACTACTTGTGAACCAATTTCCATACTGGTATCAATTAAACCACGTTCAATCGCTATATTTACTAAGTGTACAAGTACCTTATATGTCATATATACATCATCTTCAGCACTGTGTGGTACAATTTTACGAGTACATGTTGTATGTAACCCAAATTTAAACCACAAGAAGCTTAATGTTAGGTTTTTAAACTCAGGGTCTTCAGCAAATAGTTTCTTTGCAAGTTTTAGTGTACAAATCCAACGGCTATCATCAACAAACGGTGCAAATTCCGTTGCATCAACACGTTCACTGTTTTTAAGTAGCATTCTACGGTCAAACTGCACATTGTGTCCTACAAAGTACTGTTTTAGTTCAAAGAATGGATAAAACTCATTATGTCCATCAGCATAAGTTTCATGTCCAACTAAATCTTCTTCAGTAATGAAATGAATAGCAGATGCGTCGGCAGGAATACCATTTACTGGTTTAAAACGTTCGGTGTAATTTACCATATCCTCAAACGAATCATTTGAACTATTAGGAAATGACGCACTGAATTCAATAATTTCAGATACATCATCTACACCAGTAGTTTCAGTGTCAAGTACTATAATATTGTTAAAAAAGTCTTCTAGCATTGTATTATTTTGTCCTAAAAAACAAAAAGGACGCAATAAGCGTCCTTAAAAATTAATCTAATCTTGCGTCTTCGATGCCTGCTGTTCTCAATCGAACAATATTGTTCAACTGGAATGCTTTCATCTCTAACGATTTTACTACGCCTGCTAATTGATTCCGAATATATGACACATCAGCTATCAATTGCGATAACGCCACAACATCAGGATCGCCATCAACATATTTCTTACAGTCTGCACTTGAAAGAGCACGTTTGTAGTGCTCTAAGAATGTTTTAAACTTTTCAGATTCGAGTTGTCTCATTTCTATTTCTAGAATTTCGAGTACTGCCTCTACTTGTTGAAATTGGCTGAAGCGTAATTCATGGTATGCAGGCAACTTTTGAGCAATTTGTTCAATTAAACCTATTTGTTTAATCTCACGGCGAGCTTCTTCAAGTTCTTCTTCGAAGAATTCAACCATGTCAAGTATTTTGGATTTATCATCTTTAATAATCCAGTGCCATGCCTTAGCCATTATTATTCTCCGGTTAGTTCTTCGTCTGGTGTTTCAACATCAAGACCGAAATCTTCATCGCCCTTTTCTTCTTCAGGGACATGTGAGATTAATGGATGACGAACGAATTGTTCCATTACTAAATCTAGACAATCAGATTCATTATTCATCCAACCTTTACGATATAGTAGAATTTGCTCACCAGTATCAATATCAACATATGATAGACGGTTTCCTGATTTCTCAATTAGGCCGTACTTCTCAAACATGTCAAGAAGACCACTGCGAGGATTCATACCTTTATCCCAAGGAATTTTGATTTCCACATCTTCAAATGGTTTGTTGTAACGTGTTTTCATGACTTTACATTTAGAACGAATACCACTTACATCAGAAGTTTTATTACCATCTTCATCTTCTTTTAGTTTTAGTTTACCCATCGCAACAACGATTGAGGAAGCGTATACTAAACCAGAACCACCACTGATTTTAGGATCAGGACTGAACATATCTTGGCTTTCATATGAGTGGTTTACACATACCATTCCCATATTCAATGCACCAATACTGTTTACACAGTTAGTGATGAATGCTTTTAACTGCTTAGGTTTATGACCCATGTCACCTTTTAGATTACCCGCTTTCATTTGATCGTTAGCAATTTCAGTATTCAACATACCGATACTATCAATAATGAATAGAACTTTTTGACGTTCATCACGTGGTACATCTTCGTATTCTTTACGATAACCTTCAATGAATTCATAAGTGAATTTAGCAACGTCGCCAATCATACCCATGTTCATTTTAAGTAGTTTTTCAGGTGAGGTATCTACACCAAGTGCCTGAAGCCATTCTGAATCCAATGCGTTCTCAGAGTCGATTATAACTACAAAAATGCCTTGTTTCTGTGCTTCACGAGCAATATTACCAGATACGATGAATGATTTACCGGAACCGGATTCACCAGCAAACATTGTTACTTTGCCAAGTGGAATGCCCTTTTTAAAATCGCCACTAATACGGTAATTAAGTGCGAAGTTACCAGTACTAACCCAAGTATCAGGATCGTGGAATCCAATACTTACACCAGAGTTCTTTTTAACTGAGGCGGTACTGTTTTTAATAATGCTTGCAAGACCTGCTGAAAAATTCTTCATATTTTTCTCTCCATGAAATGATTAAGGCCAATCCTTGGCCTTAATTTTTTACTTACTACTTATTAGCCGCCTTTAGCTTTTAGCTTAGCAACTAGCTCGGCTGGAGATAGTTTAGCGGTGGTAGCTGCTGGAGTTGCTGCTTTAACAGGTTCTACAGGAGCAGATTCAACAGCGGCTGGTTTAGTTTCAGCTACTACTGGAGTAGATGGAACTGAAGCAGTTTGTGCTGCTGGAGTAGTTGGAGCGGTAGTGCTTGAACCAGTTGCTGGTTTTTGAACGCCTGCTGGACGATAGAACTCAGCCCAACGTGCAGGATCGTATGCTTCACCGTTACAAGATGCTTCGAACATCTCACGAATCGCATTCAATTCTTCTGGAGTTGGTTGTTTTGGCATGAATTCACTTAGAGTGAATAGACCATATTGTTCAATCGCTTCTAGTTCATCACCGTTTAGTGGACGCTCGGAGAATTTGAACTGAGATGAGTCATAGGTATTGAAACCACCACCATTTTTAGTCTTGATTACACGGAAATCACGTCCATGCTGATAATCAGTTGGTAGTTCTGCCACATCTGGATTCAAAATGATAGATTTGATTTTTTCAAACAAATCTTTGTTCACTAGAACACGGCGAATTGGGTTTTCAGGTGCGTTGTCGTCTTTAACTTCAACTGAGCCTGGTGCAATCATGCATTGGAATAGATAAGTTTTCTTTTTCCAGTACTGTGATGCTTGTTTAGATAGATCTTCGTTACCTGTCTCTTTAGCCACTTTATACCACTGACGAATCTCGGTAAGAATAGGACAAGAGTTTGGAACCCACATTTCGTTGCATGGAACTTGTAGACGTACTTTATCAGTGTGTACACCTTTCACGCCGTTGAAAGTAAGATTAATCATCTCACGCTCACGCCAGAAGTAAGTGTTATTCTGATCTGCGTCTGGTAGAAAACGTAGATTTAGATCTTGGTTTTCAGGAATGTTCCAGAACGCTAGAAATGCGTCAGGTTGACCATTTCCGGTAAAGGTTCCGCTTTTTGCTGCTTCAGCTTTTGCCGCTTCAGCCGCTAGTAATGCACGAATTTCTGCTAATGATGCCATTTTTGATTTCCTTATCAATTTGCTTCTTGGTTTCTTTGTTTAATTTGCTTATTGTCGCCAGCTTCATGCCGTTGACTTTCATATTATACCACAATATTTCGTGGCGTTTCATTTTTCTCTACTATACACAGGTAAAATACCTAAAGTACAATAAAATAAAATGGCTTTTAAGTCTGTGCTGACTATATCTGAGTTGCCTCAAATCTATTTACATTATACCACAAAAAGGTATAACGTTTCATTTATTTAACGGAGGGGGCTTATTTGCCCCCTTTAGCCCATTCTTCTAATTGTTTAATTTCTGGCTCTACCAGTACTTCTCTCTTAGCACGATTACGACCTAAGACCGAATTACCCAATGCAATAATAAATTCTGCATCTTGGGGTAGCATATAAGGCTTATGACAAATGTTTTCTAAGATTTCTTTTACGATTGGATCTTGAATAAGTCCTGCAATCTGATTTCCAAATAGCAATACCTTATTTTCGTCATCTGACGGTTCCATCATAAAATCACCATCTACTGGTACACATCCTAAACAGACTTTTTTTACCGCTGCACTAATATCTTTAGGTTCGTAATCACCAGTAATATTACTTTGAGCAGTATTTAAGTATGCTGGTAGTTTAGAACACTCTTGGATTAGATGATGACGGGCAAAGCATCTGTTATTATTAGCATCATCGGACATAGAGCTTAATTTGCTTGCATAATCATCGATATATTTATTTCCTACACGCGGTACTAAACTTAGGCTCCGCATACTATCGGCATATCCTTTTGGAGTACTTGAACGTTTGAGAAAATCTTTAATTGAATTGATGTACTGCATAGCTTTGCTAGCCTGAACGACTTTGCCACTAATTTCTAAATCAGAAAGTAGACGCTTTAATGCTTCTAAATCCTGAGAATATGAATCTAAATGAGAACTGAACTTATCTCCCCACTGTCCACCTTCATTAAGGTGATGAGTCATTGCCTTAGCAGCAAATAAGTTGTTAGTACTCATTCGACGACGCTCACCATTACATTCAACGAATACTTCTTTAACGTTTCGTGTACGTGAACCTCTAATTTCTTCTTGCACTCTCATACTATGCACTACCACCATTTTAGCACGTGGTAGCTGATAATAGGAACGCATTGCAGAACCGGTAAGACCTTCCATCAAAGATTCTTGAATCTTTGTTTCTTCCATATTACGCATAGCAATATGAGAAAATTTCTTAGGTAGGTTACCTGCCCCAAAATCATAAATTGTAAAACCGTATCCGTACTGATTAGACGTACTTTTAATACGTTCCAGTACTTCTTTTGTTTGTTCATCTTTAACATCACTAGACTTCCAAAGATAAACTTCTGGTCTAATTGTAGTTTCGGCAACATCAGGTACTTGAATCATGAAGTTAACTGGCATAACATAAAACCATTTAGCTTCTGATGGAGAGATTGTTCCCTGACCTTCGGTATCAAACATAGTAATTTGATAACCATATGAAGGTGCTGCAAGTACTTTATAAATGTCCGAACAAAGAACTCCTTGTTTCATTGACGTTCTCCTTCAAATCTGTATAGATATATTTATTAACGGTTATAGGATACCAGTATGGATAGTGGTTGATAAAGCTGACCATTGTCCAATGTTTCATTAATAACCTGAGCTGTTCTATCTTCAAATTTGGCGATAATATCAATCATACGCACTATTAATAATGCTGCACTCACCAAGTCATCCTTACAACCTAATTTAGCTTTATAGATACCATCATCCATACCGGATTTGATGAAGTCGTTAAGCTGGCGATGTAATTCAGTACTGGCAACTTCCATCCTGAAGGTTTCCATAAGCTTCTGTAAGTGGAAACAAGCAGTCTTTTTAGTTGCTTTGGTGGTAGTGAATCCTTTACGGATACGCCCTGTTCTGGTTCTCTTAGGTTCGTTAATTAAAGTACCAGGGAAACGTTCAATACCTAGATTTTGGATCTCAAGTACTGCTGCTTCACCAATGGTGTTATTTTCAACTGACCAGAATAAATGATCCTCTATATTACGAGCACCACGTTCTTCCATTCTAGCAGCTATCTCAGTTAATATTCTGTGCATTAGCTTAATCTGATTAGGAATGCTAGTACTGTTATTACGCCATTCTGCAACCTGTCTTAATGTCGGTAGTTCATATACTTGAATAGCTGCGTCATCACCACCAGTACCACCAGAAGGATCTAATGCTACAGTATAAGTGCAACCATATTCAATTTCCTTAAACCAACGAACATCATCAGTTTTTGCAATAGGATCACGTACTGAACGGTTCTTTATTTCAGATAACTTAATACTGTTGATTAGTGTTTCTTGATACGTTACGAATTCGCAGTTATACTCACGACGGAAACGAGAAGAACCTAATTTATATTCTTCAGCATCGGCCCATGATTGATTACGGTCAGGGTGTTTATCCCACGTAACTTTAATTCCACAAAAATCATTAATGCCTGGACCTTTAGGGTCTAATTGAACAACCTGTCCATCATCATTTTCACGTGTGTGATTCTGTGATTCAAACCATATTGATGCAAACTGGTCATATTCAGTGTTCGGTGTACTTGATATAATACACTTACCTTTAGAACCTGCTAATGTCGGAGATACAGCAGCCCAAAAGTTTGCTTGATAACTTTCTTGTACGAATGCAAATTCGTCTAGATATAGTAAGTTTACGGTTAGACCACGAGCGGCCTGTGGAGTTGTTGCACGAGCAATAATACGTGATTTGTTTTCAAATTTAATTGTTAATTCATTGTACTTTGTAACACCATCACGAATATGGTCTGGACACATTTCATATGCGAACTTAATACGTTCCATAATTTCTTGTGCTGCGGCTTGTACGTTACCCATCAACAGAATAGTCTTAGTTGGGTTAAACATTGCATACCATAGTAGATATGCGGCTACAACAGTGGTTTTACCCATCTGACGTGCAGTAAGCATGATGTTATTTCGATGATCAATGAAGTTTCTAATCATCTCCTTTTGATATTCAAAAGGTTTGAATAATGCTTCACCACCATTAGTTTGAATATAAACAAAATTCTCAATGAAGTATAATGGATCAACTGTACAGCGTTCCAATTCATCAGCCATTTTTTGTGTATATTCAACTTTAGTTTTAGGTTTCTTGATAACGGAATATTCATCACCATCTTCATCTAGATAATCCTCATCATCCAGATAATCATATAATTCCTGATCAAGTTCTTCTTGTAATTTTTTTTCTGACATTGCCAAATTCCTCTAGTTTACCCATGCGGGTTTTCTAGACTATTTAGCAATTAAAAAAGTAAAAATTAGTTACGATGATCTAACAGTTACAACTCTGTTATACATAAATGCATGATTTTTAGGTATTTCATAATTATCAACAAAAATATATTCAAAATTCCTTCCACGTAATCCATTTTCTACATCTTGAATAAAATAAATCTTAGAATTATTAGAGAAAGTGAATGTATTTGAGGTACGTTGTTCAAGAGTAATAAATCTTTGGTCTTCTGGTAGACGTTCTTGGAATTTATCAAATAATTCATTAATAATATCAAAATTATATCTAAAGATACTATATGACTTTCCACAAAGTGCCACATTAATATTTTTATTGAATAAAACTGTCCATAATGCAGCTATCATAATTGTTGTTGTAGTTCCATCACCACGATTTGTAATAATTTCGTAATGGTCTGAATGATCCATATTAATAATATGGTTCATATCATTCATTTGATGTTCTCTAAGACATATTTCTAGATATTCTTCTATAAAATAGAAAATAGTTTGTCTACAAATTTCATATTCTAATGCATAATTCATAATCTTCCTTAAAAAGTACCGTCAAGTGACGGTACATAGTACTATTAAATCTGTTTTTGTGTATATGTTAGGTCCATATAAGTCTTAAATGGTCCATATAGTGCTTCAGTATTGTTTCGTTCGTTGTAAATATCGATACTTAGAGTTAAACGAGGAAGATATGTTCCATTTTCACTACGAACCAACCACCAGCCAGGATAAAAACGCTTTTTAGAGCGTGTACTTTTCCTGAAAGTACCGATACCTAATGGATCATCATATAAAATATCAATAATAGTGTCTGTATCATTAATCGGATAGTCGCCTAATGCTTTTGATGCATTGGTCGAATCAGTCACTACAATTTCTGCATATGTGAATGTTTCATTAAGTAATTCTTCAAGTTCTGAAATAGTTTTGAATTTCAATATTCCAGTACTGGTAAAGAACTCTAAACCTGTACGTTCGGTAGTACCTTCATCATAATTAACTAGAATACCCATCTTTTCACCAGTATTAGTTTCAACAATAAATGAATATTCAGTTAGTACTTTAAGAATTGCCATTATTCATCCTTGCTTGTAAACAATTTAACATATGATTCGGGTGAGTTTTGAACATGGACTAGTTCATACTTAGCTGCGAAACGTAAGAAGTGTACTCCAACCATAGGAATAGACTTTTGACCCCTACCGAAGATCTGTTCATCCATAATTGCAATGACTTCTTCTGGTTGTTGGGTTAAATCTACTAATTTCTTATTATGTGCATACATTTGACGCACAGTAACTTCTTCACCATCATGACGAGTCCAGTTTGTATTCATGAAACTATTCCACGCATAACCTTGAGCAATACGATCATCATATGCTTCACGAATTCCAACACGTTTCTTAGTACTTTTCATTGGTGCACCGGGATAAGCACTGAAAACGTTATCAGATGTATCACCACGGATACATTTTTCAAATAGAATGAATTCAGGATCGGGAATCGCTAGTGCATTACCTTTCTTATCAGTTACTAATTCACCTTTAAGGTTAAAAATACCACTAATAGTGTACATTTGTTCTTGTACTGGATTGTATTGTTTAACGTTATGGTTTAGAAGTTGCTGGAAGTCGGTATCAGTACTTAGGATAATGTGATTATCTTCTGGATGGGTTTGAATCCAGCGTGCAATATAGTCATCTGCTTCACACTTAGATGAACGTAGAAGAGTACTGTTAGTTTTATTATCAACGAAATCTAGGAAATCGTTAATCATTTCAAACATAATTTGTGATTCTTCTTTTTCGTCTTGTGTTCTTGAGTCTGCTTTATCAACGCGGTTCAATTTATAATAAGGGTCATAATCTTTACGCCATGACCGACCTTCAGCACAGAAAACAACATGGTCAGCAGAGAACTGATCATTCATTTTCTTCAAGCCGCTTAAGGTGATGTGCAATGCTAATCCAACTTTAGTCCATATGTCGGAAGAACGTGAGGCCACGTTAATTGCACGGTGGAAACAGTTTTGTGTATCCACCAAAAGGTAGGTTTTGTTAGTCATTTGGAACTCCATTTCCATATTTTCCTTAATTATACCACATTTTTAGATATAGTTTCAGAAAACAAATAAATAATTGCATATAAACACTTTACATCATTTTTTATTCGTTATTAATACCAACGAAATGAAAATGATAAATAACATTAAGCAGGCAAAAGCCTGCACCAAATTAGACAAGGAGATTTCTTATGAGTCTTAATTCTTTTGATCGTAACTATGGTATGTCTGCTAATAGTCGCGAATATTGGGGTGGTAATAACGGTTTCGTTACTGTTGTTGTTTCTCTACCAGCCGATGTTGAAATCGGTGTATCAACAGTAGCATTCGATGGTACTGAACTTGGTAATAACGCTGCTCAAACAGCACTATCTGCTGCTGAAAAGAACCAGTTCATCATCGCACAAGCTCTTGCACAACGTGCGGTTCTAGTAACTACTTCTGCCCTATCTACTTCAGTAAATCCTACTGCTGCTGGATTCGGAACAGTCGGTGGAAACGTTATCGCTTTCGGTTCTGCTGGTACTCTTGCTACTAATTCTTTCGGTATTACTTACATTGTTGAACGTCAAGACGTTTTCACTAAACAAGAAAACAAACCTGGTTCTACTTATGCTCTAACTGTAGATCCTGCTGCTGAGATTGCTGCAAATCTAGCACAAGCTGGTGTATTCCAGAAGAAAGATGGTACTCCTGCTGCTGCTGCCGGTGTTGCAATTAAAGTATTTGCTGCACTACCAGTACTACTATAATAAGAGGAATATAATATGTTAGAACGTATTAATGGTTTCTCCGAAAGTGGTGTTTTGGGTTATTTCTACGGAAAAAATGCCCTAGTTTCAATCGCTATCGGTGGTGCATCTGATGTTGTTGTTAAGGTTACTGGTGCTGTATGTTCTTTCGTAGAACTTCAACGCTTCCTTAATACCGAAGATGCTGATGTAATTGTCGCATTCCTAAATGACAAAAACGTTGTTCGTGTTGACGGTACTGATTTCGTAGTTGGTACTCTAGCTGCTGATTATACCGCTGCTTATGCTGCTCAAACTAACGTTAAACGCGTAATTGACATTGTTCAACAACGTGCTGTTATCCTAAGTACTTCACTAACTGCACAAGACGTTGCTGTTGCTGGTTTCAAAAATGCCCCTGCTGGTGTTTCTGCGGCTGCTTCTGTAGCTGATGCAAACGTGATTACTTTCCTAGTAGAACGTGCGAATGTGTTTGATAAAGATCTTACTTCATTCCAAGGTGTTCCAGATGGTACAATTGATGAAGGTCGTCTACTAATTGATGATCTAACTGCTGTTCCAATGCTTTCAGCTACTGCTACTGAAGTGATTCTTGCTTCTTCTGCAACTGCTGCTGCGGCTGGTAACTTTGCGATTAAAGTGTATAAGGCTATTCCAGCACTATCAATTTAATAGAATAAAAAGAAAAGGGAGAACATTATATGTTCTCCCTTTTTTTATTCATAGATTTTGAAATCAGTAGAACCAGTCGTTTGATTCATTTCGTCGTTTACGCTTGTTAACTTTGTGTCGTAGTCACCACTGTAATCTTCAGTAGCTAACTTACGACCCCAATCTTTAATAAAGTTATCAATGATTTCGTGTTCATCAATTCCCGGATGACCTTCAGCTCGAAGTTTTTTCCAGAAATATTCATTATAGTCAAATGACATTATTAGGTCATTTGTCTCTTCGTCAAATTCCACATCAAATGCAAACCAAGGCTCCTTATTAAAGGTTGCAACCTCTTTATCATATTCATTCTGTGAAATAGACTCATATTTCAATGCATATGCCAATGCTGCTAAGTACTTTTTACCTTCGTCCTTAATTAACTCAACATACTCTTTATCGTAAGTTTGTTGGTCAATCTTTCCGAATTTCAATTGTAACTCAAGAGAACGTTCGTTAACTACACTAGAAGGTATAACAGAAAACTCTTCATCGATGTGGATTTTATTTAATTCATATTGAAATTCATCAATTTCTTCATGATTGAACTGAATTTCATTCTTTGCCTTTTGTAAGTCGTACTTAGTCAAGTACTGCACTTCTGCACGTTTCAAATCTGCTTCTAATCCTTCGTAATTAAAGTCGATTAAAGCAAGCTCTTTAGCTTTACCTTTAAGACCCCAATGAGAAGGATATAACCAGAATGGTATAATCTTTTTAGCCATTTTTCTTTCCAAATATATCACCAATTTTCATAACAAAGTACTTTTTATCACCTTCATCATGTGGCATATTTAGTGAAGATTTACCAAAAACAACAACGTCGCCATCGGCTAGGTTATGTTCTTCACGTTCACCATTATCAAGAAAACGACCTGGACCAACACTGATAATTGTGCCGGTGCATGGTGGTTCAACTTGAGTAAGAATAATGCTAGTTGTAGTTGGTGTTACATCAGATAGTTCGATGAACACATAATCATTAATAGCTTGTAAACTCATTTATTCGACTCCATTCAAAAATAAATTAGTATCCGCCAGTATTGGCGAAGAAATTACCACGGAAATACAGATTACTTCCTTTATCACCTGCGGTATATGCTTCGTACTTCATGGTTTGTTCCCCTTCACATTCAGGGCAATCATGGGGGTTTTCTCGATCATTAATTTTAACGATCTTTTCCATTGAATGTTCACATGCTTCAGTACTACAGCGATATGTATATAGTGGCATTTTTCTTTCCTTATTAAACAGTAATTTTTCGAGAATCTTCTAGTGCTTTGTAGTATGCAGCTTTTGCAACTGGATTACTTTCAATAACAGCTAATGAGTTTTCCTGTGAAACACCCGCGAAGATTTGTTGTGTACTATTTACTGTCTCAAAAGCAGTGCGAACTTCGTGAAGAGTTCTAGGGAAGAAATTCATGAAAGAACTATCTACTGACACATTCAAATATTCCAAACCACTTACTGATTCTGTGTGTACGTGACCGTGAACATTATTTTTTCCACGTAATTCTTCAGGGTGAAGTGGTGCGTGGGAAAGCCAGAACTCTTTATACTTCAGTAGTCCATGAACTTCGTCAAAAGCTTCACATAGTTTTTTGGTAGAAATATATTCAGAACAGTGGTTACCCAAGATAAGAATTTTACTACCAGGAAGTTCTTTAATAAAATCTAAGTACTTTTCATCAAAGATAACATCACCTAAGAAGAACATAGTATCTCTTTTTGTACAAACTTCAGAAAGAATATATTGAAAGTACAAATCATTGTGAAGGGTGCTTTCAAATACCGGACGATATTTCCAAATATTCCGGTGACCCATATGGGTGTCTGCTATAAAGCGTGGGGTACTCATTATTTTATATTCAAAGAAAAAGGGAACCGAAGTTCCCTTTAATTTTACTATTATGCACCACTTACGTAGATGCTATATACTGCAACACCAGTATCAACTGTTACGTTTAACATACCAGTTTTGGTAAATCCTAATGACTTACTTTCAGCATTAGATACGCGGTTTAATGCTTGAAGTACGCGGTCAATTGGATAACCGTAACCTTTGGTTAGTTCACCTTCTGTTTTAGAGAATAGTAAAGTACCGGTATGGTTGTTTTTATTCTTTTCACCAACGTAAAAATATAAACTATCGTCTTCAGTGAAGGGAGTGACTAAAGCAGAGAATGATTTAAACACACCTGAGAAACTTTTTAGTTCATTGACCTTAGAAGCACTAGGTGTAACCTGTACGTCATAAGCTTGGTCAGTAAAACGTGGTTGAGGTGGAATATATTTTTCCGCAACAACTAGATAGTTGGTATTTGCATCGTCTGAATTGAAAGTTAAGCTTTTAACTACATTATCTTTCGCATTCACACTAATTTTAGTACTTTCTGATTTGTAGACATTTAAGTTTAGTAGACCTTGAAGCATTCCAAGATTACCAATACCAAAACGACCAACAACTTCAGGTACATCTTCCTTGGTATATGCACGCATAACCAAAGTTTTATCGGCTGTATAAGCTTCCATGTAAACACGTTGACCTTGACCGCGATCTTCGCTAGAAACTGCGATACAATCAAAATCAATACCAGATGTGGTTGTTACTAGGTCGCGTAGTACGTCACGTAATTCCATTTGTTAAATCTCCATTTTGTGTTAACGGGTATATTATACCAGAATAATTCTACCCGTTTCATTTTTGTTAGATATTAGTAGTATTACTTTCGTTTGTCATAATAGCAGTATGTTCAGACATATTTTCATTATTTTTAAACATAGCAAGACCCATTTCATATATTCTTGCTGAAACACTATAGTCAATTTCATCGCTAACTACTGTACTGCCATCACGATACAACCAATCTGGTTGATTAACAGTCCCAAATGTCGCGGTATATGGTTGATTACTTACCCAAGGTTTATTATTCCAAGGAGTAGTATCAATTGGTGGGTATGGTTTGATTGTTGGTGAAACAATAGGTACTTGAACAACCTTTTCAATAGTTTTAATTTCAATTTTATAAAGGGAAACTACCTTTTCCCCTTCTAATATTGATCCAACCTTTTTGAAACCAGAACCTTCAAGAATTTCTGATTCTTCTTTAGTTTCAGCACGAACAATATCGTACTCACCGCATGAAGAGATTGCTCTCCCAATGCGTTCATAAATGTTAGACATATTTTATCCTCTTATTACCAAGCGAAGAAACCAGTGTTTAATTCGATGGTACTTTTCTCTGTTATACCAATATCCATATCAAGAATACCGAAGATATTACCTAATTTCTTAGTTAGTACTGCCATTTCCATAGTATCGTCATCGAATGGTAATTCCATGAACCAATTTGGTAAGTAGTCTGCACAGTCAATTGGGTATCCAACTTTAGTAATCCCTAGTGGATTAGGTTTTAGGTCACATACGATAACTTTTGTACCGTCTGTTGCTTCTGGAACTGATTTATCATCGTTTAATTCACGAAGTTTATTCCAGTAGATTGCTGCTTTAACATGACCAACTGAACATTTTCCTGTTTCCTGGAATTCTTTCTCTTTGTTGGTATAGTTCTTAACAGTTTTTGGTGATCCCTTCTCTACGCTTGGTTTATCTTTAAACTCACGTTTAAAAGTACGTACTCGGTTACGTAATTCTTCCTCAGATTCACCAACTAGTAATGCGATTAGTGTTTCTTCAAGGAAATTCTGGATGTATTTTGGTGTGTCTGAACGTTTAATTTCAAGACCCATTGCCTTAATTTCACCAGGTGAACCGTTTTCATCCTTACGGAATCCATCTTCCCAAAACTTTAGAATTGCATAACGTTTCTTTTTCAAGAATAAACCACGAGAACCGACCATTTCTAGATCTGCACCAACGATTTTACCGTTTTCAAGACCAGTATTGAAAGTTGTATCCATAAATTCAGGGAATGATGAACCTACTGTATCACCAATCATCTGATATAGTTCAACTACTTCAGAACGTGATAGGTTAAATTCCATATCATTTTCTTTATAGTAGTGTGCAACACTGAAATATACTGAGTCAGTATCGCCATATACTACTACACCACCATTATGATCGTAAGTTTCAGTACATACTTCATTAATCTTACTTGCAAGGTGTTTAGTCATACTACGACCAGTTAAAGTAACTGATTGTCCTAGTCGTTTATCGAAGAAACGAGAACCTTTATTCAACAACGCACCATATAGTGAGTTTAAAAGAATCTTACGAATCTGTTGGTTCTGCTTCCAGAAATCAGACTGAGTTTTACAGTACTTTTTATCAGAATCAGCCACAAATAAACGACCATCTTCAATTCTCATGCCATTTTGTGCAATAATCTTTGCTATTTCAGCAGGATTCTTATCAGCAATTGCTAGACGAAGCAAATAAATTGGATCATCTTCATGAAGGTTGGTTTTATGTAGTCCATTTCCAGATTGTAATGACTTTAACTCATTTTCTAAGTCAGCTAGCATATTTTCAGGCATTTCCCAGCCATCGGTAGCCAAGTGCTTATAGTCAATTACCATTTTCTGTTGTGCTTTACGTTCAGAATACCAAACTGTAAGAATTTCTGGAATTACACCATACTTCGTCTTATCAAAAAGTGTTCCATTTGCACTTAATACAATAGTACTGTCAGAATTAAAGATAATGTCATATAATTCTTCGCCGGTTGCTTGGAAACTCGTACCATCTTCTAAATCTACGGTAATTACTTCCTGTGATTTCTCACGAACCATAGTGAATTCGACGCTTGCAAACAAACCATGCCATGCTTCAGTCCATTTAGGATCGAATTTACCACGACCACCATTTTTAGCCCATTTAACACGCTGTTCTTCAATTTTAGATGCCAAATATGCATCAGTGTAATCCTGTCGCAATTGTCCAAGAATACATTCAGTACTCATGCCTAATGTGCGAAGAACTGTTGGGTATAGTGAGTTAAAGTCCACGCAACCTAACATATCAATCAATCCAAGAATAGGATCTTGTACCCATGCTCCAGCAGCTTTAGAACCACTTTGTGATTCACCATCTTCATCATCATCTAAGTCAATATCATAATCTTGATACGCAAAATCTTCTTCTTCTTCAACTTTACGTTTATTGAATACTACTTCACCACGTTGGTGAGCAAGATTTATAATTGCGGTGTCAATTAGTGCTACTGAACCCATAGTTGTTGTGATTAACACACATTCTTTATGAGCAAGACGGTTATGTAGGTTGATAAAGTCCATCTTTTCATCGATTTTCTTAAGTAAGATACTATCTTGCTTAGAATAACGAAGAAAACGCATATAATCTTCACGATATAGCTTATCTAATGAACCATCATATGGTACTTTGTTCTCGCCAGTTACTTTCTCTGCAATATAATCAAGTTTATATGACTGTTCAACTTGACCAGCATGTTTTTTGTATAGTGCAAGGTAATCTAAGTGGACGCGTCCAACTAAATCGTAGGTAACGATGGTTTTACCGAACATATCTGCTTCACGTGCATTTGGTTTTTTATTCCATAAGCACCAGCGAGCTAATGTAGCTTCATTGAAAACCTTTCTGGTACGGTTAACCATATATGGAATATCAAAGAACTCACTATTCCAACCAGTAAGAATGTCACTATCTTCAATTAGCTCAAAGAAGGTTTCAAACATCTCTGATTCTTCAGTATATAGTACTACTATACTGTTTGGATCATTGGTTTCAGCATTTAAACGATTAATAATGTCCTGTGCCTCAATATTATCCATACCAGTAGGTGCCATAGTAAGAACATAGTCTTTACCTGACCAACTTTGGTATAGTGATATTGCAGTTACACGGTTAAATGGATCACTTGGGGAGGCATAACCAAATTTAGGGTGAAAGTCGGTTTCGATATCGAAATAAGCGATGTTTAAATCGGGTGAAGGCTTACCCATGTAGTGTTTTGCAAGGGTTTTAAACGTAACATTACAATCCGCTTCATAAATCTTAGCAGATGCAGGTAATGATTCCATTTGGCGTTTCATTTCAGAATACCGGGAGAATTCAAACTTCTCGGCCATAGTACCGTTGATAGTTTTATGCTCACCGTTTGGAGATTCTACATAGTATTCATATACTGGCTCAATTTCACGCAGTATACGACGACCATTGACACGTTCTGCTACATGCAAAACTTCTCCGGTGCGTTTTCTATCCATATATCCATCTATATACATCTTATTTCCTTATAATAAACGCAATTAAAAACATAATGCCCCATTCATTGGGGCATTATTTACTATTAGTAGTCTGAGTCATCCATTTGTGCAAGATTACCAGATACAGTAAGAATAGTTTCTACTTCGTCTTGTGCACGAACTTTATCAAAGAAGTCTTGTTTGTAGATACGCATTGCAGCAGATTTTAGTTTAGCCTTATCAAGACCAAGCTCATCAGCTAGGGTATCCATGAAGTCACCATATGATTCTTTGATGGTATCAATATGAGTTAGTTGGACTACAGCAGAATTGAGGCCATCTTTAAGTTTTTTACGTTGAACGTCATTTAACTCAGTTGCTTCAATTTTAGATTCAGTTTTCTTAGCCATTGTATTCTCCATGTTATAAAAAAAGCACCCTAACTCTCCGTTAGGATGCTCATATTATACCAGATCATTTTTTAGCGTTTCATTTATTTGGTGTATTTTTCGACAAGGATTGTATGTAGTTCACTTAAACGTACTAACTTTTCAGTTGTTATAATTCCCAAATCGGATTGTAATCTCAGTTCTCTATATTCATCTTTGAGTTGTTCTAACTCGCGAATTTCCATCTTATTTTTGTAGTACTCAGTCTCAGTAACATGTTTAAATTCACCATCAATATAATACCACCCATAAGGGTTTTCATTAAATTCAGAAGGTAAATCTTCTAAAGTTATAATTGAACAATCTACTGGAAATATTTCATAAGGATCAACGAAAGAATATCTAACAAAACAGTTTTCATCAACTGCTATCTTAACACTGTTATTATCTAAAGTTTTTCTATATTCATACCAATCAATGCCAGTTGCTGTATCTTTAAGATACAAAACATTGGCAAGTTTTTGTTCAGGACTATACGTTTTAAACATTATAATACTCCAACGGTGTACCAAACACCACCAATCTGTTTCTGTACATATCTATAAAAAATAGCATCAACATCTTCGATCCAAATTTTGCTAGTTTCAGTATCGGCAACACCAACCATAACAGAACCATCAGGTGCATATGCTGCTCTACCTTGATCAAAATTAACAAAGTTTCTGTTAACTAGAGTACCCATTGCACTTAATCTAATATCTTGAACTCCAATATCGATATTTAATGAACCATTACCATCAGCAGTTATGCCATTTACTGAACGTAGTACGTTTCTTCCACCTACAATAGAGGTATTTCCAGTAACAATAGAACCAGACGAAGTGATATTACCTGAACTATCGATAACGACTTCTGAACCACCTGCACTACGTAAACGTAGACTGTTTGTTGTCGCATTATGATATATAGCACCACGTTCACCACCAGTACTGTTCTGGAACCATAGTATGACGTTAGTATCATTTGCACGAATAGCAGCAGAGTTTGCTATAGTTAATGAACCGGTCATTGTATCACCAGCTTTTAGTACATATCTAGAATCCCCTGCTGATTGGTTCAATGCGGTACTTGGTTGTGCAATGTTATATAAAATAGCAACATTAAAATGTCTAACATCAACATCAGTTAAATTATGGCTGTGAACCGTTGTATTTCCATTAGGGTAAACACCATACGTAGTACTGAATGCTGTTCTACTATCTGAACCACTTACTGATTGCACAGTTCTTGTATTTGCTTCACCATTAATACGTAAACCATTATAAGATAAGCCATCATCCCAAGTTTTTCCAGAAATGAACAAACCATCATCACCATTACCACCAGAAAGACCAACCATCATACCAACACCATGATAGTGTAATGGTTCTTGAATTGTTGTATTAGATATAGTTCCTGAACCTGATACTACTGAATCAGTTTTAGTTACACCAGAAGTATTGATACTTTTTAAATAAGCGTTTTGGTTCAAATTAGGAACTTGTTGTGTAACTGATGTTATTCCATTCCACGTCCAGTAAAAGCCATCAGAGAAACACCAACCAGTTTTAGTTACAAATGGTGCATTTATAGATCCATCACGTCCATTTTGACCACCACTAACGCCACTCATTTGTTCACGAATACTTTCAACAGACTGACCTGAAGTTAATGAATAATGCATTAAACTTCCTGGTAGTGATGAAGTGAAAAGTCCAGGAACATCAGTAGGACTAGTGGTGCTTGATGGGAAAACAATATTAAGGTTAGTTCCGCTTACTGAAGCAGAAGCAACTGAACTTGATGAATAGGTTACAGTACTGACACGATTAGCCAGTTTGTTATTAATTTCTGTCAATGAAATATTAATAGGTGCAAGTACTTCGTCTTTTGAAAGTAATTCTACCCACGATACGCCATTATGGTACTTTAACGATTTAGTGTTAATGTCAAATACTACCGCACCTGCTTCACCTACTGGCAATTGTTTATTAGGGAATACAACTGACGATGCATCAAGTCTTAATGGACGTGGTGATGTTGGTGTTCCACCTTCGATTACAATAGTCGCAGTATTCGTGCTAGTGATTTTATTACTAGCATGATTAAATCTTATACTCATATAAATCAATCCTCGCGTTTATATATTATAGAGATATTTATGATTTAGTCTGTCTCTTCTTCTAAATCATCAAATACTGTATCTATCATATTAGCAGCAAGTTTCTTTGGCATTTTATACCATTCTTTTCCTGCACCTTGAGTTGCATTCATAAGCTTCAAGCGTTTATTAACTTCTTTTTCGGCGGCTTTAGCATCTTCAAAATACACTTCATGATAGACTTCATAGTCTCTAAACGGAGAACCTGTCTGATAAGTACTTAGACGTGTTTTCATTTCTTCTTTTGATGTAAATCCAATCTTAACCCATTCAGGCCATGCTTGGTTTACGATTACATAACAGATCTGATTAGACATAGTTCTACCCTCTTTTTTAGTGGGGTATTTATCCTCTCAAAATCTGCACTTTTACACCGTGATTATTCAAATTTGACAGTACTGGATTAGCATTAATAACCTGTCTGGTGATATTTTGCTGACCGTACAGATTTACTGGATTACTCATTTCCTGCATAGTGGTTGAAGGTAACTCATTCAACATAGGAGCATGAGGATTATCTCGTACCAATTTTTCCTGATATTTTTTTAGATATTCTGTATATGTCATTTCCTCAAAATCAGTATACATTATATCATCGACATATGAATCCATACTGTAGTATACCGCATCAGTACCACAGCATAGAATTCCAAGGTCTTCGATATAGCCAACCATTTTATTATCTTCATACAATATCTGAAACCGGCTATGAACGCTTTGGTGATAGTATTGGCGAGGATTACGATAGACTACTACTGTTGAATTTGGTTTTATGATCATATTATTTCTCCATGATTATACCACAAATTTGAAAGTCGTTTCATATGGTATCGAACGTATTTAGTTTAGGGATATTAGAAACGCGAAAAGGACGCCGAAGCGTCCTTTTTCTTTTTAACATCAGATTTTTTTAAATCTAAACGTTACTTCAAATTACATGAAGGTTACGTTGCGGATAGCAATTTTGCTGTAGTAGTCAGCAGCGTTACCTAGTGATGAAGTACTGTCAGTTAGCTGTACATAACCATAACGAGTTAGGAAGCTAGTAACTAGTTCACCAGTGTTAGGGTCCATTACAGTACCAGAAGCCATCAATGGGATGTAAGGGCAGTAGAATGCACCAGCATCAGTTTCTTGATTACCTTTATAACCGATTAGTACATCAGTACTGTCATCAGCATAGGTATCAACATAAACACGCATTGTTGAGTTTAGAACACCAACGAATTTAACGTTAGTTGGAGCTTCGAAAGTACCTTCAGTAGTACGTGCAAAACTAGAAGTAGTTGCAGACTGTAGAATGGTTAGAGCAGTTGGAGAAACAACAGCCCAATTCGCTGCACCACGTTTGGTACGACGAGCAACTTCGTTAGCTTGACGGTTGATTAGAGTAGCTAGAGCAGCGTGTTCATCACCAACGAAGGTAGCAACACCGGTAACTTTAGACTGATCGTAAACAACAGCAGCAGCACCTGGAAGTGCACGTAGACGAGCTAGCAATTCTTGGTCGATTTCAGTAGTGATTTCTTGTGCGATAGCAGCCATTAGTTCAGCTTCAACGTCAATACCGTGTTGTGCTTGTGCATCTTGTGCAGATTCAACAGTCCAACGAGCAGATAGACGACGAGATTGAGCTTCTACGGTTTCACGTAGAATACGGATGTTAACACGACGACCCATAACACCTTCTAGTTGAGAAGTAGGTGCAGCACGTGGTGCAGTGTTATCAGAGTTTACTTCACCAGTGTAAGACTTAGCGATTTTGTAAGGTGATAGAGCTTCTTCACCAGCAACAACGCCTGGAGCGTTATCAGCATATTGAACACGTAGTGTATGAATCTGACCAACTGGACCAGTCATAGGTTGAACACCAATAATTTCGTTAGCAATAACGGTTGGCATAACACGACGGATAATTGGTAGAATTACTTTGTTTAGTGTAGCGATGTTACCAGCAGAAGTTGCACCAGCAGTTGCAGATTCGCGTAGCATTACTTTACGTTGGTTATCTAGAACTGATTCCATTACAGTTTTACGATTACCACTTAGACCTTCAACAAGCTTATCCTTTACAGCAGCCCATTTAGATTCAGTTAATAGTTGTGACATTATAAATCTCCTCAAAAGATATTTTTTACTTTTCTGTATACTTTATTTATCAGACAGAAAAATTAGCATTTAATAATTAACGATTTTTATCCATTCCTGATAATTTAGTAATTTCGTTTAGGAAATCTAAGTCATCAGAAGATAGCTCATCATTTTTAATGATACTTTCACGGTTTCCAGTTACTACTTTACCTTCCGTTAGAGCATTTTTAGCCTTATTATTAACTGCTGGACGGCTAGGATTAGCAGCAGATTCATTTACAGTACCCTTAAGAACAGATTTGTGGTACTTGCTGAAATTTTCTTTTAGCTTCTCGGTTGGAGATGTTGCTAGTAGAGATTCCATAATTTGTTTTTGTTGAATAGTAAGTGGCTTAGTTAGTTCAGAGATGATTGCAGAACGTGCTGCGTTATCTTCCATAATACGAACTTTACGTTTAGCATTTTCAGCTTCTTTACGAGCTTCGCTTAAAGCTACTTTCGCAGAGATTGCTTCTTCTTCAGCTTCTTTAACAGATTCATTAAGCTCACGTAGAATAGAACTTTCGTTATATTGTTTGCTGTAGAATTCATTTGAGAATGCTTCGAAAATCTTACGACCGAACATGTTTTGTTTTGCTTCTAGTAGATCAACTTTAAGAGCATTTAAGTTCTTTTCGGTAGTCTCAGCAATATAAGTCGCTGCGGTTTCAGCAGTACGCTTAATAAAGTTTGCACGTGCTTCCGCAATTTGCTTACTTCCTTCTGCAATCAACTTAACGCGAGTTTCAACTAGTTCACGTTTTTCTTGATGGAAATCTTTAAGTTCTTCTGCTAGGACACGATTACTGAATCCCATGAATTTACTTAGACTTTCATTAATATGTTTGCGTTCTTGACGCATAGTTTTTACTTCTTCAGCTAGTACTGTGTTAGCGAAGTCTGAGAAATTACCCAAAGTCTTACGAAGTTTAACGCGGTCTTCTACAAGTTTACGCTTTTCAGCATATACATCTGACATTTGTTCGCTGATTACTTCAGCCATCATTTTGTCTAGACCTTCTGTTAGTTTCGATAAGTCTTCTTGGTAACGTTCTTTCATTTCTTCACGCATTTCAGCAGCTACGATAGCTTTTTCTTCATTCCATGCTTCCTGAATTAGCTTTTTAGCTTCGTCAGAAAGAGATGATTCTTTTAGAAACTGATCCAATTTTGACATTCGTTCTCTCCTTTAAAGTACAGATATATCTGCACTCTTGATGTACAGATATTTATAAATTTATTTTATTAACCTTTCAAATTCTTAAAAAATTGATGAATTTCATCATCAATAGTCTGAGAGGTTCCTTTGGTAGATTCAAACACTCGTTTTGAACCAGTTACAGGTGATCCGTACTTACTATTTAGAGATTCAAATACCGCTTTTGGATATGCATCTGGAGCACTAGGTTGTGCTACAATATCAATAGTTACGATTTCAAAATCTGATACAATACCGTTATGGTCAACATTACCTGAACCACGTGAACTCACACCCAATTTAACGCCACTTTCAATCATTGTACGAATATCTTTACCATGAGTGGTATCTAGTAACATAATGGTAGCCATACCATTTGCACCTTCCATCCAAACTTCAGTAATCATACCCACTACACGATCTAAATTAACAGTTAGTGTTTCAGGGTGGTCACATTCACATAAAATACTTTCGCCACGACGAATCCTTTCAGCCATATTATTTACTGCTCTCGCAATTTCAGCGAAAGGATATACGCGTTCGTTCAAGTTTCTACGGTCAGCTTGAATTGCAATACCACGAAGGTAGCAATTCTTACGTCCAGTAACCTGATCCTCTTTGTACTCTAGTACTATTCTAGAATCATTGAATGAAGACCATTCTCTAATCATATTGCTCATAAAAATGATCTCCCTTCTTTAATTATTTTTGTTTTGGTAGTGGTGATTTAGAAGTTGCAGCAGTATTTTTAGGAACACTTACTGGTTTCAATACATTCTTACCGCTGTCCATAACGTTGTTGTTATCTTCAACTTTCGCAGATAGTGCATCTGAGTTTTCGAATTTGTCATCAGTCGCATCAACAGTGCCGTCTTTGATAGTTACTGGCTTAACACCGTCTACTGGAGACTTAGCATTAGAAGCAACTACTGACTTCTTGTTAACACCTGCTTTTTCACTTTTTTCTGGAGCAGTTACACTTTTCATTTTGTAAGCTTCACCAACTTTTTCAGCACCGAAATCTACATCAGAGAATTCGTCTTCAGTTTCTTCTTCAGAATCACCGAAATCATCAGATTGATCATCGAAATCAGCATCTCCACCTTCGATTTCATCAAACATACGTTCTAATGAATCAAATGCAGACTTAATAGATTCCCATTGGTCAGCGTCTGGTTGTGCACCAGCTTCTTCACCACCGAAATCTTCTTCACCACCGAAATCACCGTGTGCTTCTTCAGCTTCTGGTTCTTCTTCTTCAGCTAGGCCAGCGAATCCGAACATACCTTCATCAAGTTCTTCTTCTTCGTCTAGTTTGTAGCCAACATCGTCAGTCATATCTTCTGAAGGATCGGTGTCTACGTCTTCGCAAACTTCTTCTTCTTCAGCTTCCATTTCTTCTTCTAATTTTTTATTAATTTCTTGTGCTTGTTCAACAAAGTACTTACGCATTTTTTTATCAGCTACTTCGTTATCGCCATTAGCAAAAGCTTGGATAGCTTCTTGCAATAGTTTAATATTTGCCATTATATCCTCCAAAAGATATACAAAAATTTATTTTGGTATGTCATTATTTATTGATTCAAAAAATACCATTTTCAAAAAAGCTTAAAAATGGTACTTTTCAACTAAAATAACTTACATCATGCCGCCAGACTGTTCAGCAGGTGCAGCCGCATATACGACTGCTACTACTGCATCACGCTTGGAGGCTTCGTTTTTCTTAAATTCCCTGTACTTTCTCAAGTTGTTGAGAATTTGCAATGTCAATTTAGGTTTGCGAGTATCGGTGATTTGATATACCGTCTGATCATCTTCAGGGTCATACATCGAATCATCTTTAGCTTCAAAAATTTCGTCCAACATAACCTACATCCTTATAATTAATCGTTCATGAGAACGAATCATAACTATTTATGGTCGTTAAAATGAATTACCTAAACTATTAGGGTCAAATCCACCACCACCAGATTGTTCCTGATATTCGGCGTCAGCACTTGCTAAATTACCATCATCATCTAATCCTAAATCGGATTCTGGTGAATTAGGTGATTCAATACCTACTGATTGTAGACCCGCATCGGCTCCTGGAGCACCTTCACCAGCAGCATTAGTAATAGCTCCCGGATTTTCTTGCATCCATAGTCTTTCATTCTCTACAATATCGTCTTGTTCGAAGCCCATTTGCTTCATAATGAATTGTTTAGAGAAGTATGGAAGATCATTCAATGGCATATATGTTTGGATTAATTTAGCATCCATTTCTGCTCTGCGGTTTGCTGCAAAGTTCATTGGTGGATTGAAATTAACTTCAAATGATGATGCACTGATGTTATATCCATTTTTAATCATATAACGTTTAAATTCTTCATCAAAAATACGACTAATAATACGTTGATAACGCATACATTCATTATTAAAACGCAATTCACTAGCCATCGCTTGTGTTGCACCATCACCAAACATAGCTACACCGCCATCATCTGGTCCCATTGGTAGATATGAAGCAGGAATCTGTAAACCACGAATTAATTTGTTATTGAAATAACGTAAATCGTCAATTTGTCCTAAATTATCACCACCTGGTAAAGTTTCCACTGAAGAACCACGTCCTTCCGCTGTTTGAGGGAAGAAATAGTCTTCTAGAATACTTAATGGGTTATATGCTGCATCCATTAATGAAGTACTGCCACCTTTATTGGAAGGAATTCTTCGCTGGTGGATATCATTCTTAACACGCTCAACATATGCCATCGCTTGGTGCGGTTGCATATCACCAACATCGATTTTAAATACACGACGTTCTGGAGCACGCTGAACACGGTAGATAATAATACTATCTTCCAATAGTTCTTTTTGTTTGTAGACTTTAAAGATATTTTCTAAGATACTTGTACCAAAAGGCCAGAAAGGATCTTGTCCAGTATTTAGGGATAGGTGAATTACGTGTTCAGCCGCTACTGGTAACACATCTAATTGACCGTTAGTGCCGAATGGATTAGAACTATCTGTTCCACCGCCTCCGGCAGCTCCACCTACTGAACCATATTGGTTTCCAGCACCAGATAATGAATTAGGTAATGTACCGTAAGCCTGTTTATCAAATCCTAATTGAGTATTACTCATTACTTTGTCACGGATATTAAGAGAAATATCACGCATGTAATAAATTATTGGATTTTTACCAGTAGATTCATTTACTACTACCTTATCGACATTCATTGGGTTGACCCAATACCATTCAAAGGTTTCTGGATCACGAACAAAGAATTGATCGCCGTATTTTAGAATTCCACGAATAATGTCATAAATTCTAACCTTAAATTCATTAAGGTCACTCCATGACTCCAATCTATCTTCTAATGTAGTTACTTCGGTATCACCCATTGTATCTTTATATTGAATATTAAATGGCAATCCAAAATCTTTAGTACTTTGTGTACAGAAATCCGCAATAATGTTTAAAGCGGTGCGAATTTCAGGGTCTTGGTCCATTTGATCGTACTGACGATAACGGTCAACACGGTTTGATAATCCGGTATATACAGCAGGTAGATAAGAAGCGAAATTTGTTTTCGCTCCTGATGACTGTACGGGATTGTTGTTTTGTGGGGTGCTCGATATTTTCGAACGCCCCATTGTCATATGACGTTTCCAACTCATTTTTATATAACTCCATTATACATTTCGAGGTGGCTCGGTATTTTCTGCAATCTGTCGCAATAACACTGCGATTTGACCGTTGTTCTGACCTTGCTGCTCTAGGTTATTTAGTATTTCGCCAAGTAGCTTACTTGCCTGTTCATTACTTGCATTTTTAGCAGTTTGAACGTTTTCAGTATCACTTTGATCGGCTTGTTCAACTTTTGCAGGAGGTGTATATTCAGGTGGTGCAGTTACTTTCTGAACTCCAGCCGTTTTAGGCTGAGAAGCAGTTGGTGATATTGGTTTAGCATCATTGGAAGCAGTTTTACCATCTGTTTTAACATCTTCATCATCTGAATCATTCCACCAGCTTTTAATTCGTCCTAACATACTAGAGAATTTACTTTTTAGTGAATTTATTGCATCTTGGAATTTAGTTTTAACATCATCGAAGTTTATACTTAATTTACTAATCTTATTGAATACCGCAGTAACGTCAGAAAAAATATGTTTAATTGATCCTGCTAGTTCTTTACCGGCAGCATCAACATCAGCATCTGAACCAGTAAACATTTCCCAAATTAATTTTCCTACACGAATAGGTATTTGTATAAGGTCACCAGCTAAATTACCAAAAGCTTCAGATACTTTATTCCAAGAATCTCCAAAAATCATACCCATTAACTTAGAAGGAATACTTGCAAGCATTCCAAATGGTCCAGACATTCCTGTTTGGAATTTAGCAATCGCATCAGTTGCCAGTTTAGACATGAAATCCCAACCATCAGTACTGTTATCTGCCAAGTTCATTAGATAAGACGTTGCTTTTTCTGCGAACTTTGTATAAAACTCATTAAATGGTTGTGTAAATGTATTACCTAACCATAAATTAAATCTGTTAGTAAATTCCTCAATAACCGGACTAGGATTATTTTTTGGGTCATTCAACAAGTTCATTGTTTGAAGCATTTGACGGTGGAAATTTTCAGCCGCTGTGTTACCAACCGCTCGGTCGATATCAGCTTGCTTAGAAATCATATCCTGATGTTCTTTAATGAAGTTTGCAGTCATTTTATTAATAGTACGTTGGTCTGTAATTCCAGATTTTTGTACACCCTGCATGAACTGTGCGAATTGCTGAGAAACTTCATCGTTAAATTCTTCAGGTAATGATCCTAATGACCATTTAGAAGCATTTAATTGTTGTGAAGTTTTACCAAATTCACCCATAGATGCAAACATACTATTCCAAGTTTTCATTACCTCGACAGATTTCTTTTCAGTGAATCCCGCTTGATTTTGTAATGCAGAAATAGTTGCTCCAGTATCAATATTAGTACTTAAATCATTAAAACGAGAAAGTAATTCATCAACACTTTTACCAACAGCTTTACTTAGATATGTCATTGAGCCGACAAATTTAGTCGTACTCTGTGATTCATTCATATTACGCATTGTCTGCTGACTAGCGTACATTTTTTCGAACTTGAAGTTTTTTGCGGTAATATCAGCTAGTTGCTGTTGGGATACACCATATAATCCCATTTGTTCCTGTGTAAGTTGAACGGTATTTAGTAATTTACCAAAATGTTCTACACCGTCGCCGTACATACCTTCCATTGCAGCAAGAGAATCGCTGTTTTTGGTTACTGCTTGACTAAATTCATTGATGCTCATAAATGCAGCACCCGAACCTTTACGTACTGTCAACATCCCGTTGGCTAACGTAACACCAGCACTGTTTAACTGATTATACATTTGTAACTGCTGGTTTAAATATTCATAAACCATTGCACCTACTTGTACAATTTGCATAAATCCACTAGCAACTAATCCAATTGGCCCAGGTAATGCACCCAATGAACGTTGTAGTATTTTTGCAGATGTTCCAACTGAACCAACAACGTTCTGGATATTTCCATTATTACCTAACGCTGTTCTTCCGAGATTTGATGCTTCTCCGAATAAATCTTTAAATGCATTCTTGAAGCTACTGCCGCCGCCACCAGAATTACGATTATTATTTCCATTATTTCTTCGATTACCGCGATTACCGCCGTTATTACCAGAACCATTTCCATTGTTATTACCACCGCCTCCACCAGAACCATTTTTCTTTCCAGTGTTCTTTTTGACGTCGAGTAGTATTTCACGCATCGCACTTAAATTATCATTCATGGAAACACTTTGGTCTAACAATTGCTGTTGGATATAGTCGTTGCTTAATCCTGCCATGTGTTCTTCCTCATAAATAATCGTATACAAAATATATAGTATAGTCATATTTATAATGGAGTCGATATGAATAAGATGAACCCTTTATCAAAGTACACTAAAGTAGAAGTACTTTATACAAAGTTGATAAGTAACAATGTTGTGAAATACAACGAAGGTGTTTTAGTAAATGACACTGTGGAATGTGGCGTTTGTGCACGTTCTGCACGAGATGAATTAATGTTCAATAACCCTGACGCACTAATGAATGGTGAAGCAGTATCTAGTGTTATTGAGAACTGCGTACCAAATATTGCAGACGCAAGAAAACTTTTTGTTCCAGATGTTGAACTACTATTGATTGCAATTAAATTAGCAACAAAAGAAACCGAATATCATATTGAAGTAGATTGTCCTGAATGTGGTCATCATGGTGCATTTGAACGTAACCTACAAGTACTATTAGATAGTGCTGAACTATTAGAAAAGCAACCAGAATTACTATTAGAAGATGTAGGTGGTCTACTTCTTAAATTCAGACCTCAAACATGGCAGGAATATAATACCTTTGGACAGAATATGTTCCAGCAACAAAAGAAAGCACAGATCCTAGAAAAACGTGATGATTTAACTGATGAACAGAAAATGGAAGTCTTTAGTCAAATCTTTGAAGAAATGACAAGATTGAGTTTTGATATGATTGTTTGTAATATTGATAGTGTTGAAACTGTAGACGGGAATGTGATTACTGAGAAGGAATTTATTGCAGAATGGTTGGGTGTACAGCCTTCATTTATTCTCAAACAAATTCGAGAAAAAGCAGATGAAGTCAATAATTGCGGAGTTTCGCATGAGATGGATGTAGGATGTTCTAAGTGTGATCATGAATGGACAATCGAAAATCTTCAATTTGACCCAAGCAATTTTTTCGTACAAAGCTTCTAATTTCTGAACCGGAAGAAATACGGAAAGAAATAGCAGACCTAAGATTGAACTCGGAAGATATTAAAAGTGGATTGATGGAGGTGTCAGTGTACATAGAGAACACTACATATGAAACGCTACTGAATATGCCTGTAACCGACAGAGATCTTCTTGTGAAGCAATATAATAAAAAGGTCAAAAAAGAAAATAAGAAATAATTAAGAACCAGCCATTGTGCTGGTTTTTTTGTATCTAAATTATCTTAACTCTTTAGATTTGCCATTCTTCGAATGTCAAAGAATTTTCGTTGTTCTGTACATCACTAACGTTCTGTACTGAATCAACTCAATTCAGATTTATATCTAATGCATCACTGTTAACGTTACACACTTTATACTGACGAGATTTGTTTCATTTATCATCCCCCCACAGGGGAAAGACGTAAAAAAAGCACTTATAAAAGTGCCTAAATTTCTGACGATGATAGTCGTACTTTAATTGTATCGTAAATTTCTATTTTTCAATAGAACGCAAGCGGGTTGCTCTGTTTCTCGCTATTACGGTCTTATGCAACGGTCGTGGGCTTACCACACTCAGTTTTAAGTCTATACAATCAAACTTAAAACCTATCAACTGAAAATGGACGGATTTATATTGTATAAAAACCATCGCATTATTTAACATCAGTTAAATTCCCTTAGCTTTTTGGTAGGGGCGATTCCTATATATCTATCGAGGATGTTCTGTCAGCTTAGTGAACATCTTTATAGTGCCGTATTGCCGTGGGTGGTACAAACTATGCCATCTCCTAACGGGTGTCTTCTGCACTTCGAACTGCTTGAACTTCTCATCTATCCTCTACATTTTCGAGTGAATTAGGTTCTATTTTATCAGTACTTAACAGTACTGCCAAGCAGGGTTGTATTACTACAATCATATTATACCACAAAAACGTTCACTGTTTCACTTTCTTGTAAATACATAAAGTAAACGTTTTTGGAGTACATATGAAGAAAAGATTAAAAAATCCTAAAGAGGCAGCAGCCTATAGGAACGAACTATTAAAAAAACAAAATGGTATTGATCCAATCATTGGTATTCGCATAACTAAACCCGTACTTGATCACCAACACTCAGGTAATCAACATTGTCGTGAAGTACTTCAAAATGAAGTAAATGGATGGGAAGGTAGAGTAGTTAACTCATACCGTAGATGCCTTGGACATTTAACTGATAAACCAATACATGAAGTACTTAGAAATCTAGCAGACTATATTGAACGTAATGGTAATATACCAGAAGAAGAACAAGTTATTCACCATACTGCACTTACAATTGATGTAAAGAAGTTTAAGAACCTACCCGCAGCACAACAATCCTCAATTCTAATTTCTTTTGGAGTAGAACCTGAGTCTAATTCATCTAAAAGAGCTAATCAAGCACGGAAACTTATTAAGTCCGGTGATTTGAATATGCTACACATAAAAAAAGGAGCCTAATGGCTCCTTTTTGTTTATAGGTCTAATACATCACAGAATTCCATAGTACTAAAACTATCTTCTTTCACAACACGAAGTATTGAGCTTGCTCTGCTTACTAATTCTTCACGGTGTGATACAACAAAGATGTTTTTACCACGGACTGCACTTAAATCTTGAAGCATATGCCATGAACATTCAATACCACCGGTATCAAGTCCATTATCCAACAATTCATCAACTAATAGTACATTGATTCCCTGATAAAGTGATTCATATGTGTCACGGAATGCTAAATTCAATGCAATAATAACACGAGTTCTTTCACCACGAGACAACTGTTTGAAATCATATGACTGTCCGTTAAGTTCAATGTCTACACTTAAGTCATTTAGGAATTCAACAGTATGTTGTGAGCCTGACTTATCAATCCAGTACTGCAATCTTGAATTCAAGAATGAAATATTCTGTTCAATGATACGTCGGCGAACAAATGAGTCTTTATTCATAAGTAGCTTAGCTAGATAATCTTGATGATCTGATAGTTTTACTAACTTATTGTATTCATCATAGTCAACATGTTGAATTGAGTTTGTTTTTAACGTCTCAATTTGCTCAAAGAATGGATTCTCTGAAGCCTGTTCACGTTCCAATGATGAAACTAAAGAATTAAATGAATGTTGTAGGTCACGAACCTCATCAGTACTAAAAGTCTCTTCATATTCTTTAATCTCTGTGTTTTCTAACTCGGTAAATGCAGACATTAGTTCGTCATCATAGATATTAATATCTTCAGCAGTACTTTTCTTGATTAGTTCTTCAAGTTTGTGTTCATGTAGCTTTGCTTCTGACAAAGTACTATAAAATGTCACTGGTTTAGCTGGCATTTCAAACAATTCCAAATGAGAAACTTCAAATTGTAGAGTTTGTAGCTCTCCAGTTAGTGTTTCAATCGTGGAAGTAATCTTTTGCACTTCATCTTCTGCTTTCTGCTTCATTACAGAATGATTATCATCATGTTCTAATGAATGTTTACACAATGGACACTTACTTTCAGCAATTTCAGCTAGTTTCTGTTGTTCATTCTGCAAATAACCTTCCTGATGAGCAATTCGATCAGTAACCGTTTTAATTTGTTGCTCTTTGAACCGTTTGGTATTCAATGCTTCTTTAAGTACTTGCTCTTTAAAAACCCAATTTGCTAATTCTTCGTGTAATGCTAACTCGGATGCAATATCGAACTTAGAAAGTTCATCAATACTGTTAAGTACTTGTACTTTTTTGGTATGTAATGCGTTAGAATACTCTTCATGCTTAACTGCAAGTTGTGCAACTCGATTTTCAAGGTTAATACGGTTATTATTGTGTTTAATTGCTTCTTCCATTAATGAAGCTTGTGCAAATAATACATCAAAATCAATATCTTCATAATCACCTAAGCTTTGAATTAAATCATTGATAGTTTTAGCTTTCTTCTGTTCAAATTCATTAGCTCTAGTCTGTAAAGACTCAATACTTTGAACGATACGCTTGTTTGATTCAGTAATAGTTTCAATTTTGAACTTTTCCTGATCTGCAAGACGTTTAGTTTCACGGTACATATCTTTAAGTAGAGTAGCTTTCTCGGTTAGTTGGGTAATACCAAGTAGTTCTTCAATCATTTCACGTTGTTTCTGTTGTGAAAGTGATAAGAAAGGTTCTACGTTAGCATTAAGTACTACAATATGTTCAAAGAGTAATTGTGATATACCTAGAATCTCATTTAAGTCTTCTTGGGTATCTTTCTTTTCCCCACGAGATTCATCTGCTACTGCTTTCCCATCTTCTAGTGTTAAGAAATTAAAAAACGTGGGAGATCTCCCACGTTCAATTCTATATTCAACACCATCTTTCTCGAAATCAATCGTTACTTCACAATTCTTGCCGTTAATCTTGTTTACTAGATTAGGGATCTTAATATCATTACTGATACTCTTACCATATAACCCATAAACAATACCTTGAATGATGGCAGACTTACCAACACCATTTCTGCGACCCGCCGCATCATCACCTACTGATGCATCATTGTTTTGACCTAGTACTAACGCTAGGTCAGTACTATCTAGGTCTAAAACTTGGGGTGCATTACCAAAAGAAAAGAAATTACGCATTGAAATACGTTTAATAGATAGCATCCTGCCTCCAATTATAGTGATAGATAAAGTTGAATCAAAAGTTCATTGTCGATAACGTTAGATTTATTCTCTTTTATTTGAGCAATAACAATTTCATCAACTGTTTCAGTACCTGCTGAGAAATCTTCACCAGTAAAGTTGTTCTCTACTGCTTTCTTGCCTGGAATAATGTTAAATTCACGAATCTTATACAATTTGGTAAAAGTTTCACGAATAAAACCAATTTCGTCCATAGTTACCGGAATATCAATCTGAACTTTAGCAATTACATTGTCTTCAAGGTAATATGTAGGTTCAGATAGTAATTCTGATAGTGTAAATGTTCTGTAACGAGGTGCACCGGGCCACATTTTGAATTCTGGCTCTGAACCATGATCTAAGAACATAATACCCCTTGCATCATCCCAAGTATCTGAGAAGTTATGAGGGAAACAGTTTCCTGTGTACAGAATTTTAGTACCTTTTGACGTTACTTTAGCTTGTCTCTTGTGGAAGTGACCACTAAAGACATATTCACATCCATTAAACGAATCTTCCGTTTCTTTACCATGATCAGGCATCTCGACCATCTTGTTTAAAAGATAACCGGGAAGTTCTAAGTGTCCAAACACGTATTTTGCACGCAAAGAAGGAAGTTGTTTGTATTCATCATCAATTAGGAATGGAATAAACGCACAATCATCAATGGATTCAATGTTATTGATAAAATGAATCTTATCAAACACTCTTGCCATATTAATACTTGTTACATCACGTTTATTTTTATGATACATGTCATGGTTACCTACTAAAAAGTAGGTAATATCGAATGAATCATTTAGTAATTGCATGATTTGAAGACCGAAGTCTAATGTATGAATGTTAATATTACTACGATTGTGGAAGAAATCACCCATAAAAATACAGGTTCTGATATTTCTTTCATTTGCTTCACTGATCATGAATTTAACAAATTCAAAACAATCAGTATTGTGCTCCCTACTGTTATTCTTTAAACCTAAGTGAATATCAGTAAAAATAATAGCTTTATCAAACAGTGCCATTTTGCTTCCTTTCTAGCATCTTCATTTCGATTTCAATTTGTCGTGTATGACTTGGGTTAAAACCATGTAACTCAAGTAAATCATCACGAATATTGCGAACATTCTTTTCAGAATTAAGTACTGAACGAAATGCGTTATTAACGAATGAAGTATAATATGCGAAAGGATTAAGCTGCACAGCAGGTTTAACCTTTTTATACAGAATACTTTCTGTAAAGAGTAGTGCGTTCTTAACTAGTTGAATTCTCGCATCACCCATCATCTCATCTAAGTATGTATAATTACGATAATTAGGTTTGTGAGATATTTCTTCTGCCAACTTAATGAACATCTTACCGAGTTCATTTGTTTGTCTCCCATGAGTCATAGAGAAAACTCCATCCTCAAGGTCACCTTTCCAGTGTGAACGTGCAACTTCGTAAAGCTCACCAGTTTCATCAACAATATAATGTTTAAATGGTTCGAAGTTTGTACGTACTTTCTTTTCGTCGTTAGACCCTTCTACAAAAGGAATGTGTACATTTGTAATGACACGAATAACAACTTCATCGATTGGAACATCTGAAAGTAAAAGGTTGTTTTCTTCTGCGTGCTCTTTAGTTTTCTTGGCAGTGAATGCGTTAGCCGCACGTATTTTATCAAGTGTACTGGAATTAATGCGTTTGATACGCTCTGCTTTAGCCAGTTCAAGTAATTCTTCAGTAATTTCGGACTCGTCGAAGACGATGTAATCATACATACTATAAGCATCGTCTAGAACCCAACAGTATGACATTTTACTGATATGAATTTCTCTTAGCAAATCCGCATTGTTCAAGTACTTCTTGCGTTTGGGTTTAATTGCCATTCAAAATCTCCATGTTTTTATATAAAACGATCCTTGTTTTACCTCTCTATTATACCATAATTTTCAATTTCGTTTCATATTATAAATACTTGATAATATTTTCACGGAGAACGTTTATGATAGATCGCAGAATAAGATTAAGACCTAAAGATGCTGGGGCTAACTATGTATATGGTGACATATCCAATGGTGGTGTACCTCAGAAATCTATTTTGTCTTTTTTACGTGTCACAAATGGTATGGTATGGAACTATACACCTATCATATCTGAACAACGTACAGTTAACTATGAAATGGAACAACCAGTTCATACTAACAGTGGTTATAACAACTACAAAAATACATCAAATACAATACTAACAATCCAAGGTTCATTCTATAGTAATACTGCAATGGAAGCTATGTATACACTTGCGTGTATGCACTTTGTCCGTTCAATAACTTTAATGGATTTTGGTAGATCCGCTGCACTTTCACAGAATCCAGATTTTGCAGTAGTTGGTGCACCACCACCAATACTATTACTAAGTGGGTACGGTCGTTACATTTATAACGACATTCCAGTTATTATTAAATCATACGCATTCAGTTATCCTGATGATGTATCATATATCCAAGTTCCTGTAGATTCATCTCTGGATGGATATGATTATAGTGATTCAGCAACACGTGCATACTTCGAAAATCTTAGAGATGTTGGTACAGTCAACCCACAGAATGAAGTATGGGTTCCACAAAAAATGACTATAACATTACAACTTGAACAGCAACCTACTCCAAGTTTCATGACTAATAAGTTTAACTTAAATTCATTTAAACGCGGTGAGATGCTTCGTAAAGGAGGATTTATTTAATGTCCGTTAAATACAGTCTTTATTCACCTTATGCAAAGGTGAAACAAACTTGGTATCTTGATTATAATTTACCACAAATAATCATTCCAGCAGATTCTGATATTCAATATACAATTCCTTCTCAATATGCAGAACAACCTTGGCGTCTAGCTAAAGATTTGTATGGAAATGAAAGATTATACTACATTTTTGCATTACTTAATCCAAACACTATTGAAGATCCAATTTATGATTTTAGTGCAGGTAAAGTAATACTAGTTCCAACATTACAACGTGTTCAAGTTTGGTTGAATGGACCACGCAGCGTTAAGTAAGGATATAAAACATGGCATCAATTAATAATATTATCAATAAAGCAACAACCGGTTCAACATCTTTACCTGATGCTAATATAGAAGGTGTTTCTGCACAAGTCTCCGCATCTATTGATTCAACTATATCATCAGTTAATCAGACAGCACAATCAGTTAAAAATAGTGCAACGGCAGCAGCGAATGCTTCAGTTAATAATCTAAAACAAGGTGTTGCCAAAACTGAAAATACAGTAAAAGGTATGATACCGGGAACTACTAATGGATATGTTGCTCGAATCACTAATGAAAAACAAAAATCATATAATGCAGCAGACGGAACCTACTCAAATTTAGATTTGAATAGCTTAGTACTTCCATATGATAATCCACTACTATCTTACCATAACTATACGTGGAACTTTTCACTATATACGATGGCACCAAATGAATATGAATTCTTTTTGGATAACCCAAACGCAGAAGTGTCTAAGTACATTATTGCACAAAGTGGTGTGACCGGTAAGTACAGTATTAACAGTGTTAAAATGACAGTTGCTGGCCCAGCAACACCAGGATTAACTTCTAACTTCTCGTTGAATAGCGTAATTATGGAAGTTCAAGAGAACGGTGGAATGAGTTTATTTGATGACTTAGTAGTACTTTCAAATGAATTGGGATATAAAAAATTCATGGATGTTCCAGTTGTCCTCGAATTAAACTTCATCGGATATGATCAAGATACTGGAGTTGCAACAACTATTACTTCGTTGAATAGAAAATGGGGCGTCCGTATCAACACAATACAAGGCTCTGCTTCACCATCAGGTGGAACAATGGCTTATACATTCACAATGGCAAGTACTCGTGGTGGAATCATGGAAAACCGTGATTGGACGTTAATGGAACCATATACTTGTACTACTGGAAACTTTGGTGCATTTATACAACAGTTACAAGACCATATGAATAAAGTTGCAACTGATCAGTACGGATATTTGCGTTATCGTTATGGTGCATTTGCAAATGATGAGTATTTTAAATTGATATGTCCTTCTGAATTAGGAAGCATGACTATTAACTACGATGTTAAACAAAGTCCAGAAGTTAATCAGACTTCATCAGGTGCATCAGCAGCTAAACAATTTACTTGGGGTGCAGATGTTCCTATTTCTCGTGTAATCGATGATGTATTGGACTGTTGTATGCCATTACATGAAAGTACTGATAAAAGACGACAGTTTGTGAATATTATTCCAGTTTCCCGTTATGTTGGATATGATCCAGTACGTGATACCTCTGCATTTAAAAACTTTTTCTATATATTGAAATATAAAATTGGTGATGTAACTTCAAAAGATGATTTGGCACATGATGTTTTCAACTTGGATTATTTCTACGAAAACGCAGATAAGATTGCTGATGAAAGAGATCCAAACAAAAAACCAAAGATAAATGCTAAACGTTATGACTATCAGTTCAGTGGTTTGAATAATGAGATTATTAATTTGGATTTAAAATATGACCAAGGATTTAACTTAGCGGTTATTCGTAATCCACAATCTCAAATTGATAAAGCCAACAGTTCAGGTACACATACTGCTGAAACATTAGAATTAGCTGGTCAAGAATTCAGTACTAATGATACAGCAGGATTATGGGCTAAATCACAAAGTCTACTTCGTGAACAAGAGAATGGAAGACAGCTTTCTGATGAAGAACGCCAGTTTATTCGTGATGCACAGGGTGTATCTCAAAGTAACGTAATGCCAACTGAAGGTGAAACTGACCAAAGTAACTATAACCTTTCGTTAGCGGCGGCAGTTCCTAAGTATATTGAAGATTTTAGAAACGATATTGATTTAACAACTGAAGGTACTAATGGTATTGGTGCACCGCGTGTTGACTCTGTTCCAACCGAACCAACGAATACCAAAACTACTAACTCAGCTTCAAAGGGTGATAACAGCTCCAATGATGAAATGGAACGTAGGCTTGTTCGAGACAACTACTATAACCGTTCATTCTTAGCTAAATTAGACATGAAAGTTATTGGTGATCCATTCTGGTTAGGATGGGGTGATTATTCATATATGCAGTATTTGGAAAGAGCAGTTCAAGGTCAGGATATTCAGCAAACTCCAGAAGACATTCATTTCGCAAACTATCTAACTACTGAAACATATTTGCTATTAAATCTAAAACCAATTGTTGCTATCAGTGATGAAACTGGAATATTAGAAATAAATCAGTCATCAGTATTTGCACAAACTTTCTATCGAGTCAATAAAGTAGTGAGTGAATTTAACAGCAATGGTTCATTTACACAACAAATAACTGGTGGTGTCGTAATACGTTCACTACGCAGAAAAGATCAGTACAATCAGGTTACTGAAAGTCCTGAATCAATTAAGAGAAATGGGAAAACACAATAATGGCTGATTCAAATCTAAGTAAAAGTCAGGCGTTTGCTAAAAACCAAACAGCCAGATTTGATCCAAAATTCGTACAACTAGCAACTGTAATGGATAATCGCGATCCACAAAAAAGCGGAAAGTTGAAAGTGTGGGTGCAAAATTCACAAAGTGCTGATGATTCAAAAGGCTCATGGATTACTGCGTCATATCTTTCACCATTTGCAGGAAGAACCCCAGGAGAGCCAGGAGCGGAATCATATCAACAATTCCCTAAAGGCTATGGCTTTTGGGGAGTTCCACCTGACGTTGGAGTTAGTGTAGCAATATTCTTTGCTAATGGTAATATCCATGATTGTTATTGGTTCGCATGTGGTTTTGATGACCGAATGAATACCATGATTCCAGGAAGTGCTACGCAGAAATTACCAAACAGTGGTTATGATATGCCAGTACCAGTTACTGACTATGACCGTAATACATTACAAACACAGTTAGACCAGAAGTATATTAACGTACCGTTAGTAGCTGGCTTAACAAAACAAAACCTTCTTTATGATGAACAAAAAGGTGTACCGAACCGGAGTAGTACTCGTCAAACTACCAGTACTGTTTATGGTCTTGCTTCACCGCGTGGAAATAACTTTATCATCGATGATGGTTATATCGATGCAGAACTAACCGCACCCAATTGGGATGAAGATCCAGATGGTTACCAAAATACTCAACAGAACAATCCAGTAAATGATACAACAGTTGGTTTGCGTAAAAGTGAAGGTATTATTTTACGTACCAGAAGTGGTGCACAATTTCTACTTTCTGAAAGTGACGGTAATGTTTTTATTATTAACCGTGACGGTACTGCACGTATTGAAATGACTGCTGATGGTCAAATTACTGCACACTCTGATAAAAGTATTACTATCAGAACTGATGAAGATTTCAACCTTTCAATTAAAAGAGATATGAACCTTGAAATTGGTCGTAATTTAAATGTTCATACACAAGGTGACACTAAATTAAATCTAACTGGTAAATTAGATGCATTGGTAGGTGGACAGGTTGTTATTAATACTGGTGCTGATTTACGTTTAGTAGCTGCGGCGAGTATTCGTGTACAATCAGGTTCAAGTACTAACATTACTTCTGGTGAAAACACTGCAATTAAAACTGGTTCAACCTTTGATTTAACTGCACCAACTTCAGTAAATTTAACTGGATCTGGAACACACTTTACTATTGCAGGAACCGTTGATAGTAGTTCTCAAATCAATGCACCTGACTTTGTAACACCATCTGTTGGTTTAAATAATCACATCCACTTACATGCTGCGTTTGCTAGTCCAACTGATCATAGTAATGAAATGGCTGCACCTGTTCAGGGCGGTGGTTCTAATAATGCTAAGGCTGCTGCTGAACCGCAACCGGCTAATGATGTAGCACCAGTTACACCAACAGCCCAAGCTCAAAGCACAGTACAACATGTAAATAGCACTACTGAAGTAAATGAAGTTCTTACACAGGATTTAGTAGTAACTGATGGTAGTGATGGTTCAAGTACTTATACCACCACATATGAAGGATTGCAATTGTTTATGCCATGTACTGGTACAATTCGTCAATTCGGTTTTTGGGGTAAAGGTGTTCCAACACAATCAGGTTCAACAACAAATAGAAATGGTTGGATTATACAGGCTAAAGGAGATGTTGTAGCTCCTGAAGGTGGTCTTGTGACCAAAATGGGAAATGGGGGTATTATAATCACGCACCCTATTGGTTATAAATCGGTGTTCTATGATATTACTGCTACTGTTAATAATAAAGATACTGTCAAAAAAGGACAGAAAATAGGTACGGCTGATGGAGTATTCTCATATGAGATACGTTTAGTATCTGCAAATATATATGGATTCTCAGGTACAGTTGACCCTGGATTATTCTTCAGTTCTGTTACCGGCAAAGGTGCAGATTGTGCTAACAAAAGTTTAACTATTGGTAAGCCATCAAATCCAAACCCTGCTCCATCTACTGGTTATTCACCTGATAGTACTGACTTGGTTGTTATTACAACTGTTAGTAGTATAGGTTCAGGATATGCACAGCGTGGCTCACTACACGTCCCACAACGTTCAGGTTCGAAGCGTCGTACATCCAATGCATCTGCATCATCTCCAGCAGAAGACTTGTCAAACATCGATAAGCAAGCTGTGGATTGGAAAGTTGCACCTAGTGATGGAAAACTTTTAGAAGAAGTTAAAGAGTTTGAAGGTACAATTCAATATCAAACAGCAGTTGGATATTTCCGTAATAATAAATTCTGGATTTATAAAGATAGCTTGGGTTATCCAACTATTGGATATGGTCACTTAATTACAGCTAGTGATAACTTTGCTGGTGGTATAGATGAAGCACAAGCAGACGCCCTATTACAAAAAGATTTAGTGAGAACTGTCAACGATGCTAAATCAATTTATGCACAATATAAGATGAAAACTCCATATATTGTTCAAATAGTACTTACCGAAATGGTATTCCAGATGGGTAAAGGTGGTGTGCTTAAATTCAAAAATACACTTCAGGCAATAGCTAACGGTGATTACAAAGCGGCAGCGGCAGGAATTAGAAATTCTGCATGGTATAAACAAACAACTCGTAGGGCAGAAGTTATGGCCCGTAGATTAGAGGCTGCTCAATAAATACCTATACTGATTATTTTCAGGAGGTAAATATATGAGTAATTGGATTTTAACAAGTCAAGACCCTAAACTTGTGAGTGATATTAAAATATTTGAAGGAACTATTGCCTACCAGACAAAGGTAGGTTTTTTCAAGAATAATAAATTTTGGACTTACAAAGATAGTTTAGGTTATCCAACAATTGGATATGGACATTTATTGGTTGCAGGTGAAAGCTTTCCACAAGGTTTAACTGAAAGCCAAGCAAATGCTCTATTGGATAAAGATTTAGCTTCTAAAGTTGCTGACGCAAAATCAATCTATGAGCAGTACGGAATGAAAGGTGGTATTGAATTACAGAAAGTCCTAACTCAAATGGTATTCCAAATGGGCAAAGGTAAAGTACTGCAATTCAAAAACACCTTATCATGTATGGCTAGGGGTGATTATAAAGGTGCAGCAGCAGGGATGCGTAATTCTGCTTGGTACAAACAAGCAACTTCACGTGCAGAAGCATTAGCACGTATCGTTGAATCGCAATAAGGAAACAAGTAGATGGCAATTATTTTCAAAGGATTTTCTTCTCCAATAGTGGGGAAGACGCAAGTACTTTATGACGTCGATTTGGTCAAACAGGATTTACTAAATCATTTTAATACTCGTAAGGGTGAGAGAGTGATGGATGTAGATTACGGATTTATTGGTTGGGATTTACTATTCGAACTTGATAGACCCGGTAATGCACAATTACTGGAAGCAGATTGTAGAAATATAGTTTCACAAGATCCTAGATTATATTTGATATCTGTTACAGTATCCAGTGTTGAATACGGATATAGAATTGACTTAGTACTAAACTATGTACAGCTAGAAACGGTTGAAGAATTATCATTAGTTTTTGATAATCGTTCACAACAACGAATGGCATTTGTTAATGCCGCATAAGTTAAAGGCATCTTTCGAGATGCCTTTTCTTTTGGATAAATATTTCTATATTATTATATGAGGTGTATATAAACATGGCACAACAAAAAAGACAATCTAATTTGTATGCTGCTGAAGATTGGCAACAAGTTTATGAAAGTTTTGCTCAAATCAATCTACAAGCCTACGATTTCGACACTATACGTGAAAGTATGATTAACTACTTACGTTTGACATATCCAGATTCATTCAATGACTGGATTGAAAATGATGAGTTTATTTTCATTCTTGATACCATTGCTCTTATTGGTCAGAACCTTGCGTTCCGTATGGATATGAACAGTAGAGAGAACTTTCTTGATACAGCAGAACGTAGAGCATCAGTATTAAAATTAGCTAAAATGATTTCATATGCACCAAAACGTGCATATCCGGGTCGTGGACTTGCAAAAGTCATGACTGTTAAAACAAACCAAAATATTGAAAATAGTTTCGGAACTTCTTTACGTAATAAAGTTATCCGTTGGAATGATCCAAGTGATCCAAACTGGTATGAGAACTTTATTCTAGTAATGAACAGCTCATTTGTTGATACCAACCAATTTGGTGACCCTATTAAAAAGATTGTGGTCAACGGTGTGTCTAACCAACTATACCAAATGAATACAATTCCAATGAGTGCTCCTAATATTCCATTTACTGCGAATATTAATGGTGAATCAATGGCATTTGAAGTTGTTAACCCTGATATTACAAGTACTGGTACAGCGGAAGAACGTCATCCACAGCCACAAGAACAAAAACATATAATCTATCGTAATGATGGTAATGGATTCGACTCTCCATATACTGGTTTCTTTGTTTATTTCAAACAAGGTAATCTATCATTTACTGATTATGATTATGAACAGCGTATTGAAAACCGTACACAGGATCTTGATACCAATAATATCAATGAAATTGATGTTTGGGTGCAGGAAATCACTGAAGACGGTTTAGTAAGAACTAAATGGACTCGTGTTCCAGCAATTGAATCAATTTCGTATAACTCAGTTGACCGTAAACAGAAAAATATCTTCTCTGTAACTACTCGCGACAATGACCAAGTAACTATTAAGTTCCCTGATGCAAGAAGTGGTCAAGTACCACGTGGTTCTTATCGTTTTTGGTATCGTGTATCTAATGGTGAGACATATACAATCAAAACTACTGATATTCAGAACAAACCTGTTCAATATACATATCGTACTAATTCTCAGTCAGAATTTGAAAGTAGTACCCTTGATATGCAGTTTAGTTTACAGTTTCAGTCATCATTAGCACAGTCTAAAGAGACTTTAGAGCAAATTAAAGAGCGTGCACCACAATTATATTACACTCAGAACCGTTTTGTTAATGGTGAAGACTATAATATTGCACCGTTGATGCTTGGTAACTCGGTTTTAAAGGCAAAGGCCATAAACCGTATATATTCAGGACAATCACGATTCATTGATATTAATGACCCTACGGGAAAGTATCAAAATACCGATGTTTTCACTGATGATGGGGCAATTTACCGTGATAGCGTTCAAGCACGTAATTCTTTACTACTTCCTAGTAGTAAATCGAATACGGCAGTAGCAATTGATGAAATTCAGCCGTTGATTTCTGCAAACTCAGTAATTCAGCTATATCAGGAATATCCAACTAACACAGTACGTATTGTAGCGAACCAGCAATGGACTCCAGAGTTCAATTCAAGCTATTCATCTAATACTTATGGACGTATTATGGCAAGTGGTTCACCAGTTTCTTATGATATTGGTACAATAATCAACTTCCCTACTGCTTCAGGTGCTGATGTATGGACTTCAGTTGTTGATGTATTTGATAATGGCTACTTAGTACTGTCAATGCCTATTTCAGCTAACCAATTATGTACAGAATACATTAAACCGTTCCGTGTTAAGTTTTCAAACATTGAAGTACAGACTATTGCGGCAGCATTAGATAAGAAAACTGACTTTATTCTGATTTATGTACCAAATACACTATCTTGGATTCCGATTGAAGGTACTTTCACTGGTGATACGGTTCAATATGAAAATATTACCTATCCAATACTAGTAACGGTATCATATACAGCAGAATCATGGGAATTTGTGTCTAATGGCGTTAATTATGTGTTTGTTGGTGGTGATAAGGTTCGTTTCTACTTCGTAAGCACTGATAACATCAGCGATATTAGTACTGGTACAGTTCAATCTGATAAAATTGTCATTTTGTCTTATAATTCCAATTATGAAAATAATAATGGTTATACTGATGATGAATCTTTCCAGATTATAAAGACTGTAAATCAGGAAAATGGTTATATTGATGGTTCACGTGTGATTGTAACCAGTTCATCTCGTGATTCTAGTGGAATTCCGTTGAATCCTAATCAATTCAGGAACATTGTTCCAACTTTAACAGGTGAAGAATTGACTAAGTACCAACAATGGGTATTTTTCCAAGAAAATTCAGACTTTACGATTGATATTGTTGATCCTACTGGTTCAAACTTTACTTTCTTAGATACTTCTTGGACATACACTGCTGCACAAGCTAATTCAGAGACTATTGCATATAAAAAGGCTGCACTATTACGTAATGTAAACATGCGAAGTACTTCTATCACTAACTTGTATAACAAGGGTGCTGGTTTTGTAATAGGATTTGAATATAATGGGTCTGCATATTTCGTTAAACAAGTTGTTGGTAACAACAATGACCGTTTAAACAGCTTTGTATCTAACATGACGCTAGCAACTGACAGCAATCCTATTACTGTTGAGCAAGCATTTGTTCGAGCAATCGCAAATATGAGTGATGATACAGCAATTGAATCTACTAAATTAGATTATTATGGTTATGAGAACGTAAGTACTGACTATTTTATTAAGAAAGACGCACGAGTTGATATAAACTATCACTGGAAGCACTATGCACCGGATGATAATCGTATCGACCCAAGCAGAACTAACTTGATTGATATGTATGTATTAACAAATTCATATAAAACTGCTGTAGATTTATGGTTGAAGAAATCAGATGGTTCAGAATTCCCTAAACCTCCAACCAGTTCAGAACTAAATGAGATGTTTGCTGAAGTTAATAATAAGATTGTCATAAGTGACAGTACTATCTGGCACAGTGCGACGTACTTAAAACTATTTGGTGATACTGCTGATGCAGATTATCGTGCAGATTTTAAAGTAATCAAGCTTGCAAACTCTAAATTAAGTGATGATGAGATTCGTCAGAAGGTTATTTCATTAACTAATGACTTCTTCAGTGTAGATAATTGGGATTTCGGTGAAAGTTTCTATTACACTGAACTTGCAACTTACATTCACATCAATTTAAGTACTGAAATTGCTTCGGTAGTTATCGTTCCACAAAATCCAAGTTCAAAATTTGGTGAGTTGTTCGAAATACCAAGTGAATCAAACCAGTTGTTTATAAGCACAGCAACCGTTGATAACGTTATTATCGTTAACTCTCTAGCGAAAAGTAATATTAACATCGGACGTTAATAATTAAAGGGCATCTTATGATGCCCTTTCTACTTCTATAAATAAAACAAATGAGAGAAAGAATTTTTATTGGAGAATAACATGGCGAACGGATTTAAATTTCAGCCTTCAAAAGTATCAGAAGCTGTTAATCAAAAATTGTTCATAAAGAGATTACCTGAGTGGATGCAAAATCTTGAACAGATTCAAATGTTCAGTGATGATATCATTCAACAATGGTTTAATCCAGCAGATGAAGAAATCGTAGACGGTTATATCGGTGATCGCGGATCACCTTCGGCTTCAGGAAAGATCTTTTTAAATGAATTAGACATTGCACGTCAGGAATATCAGTTAAGTACTGCATACGTTTCACATAATGCAGATACCAGCGTTCGTTCTCTCCAGTTTTACCCTGACTTAGTTGGTTATTTGGAGCATTACGGTGCTCTTACTGATAATCAAGCACGTCTATTAAGTGGTAAGTTCTATTCATGGACTCCCCCAATTAACCCTAATAAAATTCAAAACTACAGTTCATATCTTTGGGATAATGAAAACGAATATGGTATTTCTCCAGACTATATCGTAATGGAACGCGGTGCTCTTAACGGAAACACTTGGTCATTACAGAACTTCTGGTACACCGTAGGTCAAACTCTACCTGATGGATCAGTAGTAACTGAACAAAGTGCTCAGGGAACTCGATTCAGCCGTGCTCAGGCACCAATTATCGAATATAATAAAAATATCGAACTAACAAATTACGGAACAACTTTCCGTGGTGTTGTTGATTACTTATCTGACTCAGTTAAACCTGAAGATATTGTTCAAAAAAACGTAAGTAACAACGTCCGTATCGATGGACATATTCTTTCTGCTGGCGACCGTATTCTATTCACTAGTATTGGTAACCCAGGAGAAAACAACCGTATCTATAAAGTATACATCAAGCAAATGGCTGATGGAACACGTGTATATGGCCTTGTATTAGACGAAGACGAAGAAACTACAGTACGCCCTACTGGTGAGCCACTTACCGGTGACGTCGTTCTAATTCGTTCTGGTGACGTTTACGGCAACACTTCAGTTTACTGGAATGGTCGTAGCTGGATCACTGCACAAGCTAAAACTGGAGTAAACACATTCCCTATCTTCCAACTTTATGATAAGAACGGAATTAAACTAGACAACAGCACTGTTTATCCTAGCAGTACGTTTTCTGGTTCAAGTCTATTTGGCTTGAAAATTAACTTCAACTACGGCTTAGATAAAATCTATGGCAAACATGTTGAACTTAGTGAATACAACTACTACATCTTTGAAAACTTCCTACAGACTACACGTTATTCGTATTCTAAAGCTGGTGCGATCACTGAGATCCCAGGCTTGTACTTCTATAATGTAATCTCTGAAGTTGGTGGTGTATTAGAACAGAATTTAAAATCAGATTGGGTTAGAAGTGAAGACCAGTCTAAACAATACGTGCGTCAAGTTCCTGAAGTCACTAAAACTTCAATGTATCGTGTATTCAATACTGTTTCAGAAATGAATCTGTATAAGAATCCGATTGAAAATATGTATGCTTATGTGGTCGAAAACGACTCTACCTACAAATATTACAAACCATCAAATAGTACTTTTATGAAGTGGAATGTTATCAGTAGTGTTGCAGTTCAGTCCGACCGCTTTAAACACACCTATGAATTGGCACAGAAAATTACACCAAACAATACTGATGAATCATTAGAAGTATTCTTTGATGGCGTAAAAACATTTGACTACACTACCACATTAAATTCAGATGGTGATGTAGAAAGTATTACTTTCAACAATAGTACTTCTATTAATGAAGACAGCGTTATTGAAATTGTTACCTATAGTCCAACTAAGGTTCCTGATGAAACACTAGGTGTATACCAGATTCCTATTAACCTACAGAACAATCCTTATAACGAATTTGTTGATTTTATTCACCAAGGTGAATATACCCCACATTTCCTTGAAATTATTGGTAAGAATATTACCAGTGGTTCAGTTAATGATTTAAACAATTACGAACTTCGTTTAGAAGCAGGTCTTGTTGATAATTCTGTTGGTACTAAAATTATCCAGAATGAAACATCACTACTTCCATTAATGCTTCACAGTGCTAACGAGAACCTAGATTTATTCTCTGCTATTATTTTTACGCAATACGAATATTTCCGTTTCAAGAATAAGTTCACTGCACAAATGATGAAGATGTATAATGCAAATCCAGCTAACTTCCTAGCAGAGAGTGCTTCTAACATCGTTGATTTGATTTTCAATGCAATTAATGTTGGCAAAGATAATGCTTTCCCATTTGCATTAGATAATGTTGCAACTAATACAACTACAACTAAAACTTTCATTCCACCTACTCCACAATTCTTAGGTATGTTGAAAGCATTCTCTCCTGAGAAAGCTACTTATGTACATGTTGGTCGTGATATTGGTTGTTATAATATCGACCATATGGGTGTTGCAAGTAAGGCATATCGTGTTATTAACGGTGTGGATTTAATGGATGAAGTAATTTATGAACTAGAAAATCGTGTCTTTAATAGCATCGATAATACTTTCAAATCAGTTGATTATATTCCAGCAATGACCACGGATTTACTAAAGCCTACTCCGTACTTCAACAGTACTGAATATACTATAGATGAATATATCCAGCTTGAACTTCGTGGTTATGTAAACTTTATCGCAACAAACGGTATTGAAAATGGAACTCACGATTATGACCAAAGTAATTGGATGACTTGGAATTACACCGGAACTACGTATGTGGTTGATGGAAATCCAACAGAAATTCCTGCTCGTGGTTCATGGCGTGCAATCTATACAGATATGTTTGGAACCTATCGACCACATACACATCCGTGGGAAATGTTCGGGTTCTCTCAACGTCCAGATTGGTTTAATCAAGAATACGAACCAACTAAAGTTCGTCTTGGGGCTGATGCATCTGAATATGTATATGTTTACACTGCATATGTTGTTGATGAGAATGGTGACTTGGTTCCTAGTGGATTGTGGGATACTACATCTACACAAGGTGATGCAAGTACTGGTACAATCCTACATGGAACTCGTGCTGGTCAATATGATCAATTTAAACGTTTTGGTAAACAACCTTTTGAACTTGTGAGTACTGGTAATTTCTCATCTGATGGTGAAGAAATCTTTGAACTTAATCTTATTGCTCCTGAAGTACTAGGATTAGTTAGTGGTTCATTATCACATGTATCTGAACCGTGGGCTTATGGTGACATGGGTGATATGGAATTCACATACATGAATACCGTAATGTATGCATATGATAAAGTCATGGCACTATTACGTGCGAAACCATGCCAATTTGCAAACTACTTCTATGATACAAAGGGAAGTACTGTTCAGAAGATTGTTAATGATGGTTCACAGTTCCTTTATGGGGAAACTAATAAGCGTTTGAACTTCAATTCAAATACAATTGTTCATGGTGAAAACGGTCAACGTATTCTAGGATACCAGACTTGGGTAAGTGATTATCTAACATACCAGAACAAGAATGTAACTACTAACTACGGAGATATTCTACGTTCATCCGGCGTTAATGTTGGTCACCGGATTGGTGGATTTACTAAACAAGATCAACTAACTTTCAGTTCTGATAGTTTTGGTTTAGTATCTCAAGAAAACCAACATATCGGTTTAGTTAAGAGTTCTGCATTCCGTGATGAAGTACTAAGTGCAGTTAAAATCCAATGGACAGGAACTGGTTTCTCAATTAGTGGATATGACCTCGTTGGTGCTAAACTAAAATATAAAATTGCTAACAAAACTGGTCGTCGCGTATCAGTAACTGTTGGTAAACGTTCGGTAGTTCATTATAACGAGTACTTAGATCAGTACGGCGAATATGAATACGGAACATTACTTAAAACTTTCCAAGAAGTTTACACATTCCTTTGTGGTTATGGTGAATACTTAGAAGATGCTGGTTGGATCTTTGAAGATGTTTCAGAAGATGGTGTAACTCAGGATTGGTCAGTTATAGGTAAGGACTTTATTTCATGGAGTGCAACATCTCCAGCCGTGGGTGAATACATTTCAGTATCCCCAAGTACTAAGAATGCTAAATTCGGAACTACTTTCGGTTCAGTACAGTCCGTAACACAATTTAATGGTGGTGTATGGTCGTTATTAGACGATACAAACACAGGTATCCGTCCATATGAAATCGATACTTCAAGAATTGGTAACGTGTTCAGTGTTCGTCTAACTGATGAATCTGATAAAAACATGTCACTAATCCGTGTTAGTGTAGTTGCATATGAACATGCAGTAATTTTTGATGACAAAACTATTTTTGGTAACAGCCTTTATATTCCTAAGTATGGTGTAGTTCATGAAATGCTTAAGATGTACGGTTATATTACTGGTTCATGGAATGGTCGCCTAGAAGCGAAAGGTTTCATTATCTTAGAAGCTGGCACAATGCCAGATTTCGAAAAATTAGTAGATGATTTCAAGAGTTATTATGATGTTGAACATCCAGTTGATAACGTTACTATTCGTAATCTAGCACGTCATCTAATTGGATTCCAGACTCGTGATTATATCTCTCAGATGATCACCAGTGATACATCACAAATTGATTTCTATCGTGGATTTATCCGTGATAAAGGTACTAATCAGGTATTTGAACGCGTACTCCGTGTATCTAAGTCTTATAATACTGATAACTACAAAGCATTACAGGAATGGGCGTTTAAAATTGGTGAATATGGTAACGTATATGGTAAGAAACATCTACAGTTCCAATTAGTCAACAATGAATTCGAACAACAGCCACAAATGTTTACCTTCAGTGAATCTGCTACGGCAGACAGTACTGAAAATAATATTGTGTACTTCGGTTCTCAGGGTGTTGATTCACGTTGGATCACCCGTCCTAAAGGACAGTTCGCATTCCCTACCAGAACTGGTAAAAGTGAAGCAATTCATCTACCAGATATTGGTCCGGTAACATTGAACGAAGTTTCGTATAGTACTCGTGATTTCAGTACCGCATATACAGACCGTTTATCTTATATCAGCAATACTGGTAATAATCCTACTTCGGTTTGGGTATTACGTGATATGGATAATAACTGGAATGTTTACGAATTAGAAAACACTGGTATTACTTTAGAGAGTATTACACCAATTGGTGATGGAGATAACTATCCAGGAAACCACTGTACATTACAATTAAGTGCAGCACATGGAATGGAAGATGGAGATTACTTCTTCTTCGTAGACAATTCTGAATATATGCCTGATTTACTTAAAGCAGAAACTCAGTACTTTACCACTGGTGACAGTGAAACAAGTTTTGTTATTCCACTTGATGTAACTAATACAATTAATTTTGCAGATAACAATCCAGTACTATATCGTTATGTAAATCGATTCACTGATGCACAGAAACAAGAATATATCGATAAGAAGTATTCATTCTCTGCACCAGAAAGTTCATTGTTTGTTCGTCCAACAACATATAATTCAGAAACTAACGTAACTGAACTATATATGAATGTATATGACCCAATCAATGGTGTTATCCCAGGAACAATCATGGCTGATATAACATATGTTAGTCCAGTAGACCCAGCTAAGTATAATAGTGAAAGCGAAACACTTCAAGCATGGGGTTCTGAAAAGGTTGGTCTAGTTTGGTGGAACACTACTAACGCATTCTTCATGGATTATACTCGTCCGGTATATGACTCGGAAGGTAATGTAGATATAGAAGCTACTAATAACTATAAACGTTATAATTGGGGTAAACTACTACCAAACTCAGAAATTAATGTTCTTGAGTGGGTAGCATCACCAGTACTTCCTTATGGATGGGCTACACATTGTGAACGCATGGCTAAATTGAATAAAGATAGCAATGCATGGATTCCAAGTGGAGACGCAGTAGAGGATTATTATTCAGAATTCCAAGAGTATGATGAAGGTACTGATACTTACAAGACTGTATATTATTTTTGGGTTAAAAACGCAATTTACGTTCCAAAAGCTAAGAACAGAAACAAACCTTGTAATGAATTATCAAGAACTATTCAAGACCCTTCATTACTAAATGCTCCTTGGTTCTCACCAATTAGTACTGATTCATTTATCATTAGCGGTCTACAACAGGAAATCACTGATGATAAGAGCATCCTTTCAATCACATACCAGAACGATACTACTGAAGTTGTAAAACATGAACAGTATCAATTATGCCGTGAAGGTCAGGATTATAATTTTAACCCTGTTATTTGGGAATCAATGTGGAATTCATTGGTATCTCAGGAAACTCTACCCGATGGTACAGTATCTGAGTTACATTACCCAACTAACGATACCGGTATACTACCTGGTGAAACATGGTTCGAAAATGTCATTGAGGCACGTAGAAACTTTGTTACAGCAGCGAACGAGATATACAAAACAATCAACGTAACAACAAACACTGTTGTAATGGATGATGTGTTTAACGTTAAAACTGTTGAAGATAACCCAAATCTAATCAGTTTTAAAGTACTAACCTACAATAACGAACTCGTAATCAATCCTTCACAAGAAGCATTTGTTGAGAACGATGCAGTACTAGTAAGTACTTCTGGTACACTTCCTTCTCCATTGGATTCAACTACTGTGTACTTCGTACACTTTGATGAAAACAATTACATTCGTTTAATGAACTCCCCAAGCACTTCGGGTTCTACTGTGTATATTACACTAGAAGATAAAGGTGAAGGTCAACATAAAATGATTAAACAGTCAGATTATATTGAATCACTAGGAACTTCTTTGGATATGACTCAGTACTGGACACTAGCTGATTGGTATGACATTGGATATGACGAAAATACCTCTTACACTGATGAGATTAGTATTGATGTAGCAAACCAAAAGAATTATCAAGAAGGTGATGTTATCCGTATTACGGATGCAGAAGGTACATGGACATTATATGTTAAGACACTATCACGTAATGTTGTAATCTGGCAAGCAATTGCAAGACAAAACAGTACTATAGCTCTAAACAACCAGTTATATTATGGTTATGACCAGTACAAGGCTGATGGTTCATTGAGTAACGTTGAAGTTAACGTTCGTAAAGCACTAGCTTTAATTAAGAACTCCTTCAAAACAACTCAAAGTCGTTTAGTATTTGAAATGGTAAAATATGTTCACACTGAACAAACTGTTGTTGATTGGGTATTCAAAACTTCTTACATCTATGTTATTGGCTTAGAGCAATCTTTGCAACAAAATAGTTCGAGTGACAACTTGATTGAACAAATCGTTGAGTACTTCGAAGAAGTTAAACCGTACAGAACTAAGATTCGTTCTCAAATTGAACAGAAAACTTCCAACACCGATGAAATGACCGGAATTAGCAACGACCTTGATCCTAACGGATATGTGTTTGTTGACGGTGCATGGGTTAAGACAGAAGATGATATTTGGGATCATGAATATGCTAAGTTAAACGAAACAACAGGAAAATGGGAAATCGTTGGTTCATTACCTGCTGGATTTAAATCTCCTTCTCGTGCATTCCAAGAATCGTATGAGATGTTAGTATACGATAACTTCCAGTGTACACCAGATGCAGATTTGGGTAATAAACTTACTCTTGAAGAAGTTAATAACTCATTCATGAATAATAAAGGTGACGTTCTAGCCCCAGGAAACCATTATAAATTACAACGTTACTCATTCACTTATCCAGTGATTGATACTGATTCAATTGACAGTAATGTTCTAATTGGAATCAGTGCGATTTATACTGATATGATTACTACTGGAACTCTACAGGAAGCAATCAAAGAACAACTACAAAAATATAATGATGATGTAGCAATGACTGAGAAATTTTTGTCAGACCTACAAACCGTATATGATGATGTTGTTGCCGATGATAGTACTGTTAAAGTTGCACAGCAATATAATCAGTACAATACACTAGCGAACAGAAGAAGATTATATACTTCACTAAGTGATAATTCAATTTCTCAGGAAATGAATTGTCCATTCAAAGGTCGAGTATTATCTGATAACTTGAATACACGTTTACCGTTCGGATACTCTGCATCAAATAATGAAAATTATGGATATGTAATGTATACCCGCGACTTGTACGAGAAGTTTGTTTCACTAGTCACCGAAGCTAATCCTTCATTCAGTACTGAACAAATTAATGATTACCTAGTGTATGAATATGGTTTGTATCCTTGGATGTATGATATAGATTCAGTGAACGATTCTGGTATCAAGAATGGAAAGAATTACTTAGATGCACTATATGTACTAACAGCAATGAGAAATACATATAACCCTGATAATGATGACCAATTCGAGATTGCAAGACAAATTCTTGCACAACCAACAATCGATATGTACTGTATGGTTATGATTCCACGTAAGTTAGTAAAAATCAAAAATGTAAACACCGATGAATATCTAGATGTTCCAATGGATGTTAGTCTTGACTTGTTTATGGAAGATGCTTTAATTGTTAATAACGATGTTGTTACTTTAGAAGAAATTAACCTAGACGATTTACCTCTTGATAAAAACAATCCATTGTATGATGAAATTCAGGATGTATTAACTTTAGGTTCAGAAATTTACCTAAATGATGCAAACTCATTTGATAACTTCGGTTTAGAATCTCAAACTAAAGATGTATTATATACTGCTAGCGGTACTGTCAATACAACACAAGATCCTATATTTGTGGATGTAAGTGATATTAACCCACTAGGTAATGATTCAGCCCAAATGAGATTTACGGTTAACGGATATGGCTATGATACCTCTGGTAATCTACAGCTTAAGACCCAAGGTAACTTCCAGATTGAAGGTTATGTTCTACAGAACCCTTACAATACTAAAGAAGCTATCGTAAGTATTCCACGCTATACCCAAGCAATTGAGTATATGCAAAGAAATCTAATTTCTAGAAATGAAATTCGTTATTCTTACCAAGTTAAAGATGTAATTGATTCGTCAGGTACTATCCGTCTTGTACAAGAAAATGATTTCAAAGTTGGTGAGAAAGTTATGGTCTTCACTCCTGAAGCAGAAGATTATGATGTACTAATGGCAGATAACACTTGGAACACTGTTCTACCTGTTGCTAATATTAAAAATGGAACTCGACCACGCATCTATACTATTTCGTCTGTTACTGGTGATACAATTCGCGTAGGTGGATTAACATTCAACGGAACATATGATAGTAACTCAGATGAGTTAATGGTTCCTGGTACACCAACTGCAATTAACGTTGTTCGTATTACTTCATTCAATGATGCAGAATTCACTAATGGTTCTATATCAATGTATAGTACTGAACGTTCTTACCGAGTAAGTATTCTTGATTATGACTTGTTCTATGATAGAATGATTAAAGGTGAAACGTACTCAGATACTTATACAGGCGATGATTATGATTCAATGTATATTTCTAATGAGATTGTTGAGATTGATGGAAATGAAGTTGACCACGGATACTACCAACCAATATATGGTAAAGGTGTTCTAAGTGAACTAATTCGTACTAAAATGGATGATAGCTTACAGATTTTCGTTTACGAATATCAAGATATTAATCCAGTACTTAACGGTTCTACCTGGACTTATACTGGAAACTTAGTAGACGGCGTTTACATTAACGATCACGATGCAGCACTAGTTGTTGCGATTTCGGATTCGGTACAGCATATGGGATATGTAGCAACTCCAATTAAGGTTGAAAGTACTACTATTGAGAATGGTATATTAACTTCTGCATCATCTGCTACTAAAGATTTGATTGCAGTAGGTAATGAAATTGTTCTTATTCGTCAGAATGGAAATATGTTGCGTGAAATGTTTGGTACTTGTGAAAACAATTATGTTTCTGGAACTGCTTATACCAAGATGGGTGTTATTCTTGGAACGGAAGATACGTTAGAAGTTTACAATGCTAACTACCCTTCAATACCATTGAGTACATTCAGTGCTGGATATACAGTTACTGGTTCAGAGATTGAACAATTAATTAAATAAAAAAAAGGGAGCCATTGGCTCCCTTTTGTTTTTATACTAGTTTGATTTCGCCATCGACAACATCAAAGTTTGCAACACCACCATTCTGTAGAGAACCAATTAAGATTTCTTTAGACAATGGTACGCGGATCTTATCATTGATGATACGTTTCATTGGACGTGCACCCATTCCTGGAGTAACACCTTTCTTAGCCAATTCTTCTTTAGCTGCTGGTGATAGTAGTACTGTGACATTACGACCGTCAAGATCTGACTGAAGTTCTGCAATAAACTTATCAACAACACTTAGAATTACATCATGACCAAGTTCTTTGAACTTAATAACACTATCAATACGGTTCATAAACTCTGGTGGTAAATGCTGCTTAATTGCTGCATCCATACCATCATCGCCGCCTGAATTCATTCCCATAGACATTACTGAAGAATCACGTGCACCTAAGTTGGTTGTCATGATAATAGTAACATTATCGAAATATACAGTTTTACCGTGTGAACCAGTTAGTCGTCCTTCATCCATAACCTGTAGGAAAGTTAGAAGTACTTTACGGTTCGCCTTCTCAATTTCATCAAGAAGTAGAATACAGTTCGGATGCTGTTCAACTTTGTCTAGTAGTGCACCATTACCTGAATCATGGCCTACATAGCCTGGTGGTGAACCGATAAGTTTAGATACGTTATGCTCTTGAGCATATTCTGACATATCAAAGCGAATTAGTTCCTGACCCATTGAATCAGCAAGTGCTTTGGTAATTTCAGTTTTACCTGTACCTGATGGACCTACAAACATAAATGCACCTTGAATAGTACTTTTACCGCGTAGACCTGCACGAGCAACCATTACGTTTTCAACCAATTTCTCAACTGCTTGATCCTGACCAAATACACGGTTACGTAGATTATCGCCAAGTTCTAACATACGAGTACTTTCCGCACACGCAACTACTTCCAATGGTAAGTTTGCTACACGAGCAACTTCACTTACAATATCTTCACGTTCGATAACATCTGCTGGATTAGCTTTGTTACGGTTACGTGCACCAGCAGCATCTAGTAGATCGATTGCTTTATCAGGGAAACGTTTATTCTGTAGATACTTACTTGATAGTTCTAGAATTGCATCAATTGCCGCAGCAGAGAATACAGTACTATGGAACTTCTCGTAGGTAGCTTTAATCCCGTTAACAATCAAACGAGTTTCATCTAAAGTAGGTTCTAGAATATCAACCTTCATGAAACGGCGTTGTAGTGCTGCGTCTTTTTCAATGTGTTTACGATATTCATCGTATGTAGTTGCACCGATAACACGGATTTCACCGCGAGACAATGCAGGCTTTAACATATTGCTCATGTCCAAAGAACCTGAACCAGATGCACCAGCACCCATAATTGTGTGAATTTCATCAATGAAAAGAATAACATTTTCACGTTCTTTCAATTCAGAAAGAAGACTATCAACACGTTCTTCGAACTCACCACGATACTTAGTACCGGCAGTGAATGCACCCATGTTTAGAGATAAGATCTCAACATCACGCATTTCTTCTGGAACTGTACCAGCAGCGATCATTTGTGCAAGACCATCTACGATTTGTGTTTTACCAACACCTGGCTCACCAACTAATGCAGCATTCTTTTTAGTTTTACGAGAAAGAATCTGTACTAGATCTGCTAGTTCAACTTCGCGACCGATAAGAGGATCAAGTTTACCTTCTGAAGCAAGTTCAGTTAGGTTAGTAGTAAAGTTTTTAATAGAATTTTTTGATTCTACTTTTACATTCGTAGTTGAACCAGATGCAGAACGTTTAGAACTAATTTCTGTTTTTTCTGGTACTTCATCAGAAGTACTGCTACGCAAATCGATATCGTAATCGATACTGTTAATGTAACTTTGTAGTTCACGTGCAACCGCAGTGCGACTTAGATCAAGTTCTTCTAGTGCAGCATCTAGTGCAGTGTTAGGGAATGATAAACATTCAAAAAGAATGAAATACGCTTGGATAGTGTAATCATTTTCTTTAAGTTGTTCAATTACTGACTTCTTTTGAAGTTCGAACATGATCTTACTTACCATTGATGATACTGGTGTTTTCTTATCAAGATCGACTTGTTCTTCCACTGAATACGGAAGTGCTGGTGAAGTAGATTTCTCCAGATAATCAGTAATGCGGTCTTTTAATTTTTTAGCACTGATATCGTTTTCGTTCAAGAACTCGATAATGCTTGGAATGTCAAGAGCAACAACAGTTAAATGATCAACAGACAAAATGCTGTGACCTAAAGAACGTGCTAGTTGTTCACCCTTCTGGAAAAAATCGTCGAAACTGTAGCTCATCGTGCTCTCCTACGTTTTAATTTTATCTGTAACTAGTATATTATATCACAATTTTCTAACCCGTTCCAAAAATAAATACAATATAGATTTCTTTTTGGAGATTAGAAAATGACATATAGAATGTGGAAAAAAGGTCGTACCAACGATTATAAATTCATTGACAATGCTATTGGTGAACAATACAACATTGGTGGAGTTGATATGTGGTTATATACATATCAAGGACCAAAAGGCAATGAAGGAAGTACTGATGCTACATTACCAGACTTTAGTAAAGGTAACGGAACATCATCTAGTATTGGTGATCTTGTGTTTGGGGAAACTACCCAACGTTCCTACAATATTCAGGCAATAACATTACCTGTAGTTTATCAAGTGCAAGAAGCAACACCAGATTTAAAAATACCGGGTTTATTCTTTAACTTCGACACTATGGACATTACTGTGCATTATAACACAATGATGCAGCGTGTTGGAAGGAAGATTATGCCAGGTGATGTATTAGAATTACCAAACTTACGCGACTTTGATGTTATTGGTCGTGATGTAGGTTTGAATCGTTTTTATGTAGTACAAGATGCATTCAGAACTTCTGAAGGTTACTCTGCTACGTGGCAACATCATATATTTAAACTTAGAGTAAAACCTTTAACTGATTCTCCTGAGTTCGCAGAAATCACTGATCCAGATAACAATGCATTCCCTGATAATCCTAATGATCCAAACAATGGAAATGGAAACTCACCGGGTAACAGTACTGGAAGTGCAGAACTTGATATCATGAATCAAATCATTCAGCAAGCAGATTCTGAAGTTCCATACATTCACTGGACTAATGAACATATCTACAACGATATTTCTGACATTAGTGAGTTATCAAGATACATCATCAGTGGATACGAGTTTCCAGTTAATCCATCTAAGAACATGTTTTTCATAAAAAACACTTTACCAGTACTTTATGAGAAAGATGCTGATTCTAACTGGATACTTGTTGATACTGCATATGGTTCTAAGTTGCCACGCAAAGCTGCTGATTTTTCATTCTTCTTTTTAGAAGATGCTGCTAGCGTTTCAGGATATTCACTTTACCAGTACTACTTAACTGATAAAAAGTGGTTAAGCTGTATTCTTCCGTTCACCGATGAAAACATTGTACCAGAAGATGCTGAAGACTTCTACTGTTATTATCATAAACCTCAACTTTATCAGGTAGAAGATGATGGTGTAACATGGGTAATCCCACCAGATTCACATAGTAACGTTCCGTTCACAACTAAAGATATTGCTGCGAACCGTACTAACCATGATGACATTCGTTCAGCAATACCACCAACACAGACTAAAGATAACTCAGGTGACCAGTTTCCAAGTGATCCGGTTGATGGAGAATATTTCTATCGTACTGATTATGTTCCGCAGACACTATGGCAATTCAGCTCAGAAAACTCTGCTTGGACACAATTCAACTATGGTGGTCGTTTACCTTGGACTGGACCTAATCAGGAACAATCTTCCTTCATTAATAGTCCTGACCGTGTATCGATTCAGGATGTGGTCAAGCCTAACATTGTGTACAGAAAATAAGGAACACAAATGAAATTAAATTATTACTACGACGGACAGTTCCGTCGGTTATTAAAACATCTTATCAGAGTTTTTGGGGAATTTCAAGTAAAAAATGGTGTTGACGACACAGGAAACCAGAAATATAAAGTTGTTCCTGCTCGGTACGCTGATATATCAAGAATGGCAGCATATATCATTTCGGGTGGTTCCGAAAACGTTCTACCGTCAACACCACTTATAACTATCAATGTACAGTCTTTGAAAATGGACCGTCAGGGCATTCGTTCACCAGCTTCACATACGATGGTTATGGGTACTAACAAGTCTCCAGCACCAAACGAATATACTAAAGAGTTAGATAAACAATATCAAGTTACAAGATACAATCCGACACCTTGGATTCTAACATTTAATGTCAATATATGGGCTACGAATTTAACGAACAAGATGGAACTTTTTGAACAAATTGCAACATTATTCAATCCATCAATTCAGCTACAACTAACAGAAAATCCTATGGATTGGACAGGAGTTGTTGATATCGAGTTGAAAGACTGCCAGTTCAGTACTCGTGGATTCCCACAAGGTACTGATACAGATTTAGACATCATGGTACTAACTTTTGAGTGTCCAATTTGGCTAAGCTTACCAGCTAATGTTAAACAAGCAAAACTAATACAACAGATTGTAACAAATATCAATACTGCAAAGGATGAATTAGAAATAGACTTACAGAATTACACTGATAATATTACTGATGTTTACACACCAAAAAATATGTGCATCATGGTTAATAGAGTTGATGCTGAAAATTCTATAGAGACTTATGATGTTACTTTAGTAAGTTCAAGTTTAAATACGTTATCGACAAATGGTAAAATATATTCATGGAACCGCTATCTAGATTATCTAGATCCTGGATTTGAAGATAAGGAATTATATCTTAAGTTTCAGCAGGGGATTGAAGAAGTAAATCCGATAAGAGGTGATGTTATAGTAAGACCAACTGATGAACATCCTAATAAGATGACAGTTCAGGTTGATACTTCACTATACAATGTATCGCATACTATCAAGGGATTTGTTTATGAAATAAATCAACTAAGTACTGCACTCCCAGAAGACCAGTTTGTTAACATTGCGGAACATAACATAATCTACAAGGATACAGTTATTAAGCCAAATGATTTATTCAAGATAACTAATAATGGTGCAGATATCATCAATCCAAGTACTATTGATGGATATGTTTATAATGGTGATGATACACATTTCTATAGATATAATGATGTGTTTGGTTGGCACCAATCAGTACAGAATAAGTATCGACAAGGATACTGGAGAATTGCATTTAAGAATGCATAAGGAATAACTATGACTAACGAAGCAGTGGGAGCTATTTTTCTATCAGAGCGTACTGGACGTATGATGTTGAACTTACGTTCTGACACAGTGACGTACCCTAATAATTGGGGCTTCGTTGGTGGTAAGATTGAAAATAGTGAATCCCCAATAGAAGCATTATATCGGGAAATATCAGAAGAATTGGGGGAGTCAATACCTCCAATTCAGGATATTATACCATTTGATGTTTTCTGTACTAAGAACGAAAAGTTCAGATATTACTCTTTTATTGTTGTAGTTCAGGATGAATTTATTCCTGATCTTAATGATGAAAGTGCAGGCTATTCCTGGGTTAAAATTGGAAATTGGCCTAAACCTCTCCATCCCGGAGCTAAAAGTACTTTATATAATAGTTCTATTGTAAATGACTTCAACTCACTTTGGGATTCAATAAAAAATGGCAGACCATTTAAAAACAGTCTGCCATTCAATATCTATTAATTATACCCCTACTGGCGGTATACCTGTCAATGTAAGCAACGCTGACCATTGTGTTAGCGTTGTTTGTCCTGCATTCAAATCTGAAATAGAAGCATCAATTCTGAAACCTAAATGTTTAGAACTATTCAGTGCTGCTGTTACATATGTATTGTAATCAGCTTGAGTTGTTCCATTAGCACCGGGTAGAGTAATATCTGCACCATTAATAACAACTGAAACTGACCATGTTTGATCAATGCTATCAATCGTATCAACAATCTGTGTTAAAGAAGCTATTTTACGTGGGTCAGGAATCTGACTAGCAGTAGCTACACCATTAGTAATAGTACCTGCATTATCAACATAAAACGAACCTTTAATAATCCAATCACTATAAACACTAGGGAACGGAATAATTTCACCTGACGTTGGATCTGTTGTTACAACACGCCCCATAATCTTTAATTCATAAAAATAGTTAGAACCAAATTGAAGAACACTCTCACCATTCTGGAAAGTAACCCAACCATCTGAGCTAGTAGTACTAGCACCACCTAAATTAAAGTAGGCAATTGTTTTAGTCGAAGTACTTTGACTGAAAGCAATATATTTCCTGCCAGTATCATAATTAATATCTAATAGTGATTCATACTGTTTATTAACAGGGCGAGTGGTTTGAATTTCACGCCATTCTTTATTCTTCATCAGTACTTTCAATGAATCGCCATTGTTGGTTAATACCATACGACCCATGATAGATGTATCACCATCTGGTACAGTATTGAACAATGTTATCATTGGTACGCTAGCCCAATCTAATTCAGTAGCTGGATTAGTATTGTCTGGTTGACGTGCAGAATCAACTAATGATATTAGTAATTCACCAGTACCTGTAGTGTTCCTGTACCACAACTGACCCGGTACTGAACCATTTGGTTTAGTTTGACCAGCAAAGTTTTCAGCTAGCCATAATGCGTTTTCATTCCATGCCTGACCGTAACTTACTTTATCCCTACCGACTAAGTTAATCGGTACTGGATTCGCTGCTGGCTGATTAGGGCCAAGAATTACGTTGTTTGGAATAGTAGCGTAGACTTTTCCGTTACTACGCTTGATTGTATATTGGATCATTTAGTTCCCCTTATTGTAGTTGAACGCGAACGGTGTATTTAATTTGAAGTACACGGTTTGCACTCTTTTCAACAGGGTGGAAAATGATATGTGACAACGGTAGACCCGAATCACCATCTGTGTATAGACCTAATTCGTCAAATACATAGTTTCCTTCCATATCGGTAGTTGAACTTACGTTCTGGTCAGATGGTTCACCCAAACTTAGGGTACATAAACAAACAATATCGGTATAAACCTGTCCTGGAATATGAACAGTACTGATGTTGTTGTATGCAGAATCTACACTAGCATTTACATTTGCATTAATCTTTTTTGCATATGTTTCTGAGTATAGTCCACCAAATGAGCTAATTCGTGGTGATTTATAAGTTACACGACCAGTACTAAGCACAACAGTACCGCCATTACCAAAACGCATTTCCGAGATAGCACCTAAGCTAATACCTGAAGAGTTTTCAGATCCAGCTAATGCATAAGCAATTGCTTGACTCATATTTTCAGGATGGATTGCGTTAGACTTATCTACCACTACCGATACGTTTTCAGGATCAGTAATATCAGTGATTAGCACATGTCCTTTAACAAATAATCTAGGTAGTTCTATTTTGTTATTCATTTCTAATCCCTTAGTAGTTAATCTGGATTTCTTCTAACTTACCAGCAAGTGTTTTTTGAAGTTCGGTAGGCTGAACACTAATGTAATCCCTTTGAACACCAACACGCAAATAAGTAAAGTTACCGACTACATTCTCTGCAAACGTTCCAGTGACACCATGTAAGTAAATGGTCTTTTCGGAGTTTGGATTGAAAATAACTGTGTCAGTAAATTCCATGTAATATTTACAACTTTCTTGGAATTTGATTGGGAACCAATCTGCTTCCGTTGGATCGCTTGCTAATGTTGCTTGAACGTAAATTCGTCCAATAAAGTTGCGTAGTGTAAAAGCAAGGGTGTGTAATCCGGTAGTACTGCCATAATACCCGCCAGCAGCAAGCGGTAGTGAAACTTCATTCCAGTGATAATCATTGTTAGTAGTATACCACGAATCAGTATCTTGATAATCAAGGATTTCACCATCTTTACTTTTTCTTCTAAAAAGAAAATTTTTCGATCTCAAAGCCATTTCTTTCAGTCCTCAGTATTTGAACTTTTACTTATTTATAGTACAGCGATTGTAAAAATACTGGATAAATATTGATAATATGACATAACATAAAAGGAATGAACTATGACAATTTCATTTAATAATGGGTCTTCATCTTCATGCAATTCTTGTAGTGGTATCCAGAGTCTAGTGATTAATAATGCAGGACACCTTATTGTAACGTATGATGATGGATTAATCCAAGATTTGGGATTGGTAGTTGGTGCTGATGGTACTAACTTTTATCCTAATGAAATGGGTTTTGTTGTTCCAGACTCTACATTCGATTTGGATAAACCGTTGGGTTGGACTTATCTAAGTTTAGTACAACCAGTTTCTTTGTACTTTAAAACTAATGCAGCAAATGAATCAACTGCAACCTGGGTAAGTGCACCATTCGGTCAAGGTCCAAAAGGTGATACAGGTGAACCATTTGAAATTGATTCACAGGGAACAACCCTGCCTACAACCAATTTAACTGATAATTATACTTTCTATAATACCACTGACGGTAAGATTTACATTTATGACTTAGCAACTACAAGTTGGTCAAATTACCAATTCAGAGGTGCTCAAGGTATTCAAGGTAAATTTATCATTGATTTCCAAGGTGAAGAATTCCCTGATATTACTAATTTAGATTCAGGTTATACATTTTATGAAACCGACACTGGTTATTTGTATTATGTAAAAGTAGATGCCAATGGTCAAAAATCATGGAGTCAGGGAATTTTATTCCGTGGTCCTAAAGGTGAAGAGGGTGAACCTGGTCTTAAAGGTGATCCGGGTAGAGACGCTAACAACATTTATGCAATCAAGAATGTAATTGATACATCTTATGAAAACGCATTACTTGTTATTGGAAAAGTACCAGCAGGTTATTTGGTAACGAGAATTGAAGTGACTATTCAGAATGCTTATTCGGCACCTGTAACTGATCTCGAAGTACGGTTTGGTGGAACTGCACAGTCCGAAATTGACGGTACTGTAATTGCACCATTTGATTACTTTGATATTAATACTCCACAAAAATACATTGTTGATGAAGTTAATCATGAAATAAGTGATAAAGAAGAGATTCTTTCATGTATTTTCAACGAATCTGTTAACAATAGTCCAGTAGGTTTAATGACAATAATTTGCACCATTGCAAAACAACTTGAAATAACACCAATATCAGATAATATTTAACTTAAGGGAAGCTTATGCTTCCCTTTTTTATTACCTCAATAAATATATTAAACAAACATTCTAGGAGAACGTATCGATGGCAGTTTTTTCTAATTTAGAAGGGACCATGAAAAAGGCTTTCATCCTTGGTAAGAACGGAGCAAAGCTATCTTATGATAACAATGCACTATCTGTTCATAATTATCGAGGTACTAGCCTTATACCTATCAGTGCTGGCGAACCAGTTGACGGTACTCACCTTATAACTTTATCTTACTTTAACTCTCACTCAGGTGGTGGTTCAAGTAGTGCTTTGCGTGGAACAACAGATCCTGCACAAAGTCTAGGTTCAGATGGTGATACATACTACAAAGTGGATTCGGTCAGTATTTTACAAATTTATGTAAAAGATGAAGGAATTTGGAAACCTTATGCAACACCAACTGATTCTCAATATGTAACTACAACCGTAGCTACTGTATCAGACTTTCAACAAATAGGTACTGATTATGTTTATACCTTACCTGCAACAACACATATGCGTGGTTCTGACATTATTGTTCAGCTTCAGGCTGCTGGTGGAGCAGTGACCGGTAGTGATGTTCAAATTGATGCATCTGGAAATATAACAGTTACTCTTGATTCACAACCAACATCTGACATTAACCTTGTCATTATAGGGAGCACTACATTGTCAACACCATATAGTAAATTAATTAATAAATCCGATTGGATTGCTTCAGGAAGTGATTTTGAATTATCAATTCCTCAATCTGTTCATGGTCAAGAAGCAGGGTCAATCTTCTTAGCGGTTTATCAAAATACTATTGACTCAGCAACAAGTGTCTCACCATATTCTATCGTAGCAGTTCAAACTTCAATTGATAGTACTGGTAATGTGATTTTAACCGCCTCAGTCGCATTCAGTGGGAAGATTGTAATCAGCGGAAAATAATATAATTGGAGAATTAATATGCATTCTATAAAAACTGATTTATCAGTTACAGGAAGCTCCAACTTTCTGAAAGCAGTAAATGTACAAGGTTCAGCAGTGTTCGCAAGTACAATTACTGGTGGGAACGTAACTTTCCACAATGCAACATTTAATGCCATTGACGCAGCAGGAGAAATTACCTCTCCTGCTATTTCAATTTCAGGTAATATAAATGTTGATGGTAACATAATCGGCTCAGAAACAACTACAGCCACTTTCAATACTTTAAACTCAACCGATGTTAATACTAACGTCCTCAGTACTACTGATGTAATCAGTACGGGTACAATATCTTCTACTAATATAATTAATTCAGGAAGTATTAACTCCCAATCCTTAACAAATACAAATACTATAACCACCAACGCTATTGAAAGTGTTAACTCAAGTGTTTCTGGTATTCTGTCAAGTAATACAATAAACAATGTAAATTCAATCAATACTAAAGATTTATCTAGTACTGGTATAGTTACAACTGAAATTCTAAATGCATCTGAAATATCAAGTTCAGGTGAAATTTCTGCTTCTCTATTCACTGCCGAAACAGAACTCGTTTCTCCATTAATTACGGCTTTATCATTAAAAGCAACCACCATTGATACAATTGAAAAGATTAATACAAAAGATATTTCAAGTACTGGAATGTTTGAAAGTACTAATATATCAAACACCGGAACTATTAATACCGGAAACATTGTAAGTACTGGTACAACAACAGTTAATCATCTTATCAGCACAGATCAGATTAATTCTGAAAATTTAGTAACCAAAAACATTTCAAGTACTGGTATAGCAAACACTACTGATATTGTTAACACCGGAAATATTGGAACTGTAAATTTATCAAGTACTGGTACTCTTTCAAGTCGTGATATTGTTAATACCAATAGTATTAATACAGTCGATTTTGTTAGTACCGGATCAGCAAATATCACTGATTTAACTGCATCAACAATTCACAGCGTAGATTTAATTATTTCTCGTGATATATCATCAGATACAATTCACACAGGTGATGTTATTAGTACGGGCACAATTACCAGTGCCGATTTTATTAATAGTGGTATATTAACTACTAATACTGCATCTGTACAACGGTTGGCAGCTAATACTATAGATGTTGATGGTGATTTAAACACATTCGGTAGCGTTAATACTGATATGGTGAATGCAAACTTCCTGACATTAGGTAAAACTATGAACTCAGCTTATAGTAACAACGTTACTTGGGTTCTTGAAGATACTGCGGTATCTCCATCATGGGAAGGTGTTTCATTAGATGGTACTCAGGTTATGCCTTTAAGTACTAAAATATTTGATGATTTAAACAATGTAGAAACTCTTGGTCCAATAGGAACTGACACTATTCCATTAGATTCATCATTAACCAGCACCAATAATCGTGCAATTTTCAGTACTGAATTTATAAGTGCTGAACCATATGACGGTCCATTATCAATTGTTATATCAAATGAAGCTAAAGGTGTAATATTAACCAAATATGATACAATGGTTGATTTGAATGTTGGTGATTCATACGTATTAGAATATAACACACCTTTGTGGGTTTCTAATGCAGAAACTGTATTGTTCAAAGCTATTAAAGAAGATGATTCTGTATTGCAAGTCAAATCAACAGAAGATGGGACTAAACCGTATATAAAAAGTAAAATTCGTACATTTGATAATTCAATGGTATTCAATCAATCTAATATGGATATGATTGTGAATGAACTTGAAAGTATGACGGGTGATGATAGACTAGATGTTACACTACTTAAAAATATAGAAAATTACCAAACTGGTACATATATGGGACCGATTAATTTCAGTGCTCCAGTATCACAGTTTAATGGTGCAGTAATTGGTTCTAACTGGATAGCTATCACTGCTGGTACAATTGATGGAATTAACTTCAAAGTAGGTGATTCTTTAGTTAGTAAAGCATTAAATCCAACAGTTACTACAATAGCTGACAGCAATAAGTTTATCGTTAAAGATAATCCAAATCCATTTGCAACATCAACAACTCCGGGTATTGTACTCTCAGGACATGGTTTAGAAGTTGATGGTTCTGGACATTTAAGTACTAAATTAGGTTCTGGTTTAACGTTTGATAATACGTTTAGAGTCATTGCTGACGTTGCAAATATTGATGTTACGCAATTAAAGAATTTCAACACACTACAAAAAGGTACGTTCAGAGGTTTAATTCCTGCTACATTAGCTGGATTAGCTGGGGCTGTTCGTGGAGATTTCTGGAAAGCCAGTACATCAGGTACAATTGGAACACAATCTTATATTCCTGGTGATGAATTGTATTGTAATACAGATACACCAACTACTCCAAGCAATTTAACGAACTTCACTTATGTTCCACAAACTACATCAGCCATGATTGGTGCAACAAATTCGGTTGCAGGTGTAGCTGGTGTTGTTCCATCACCAGCAGCCGGTGATAATTTAAAGGCACTATTCGGTGACGCAACATATAGACCAGTATTACAACCGACTGATGTGGTAGACACGCTATTAAGTACAAGTCAAATAGTTCCATTAAGTGCGAATCAGGGTAACGTATTAAATGCATTAATTAATACCAAGTCAAGTATTACTGATATTGTTGATAATCTTAATAGTAATTCACCAATTCTACCACTTAGTGCAAACCAAGGTAGTATTATAGCCGGTTTACTTGATACAAAAATTAATATTTCAAGTATCAATGATACATTAACCAGTACCAGTACTGTTGTTCCATTAAGTGCAAATCAAGGTAATATCTTGAATACATTGATTGGAACTAAAGTAGATAAAGCTGATATATTTGATACTCTACAAAGTACACAAGCAGTTAAGGCACTTAGTGCAAATCAGGGTAATGTTTTATACACCATGATTGGTACAAAGATTAACACGTTGGATGTGGTTGATAACCTATTAAGCTCAAGTGTTATATTCCCATTGAGTGCTAACCAAGGAAGAATATTAAGTGCAGCAATTGCTACAAAAAGCAATGCTTCTGATATTGTTGATAATCTTACAAGTACAAGTTCGGTCGTTCCATTAAGTGCTAATCAAGGACGAGTACTAAAAGGTTTCATTGATACTAAAGTCAACACATCTGATATTTTTGACGCATTAACAAGTACTTCAGCAGTATTACCGCTAAGTGCGAATCAGGGTAACGTGTTAAATGCTGCTATTGGTACTAAGTTGAATATAGCTGACATTAACGATACGTTAATAAGTACTTCAGTTATAGTTCCATTAAGTGCAAATCAAGGTAGAGTTCTAAAAGATAGTATCGATTTAAAAATCAACATAACTGATATTGTAAACACTCTTACAAGTACTAGCATTCTTAATCCATTAAGTGCGAATCAGGGTAGAGTACTTAATAATTCAATTCAGACTAAGGTTAATATTTTAGACATAGTAGATTCAGTTGTAAGTACTTCAGTAGTATTACCACTAAGTGCTAACCAAGGGCGTATTCTTAATAATGCTATTCAAACTAAGGTTAATACTTCTGATATTATAGACAATCTGCTAAGTACTTCAGGATCTGTTCCATTAAGTGCGAATCAGGGTCGCATATTAAGTGCAGCAGTGAACACGAAGGTAAACACATCTGATGTAATTGATACTTTAACCAGTTCAAGTACTGTGTTCCCATTAAGTGCTAACCAAGGGCGTATTCTTAATAATTCAGTTAATACTAAAGTTAACACGGCTGACATTGTAGATAACTTATTAAGCACTAATAGTACAGTACCATTAAGTGCCAACCAGGGTAATGTACTAAATGCAGCAATACAATTAAAAATTAACACTTCATCTATAGTAGATGCATTAACCAGTACTTCTGCTGTTGTACCACTAAGTGCGAATCAGGGTAACGTGTTAAATGCTGCTATTGGTACTAAACAAAATAACCTTGTTAGTGGTGTTAATATTAAAACTATTAATGGTGCTTCTGTTCTTGGCACTGGTGATATTATTACTAATAATGATGCAAGTACAAGTATCAAAGGTGTTATTCAGTTAGCTGGGGATTTAAGCGGAACGGCTGCTTCACCAACAGTATCGAAGGTAAATGGTATTTCTATTTCTGGTACTCCTGCAACTGGAAGTGTTTTAATAGCAACAGGTACGACTGCTGCTACATGGCAAGCACAAACTTCATTTGCTGCTGCGACCACTACAACTAATGGTGCAATGAGTAGTACTGATAAAACTAAGTTAAATGCTTTAGTAACTACTAACTTTGTTGGTAGTACTTCTAGTACTAACGGTACTTCTGGATATGTACCTGCCCCTGTAATTGCAAATAGCTATAACCATATGTTAAAAGCTAATGGTACTTGGGGTGGTATTAACAACGCAGGTAGAGTAAGTAATTACAATACAATTACTCAAAATGCCACCACCACTTTTGCTAACGTAGTAAACCCTACTGCATTAACCCTTACTGGTAATAGTTCATTATATACAGGTAATACTAATGGAATACAATGTTTATTAGCAGGAACATATAAGGTGACAATTACTACTCATTTAGCATCAAACGGTTCAGTATATGCTGAGGCTTCAGTTGGTGTTAATAGTGTTGCAACTGGTGCGATATATGTATCATTTGCTCCAGCAGGTTTACTAACTGGTAATGATCGAAATACTATATCATTTACTGAATTAGTTACTGTTGGTGCAGGACAAACAATTAGTTTAATGTTCCGATCAACAAATACAAACAGTACTTGTTCTGGTGCAACTATAATTGTTGAAAAACTAGATTAATGTAATTAAAAAAAGCCAGAACATGTATGTTCTGGCTTTTTCTTTATTGGTGCTTAGGGTACTACCTGGATAAATACATAAAATAATGATTTGGGATAAATTCAAATCCAACGGAGGGATTACATGTATTCTATAAAAACTGATCTTGGCGTATCTGGTAATTCAACAGTCGATAAAGACTTGTTGATTAAAGGTAATGCTGTCATCGCCAACAATCTTACCGTAAATGGTACTGTTGTTTTCGCTGATGCAACCTTTACTCAGATTACTGTCAGTGGGACAGCGAATCTTAAGGATGTTAACGCTACAGGGACTGCAACTCTAAATGATGTTGAAGCTGCGGGTAACACAATTCTTGGTAATTCCGATACCAATTCTGTGACCGTAAATGCTACAAGTACTTTTAATGCACCAGTTACTATTAAAAGTGATACTTCCATTGAAGGTAATACTGTATTAGGAAGTGCTGCTACTGATACACTACAAGTTAATGCTGATTCTACATTTACCGCACCAAGCAAATTCAACAGTGATGTTATTGTTGGTGATGCCGGAACTGATGCATTAACCGTAAATTCAGGTGCTGCCTTTAAAAATAACGTGAGTGTTGGTGAAGATTCAACCGATACTCTAAATGTAAAAAGTACTGCTAAATTTGATAATGGTGTAACCATCGGAGATACTTCTGCTGCTGCATTAGTAATTAACAGTACAACAACTATTAAAAATGATCTAACTATTGGTGATAACTCAACTGATACCGTAACAATCAACAGTGATGTTGATTTAGTTGGTAATATGGTTGCTTCAGGTGATGTTACCTTGGGTGGAAAAGTTACAGTAACTGGTGATACCAGTTTGGAATCTCTTACTGTAAATGGTATTAGCCGTTTAAAAGGTTCACTATCTTTAGATACAGGAACTACTGCTACTTTTGATAATGTAGTAATTAACGGAACCATTGGTGGTAGCTTTACTCAAGATGCTGGTAAATTTAACACACTAACCGTAACTGGTACTTCAAGTCTTGGAAACGTTAACTTAAGTGGGAACCTTTCAGGAACTTCGAATTCATCAACATTTAATATCTATAACGTTGCTGGTTCTGATGGTATCATCCAATTTAACTACAATGACCCAGCACGCCCAACCGATATTAAATCATCAATTGAACCTTATCAAGTAAGTTCTAATACCGTATTCGGTAAATTAGGTGATTTCGATAGAATTACTGTTGGTGATGTAACATTCTCAACACCAGGTTTAACTGCTGCTGGCATTGCTAAGATCGATTATCTAGATATTGTTGGTAACGCAACTACTGGTACTGGACGTTCACAATTAACGGTAGCTGGTAAAACTACTTTACATGATCTAGAAGTACTTGGTACTGTTTCTGGTATTACAGTAGATTTAACTGGTCAGGACATTGCACCAAAATCTGTAACTGCTGCTGAATTAGTTAAAGGTGCAACTTTACAATCAACTGGTAATGCTTCTGTTGGTGGTAACCTAACAGTAACTGGTCAGACTACAACTATTAAAGATTTAGTAGTAACTGGTACAACTACTGGCGTAACAGTAACTGCAAACGTTGACGGTTTAGATATTAAACCAAATACTGTTGTCACCACTGGTGATAGTACAGTTGGTGGTGATCTTTCAGTAACTGGTAATTACAAAACTGCATTAAAAGCAATTGCTGGTATTAACACTAACACAATAACCGTAACTGGTAATACTATTCTTGCTGGTGCAACTGCAACAAGTTTAACTGTGAGTGGTTTAACCGCATTAGCAGGTTTAACTACAACTGGTCTAACTGTAAATGGTAATGAAACTGTTTCCGGTACTTTAGGTGTAACTGGAAAGGTAACTTTATCCAACGATTTAACTGTAAATGGACAAACTACTACTGTTAAAGATTTAGTAGTAACTGGTACAACTACTGGCGTAACAGTAACAGCAAATGTCGATGGACAAGACATTAAACCTAACACAGTTGCTACAACTGCTGGTGCAACAATTGGCACTACTTTAGCAGTAACAGGAGCATCTACTTTAGGTATTCTAACTGCTGGTGCAACAACTGTTGGTTCATTAACTACTACCGGTTCAGTAACTGCTGGCTCACTATTAAGTTCAACTATCGGAAATGGTGCAAGTGCAGTAAACTTCACATCTGATGTTACTATGGCTAAAAATCTATCAGTAACTGGTACACTAACTGCTGGAAGCATTGATCTAAGTAGTTCAACTCTATCCGTAACTGGTGTAGATACAAGTGGTGATGTAAACGTTGGTGGTAACTTAACTGTTGCTGGTTCGTTTGATCTAAGTACGACTGATTTGTTCGTTAAATCTGTAATTGCACAAGATAAAATAACTGTTCAGAGTGCAACTTTAGAATCTGTACTTCCAGTACTAACAAGTACTACATTGAAATCAACCACATTAAATGTTACTGGTGCAAGTACTTTAGGTACAATTAATGCTACTAACATTACCGGAAGTGGTATATTCACTGTTGCAGGTAATTCAACACTTGCTGGTGTTTCAGCTACTTCATTAACTGTTTCTGGTGTAACTACTTTAAATGGTAATATTACTTCAGCTAACGCTACTGTGGCAATTGGTAAATCAACTGCAATCACAGGAAATCTAAGTGTTAGTGGGACATTAACTGCTGGTATTATCGATTTAAGTACAACTGACGTAACTGTTAAATCATTAGTATCAAACGGAAATACACACGTTAAAGGTGATTTGATTGTTGATGGTGCATTTGATCTAAGTGCAACTAATCTTGCTGCTGCAAGTCTTTCAAGTACTGGAACAACTACTGTTGGTGCTGCATTAATTCTTACCGATGGTACTATTACTGGTGCTCCGAAGATTTCTGGAAACACTACAATTGGTGGTACTTTAGGTGTAACTGGTGCAACTTCACTATCTAGCCTATCTACTTCTGGAAACACTACATTAGGTGGAACTCTAGGTGTAACTGGTGCTATTTCTAAACTTGGTGGTGGTAGTTTAACATTCAGTTCTGCTTCGGTATTCTCTGGTAACGTAACTGTTAATGGAACATTCACTCCTGCTGGTGGACTAAACTTAGCTGGTGCAGACATTTCTGCGAACTCATTAACTACTGCTGCTGCTGTTTCAGTTGGAACAACTTTAGGTGTAACTGGTGCTTCAACCCTAGCTGCTCTTTCAGCTACTAACGTAACTGCTAGCGGAACATTGGGTGTAACTGGTGCTTCTACTTTAGCTTCGGTATCTGCAACTAATGTAACTGCAAGTGGTACTTTAGGTGTAACTGGTAATACAACAGTTGGTGGTATATTGACCGTTAATGGTGCAACCGCATCAATGAAAGCAACTTCTGTAACAACTATGACTGTTGGTACAGGTACTGTTGATTCTTCTAAAGTAGTAAACATATTTGGTGATTCAGTATTCAACGGCGATTTAGCTGTAACAGGTACAATTAACGCATCAATTAACTTGTCTGGTCGTGATATTTCTCCACGTGGTGTATTTGCTTCGGCAAACATTACTGCTGGTGGTTCTATTACTGCTACTACTTCAGTTACCGCAGCAACTGCTGTAATCGGAGCATCAGGTAGTACTAATAACAACTTACAAATTAATGGTAATGCAGTAACAACTGGTGACTTCACCGTAACTGGTAGAATTATCGGTACTCTTGACCAAACTACTTCAGATGTAACTGTAAAAAGCCTTACTACTACCGGTCTTATCAAAGCTGGTACAACATTACAAGTTCTTGGAACTTCAACTTTGGCTGCTGTTTCAGCAACAAACGTAACTGCTAGCGGTACTTTAGGTGTAACAGGTGCTTCTACACTAGCGGCTGTTTCAGCAACTAATATAACTGCAAGTGGTACTCTAGGCGTAACAGGTAATTCTACTTTAGGTATTCTAAGTGCAGGTAATACTACACTAACTGGTACTTTGGGGGTTTCCGGTCTTGCAACATTAGCATCTGCTAACGTAACTGGTAATACAACATTAGGTAATTCTTCAACTAATACACTAACTGTTAATGCAACAAGTAATTTTGCAAATGCAGTAACTGTTAAAGATATTACTATAACTGGTACTTTAACTACTGACTTGTCTAATTTAGTAACTACTTCGTTCAAAACTGGTACTTACTATGTGGCACAACATGCAGCAGAAACTGTAAGTACTACTGCTTGGACTCCTGATGGTACTTCTAACGTTTATAACGTTACCGTTTCATCAAATACTACTATCCAGCCTATTACTGGTGCAACAACTAAAGGTGCAGGTTCATGGTTTATATATGTAACCCAAGATGCAACTGGTGGACGTACTGTAACTTGGGATTCTTCTTACAAAGTTATCGGTGGTTCAGTAAATACCACTGCCGGTTCTGTAAGTATTTGCCAAGTTGTTTATTGCGGTATCGGTTCAACATTTGATGTGTTCATCGCACAACGCCCATAATAGGAGATAAACGATGGTTTACTTGTCAGTAGTAAAAAATGGGAATAATTGGGTGATTCTTAAAACAATCACCAATACCATTAACGTTCGTGGTAACAAAACAGGAAATACATACGGTGATATCTCGGTCTTAGACCTTGATACCCGCCGTGCTGAAGGATTCTGGACTCAAGAAGATAAGTATGTTAATACTGGTGAATTTATGATTTTCAAAGAGAAAACTGTAGAGTTTTCTGAAGAAAATGCGGTAGTTACCAATACATACATTTATGAATTAATGCCGTTGGATGATATTAGAATGGACCTTATCAATAGAGTCGATTCAATGCGTGAGAATTTATATTACGCTGGATTTACATTCCAAGATAAAAAGTTTAATTCTGGTTTATCAAATCGTAGTAATATTCAGTTAATGCTTTTAAATGCAATTTCTGATGAAGCAAATTTTCCAGCTAATTTAGTTTGGGAAACCGTTGACGGAGAACAAATCCCTATGGATTTGGTAACTTTCAAGGCATTTGCAAATCAACTTGCAGTTTGGACACGTAATCTGTTTATTGAAGCACGTAGTATTAAAGTTGCTATTAATGCAGCAACTACCTATGAAGATCTGCGTTCAGCAGCTTCATGGGATGGTGTATCTTTATAATTAGAAACAAAAAGCCGACTTTTGTCGGCTTTTTTTTGTCTACGTAGAGCATGTTTTTTGGCTTTCATGAGGTAAATACCTAGTATATTAATAATATACAATTAACATATCGTGAAAGGATAATGTATGTCAAATTTAAATAACAACTTTCAAGTATCAGGCACCCTAAACATTAGTGGTATTATTCCTGATATTCAACTTAGTTCTGCTGAAAAAAATATTCTAATCAAAAAAGAAGATGGTTATTATGTCAAACAGCCAGATACAGTATTACCAGACTTAAGTGTTTTCAAGACCAGCATCGATAATGCCACTTCAATGGCATCAACTGCACTCGCTGCTTCATATACCGTAGAATCAATTACTGACTTAAAAGCAATTGAACCTTCTACATCCTCTATTACACACATTCGTGTCAAATCATATTTTAAAGATAAAAACGTTGGTGGTGGATATTTCTACTACGATTCTGCTGACCGTTCAACTGCAAGTGATGGCAGTACTGTCATTGTTACAGCTAAAGGTGCACGCTGGAAACGCGTTATTGAAGACCAAAATATGTTAAACGTTACACACTTTGGTGCTCTACCAGATGGTGCAACAGATTGTACAGATTCATGTATTGCTATGTACAAATGGTCACAAAAATATAATGCTAGACTTGGAATTCAATTCCCTGCTGGTACATTTAAATTAAACGGTTTTGATATATCTGCTAGTAATACCTCAACTTTCAGAATGGTAGGTGCAATGGTATCTTATGGATATTTCCCAGCTACAACACTAGTTTCTGATAGAACTTCTGGACCTATGGTTAAAGTAAAAGCACGTTGGTCTGAAGTAGCTAACTTTTTTGTAGATGGCGAAACTGATAAAGCTGACAATACTAAAGGTTTCTTCGAAAACATTGGTATTGAAGGTCAATTCGTTCGTATGGGTAACCTTCGTTTCAAAAATGTGGGTGGTTTATGTATTAGCCTAATCGATACACTTGATACCAAAATTGACCAATTCTACGCAAGTAATTGTTCAGGTGGTGTTATCCGTGCAACTTGGTCAGGTTCTAAAACTGGTTCATGGGATCATACTACTGCATGTGAACTAAGTAACTTCAATATCCAAAACTGTAAAAGTGATATTCAGGTTCTTGATATGCAACGTTGTACTCAATCATTTATCTATAACGGATGGATTGAGAAAACTACTAACCCAGGCGACCTATCAAATGGTGGATGGATTATTGATGGACTAAGTATGGAAGATTGTTTAAATCCATTAAACATGACTTTCTGTAAATTCATCATGAAACAAAAGAACTTCCAAGGTACTTCAGCTATTACTACAACCGACCCAACTAAAACCCGCTGGTTATCAATTTGGGAAGATGGTAGTACTGAAATGAAACACAATGCTTTTAGAAGTACCGGTTCAATGAACTATGGTTTCTTAACTTCTGAAAACCGTTTCTCAAATAACTCAGCAACCTCTGGTTGGGTTAAAGTAGGTTCAGTATTTGTTCCTAATGATGGTGATACTGTTAATATTCGTATTCTTGGTTCACTTGGTTTCTCATCTTCGATGAATACCAATGAAGTAGGAAATGGTCGTCATGGTAACGGTGAAGCTACTATCAGGATTCAAAAGAAATCAAGTGCAATTGGTATGACATGGGAAGGTCAAGGTTCTTGTGCAGTTCAGGATGTTATGTATGTAAGTACTAAAACTGATTGTACTGTATATGTTAAGCTCGGCCCATATGTTATGAACTCGGTCGCTATCATTGAAACTTCTGCAAAAGACCGTTTCTATGCTGGTGTATGTTTCCGCTGGACGTTTGACGGTTCTAAAATGGCAGAAGCTGATGTATTAGCTACTCCAGGAATTGTACAAGCTCTAGGTCAGGCATCATGGAGTGCGGGTAATAACGGCATCGTATTAAGTGCTGATGGTTCAATTGGTATTAAAACTTTACCAATCGAAAATAACCAACTACCACTTTATATTAATGGTGTATTATACAAAATCGCATTAACTAAATAAATTAAAGGCCAATCGCAAGATTGGCTTTTTTATTTTAACCCCAATAAATACTTGATATAACCATTATATAAGGATATTTTAATGAGTGCAACGAGAATTAAAGGTGCTGAAGGCGTAATAATTGATAGTAATTACTACCTTGAACTACCTAAAGCACAGACGAAAACTACTACCTACGCTGAACGTGCAGGTATGATCCGTTATAATACAGCATGGAAAGCATTTGAAGGTGTTCTTGATTTTGATGATGGTACAGTTGAATACAGACGTTTTGCAAACCTTGACTCAAACGGACAATTACTAACATCTCAATTACCAAGCTATATTACTAGCGGTACTGATTACATGGGTACATATTCCCCAATTACAGATGATATCGATCCACCTGTAGTTGTAGGCCAATATGATATTTTACCAGCTCCGACTACAGATAATGCGGGTGATTATTTTATTATTCGTGGCATTTTTGATGCTGCACAAGCACACTATGTAGCAAATTCACCAGCTACATCACCTGTAATTTTCACTGTATCAAATCCAAGTTCTCAGGGGAACTGGATTGAAATCAAATATTATTTCAGTGTCGATCCAGTAGATACCTCGAAAAAGATTGTTGTTGCCGCATTTGGTCGTATCAATGTATCAGCAATTCCAAGTACTGGTCATGAGGGTTTAATTTCATTATCTTCAGATTCAGATTTAACCGCTGCTTTTACACAGGTTGATGACCGTTCAATCGAAACAGCATTAACTGATGGTGATTGGGTTATCAGTACTGGATTAAAGCAACAAAGATTACGTAATTCAAGAGTAAGTATTAGTGCTGGTGCAGTTATGTTTGACCGTACCATTTCTACTGCAACTAATAGAGGCTTCGCTTCAAGTACTGGTACAGTACAAACCATTCTAGATAGTTTGATTATGTCCGGTTTACGCCGCACTGGAGACTCTATGCTAGATGATGGTGGTAAGGGTGCCGGACGCCTTGGGTTGACATACGGTACTGCCACAGCCCCTGCTATTGCGTTTAACAGCAATCCATTTGATGCTACCACGAATCCAGGCAATGATCCTACATTATGGTCAGATACTACAACTGGTATTTTCCATCCTGCAACCGGTAGTATTGGATTTTCTGCAAGTGCAGTTGAAAGATTACGTATTTCACCAACACAGATTATTGCATATCCAGTTGCTTCTGCTTCAGTAACAGTGCCGAATATTTTATTCTCTGCAACTGGAAATACCAATTTAGGTTTATTGACTACTAATAACTCATTACGATTTGTTAGTAATGGTTCCGTAAACGTTACATTCGCACAGGGTCTTAGTACTTTTAGTGGTAATGTTGTTGTGTCTGGAAATACACAATTAGGTGATGCTTCAACTGATATTCTTTCAGTTCCTTCTTCAAGTGTGTTTACAAATACTAGCAATACCTTTGCAGGATTGCAAATGGTTTCAGGTTCAGCTTTAACTTTCCAAGGAACTAATGCAGCAACTATTACAAAGGGTGCAACTTCTTTAAATATTAATATGACTGCGTTTGATGATTTGTCTGTTATGGATGGTACAAACTTACGTGCTAAGATTAATAGATATGGTATTCAATTACCAGTACTTAATCCGATTGACGATGCGGTTGGTGTTGATGGGATGATTGCATATAGTTCTTCAAGAAGTACTGTTATGCAAAAAACTGGTGGGAAGTGGGTTGTTGTTGGTTCAGGTGGTGGTGTTGCTACCACGTTTGCAAATGCTGATTGGGTACTTAATGGTTCTAACTACACTTACACAATAACTAGTGCTAATATCCTAAGCGTAACTGTTCAGGAATTAAGTGGTTCTAATTACAGTCCAGTTGAAGTTGATACTATTGTAATATCACCAACTAATGCAGTACTGTCAGTACCAGCAAGTCCAGATTTAAGATTTACTGGTCGTGTTATTGTACAATACCAATAAAAAAAAGGAGCCTATGGCTCCTTTTCTCTTATACAGCCATTGGTGCTTTAATGGTTGCGTCTGGATTATAATTTTCTAAACGGAATGAATCCATTGTGAACTTTTCAATATCATCAATAGTTGGATCAATCCATAGAGTAGGTAACTCTTTTGGAGTACGTTCTAATTGTTCTTTTACTTGGTCAACGTGATTTTTATAGATATGACAATCACCACCCATCCAAATAAATTCACCAACATCCAATCCACAAACTTGTGCTAACATATGTGTTAGTAGAGAATATGATGCAATGTTAAATGGAACACCTAAAAATAAATCAGCAGAACGTTGGTATAACGTACAAGATAGTTTACCATCAACCACGAAGAACTGACTAAATGCATGACATGGTGGTAGGGTCATTTTATCAAGTTCACCAACATTCCATGCAGTCATAATATGACGGCGACTATCTGGATTATTCTTTAATCCATCGATTAGTACTTGTAACTGGTCAATAGTTCTTGAAAGAACAGAAACACCCTGATAGGTATCTTGTGCAACTACAACTTCATATCCAGCTTTTTCATATTCAGCATGGCTTTCAAATGCAGGAACTACGATGTAATCAACCCACTCACGCCATTGTTTACCATATACCGGACCCAATTCACCATCAGAATAACCTAATGCTACTCCCTGATTCTGGTAGTTACCTGTCCAAATGGTTTTCTTTTCCCAATCACGTGTACCATAAAGTATTTCAGCTAAACGACGTTCATCATGAGAACCTTCGATAAACCACAATAGTTCAGATAGCATTGCTTTCCAGGCTAAACGTTTAGTTGTTGTTGCAGGAAAACCAATATTCAAATCGAACCGCATTGTTTGTCCAATTAATTTTATCGTACCTGTACCTGTTCTATCCGAACTTTCAGAACCTTCTTCAAGTACTTTTTTGTATAGATCGTGTAATTGTTGCATTAGTCTTCCTTAACTCGTAATTTTCATTTCTCAACTGTTTTATAGTAGTTTGGAATTGAGAAATAATATATTCTATATTACATTTTATATTACTCAATTCACGTTCATATTTGTCTTCAGCGTCATTCTGACCATTTTTATAAGATTTGGCGATTTCATTTTCATGTTCGTATATTAGGTCACTAAGCTTATCTTTATAATCATCAGCAGCATCATTAGATCCTTCTAAGTACCCTTCATTATAACCTAGCTCTCGCCCGTCATCTACACCGTCTGAATAACCGTCTGCATATGTATGTTCATCCATATTATCTAAACTTTTCTATGAATTGTTTCATTTGTTGTTCAGTAGCCCTTCGTGTACCAATACCAGTCCATTTACCATGTGGTTTAGGAACACTGTCTACTTCTATGAATTGTTTTGTTTGATTGCAGTACTGATAAACTTTATTGTCCACAATATCATAGTGATAAATTTCTTTATCATTATCATCACGGTCTAAGTACATTTGAACCGCCCATGCAGTTCCACCATCTAATTGTGACGGAGAAATTAGTTTACCGATGGTATATACTCGGTCAGTACTACTGATTTGATAGCTATTTCTAGCTAAAAGATTATAGACATATCCAAATCTAGGAACAGATCTTTCCAAAGTTCGGTTTGCCTTTCTTAATTGTTCACGTACTTCTTTACAAGTAAGTAAATCAGTTGGTAATTGAATAACGGTTTCTTCTCTTACGTGGACTTTATGTTTTTCGAATGAAAAATGAATTTCTTCATGTCCATTCTCTGCCGCCCACAAACCAAAAAGGCGGTCAGCTCCCGCTGCACCGCCACTAAAACATACGTTTTCAAACACCATTAACATCTCTATGAGATCATTACGATGCATCTTTATCTTCCAATTTAGATAGTAGTTCTTTAATGCTATCATCTTCCAAAGAAAAGCTAGTTTCTAGAGCCGCTAAAATAACGGCTGCTGATTTAATCAAAGATGATCTGAAATCATCAAACGAAATATGTTTATCTGGTCGGGAAGCACTTTCAAACAAGTAATAACCTGCTAGGCTAGTCCAATCATTTTTCGTTTTAAGATGATCTGCTAAAGTATTTGGGTTGCTTAATTGCCGTAAACGTTCTTCGACAATTAATTTAATTATTTCATCCCTTGATACTTGTTGCATTATTCACCCTTGCGTTCTTTTAAAGCTTTTTTGACAAGTTCTATTGCTTTAGCTTGTGAGATACCATCAGGCATTTCAAGATAAAATGTTCTTTTCACTTCATCTTCTGTAACTGCTGAATCAGATGGTAGTACTACAGCTTGTGTTTGTGGGCGTTGACTTGGGTCAAGGCTATACGCACGTTCACGGTTTTCACGTGCAAGTTGTTCATATTTCGAAGCTTCATCAAGAAGACGACCAACAATAGAATCTTGTTCTGGATATTGAGTTTGTGTCTGTTGTTCATATGGATTAAACGACTTAACAGTTCCATCCTGAACAACTGAAGATTGATTAATTTCTTCATTTAGAATATTCAATGGAATTTTGTTAGTTCCACCAACATGCATATCAATATCTAGGGTATTTTGTTTACGAATATAACCAGAATTATGAAGACGGGAAAGCATGTTTCCACCTTCTAGAATACCGATTTTATCCATAACATCCCAAAGTTCTAGTGAATTCTGACCACGGCCTAATACAAGCTCAGCAACACGATTAGAATAGACTTCAGGTAGTGAGTCACGATAAATTACTAGGCAATGTGCAGGATCGTTTTCAAGCTGACGCCATACTACGAACACACGAGAACCAGTACTGCGAACAACTCCGCAGTGGCGGGTAATATTACTCATTATTCACCTTCCTGTGATTCTTGACCGTCAGCCTGTGCAGCTTCTTGCTCAGCCATGATTGCAGCAGAAAAATCCTGAAAACGTGAAACGATTGGAGCAACTTCAGCTAGTTCTTTAATATTAAAGACACTACGCTCAATTGCAGCTTCCATGATTTTAGTTGCATTGATAATATCAATGTACTCAAGGCTTGGACCTGAAACTTGTTCTTTTGCTTGTTCACTCATTATATACACTCCATGTATTATTAATAATTATCTATATTATACCACAAAAATGTAGTACGTTTCAAAAAATTAGGTCGTCATCCATAACGACCCGTTATTTATGTTTAATTGCGTTCCTGAATATATTCGTAGTGTACTGTCACTCCAAAAGGTGATTCTTTTTTCGGATTAGAATGCACTACAAATAATGTATCACAATAATCTGGATCACCCCACGAACCCCAAGGCTCACCATCAGTAAACATAAGTAATTGTTTAGGGCAATAATTTGCCTCTTTCATATAATCCCAAACTGCCGTGAATAAAGTACCACCGCCGCCACGTACAGGATACGAAAGAATTTGTTCTTCTTGACCATTAGTATAATCATGAACTTCAAATACACTAGTATCAAAAGTTAGAATTTTAATTTTAAACTGAGTAAACTGTTTAGTAATTCCATAAACTTCTGATAAAAAGTCACGTAACATTTCAGAACTAATACTACCGGAAGCATCAAGTGCTACGCAAATATCAATATCAAGATCTGGTTTTAAGCCTGGAAAGATTGGGTTACCAAAACCAATACCACGTGAATATGAACGGCGGGAAGGTGTCATATAAGTAGAATCATTCTTAATTAGAGAGCGGATTGTACGGTTTAGTTTTGAACGCCAATCAATTTTAGGTTCTTTGAATTCATCAACCATTGCACGGATTTCTGGTGGTGCACCACCAGCCATTGAAGCATTGATCATTGCATCTTTAAATGATTCCATGAAACCTGCCAATTCTTCTTCTGAGAAGTTTGGAAGATCATCATATTCATCATCAGAACCATCTGCACTATCACCTTGTTGTGGAATATCATGCTGGTCTAATGTACCACCGCCACTATTACCGGAACCACCACCGCCACCACCTTCTGATTCAGCACGCTCAAGTAGGATATTATAAATTTCCTCTGATGCCATTCCTTCAAATTCTTGACTATATAACCAAGAACTTTGAATTTCACCCATTGCCTTGTCACGTTTGATAATTTGGTTAATTGCATAATCAGCAGCACGGTTCCAGATTTTACGATCACGAGTTCCTTGACGTAAAAAATGGTTATAAGCACAGTGTAAAATTTCATGACAAAGTGCTGCAATTAAATTTTGTTGACTTAATCCGTTTAATGCTGCGTTAATTTGTTCTTCAGTGATTGAATCGATTGCAACACGTAGTTCATCTTCGTATTCTTTACGTAGTTGTGGATTTTCAATACCCATAATGAATTCAACATTATAGTAAAGGTGTTTCCCATCTACGGCAAGTGTTCTACACCACGTATTATTCTCAACTAATTTTAGTTGAGCTGCAAGTACTCCAAAAAACGGACATGCCATTACCATTGTAGTACGTGCAATGTAAATTCGTTCAAGACATTCAGCGGATAACTTTTCTGACACTTGATAACGAACTTTTTTATTTTTATCTGACATAAATTTCCCAATACAAAAGGGGCATAAGCCCCTTTATTTTTATTATTTCATTGTACGTGCACGGCGTAATAGTGGGCCATAACTTTTAACAAACTCACGGAAGATTGGTACTTCTGCATATGTAATGTTAATGTTTGCATCAGTGATAGTACGGATAGAGTGGACAATTAGTTCTTTTTGTGTTGAAGAGAACTGACTATCCATGAATTTTAGGAAGTTAGAGCAATACAATCCCCATTGTTCAACCGCAAGTTCACCATTATGACGCTGATCAGCAAGTTCAATAATAGCTTGAGTAAGACTTAATGTAATAAAGTAGTTTTTAGAAACTTCTTGTTTATGATCACCAAAATCAGTTACTACACCAGAAAGAATGTCGGACACTTTCGGTAGATTTGCCATCTGCTCAACATAAGTAGTATATTCAATTCCGGCACGTGTACCAACGCGGCCCGCAACCATTGCTTTGAATACGGATGGTGATACATTTTGATTTTCACGATGCGTCTGAATATCTGATACACGAGTCCATGAACGAGGTGACGAACCACCACTATGACTTGTATCTTTTACACTTAACGTGTTAAACCATTTAGAACCAGTTTCTTGAATAAATGCAATAGTGTTTGGATTTAGACGATTAGGAATTGCAAAGTTGTCAATCCATGCACGGAAATCAGCAACCATTTCAACGTGAGTCATACGGTCACGTAGTGGAGTTGCTAGACTGAATGTAACACCACCATCAGTTTCACGGTTGCCAGCGGCAAGAATCAATGCACCTTCCGGTAGTGTTAGTTCACCAACACAACGATCTAGAATTAACTGATATGATGCTGCTTGGACGATTGGCATTGCAGAGTTGATTTCATCAAAAATGATGACACCTTTCCAACCTTTAGGTAGTTGTAGAATTTGTGGTGAAGCCCACACTACACCAACCTGTTCAGTATATCCCGGATTATCTTTCAGTTGAGATTCCATAATAACATTTCCGTTAATATCGAAATATGCTTTTACTGGAATTGGAATACCACGAAGATCTGACGGCTCAATCTGTGATAGACGGAAATCAATGAAGTTGATTTCTTGGTCCAATAGTGAATTGTTATAATTATGATAATCTTGCATAGAAACCATAACATCATCTTCATCTTCTGCACGACGAAGTAGATATGCTAGACGACCAGCACTGTTTTTACGTAAGGGGTAATGTTCATCTGCATATTGTTTTGCTAGTGCTGATTTACCGATGCCAGGTGGACCCCAAATCATAAGGCTATCACCAATTGCATCAGCTATACTCATTGCTTCTAGTACTTCAGTTGCATTCAGATCATAGTTTAGTACGTTGTTTACTGCTGCTTTTGAATCACTCATACTTCTCACTTCACCTTTATTATAATTTAATTATATTCAGATCCATCTGACAAAAAGAAAGCACTGGATTAACCAGTGCTTTGTTTTATTACATCATTCTTTGATATGGTTATTATACCATAATTTTTTTTAACGTTTCATAAAAATGCAGCAAACAGTTTATTGAAATCATCTCTACAAAATGTAAGCTGTGCTATCACTAAATCGTCTGATAAGTACAAAGTTTCTCCATCAACATAGTATGGAGTGGTGCATATACGGTCTAGTGAGGTAAAGACGCTAGAAGTTTTTTGACTTCGTTTCATGGGAATTGCGGTAAATTCGAAAAGAAAATTCTCTGAACAAATTTTGAAACCCAATTTACTCAACCTAAGACCACCACCAGTTCTGTAATTATCAAAAATAGATATTAAAATCATTCTATCAGACAAGTCACAGTCAAAATCGTAGACTTCTCTGATAGCATTTAATACCGTGTATTGAAATTCAGTACTGTTGGTTTTTGGTATCATAATTAGATTCCCACAAAACCTTTCTGTTGTGCAAATGATGAAGCTTCAGCAGCAGATACTTCATAGTTTTGAACACCGTCTTTATCAATATAAGGACCAAAATCTTCTGCACCATGATCTTCGTCTAGTTCTTCTTCAGAACCATCAACGCTGTATTCATCATCAACTTCACCAGAAGTTAACTCTTTAAGTGAATCAGCAACATTCTTCAAATCTGAAGTAAGTGATGCTAAATCTTCAATAGACCCATCAGCAATTTGCCCTGATAGTTCTTTTAACGAACCAATAATTTCTTTTAATAGCTCAGGTGCAGTTTGTTCTGATTGTACTTCTTCAGTTTCTTCTGCATCATAAATGTCATCAATAGATTCCATTAGATTTTTCATATTACTCATTATAGACCTTCCATAAATTTATTATATTTGCTGGTAATTGATTCAAAAATGGAATCTACTGATTCATCATCTTCATCAGATTCACCTACAAGTGGATTGTCACCTAATGCAGTACCTGGCTGTTTATCTTTATATGCATGACGTGAATTAACAATACCTTCATCATCATAGAATTCCGGTTCAGGACGGTTTGTTGCATCTTCTTGCATTGTACGTTTCCAATAAAAGGCATTACCTTTAGGAACTACAATGAAGTTGTCGCCTTCAAAACCATTAGTTTCTTGCTGACCATTTGCAACGCATTCAAATTCAGTACGGAAAGGTCCGAATTCTTTAGAAGCATCAGCTTCAGTGGCAATTGAATCTTCATCAAGGGATAAATCAGGTAGGAGACTTTCAGATACAGAATCATCTTCATCGTCTAAATCTTCATCTTCTTCTAATTCTTGGCTTTCACGAATACCGGCTAATGAGGACATTAGACCCATATCAAAATCGTCATCACCAGATGAATCGAATTCAGAATCTTGTTCATCAGAGCTAAAATCATCAGATCCAAATTCTACATCAGAATCACCAGCAACGTCAAGTGAATCATCACCAAAATCGGTCACAGAGCCAGCTAAATCGCTCTCAGCAGCACCCAATTCAGCAGCTCCGGGTTCGCCCATACCGCCCATGTCATCGGCACTCGGTGCCATGTCAGGACTCATGATTGGTTGAGTTTCATCTTCTCCACCAATGCTATCAAAATTTAATGGTGCGATAGAAGGAACTGAGGTCATTCCTCCCATTTGTGACGAACCACGTTCTGCCTGCCCTGCAAGGGCAAGCATACGAGATAGAGTATCAAGATCGCTAGATTCTAAACCCTGAACATCAATACGAACTGATGCCTCGTTAATTTTATTTTTCATAATAACTAATTCCTTTTTAATCAATCTTTATTATTTAATGAATTTAGAATCTGTGATGCTTCACTTTGCTTTCCAGCAAGTAAAATATCTGCTGCAAGTAATGAAATATCATCACCACGACTTAAAAGTACAGTAATACGTCTACGAGTATTAGCTGGAGCAGCTTTAATTTTATCAGCCAAACCTTCTAAGCCAGTAGTTTCACTTTGACTCGAATCTCCCTGTGCTGGAGCATTACTTGATGTATTACCCTGTACTGGAGGTTGTTCAGTACTATCAGTGTTTCCTTGTTGTTCTTGTGCTGAATTTTCACCATCTACTTGAACTTCTGGAATATCAGTATTTTGTTCTGACTGTTCTGAACTATCTTGAGATAAATTATCAAGTACTTTCTTAGCAATATCTTGTGGTAGTAATTTACCTGAATCAGAAATGAAACGTCCATTTCCAACATATTTGTAAGATTGACCTTTCTTAGATTTCCACTCAGTACCAATTTTAACAGGTTCAGTCTGATTGTGTTTCTGAATAGCAGCTTGTGCAGCACGTTCTAATGGAATTGCAGATGAACTATTAATAGGTTTTTTAGTTTCTGCTGAGAACCATTGTCCATTCTTCTTAAAGTACTTTTTACCTTTACCTGAAGTATATACATATCCATTAGGAACTTCTACACTTGAATTAGATTGGGTATTAGAACTTTCAGGACTTGAATTTTCATCAGAAGTTGAATTATCTTGTTCAGTACTGTTAGAGGAATTATTATCTTCTGAAGATTTAGCATATTCTTTAAGACGATCAACATAAACAGATGGATATTCTTTATTGTTTTTAAGGTCAACCAACGCATCACCAACAAAAGTTAAAGTATTACCTTTGTATTGTACGGTTGAACCAACTGGTAATGTTTCGTTTGGGTTATTATTGATTTTTTTAATGTAATCTTTAGCATCAGCCATAAGCTCATCTAAGTTATCACCTTTTTTGGCAACACGAGCACCATTATGGAACCAACCACCTTTGCTATAAACATAGTCTCCCATTTTAAAATAGCTTGGGACTTCATCATTTGATTTATCACCAAGTTTCAAATCTGAGAAATTAGTATCTTCAGCTTCAAACAAATTTTTAACACGTTTGTTAATACTTTCATTTAGTAGATTACCATTGAAAGTGAAATTATCACGACCAACATAAACATAAGCAGATTCATTGAAAATATACTTTTTACCAATTTGTAAGTTATTTTTGCTGTTGTGTTCAGCAATTTGTTGAGTAGCAGACTTATTCATTTTGAAATTATGAGTGCTTTCAACAATATTTAAAGTAGAGCAATTCATCCAAGAACCATCAAGGTACATATATTCTGTACCTTTATTTGATGTGTATACGTAGTTATTTGGAATTGAAATGTTATTACCGTAGGATTTAAACATTTTCTTCTCCTATTAAGAAATTAGACGTAGTAGTTTTGCTCGGTCTTCTGGACTTAATGCAGATAACTCACCACCAAAACTCGAATTTCCTGCCGCTGGTTCATTGGTTGGTTGTTGGCCTTGTGGCTGTTCTTCCTGACCTTGCTGCTGTGGTTGTGGTTGACCTTGTGGTTTTTCTTCATCTGGATATTCAGAATTAGCTTTCTGTACTGCTTTCATTAGAGCAGCACCTACATCTTTAGGGCTAAATGAACGTCGTTCGTTCGTTCCCAAAAATGAAGTATCTAATTTATTACCTTTAAAGAAATTTGCTACATCACCAAACGATACTGCTTGTGGATGTGAACCATATTTCTTACCAATATAACGTTTGAAATCATTCCAAAGTTGGTTAGCTTGCTGACCAGTTTCCTGTGCACCTTGCTCAACTTGACCTGAACCAAACATACCTTTGACTTTACCTTTCGCAGAGTCAATCGCTGATTGGCTACGGCTATAAGGACGTTCATTTAATGGTTCTTGTTGACCATCAAACATTTCTTCTAAAAGACTCATCGATTACCCCTTTTTACCAAAGCCAGCAGACATATATTCTGAATAAGGCTTTTTATCTTTTTTATAACTGTCAATTGCATCTTTTACTACAGTATCCGCACGGCCTTGACCACCAAGTTCTTCAGCATCAACTTCAGGAACTTCTTTATATTCTGGATCAAGTAAACGTGGCTCGTAATCATCGAATTCGATATCATCTTCAGAATCAGCAATTTCTTCCTGATAAGGTTCTAAGTTATTTCGAACGTGAAGTAGAGCTTCCGACCATTGTAATAGACTTCCGATTTCAAATAAAAGTACTTGTGGCTGAATACCACGCTTGCATTTAAAATCAAACATCCAAATCTCACCACAGTCAAGATTGTAAAAATCAATTGGGTTAGATTGGAAAATTGTTTTCTTTAAAGGACCAACTTCAAAAGCGTCATATCGATCAGTAAGTCGTGCTACGACTTTATGTAATTCTTCGGAGCTTGGCTCACACGCAAATTTTACACGATATGAATATTCTGGAGTAAGGTCGGTTAATATTTTTTGTAATTTATTCATGTTAACTCCGAGTCACAGTAATTTAATTTATTTATTACGTTTCATTGATGCAAGTAGCTCGTTGCGGGATTTTACTGCCACAACCTTCTCACCTTCAATTGCGTTCGGGTCTGTTCCACCTAATGATACTGGTGTTTTGGATTTTTGATTTAATTCGATTTCCATTTTGTCTTTTTTAATCTGCATATCAATTAACTTAATATCAGAATCGATTACTTTTGAATGTGCGTCTAAGGCAATCTTAAGCATAGCATTTGCAGCATTAATCATTTCTGATGCAAATCTGTCTTCGCAATTAAAAGCACGGTCAAAAATATCTTCAAATTTATCTTCTGCCATTTTAGCCAAACGGTCTAAATGTGATTTACGACTTGTAATATCAGGAATGTCTTTCAACTGTTCACGATATTCTTTCAGTTGTTGCATTGAACGTCTAGCTTTATCAACATCAACACCTGATATTTCAGTACTTTCATCTTCGTCATCATCTGAATATAAGTCGTTCTCGTCATAGTCTTCACCAAGTAGTTTCTGTATATCTTCAGTACTAGCTAGACCTAGTGCTTCTTCAACACCACGTTTTACTTTCATATTAGTTCTTCCTATATAATGATTTTTCAGTAATTATTTTAAACTCAATGTTATTTTGCTGACATATCGCCATCGCTGCTGACCATTTTGCTTGATTAACAAGTACTGTGATCTTGTCCTTTCTGGATTTAGCAAACTGCATATAACATTGCTTTTCAGGTTTAATTTCTAATAGCTGAATTTTTTCTGAACCAGATGCTGGGTCAATGTATTTAACTAAAAAATCAGGCCAGTAATTTTTAATCTTACCCTCCACAGGGCAAGTATATTGTATTGGAAACGGTTCAACTGACCATTCCAGTACTGTAGGGTTCATATCAAGTGCAACCATAACATCCTTTTCCCACGAACTTCTATAAATTGGTGGATTTGATGATTGGTATTTTTTGATATTCTGTATTGAATACACACCCTGTGCTTGTTTCGTATTCTTTATTTTTGCTGGGTTAAACTTCTGCATTAAAAATCTCCTAAGATATTACCTAAACCAAACTTTGTAGTAGCTGAACTAATAATACTTCCGAAATTAAGTGCATTTGCACCTCTAGTTACAGCACTACCAATATTCCTGATAGTATCTGGACTAATATTTCCTCGTAGAATATCTCTTACTGAAGTTACAATGTCATATCCTGCTGTTCCGGCACGAATAATCTTACCTACTGTAAGTACTCCAACATTTTTATCATCTAACTGACCAAAATATTTGTAGAATCCAGATTTACCTAAACCAGTAGTATCAGTAATTAGATTACCAATACCAACAGTAGGTGCACTTATTGAGTTATATCCATCTGGACCTAAATGCCCGATACCTTCATATTTCAATGAAATTGAAATAACACCAGGGTCACCAGCACTTTCCATTGATTTAGTTTCTAAATTAATATCTTCGATGAATACGTTAAACATGTTGTGACATGTATATGTATCATTATCAATTTCGTAAATGTTTATTTGTTTGAAAAAGTACTGCTTATCGGAGTTTCCGTTATTCATAACAGATCTTCCCCAATTACCACCCATTGCTTCAAATTCAATAGGACTACTTAATACATCATTTCTGAATGATGCAGTACTTTTAACAAAGAAATCACCATAATAGTATTTACGATACGCATCAATCAACAAAAAAGCCGCACCATCTACGGTATCGTAAAAAGTCATGTTTACTGGTTTATAATCCAGCTTACCTGCTTGTAAACGTACACGGTTATATTGATTAAGCTGTTCTACTGTGAATTGAGTACTTGGTAAGTTTACGTCCCTTACGAAACAAGAGACGTTTTTTACATCAAATCCAGTATGTGTATCTGGTAATTGTGTTTCAATAAAGTTTTTAGCAAAAGAAGTTAAAACAAATTCTACTATAAAACTATATTTTAATTTAGGTAACACATATGAAGAAAATCCACCTTCACCTGCTGAACTAAAAACCCGCTGAGCAGCATTATATTGTTCAAGTGGTGGATTTTTAATAATTGAAGCTGATGATGTAACAGTACCGACAATATCAGTACTTACTGATACTAATGAATCTAAGAAAGCCATAATTTATTCCTTATAGTGTCGCACCACCAAATATTCTATCAACAATATCCAATGCATTATCTACTTTATCTGGTAGTAATGAGCTGATACGATCAGAATACATTTCCTCAATCATGTCATACTGTACACAATTGTCTGGTTTAATTGTTAATTTAATAGTTAAGTACTGAGATGAACCATAATCAAGTGAGTCCCATGCTATATCAGTAATGATACAGCCATAGCATACCCAACGATCTAACGTACTTATTGCATTATATCCTTTACCACCAACAAAATCGTCAATAGCATTTACAAGTCCTGCATTATTTGTTATTGCAGTTGCAGAATCCACTGCGGTATCACGAATTAGATTATTAAGAGAATCATCAGGGTTTGCACCACCAGTTGTTTCTATCATCATGCGGAATTTATAACCAGCAAATGCTTGTTCTGATTTTGCTGAAATTCTGCGTTGAAAATCTAATTGTTTTTGTAGCTGGCGAATTATCGCCTTTGCTGAATTATTGTCCACTGAATCGCGAATAGTAATAGTGATCGGTTTCCAATCCCAACGACCTACATATGATGTATTAGTGGCGAATTGGTATAACTGATGTGTTTCAAAAGAAATACTTGGACGGTCAACTGACTCTACATCAAGGGCAATATGGTCTTTCTCATCTATGTCTATACCAAAATTATAAACAACCACTCTAAACTTATGTTTAATTTTAGGTTGACCCATTGTTTTGTTACGACCACTAGGTAGAGGAACGCCGTATTTATCCATCATATTTGCCATTATATTTTTCCCCTATTTAATATGGAATGTATAATTATATTTAGCAATAAAAAAGCCCTGAACAAGTCAGGGCGATTATTAGTTTTATTGACCAGTATAGAAGTTAGAATCAGGTAGAGTCTCTGAGTTAATTGGTGTTGGACTAGTTGTAATCGCAACAGAATTCTTAGGAGTACCGTTACCAGCAACTTCATCACCAAGAGCTTGACCTTCAGGTCCAACTAGCACACAACCATCTGGTTGTAGTGACATGGTAATAACTTGAGCTTCAGAACTTGAATAATCCCATTCACCGAAATTAGAATCAGTAATGAAACATCCTTGACAGATCCAAGTATGTAAAGTACCTTCATAAAGGTTAGTTAAGTTCTCACTATTTGAACCATCAAGTGCTTGAATCCACATTTCGAATTTGTACTGTGAAGCAGAGGTACGTGATTCTTGTGAATAGTAGTTAAATTCTTTACGCATTTGGTTCCAAAGAGCTTTCAATGACATGTTACCAACGGAGTCACGGAATGCAACTTCAATTGTTGACCAAGTATATTTGCCTTTGTAGTGTGCAGAACTGTTATAACTGTGAACAGTTATATTTTCATGTTCAACATGTGGTGTACCAACAGTATTCGTATCCAATGTAATATAATTCCCGTCTTCGGTATTACCGAATCCAAAGAAAACTACACGAAAGCGATACTTTGGCTTCGGTTGCTTCATTGGTGCACGGCTTGCACCTGGAATTGGAGCACCATATTTATCCAGTAAATTTGCCATTAGTAAATCTCCTAAAATTTAAGGGAGTAATCTTTAATGTATTTATAAACTTTCGAAGCTTGTCCGTGCATTAGTACAAATAAAAAAAAAGGAGCCAATAGGCTCCTTTTTATTATGAAGTTAAACTGTTTTCCAAACGGATTGGAATATAGATGAAGTTGATTGAACGAGTCGGAACAAGTGCAATATCCATCCACAATTCATTTGCGTCGATACGAGAAGTTGTGTTATTTGATTCATCACAAACTACTAGGAAGTCATAAAGACCATTTAGTTGAACAATTTCAGCTAGGAAGTTGTTAACAACTGAAGTGAACTCTTGACGAGTACTTGCTGTGTTCAAACGGAATAAGAACGGTTCAGCAAGAATTGCTAGTTGAGTACGGATGTATACAACAAGACGAGCAACGTTAACACGACTTAATGCAGAACTATCATCAGCAGCTAGTGTTTTATCACCATATACTAGAAGTCCACGGTTAGGACGCATTGCAATTGGGTTAATCTTGTTAACGTACATAGTGTCACGTTGACCTTGATTATATACTACTGGAGCATATTCACTTTCGTCATTAATGTAACCTACAGATGCCGCATTTGTTACAACACCACGTTGTGTACCTGCTGGTGGATACCAAACATAACTTACGCTATCGCTATAAGCATATGTACGCATCGCTACAGTACTACCAGGAACTGCAACTTCAGAACCATCAACGTTTGTACCTAAACACCATCCCATATACTGTGCCGCATATGAATAAGCAGTAGTACGACCTACATCACCATTACTTGCAGCGTTGTTAGCATTGGTCGCCCAAGCTTGAACATCTGTAGCATTTGGTGCTAAACGTGCAGGAACATCAGTTACGATGAAAGCAGTTTCTTTACGATCAGTATTAAGGGTAACTAGTTCGTCAAGTAGTTCAACATATCCAGGAGCACTCATTAGGTTGAATTGGATACTTTCAGCACGAATATCTTCGTTACTTACTACAACAGATGCTAGAGCTTCAACGATAATTTGACGTTGTGCTGCACGACCGAATAGGCCAGAACCATCTAGAGCTACACCACTTGCAACAGTCCAAACACCATCTTTCATCACTTTAACAACACCTTCAGTTGAACCCAAGTCCACTGCAAGCATTCCATTTTGATATAGTTCTGCACTTGGAACATCACCAGTAGTGAAGTCTTCAAAGATTAGACCATTTAGTGTACTTTGGTCAGTACTATCAAGCTTAGTCCAAACACCACCTACGTTACGATAGAATACATAACCATCGATGCCTTGTGATAGTGGTTGTACCCAAAAATCACGGTCAGCAGCAGGTTCATCTAACTGAACATACATGTTAGTTGTTGGGTCGATTAGATCCCAAGTTTCAGTAGAAACGTTAGCAACATATAATTTCACATCTAGTGAATCAGAGTTACTGAAGTTATACCAGTAAGTACCATTAGCTGCTTTAGCAGTTGGTGTACTTGAATCGACACGTAAATTTGCAACATTAACTAATGAATAGTTGCTGCTATCTACGGTTAGTTTTGCTAGTTCAACAGAACTAAAAATTTGTTGTCCAGAAGCAAGTGTTTTAAAACTGTAACCATTTTTATTAGTAACGATTAAAGAGTTAGTACCTGTAAAGGTAAATCCTGCGTTAATTAGGTCTGAACTTTTGTTAAGGTTAGTAATTAAAGATGCAACGTTAACAATCTCACCAGATTTAACTGCAACAACAGTTACTGATTTATTTAAGTACTTGATAGTTAGTGAACCATCAGCAGTAGCTACTGTACCAGCAGACTGACCAATTGGTGTTGCACCAGCACTGATTGCTGCGTCAGAACCAGACTGACGATAAAGTGAGAAGCTTTTGCTATCTTCATCAAATAGAGCACCGAAATATGTGTTACCGAAAGTACCAGATTTAGCTTCAATTTCATAGAAACTATTACCTGTCCAAACATTTACTTCAGTCCATACGGAAGTTAGTGAAGCGAAACGTTTTAGAACAAAGCGAGTACCAAAATAGGTAGAACCATTTTTAGTATAACCATCACGAATCCAAACATTACCTGCTTCGATTGTAGAACCGGTTGGAACTTTGTTGATTGGTGATAGATAAGTTTCAACTTGAACTAGACCAACTGCTTCGTATTTGTACATAAGCATTTGACCAGTACTTGGAATATGACGTAGTACTAGGTCGTCTACATTTAATCCAGTGGTGATAACATCTTCAATTCTTTCGTTACTTACGATTGTTACTGGTTTAACAGCCCAATCATAGAAACTTGTTGGGTTTGCAATCTTAGCAACATATGCTTCGATTTGCGTTGCACTTGTGTCTAACCACAATGTACCGTTAGACACTGGACCAGTTGGCTCAGTTCCTGATGGTGCAAGTTGTGCTAGATCGATATCTGCACGAACAACGTATGCACGGTTTGCAATACCCATATAGCTATATAGAGCATGTAAACCATATTCGTTAAGTTCGTCGCCTTGAACTACAGAACCATTACTTGATTGAAATATTGGTGATCCGTAAGTTTCAAGAGCATTTCTTTGAGATGTAATAAGTTTAAGTGTACCTGCGTTAGCTTTAGTAGTACCGGTAGCAACTGAAGTGCTTCCAGTTACAAGCTTGTCTTGTGCAGTTGCTATGAAAAACAAAGGCACGGTTCCGTTAGCACTTGTAGCACTAATAGTTTCATCGGTAACTGTTACACTAACACCAGGTGATTGTAAATCAGCCATTTAATCCTCCAAAAATCTTGGGTTTATTCGAATATTCGTATAATGTTATTTATTGGAGGATGAAGGGTATGGTCTTATAACGGGGGTTTACTATTGGATAGAATCGATGATATTGTATGCTTGTTGATGTAATTGTTCTAACGTACCGTTATTATCTACAATGAAATCAGGCTTATTAATACCAACCCACCCATATTCAGAACTATGAATATCAGTTAAAGATTTAGGTAAAATTAAATCACATGAGTCACGATGCAAATTATACTGATAAGCATCATAGTACCATGAAGGTAATACACGCTGAACTTCAATAATAATTCCCGATTTATCACGAACTAGTTGTATTTCATTAGGGAAACGACAATCAGTAATGATAATTTTATCACTGTCTGAATTTAGAATACGTTTTTCTAAACTGAACAACCAGATATTGTCATGGAAATGTTTTCTAAGAACATCTGTACCCAAATTTTGTAATACCCATCGTGGAGTAACAGGGCGTCCCATTTTATGGGACCAGAATTCATCTTCTTGTTCACGTATTGCACGAGATTCATCAGTGTTACCTTCTAACATTTCTCGATCCCAACCAAATATCACACTTACTGCATCTTTTAATGATTCAGCAAATGATACTCGATGATAACCTTCATTGATAAAAACTTTAGCAAATGTATCTTTTCCTGAACCTATTGTTCCATTAATTGCAACTATTTTACGTTCCATGTTTATATTCCTTTAAACGAAAAAAGGAAGAACCTTATTCAGATTCTTCCAATAATTCCCAGCTATACTCATAAAATTGAATCAAAAACAAACCTTCAGCCCACGCTGGGAAGTGCACTGAGATAAAATACATATTACATGTGTTAATTACTTCTTCGATTATTTCAAATGTTCCAGTACTTCCATTAGTATCAGCCACAGACATGAGAAAGTTATGAACTTTTTCACTTAGCTCACCAGATTCACCACTGTATAAAACATCTTCATTACCTAAAAAAGCCATATATTTCATATAATCACCACAACGTTTTTAATCATGGTGTATTTATATTAACCAATAATGAACCCTAAAGGTGTACTACCATCTTCATAACGACGAAGGCGATCACGAAGTTCCTGTTGCATACGAATTGCGTTAGTAAGCAAATCAGCACCATCAAGAGAGAATGAACCTTGTGGTCCAGGAAGTGTTGCGAATTTAGAACGGTTACGACCTAAAATCATCATGGCTTCAGATAAAGCCCAATCACGTAACCAAGGATAAGTACTTTGAGTTTTGAATAAAAGTGGTTCTGGTTTATTGTGATAAACGTGTAGAAGTACTTCTTCTTCACCTCGAATATCACGTTCCAATGTTAGCTTCTTAGTTACAGAATTCCATAAGAACATAATTTCACGACCGAACATACGACCAACAGTTTCATCAAATTGATGGTACAAGTCATAAGTTAATAGACCACCACCAGTACTTCCACGAACTGCACTTAATAGATATGTATTACTGTATGCTAATGAGAATGGGTCAACTGTAGAACCTGAACCTGAAACAACACCATTACCACGGCGATATATTCTACGAACAATTTCTACTTCTGTAGGTAGTTCATAAACTGAGTCTGATTCATAAAACTTCATGTGTAAGAATGCTTCTTCTTTAGAGGCACCCGCCCATGCACGATAGTTTGCTACTGCATTATCAATACAAATTTCAAGTTGTTCATCAGTGATTTCAACTTCGATTGCACCTGCACCTAACATTACTGTAATAACACGTTTCATTTCTTCACGGTGATCGTACTGTGGAGAATCTGGATTACCAGCATAATTGTATGACATAAAAAAATACCCCTAAACATGTTTATATATCATATTTAGGGGTATAGTATTAAAACGAAGTACAGTTTTGAGTGAAGTACTTCAGACGTTCTGAATCAAATGGACCGATGACCATAATTTTAGTTTCAGTTTCACCAGAAATAAAATTAGTTGGTGCACCTTCTAAATTACAGTAGTATTCAATTTCGTCTAGTAGTTCTGAATTATCAGCTACGAATAGCTTTTGTTCACATTCTGAATCAACCCACTCATCAAAATCTTTCTTGAAAAGTTTGTGTTCGTTCGGCCCAGCATAAGCTGAACGCGTAGGGTCGAACTGATTCATAATTTCCATCCCAGCACGTACTGACATACGTACTAAATCCATTGGTGATTGTCCTTTAACAACCACAATTGCCTGATGTACACTCATTAGTTACCTATTATACGATGATTTTATTGCTAGGAACAAAGATCTGAGATTCAGTTGTTTTACTAGCTTCTAGTGCTTCAATTGCACTGACATATGCCTCTGCGATCTGGTCTGAAGGTACAGAAACAGAAACGATGTTGTATTTGAAGAAAATAGTATGTTCGTCTGCATTAGTGATACCTTCTAGATAATCACGAATGATCATTTCACCATTTTCATCTAGACCGAACTGGCATGGATTACTAACAACAGTTGCATCGCTAGTATCGCTTTGAATAGTTGTGATTAGTGGGCCAATGCCGTTAATGAAAATGATTTTTACATTACTTGCTACTTTTGACATTTTTAACATCCTTGTTATTTGAACTTATAGTTCGTATAGATTCTTAGTTGCGTTTGTTACACGAGAGTCGATTATTTCAGCAATAACATTCCAGTTACCTCCGCCTAAATCTGAGCCGATTTTAGGGAAGTGAAAATGTACGTCTCGAATTCCTGATAATTTCTTTAGTAGTGATGCTGTGTTATCTAAATCAATAAACACATTATCAATTGCATCGTAACTTACATATTTAGCACCGTCTCGACCATAGTATTCTTGGGTCACTGCGTTGCAAATAATTAGATTTGTTGATTCTGCATGATAAATTACCGAGCCAACCTTTAAATGATTGTTTCCATCTGAATATGCTTTATCATATTCATGATATGCGGAGGGAAAACGTCTCCGAAGTTCTTTAGCAAATCCAGTACCCATTCTACCTTGAGCATTACAGCCATGAATAATAAAATGTACAGAACTTTCATCTTCCGTAATTGGAGTTAGGTAATCAAATAAGTTACCTTTAAAAACTTGTATCATAAAACCTCAGTGAAAAAGGACTTCCGAAGAAGTCCTTTTAATTATAATCCGAAACGGATTCGCTTTATCTCTTTACGACTTTTTCTTGCAGTATTACTTTGGTGAAGTCTTAATGCTCGTTTATGGTCTTTCGACAAATACCACGTATCTTCTGGTACATCAAAATCACAATAACCGTCTTCCGTAATTGTTCCTAAGAAAGCTGACTTTTTAGGAATATCCACAGATGATTTAACACTTTCAAAAATGCCTTTAGCTAATTTTTCTCTGAAACTAAGCATAATTTATCTCCCAAATTGTAATACGAAGGAATCTGTTTCCTTCAATGTTATTTAGGGTCGTTCAAATGTTCCGAAATAAATTGTAATACTTCTTCAGGAGTGCATACTGAAAGTACTTGACCAAGAATATTATCATAAAACTCTTTGTTTTCATGATACTTCTGAATAAGTTCAGTACGTTCAATAATAGACTCTGCCGTTGGGAGACATGGAGTATATTCAACTCCTAAGCTTGCAGCCAAATCTTTAACTTTTTGTAACCGTGCTGCATTACGATCATGCATTTCACGTAGTTTACGTTCACCTAAAGTAAAGTGAGATTTATTAACTTTAAAATGTGTTTCTTCATCTAAAATATAAGCATTAATCTCTGACGAATCCGGTCGTTTCATATTAAGCTCCTAGCTGACCGAAAATAACATTCGCATCTTTACCATTATACTGACCATCATAATTAGCTTTAAGGTAAGGGAACATATTTTTCTTTTCTGCCATTGCTGGATTTTCTGAAATAGCTGCTTGCATAATTGCAAGTAGTTCATCATTAGAAAGTTGCTTAGGTAGGAGATTTTCTAGAAGTACTTTTTCAGCTTCTAGTACTTCATTAGTACTGTACTTAATAGAGTCATTAACACTTTCAAGTAGTTTCTTGATAGATTGAAGTACTACAGTATCTTCAACATCTTGTGCAGTAGTTTTACGTTGGATCTCAGCAATGATTACACCAAATAGGCTATATTTTACTTTATCATTACCTAATGCTTTTTGTCGTTCCGTTTGAATGGTCTGGTAAAGACTCATATTATTCTCCTTTTAGAAATGCTTCAAACTTATCACAGCCTCCTACATACTGTTCATCTACGAAAATTTGTGGTACTTGCCTTACGGGTTGTCCTACAATTTCTGCCAGATCAGCAGCAGTTAGACCTAGTGCGTCAATATCAATAAACTCTAATTCAAACCCATTGATTTCACAAATGAGTTTAGCACGATCACAAAATTTACATCCTTGTGCACGACCATACATTTTTACATTCATAATATTCCCTTATTATGTAATTAATCTTGTTTTACTTCCATGAATTGCGTAACAGCTTTTACGATACTATTACACATACGTTCAGTCAGGTATAATTCACAATCTTCTACATCAATATACATAAACTTATCTAGTTCAGGTTTTTCTTGACCATAACGATTTGTATAAGTACTGATACACTGCAAGTCATCGACTTCAGGTTTATCAGGTGCAGTATAAAAGAAAAGAACCAGCCGTTTACCCTTTCTGTAAGAAACTTCACCTATTAAAAGTAAATCTTCTTCACATATGGAGAAGCCGGTTTCTTCGTAGCATTCCCTAACTGCGGCCTCTTCATAAGTCTCTCCTTCCTCAGTTTTACCTTTAGGGAGATCCCAATGAGATTGACCAGTAGTATGTCCTATAAGTATCTGACCGTCGCGGTAAAAAATTATTCCACACGTATGACGCATATGAATTTCCTACTAAAATTATCAGATACCTATAATATACCATATTTTTTTATTGCGTTTCAGATTTATGCAAACATCTTTTTGACTTCAGTTAATTGAATTCCTTTAACATAAGTCCTGATATTTGAAGATTCAAGTTTACCATTTTTAACCATCTCCTGAATGTCACCAACTGGTGCATCAGTAAACCGATCAAATACTTTGATAATTAGGTCTTCAAGCTCATTATCAATTTCACGACGAATAATAAAGTACTCGGTCAACTTATAAAGAAAATCTTCACCACCATTATTTTTGATATTCATAGTACTAAAAAGTTCTACCATATCTTCAGGTTTCTTCTTCCTGAATTTAATCAAACTTTCTGAATGCAATTTAACGAAATTGCTGAATTTAACCATCCGTGCAGGTAGTTTAATTGAACCTGCTACATAATCTTTATCAGCAGTCATATTAGAAAGAATAACACTCCAGATAAATTCGTCTCGATGTTCAACAGTACTGTTATCTGCAATAGAATCAATTAGGTCTAATTCTTTTTGTGTTGCAGTAAAACCTGGAAGAAGAATAGCTAACGCACCAACACTTTTTAAGTACTTCAAAAAGATACTTGGCTTTTCTTCAGAGAATGCTTTTTCAAATTCTACATATACACGCTCTTTAGTAAGATGATTAATCTCACCAGCGGCAACCATCTGACGCACCATTGCATCAGTGTCTTTGTGTACGCTGAAATCAGCATAACGGGCCGCAAAACGTGCTAGACGAAGCACACGTAGCGGGTCTTCTTTAAACGCGTCAGAGACGTGTTTAAGCACCTTATTTTTGAGATCTTCTTTACCATTATATGGGTCAACGTGTGTCTTTGTAATAATATCCCACGCAATGGCATTGATAGTTAGATCTCGACGAAATAGATCCTGTTCTAAAGTTACACCCTGAGTTTCAACGGTGAAACCATCATAACCAGTACCAGTTTTTCTTTCAATACGTGCTAGTGCATACTCATCACCATCTGGTGATAGAAATACAGGGAAGTCTGCACCAACTTGTTTGTATCCAATACTCTCAAGATATGCAATATCTTTTGGTTTTGCACCAACAAGTACGTAATCTTTGTCTTTTGGTTTAAGACCTAAAAGTTTATCGCGAACAAAGCCGCCTACAATATATTTTTTCATTTTACATCCTAGAGTATCGTGATGGGGGTGGTTCAGGCATTTTAGGTGGTTCAGGTATTGGTGGAAGGTTAATTATATCTTCTTTAATAATTTCTCCCCAAAAGCCCGTAAGTATTTCTGGTGTTTTTTCTGGTCTATTTCCGATATCACCTTTTTGTCGGTGGCTCTGATGACGTAGTAATGCTACTTCTTCAGCAAGAGAATCTTCGCCAACCCAAAAACCATAATTCTCATCATACAAATTAATCTCTTGCATTTAATAATTCACCTACTATTATATTACCCCAAAAGTTACTAGATAATGAATCTAAAAGTTCCTTTCTCTCAGCAGCTTCGGTAATTTGTTTAATACGGTCGGGGTAATCGCCTAGCGATCTATGCCGTGGAAGATTATTTTCAATATAATTTGAGCCGCCACCTTCTTCAAAAAAAGCCATATTATATCCACTCTTTTTTAATTTTTGTAATATAAATTCATAAACTTTTAGTGGGTCATCTTGAATATTATTTTCAATGTATGTACGACAAAATCTAGCATCATCCATTGTAATAGTATGGGTTCCATGTTCAATGAAAAACATATCATGGGGACTACCATAAAAACATGCTTTCAAACCATAAATTCTAAAAACCGAACTCATATTTAAATTCCAGTTAAAATATAAAAAAAGGACAGTGCATTTCTGCCCGTCCTTATAATGTATCAGATTTTTACTTAGCTGTCAAGGGTTTATTAAATGCTACTCAATAACATATCCACTCGGTTTCCACCTACTTGAGTATACCACAGAGAGTTTTTAATTTCCTTCTTGAAACGGTGTGAATTGCTGTTCTGCACACTTTTCCACAGTTTATTGAACCTGGATAGTTTGTCACAGCCCATTGTATACGCCATTTCAAATAGGACACGTTGCTGATCTAATGTCAGGTCAACAGCCTTTTTCCGCTGTAAAAGTAGTACGAAGTCGTTTTTAGTACGCTCCATGTCTTGTAATAGCATATCATGTGCTTGCCTTTTGCTGATACCATTACGATATTTTACTGCATCTCTTTCGCTCTTACCCAAGTAATGACCATATCCAATAGTGAAATGACCAGTACTGTCACGATACGGGTAGAACTTTCCATTTTTAAAAGATGGACCAACTTTACCGCCAAGTAACTTTCTCTTAATTGCTGATTGAGATTCACTTGTTCCTTCTGCTGTTTTGAGATGATCGATCATAGTTTGATCCCTAATATCTAACTCTTCAGTGATATTTGGAAGTACTATCTCTTTCAAATCAATATCGCTTGGAATGTCAAACATTGTACCCGGATGTAATACTACATCCTTATTAACCATTTGAAGTATTTTGACATAATCTTTTACCTCAACATTGTCTGGTTTAATTTTAGTAGCTACGGTCCAGAGACTATCACCACTAAGTACTTTGTATTGCTTTCTGCTTACAGTTAGTTCAGTTTCACTCTGAACAACTGGCGGTTGCTTTTGAATTTTTATAACGGGTTCTGTTTGTACCACTGCCTCTTCGACAGAGACTGATGATGTAGTACGATCATGTGAGTTTAAACCTAATCCAAATGCAGCGGCAAGCAACAGAAAACCTACTAAGATATATTTTAACTTAGCACGAGTCTTGAGTTCTTGTATCGCTTTATACAAAATTTCTCCTTATTACACATTTTGGTGCTTCTTTTGCGTAATAAAGCTTACACTTTATGCGGCGGCTTTATTTGCACAAAGTCGCTTTTGGACTTTCTACGTTAGTACGAATACTACTTCGAAATTTTATTTTCTCTACTTCGAATCAACCCTTCAATGTCATACATTTTAAGTTGTTCAGTAGATGCTGTCAACGATATTGAACCTAAAGTATCTAGGTCACAGCCCTTGATACCGACACTCCTAAATTCTTCAATACTTTGAAGCATATGAGGCGGTATCAACTCAGACAGTATAGGCTGATATTTATCATAAGTCAATATAAATTCAATAAATTCAGGCCGAACGATCATAAATCCATCAGAAACACACGTTTTTAAAATAACTCTGACATAATTCACATTTTCTTCAAGATCTGGATTAGCCATCACAGAATTTATTTGAAAGTTTTTAACAGGTGTTATATTATATGGACATAGGCGATATTCTTCTATCACTAATCTTTCAACATCCACATAAAATCCAGCCTTAGTACACATACTTTGTGCATTGCAAATATAAGTAAGTGCTTCTGCATAGCTATAGTATTCAGAACCTAGAGTACTAGAAACCAAATCACCATTTGCCGAAATTACATATATAAACTGTCCGGTTATTCTATCACGAATCTTGAATTTTTCAATCATAGTAGGTTCTTCCAATAGTTATGTGGAATTCAGGAAATACCGGAAGACCTAATTCACGACGAACTTCTACTAATTCTGGACATTCAAAGTTTATAATAAAGAAGCTGCCTGGTTTTTTTCTATCTTTTACTTCAATGATATTAGGATAGAATCTGAACGTAAATTTCTTTCTGTGATATTTTTTCCACAGATGAATGTGTTCTTCATCTGGTTTTTCCCCACGAATAATACTTACGTGAGCACCCCACGCAGGCATATCGAGTATAACATGTTTTTCTTTTTGTACGAAGTACTGGTAGTATCTTACCAAATCGTTAGGTAATTGTAATACGCACCAGTACTCAGTTCGTTTCTTCATATCTTTCCGGTCAGGGTCATATTCAAGATACCCTTCCAGTTCAATATATTCGGTAGTCACAACTCACCTATTATTATAATCCAAATATTTTAGCTACAGTTATTGCAAAAGCACCAACAATTACGGTCCCAATAGTAGTTAAAATAGGGTTCACTGCAAAAGATGTTTTATACATCAATACAGCACCAAAAATTTTGTTACGTATATCTTTCATTTTATTCTTCCCAATAACTAATAGCTTCTTTTACTGCATCTGCTGGTGAAGTGGATTTCCAATCTAATAGTTCATCATCTACCCAAGGTGAAATTTCACCTTCAACAGTACTAAACCAATGTTCTGGTGGAGTATTAATTGATTTTAAAAATGTTATAAAATGAAAAGCAAAATGTAGTTTCCATTCTTCAAATGTATTCATAATAATTCCTTTTAAATGAAAAAACCCCACCGAAGTGAGGCTTTTGTGGTTATATTAACCTAGTACTTGATAGCGTGGACTATCAATAGTACGTAACATTACTTGTACTGGATCTACATCCTCACCACTTAGTACTGCTTCTAATACACTTGGGCTGAATCCACTTACTAGTGCAACACCTGCGGTGTCAAACTTAACTGGATTGTTACCTGGACGTGCATTTAGATTCCAGAATACTACGGTTGGTAGTTCATATCCTGCACTTTCAAAGTCTGCTTTAGCAACTTCATATGCTGTACCATTCCAACCACCATTACGAGCGTTAAACTCCATATCAGTTAGTACAATTAGGTTCTTTGGCATTTCGTCTGCTGGTACTTGTTGCTGAACACATACGCGTAGAATTTCTTTAAAAGCCAATTCAATGTTTGTGCTACCAGACCAGTACTGATTGCCCTGATAACGCTCAAGATCAAACTTCTTCTCAGCAATATTCGAACCTTTAAGTTCAAAGATTTGTGGACGAGTACTGAAGTTTAAGAATAGATCTTTGAAAGCACCTTCTTGTTTATCAGCAATGTACAAACCTAATGAAATAGCAACATCCATACATGTCATACTGGTTGAACCAGCAGAAGTACCCATAGAGCCAGAGGTATCTACCATTGGGATTGATTTAGAATCACCCATGAAGTTACGTAAAGCTTCCCATTGTGCCACAGCTAGTGCAGTACTTTCGGTGTTATAACGATTAAGCTTAGTGGTAATATCATATGGATACAATGCACCAGCATTTACCTTAGCTTCACCTTTTGCAAGAGATGCTAGATATTCACGATAACGACCTTCATCATGTTTCATGAATGCTGGTAGGTAACGTGAACTAGCAACTGATGGTAGTTTACCATAATCAATTTCAGACCATTCACTTGCACACATTTTCTGTTCAACGGTGTTGCTCATTGAAGATAGTAGTTTGCGGTACTGACGTTCATTGATATTCATCACAGCCATTAAATCTCGTGCAATTTTGTTGTTACTTGCACGGTTTTGGTTTGCTACGGTATTCATGTCAACTTTGCCTTGTGCGTTCTTTTTGAACTTATAGACGCGAGGCATCCATTTAGCACATAGACCATTACCGGACTTTAGTGCTTCCGCAATAGTCTGGTACGCAAGAGTTTTGGACTCTGGATTTTTAAAGATTAACAGATCGTCCCAACGACCGAATTCTGCAAGTACAGGGATAATACGTAAAACTTCTTCTGGATGTTTAGACTCAACATACTTTAGTAATTCGCGTGGGGTATTACGTTCACCAGCACCACCGCGAATATCCCTAGCCCAAAGGATCATCTGCAATGCTAATGTTGAATTAGCTGCATATGCCGCGTCAAAAGATGCTTTGTACGCGTTGATGTTTTTGTTACGTAGAGAACCAATCATAAAGAACAGATCTACTAACGGATTTAGGGTACTTTTTAAGGATTCCCCACCATTCGCGGTGCGAGAGCGGTTATCAGATACTGTGGTGTTTAAATTGTTTACTGCGTTTTTAAATGCTGACATTATATCTTCCTTTCAGAAATGGTTTAATTATGTTGTTGACACACTTCTCTTAAAACTTATTGATTGTGCATACATTGCTTATCAATAAGACTATTATACCACAATTTTAAATCTTGTTTCATTTTTCTCAATTAAAAACAGCACCTTGCAGTGCTGTATAATATTAATCTTCCGACTTTAGTAGATACTTGTTGTTAATAACTTTAAAGTGAACAGTACTGCCATTTACTTTTACAGTGCTTTTATATACATCACCTTCTGCGATAGGGTGAGTAATACTCGCATGATCAGCAGATGCTAGTGCTTCTTTAATAGATTCAAATTCTTTAAAGAAATAAACAATATCACCTTGTGGAACCGTAGTAACACCTAGTGCAGCAGTAATTTCTAGGAAATCTGCATCATCTAAGAAGTTTTGATTATCGATATCCCAAATACGGAAACAATAGAACTGATGTTCTTCTAGCTGTTCGCGGTTACCCTGAATACCCGGTCCCATACATTCACCTTGCAAAGCAAGCTGGCGATCATACTTTTCGCAGTACTCTTTGAGACGTGCTGGAATATCATCTTTTAGTGCAGCTTTCCAGAATGCAGTACTTTCATCGAACTTCAATGCAAGATTGCGTGAGCAAACTACTACTTGAGATTCCTGCCATTGGAACGGATAAGGTTTAACTTCAAGTACTTTAAGTTCTTGTAGTTCTTCATCCCACTCAACGACTTCATCATCAACTTTCTCAACAAAGAAATCTGGATTATTAAAGTACGCGATAGTCTGGCTAGAACCATCTAGTTTTAGAGACTTACGGAATGGAACATCCTGCATAGTCTGGCTAAATTTACCAAATACGTTCTGAATACGATCTTCATCAGTTTTTGGAACTACTAGTGGGAAGTTGCCAGCAACTTTAGCTTTACCGGCACCAGTACCACCATTACGTTCATCTGGACGTTCGTACTTAGTAACGTTTAAGTACTGCTCAATACCATGACGATTTTCTTCAAGATCACGAAGAATATCTTTTGCATTACCCATAATAGTTTCAGCACTTGGCTGAAAGCAATACCTTACATTAGAATTAATACGATAGAAGAAATCTGCAAATGCAATTACTGGAAGTGCAAGTCCCTGGGAAAGTTGTTTCCTGAGCTTGATTGATTTCAACCGAATACGTTCAACACCATGTTCATCAGTTTTAGTTCCATTCTTAGAAAGGAAAGAAAAACGAGGATCATTTGCCGGAAGGAATGAATCAATCTCAAAGAATACACAGTAATCGCCGGGTGCAAATTCACCCTTTTTGATTACTACCTGCCAACCATCAATAGTTGCAACTTCAATTGCATCTGCACCATCAATAGGATTAACTTCTAGTACTTTGCGAATAGTTACTAGTTTGCGGCCTTCAGTTACTAACTCTGTCATTATTTTTCTCTTTTTAATTATTTTGTAGGAACTCGACGGTTCCACTTTTGCATTACTTCTTCCATTGAATCACCAATCAAAGACGCACCACAACCAAATTCACTTTCAAGACAATTAAATGTCCAGTACATTCCACGTTCGGTAATATCTTTTTCTGAAACAAGTTGTAATGGAGAATGATGTGAATGCTTAATATCTAAATCTTCCCCAAAGCAATGAATATCCAATGGCGGGCATTTATACCAATGCATTCCCGTTGGATGTAAACTATCATGCAAGTTGTAGTGTCCAGGTTGGTTTCCACAAAACGGACACGGCTTTATTTCACCTTTATAATGATGTTCCATATTATAGTTTTCCTACTGGAATATGTGAAAGTTTCTTTTTAATTAATCTTTATTACTATTAACTGGAATATCAGAAAGTTCTTTTTGTAGATTATGCTTTTCGTTGAATTGTTCAATATTAAGATAAACACGAATAGCAACCTTTACATCTTTAATTCTAGAACGTTTTACCTTTGAGGTAAAAGTCACTGGTACGTGTACCATCTTACTGAACTCATGGCGGCGATACGCATCTTCTACTTTATAAGTCCTAATGTACTTATGACTCTTTTTGAATAATTCCATAGGGTTACCAAGTGTAAGTAAGTAGTAAATTTTATTTTTCAAACGCTCGGTATACTTTTTCTTATTCTTCTGGATTATCTTGCGTTTCATCATTACCCTTCAATTTTTTCCGAAGTACTGAAGAAGATGAAAAGTTTTTAGTCTTTTCAAATTCAGATTTTTTATCTTTATATTCTCCAGCAAAAGACTGAAGAATTTTCTTTGCACGTTTCTGGAATTTACTAGGCATCATAGATTACCAATGCACCGATGATTAGCCAAAATCCCCAATAATTCAAATCTTGACTGAAACCATATGCACCGACACCACATAGTGCAGCACCAGCTAAAACCTTAGCTACTTTATACATTTTATTTTCCATGTAGTGGATTATTACTTTGGAAGTAATGAGTTTCATTACTAGTTTCGATAGAGAAACTTTTCTGACAAAGTTTTTTAGCAAGAATATAAGCAAAATCACGAGCTTCTTTTAAAAGTACTTCATCACTTTTTGGGAAACGTGGATAACAGATTACTCGTGCAGTAATACCACATTCTTTACCACCAGTGTAAACATAATCACATGGAGTAATCTGGAAACAAGCACCATGTTCATAAGTATATTCGCGTGCACACTGAATAGCAGTTTGAAGTTCACCCGCCATATGAATAGTTACATATGAAGTTTTAACCGATGCGACCAAATCAAAGTCAGGATTAAATTCAGCAAAGATTTCCTTTTTAAAGGGTTGATTATCATATAACTCCTGAACGAACGAAGCCACACGATCAATATCAAGTTCTGTATAATTATTATGTAAACGATTAAAAGTCTCTCGACTTTTTTCAAGCCATTCATTTTCAGTTTTACAACTTTCATAAATGCTTTTTAGTTCTCTGCGAATATCACTAATCATTCTTATTTTACCTTAATATTTTTATTTTTTAATCTTTTTACCGGATCAGAATAGGATTCTTCAAAATCTACAACCCGCAAAAACGTATATAAAGACAAAAAGCCATATTGTGAACAGCCGTGTGGATTATCACGTGAATAATAAAGATTACCATATCCATAATACTTATTTGAAATCCAAATACTATCACCATTTGAAAAATCCATAGTATGGGTTCCAATTTCTACATCAAGTTCATCGTTTTCTGCTGATACAATAATTCTCATTATATAACGATCAATGCGGTCGTCAATTTCCCTAAAACTTCTTTTATAACCCTTAACTGCTTGTGGGTATTTTTTACTTAAGTACTTACAGTGTTCTTCTGTGGTCATTGATATAGTAGGAGTAGCTTCTGACATAACATCAAAAGAATCACTATCTTTCACTATGTAATTTTCAGTTTGTTTAACTGGTGGGTGTACTAATTCAATGGGTTTAGATTTTCTTTTAAGTTTAAATGAATTATAAAAAATACCAGCACCCAACGCACTAACATGACTTGTTAACAATCCAACTACGATAATAATATCAATCATGATAAATGTACATCCTCATTCTTACGTTTCGCCCACCATCCAAGTTTCGGATTAATTGGTTCATTTCGTAATTCTTTCACTAAAGATACTAGCTCTTTATATGCCTTGTTATTAATCTTGTATGACTTAATAGACACTGTGTTTTCAATAGTTGTGTGGTGCAATGGTTCATCAGTTATGCAACCAAAAGAACGAGAATCCTCTTTAGCTATGTTTACGTAGAAAGTATTTTCTGGAAATTTAATTGTGGGTAGAGAACCATTAACCCATTTAGTAAACATAATACTATTGTTATAGTGACTGAACTGAACGGTAAATTCACCATTTTTATAACGTTGGATAATACGATACAAGCGTTCACTTTCTTCATTATCAAAGGTGAACCATTCAAGCCTGCGTTTAAAACTAACACCAAACCATCCACGAAGCCCAGCAGAGATCAAAAACCAGAGCAGTGAAATCACACTCATAATTATCATTTTCTTTATCCTAGAAATAAGCTATGGGCGAGATTGTATCAACTGCTCATGGCCTTGTCAAGCTTTATTTTTCATAAAGTTACGATAACAATGTCTGCACATACTTTGATACATGTCGTTGCCTCCAATTACTACCTGTTCAGTACTGCTAGTTAAACGGGCATTGAATATTGCTTTCTTTCCACATGAACAAATGTTTTTCAACTCTTCAGTACTGTCTGCGATTTCAAAAAGTCGTTTTGAACCAGTAAACAAATTTGATTCAAAATCAGTTTTTATTCCATAGCAGAATACTGGAATATTAAACACATCAACAATATCACCTAAAATATCAATCTGTTCTTTCGACATGAACTGACATTCATCTACGAATACTGCTTTGATATCCTGTTGTAGAATTTCAATTGCAATATTGCTTAGTACTGTTAAATCGTCTTTAGGGATGATTATTGCATCACTGTTAATACCAATCCTGGATGTTACTCTACCAGTACCATATCGATCATCCAATGCTGATGTTAATACAATAACGTTATATCCACGTTCCCTGTAGTTAAATGCAGTTTGTAGTAAGCTAGTACTTTTACCACAACTCATAGCACCATAATAATAAAAAAGTCCTTTTTCTTCCATTAGTGTTCCAGTTGTTTAATCTTATCCATATTTTGTAGTACGTATGCTTTCATATCTTCTGGTTCTTCAGCACACAATAAAGTTGCAATCTCAGTAAGATTCAACTCACCAGAATCATATTCCTGATAGATCATAATAAAGTTACTATCAGGGTATCCATCCCACGAACTATATGAGGGATGTACATTCAAATCGATAAACTCTAATTCACAAGCTCGTGATTTAATAAAGTCTTCCAATTCTACTTCAACATCAACAGTAGTTACTTTACGAATTGTTATTTTCATTGTATTTCCTTACTTGATGATGTGGAATTCTAATTTCTCTATTGTTAATGTCCAAACTTAATTGGATATAATATGGGTCATCTAATAATGTTACGACACCGCTCATCTCTTTTTTAGAAAGTAAACCCCATGAAAATGAATCACTGTCAACTAGTACTTTATCACCAAGTACGGCATACCCGCCATCAGAATAAATTGCTTGTTGAACTTCAAAAAAACCTAACGTTTCTTCTAAATCCAACCAATCCATCCAGTCATTAGGCAACTCTTGATAATTTTCAATATCTTCTACAACCTTTTCCAGTTCAATTGAATCTGGATAAGTTATAAATTCGACGTATAAATCAAGAGTTCCAGAGTCTATTCCTTTCTGATACGTTACTGCTGAAAGGTAATCAGATATAATTTCAGGATTGTGATAAAACGTTCCGTGTTGATCAGATTCGACTGCAACTGCTACTAATTGTTTCATTTTGTACCTATAAAAGAAAAGGAGGCGATTGCCTCCTTATAATTAATCCTTAGAATCTTCATCTTTTCCGCTATAATCGTATGAGTCATAACCCTGATCAAAAGTTTCATCAAAATAAGAATCGTGTTCATCGGCCTCATCTTGTTCATCTTCATCATAGTCATAATCATTCCAACGATATGCATCATAGCGTTCATCTTCGGTATTTTCAATCTCCACTGTAATTCCATGCTTCTGAAGATAAGAAACAAAACTATCAGGATTATTAAGATCTAATGCATACTCATAGAACGTATAGTACTTGTCTTCGTACTCACGGCTACGATAATAATCATATTCCCAATAAGTATCCCAATCAGTATCTTTAGGCCAGGAAGCCCATGTTGGATGCAAATTACGATCCGTTAAACCACGATCAACAATATTTTCTTTATATCGTTGTTCAAGTTCTGAATTAGTAGATCGTTCCTTCCATTCAGGCCGGGGAATTGTAAAGCCAATACCCTCTAGTCTAGAGAACACTTCCTCTACCATATAATGGTAATCAGCTTCTTCCATATCATAACAGTGAGCACCAGTACCAGTACTGATAGTTTCGAATTTCTTGTGTGTTTCACAAGTAACCGTAATAATATCATTACTGTAGCTTCCGCAATCTTCACAGTCAGAATAACTATCGTGGATATTGAAATTTAATGTAACGGACATATTTTTCTCCCAAAAGAAAAGGACACGAAATGTGTCCTCATTGATTATTGTAGTACTTTAAGTTTATATAATATGCTCTCAACAAAACTCATTATATCTTCGAGTGTGTTTACAGAGCCAAATTCATCAAGACTTTCCAATATTTCATGTATCTTGGTACAATGTTTTACGTACTCTTCCAACAAAGGAATTGCTGCCTCAATTGGTTGAAATACATACGAACTACCAGTACTAAAAATTGGACCACGTTCTGCCATCATTCCTTCAATAAAGGAATCAACATATTCTGGAAGCTCTTTATATAATTCATCCAGTTCCATATGTTTTGAATAGTTTCTGCATTGTAAATGCCAGTGGTGTGCTTGTGATTCAAGAAAAATACTATTCTCAACGAATTTAATTAATACATCTTCGTGAGTGTCGTCTGATATTTCTACATAATCAATCATACTTCGTATGTCATTAGGATCAAAAGGTTCGCTCATTAATTATCATCCTTCAGGTTGTCAATACTATATTTAGCAGTAGAAAACAAACTTAGGATTGTAGTAATTGCACAAATTTTTGACAGTATGATAATCAATTACTCCATAGATAAAGAGAAAATCGCATGGCAATGATGCCGAATACAAAGTCTTTTTATCAATGAAGTTTAAATTATCTTGGTGTTCTACTTCAATATGCTTGTCAAAATTAACACAAATAACTGAAAAATCATCTAAAGAAATCTCTTTCATGGCACTTAAAATACCAGATGCTTTGTCATCATTATGTCGTACTAATCGAATGATATTCTGTCGAAAGACATATAGATTCATCTCAATTAAAATTAGAAAATACTTACTCATTACATCAGAGAAGTACTTGTTATCGGATAGGTTCATTGCCTAACTCCGTTAGTCAAGAATTTCGTTGTTCTGTACTCGTTATCACTCGTACTGAATCAACTCAATTCAATTTATTACGTTTAACACTTTATATTGACGGGGTTTGTTGATCCAATTGCATCCCCCCGCAAGGGAGAACGAAAAAAAAAGCCAGAATAAATCTGACGGTGGTAGTCTTACCTCTGAATTTGTAGATTTTACTCAAATTTTGGACGCAACTTTACTGTCCAATTTAAGTAGTAAACACTGGCGGGTTGTCCGGTTTCCAGTTACTACAGTCGCATACAACGGTCGGGGTCTTAATCATCATCCCGCATCAGTACTCGCTAATTCAGCAACAAGCACTGTGATATTCTAATAGAATATCTCCCTTTCAACAGGGTTGAGTATGCACTCAATATGTCTATCAAGGGCGTTTATGTTTTCTTACACGCCTTTATTGTGCCGCATTGCCGTGATTCGTAGACTTAAGTCGCTTTGTATGACTGCTAGTACTCTAACGGGTTTCATTTGCACATCGTACTGATTGAACTACTCATCTGCCATCTACTTGTCGATAGGATCAGGGTTTAACTATTCCTTGTTAAAGGATCAATCAGAGTTATATAAAACAAAAGGGAAGGTCAACTAAGACCTTCCCCTATATTATACCACAATTTTTAAAGTTGTTTCATTTTATTCATCTTTATAAAAAGAATCATTGTAGCGTTGGGTTTGAACCAGATATTTGGGATCGATATTATCTAGATTGATATTATCATTTAAGAATTTGATAGCTTTTTCTTCTGTACTAAAGTACAAACGTTCTTCAGTACCTTTTGCACAAAGAAAACGACTATGGTCATAGTCCATTTCGTCATGATCTTGCATACAAACAACTGTCAAAATATTATCGTCTTCACCAATACGAATAATACGATAATATACATCATTCCACATTTTTATTTACCTTATAGAAAAATACGTTTAAGTTTGTCATCAGTTCTATTAAAAAATGTTTCTACAAAGTTTAAATCTTCAAAGATGCTTGGTTCTAATTCCCGGTCGAAAAACACCTTCTTGGAGTAACGTTCATCTCCATTTCGGTAAGCTACTTTGATTGGCAAAGTAATCTGTTCGTTTTCATTTTGAGTGTAAGAACAACTAAGTTTAATATGTTTACCTGTATCAAAAAGAATAATTTCTTGTGCTAACTTTTCAATACCAGTTAAATGTGAAAAAGAATCTGATTCTTTAATCATGGTAATTGTCACGATTACATCTTTAGTGTTACCTAAATCATTAATATTCTTAGTTGCACTGATAACTTCCAGATTACCAAAATCAATATCTTTAAGCATTAAAAACTCCAAAAACAAAAAAAGGAAATCTCTCGATTTCCTATATTCTACTCTTTGTGCCTGAAAAGTCAAGCTATTTTTTAGGTACAGACTTAATTTGCTCAAGACCAGTGATGGTTTCTACAAGCTTGTTGTGCATTCCTGCACACTTATTGTAAAACGTCTGCCAATCTCTTAGTACTGTGTATAGTTCTTTACCATCATACACTTTTTCACCATTTTCATTCAACGTGAAATTGACAGGAATTGGTGTATCAGTACTGCAAAGTTGTAGTAAAGTAGTCTGTTCGATAATAGGTTTGTTATTAACGGGAACAGTACTACATCCTGTGATCGCGAACGAAACCGCAAGAATCGTTGCAATGAAAAACATTTTAATCTTTTTCATGATTACTTTTTCTTCCCATTGATGATTAAAGCAGATTCTTGTTTGTATCGAGTTAATTCATCAACCCCATCCTGATCCATACATTTCTGTAGGTAGATTGGTTTTTCTAGGATTGTTTTTTCTCGGATAATGGTATTAGTGGCTGCACCGGCTAATAGGGCTTTCTGGTCTTCAAAACCTTGTGCCTGTTTGCGTTGATAGTCACTGATACCATCGTTCACAATCTTTTCTACTTTTTGATTTAAACTATCTTGATACCCATTGTAGTAGGTATGGACTTGCCATCCAGCAAAAACTGTCAGTACTGTGTACAAAAAGAACGCAACAATTCCTATTGGAAGTTTGTATAACTTAATAAAATTTAACATGGTAGCACCTCTCGAAATGCTTGGGTATATACCATATTTAATACAACTATTAAGTTTTTCAGCTTATATTTTAGCCTTTTTTAGTAACTAAATCTATCAGACATTGTATTGTTGTACAACTTTCAGCAGCATCATCCGAAATTTCAATCTCGAATTCTTCTTCAAGTGCCATTACAGTTTCAACCATATCAAGTGAGTCAAAACCAAAATCATCATAAACAACCTTTAAAAGAATATTATTTTTAATAACTTCAGAAACATACTCAGTTGAAAGACCAGATTGCCATGACACAATAGTAATAATACGATTCAATGCATCTTTAGCAACCACTTCTGAAATATTATCAGTGACCGTATTAGTAACTGTATCAGTACTTTTATCGAATAAATCAATATTATTGATAGTTGATTGACGTAGTTCTTTTACAAGTTCTTCGACTTCATTAAGTATCTGAAAGCGTTCAATTGTATTATTAGATTTGTTATATACACGTGAAAGTGCATTACGAACTAGATATAGATCTGGATTTGACATTTGCAATTCTCTCTTTAAATCCAGCAGTAACACGTATTAGTAAACGCTGGCAGTTGGTTTCAACTAGTGGACAATTGTGTAGTACTTTACTGGTATATTTGTGTGCAACACCAGGAGCACCAACTTTCTCTACTAGTACTTCATTAGTAAGAATATCTTGAATTAAAGTATAGTCTTTAATGTTTATTGGGTTAGTAATGAAACTCGTACCTTGGACAGTACCAAAAATGATATGTGTCTCAGGTTCAAAATCGTCATGAATATCATTACAACAGTCAAGATGATAACCGTAAATCTGAGAACCACTATCACCAGCCGATAATTCTCTCACGCGGTAATCAACTACAATTGAACGGTCATCGTACTTTTTAATTTCTTCTATCATCCGATTTAGTAATTCTGCCATATCGGACGGTATGCTGTCAAGTACTTTTTGAGGTGCTGCGTATTTAAATTCCTGTATTGGAAGGTTCGCTGGAACCTCCCAACTAAACAGATTCATCTCAATACTACCCACTGGATTTAGTGTGTTAGTATCCACTTTCATACGGGTTTACAGTTACCTTAATTTCATCAGCTAATTCAATAACAATTTGGAAGTTAGTTTCAAAAACTGTTTCCAGACAATCTTCAAAATCAGCAGTTCTAAGAATTTGATGGATTTCCTGTCCTTCGCTCTCTGTCAAGTTTGTATTAACTGTTAAGAAATCGTCAGGAACTTGTTCTTCATCCCAATACATACGATCCACATATTCATACATGTCATCACAACGAGACTCAGGAAAGTTTGTAATATATACATTTGAAGAGTGCAAGCACTCTTCGCCATCATTCCATTCTGGAGTACTGCCAATTACGAAAATAGCATCAAGATTTGGGAATTTATTTTTAAGTTCTTTCATATCCAATTTTAATTGAGAGATGAAAATATTTTGTATTTCCTTTTTCATTTTCTCAATTTCATTAAGATAATCTTTTACTGCATTCTTTGTATTAGTAAACATATTAGTGTCCACAATCGTAATATTCATGATCAATTTTAGGTTCATCACCAGTTAAATCGATATAAACGATATAATCAGTGTGATAAATTTCTTCAATTAGGTAATCAATTTGACTAACTAGGTAATCAACTTTTTCATTATCTTCAACTGAATAGGTATTGATTATATCGAAACCATCCCAATCACGTAGTTCTTCATCTTCTTCAATTTCACCATCAGTAAGAAAATATGCAATACCAATTCCGTATTCAGATAGCTCACTGAAATCATTCCATTTACTACGTTGTGTACATGAGTAATATGGTTCACTTGAATGAGTACATGCATCTCCATTATTGAAGCTTGGAGTATAACCTTTGATGATTAGTTTATTAAATCCTTCAACTGTTTTAAGTTCATCTACAGCAGTCTTAAGTAAATCTTTCTTATGAAGGTGAATGAAATTTCCGAGTTCACTCTCTGCTTTATAAGCAGTATCTTTTAGTACTTTGTATTGTTCGAATAGTGTAGTCATATTAGTATCCACAGTCGTAATAGCCAGTTTTAAATGTAATTGTTCCATCAACGATAACGAAAGCGAATTGGTAATTTGTACCTTCTTTTTCTTCTAAAATAACATCAACAAGACCTAGCTCAGTTTCGATAGCACGTGCTTCTTCACTAGTAAGATTATTAGTTTCGAAATCACTTTCTTCAATATCTAAGCTATCAAGTACTTGACCTAATGCTTCTTCATTCATATCTAGTACTTCGATATTGGTCCAGTGCTCACAAGGTTCTCCATCATTAAAAGATGGTGTATATCCTACGATAGTACCACAAGTTAGACCTGGATAACGGATACCAAGGTCTTTAATAATTTCCTTGATAATAGCATCAGAATGCTGATTGACCATACCAAGATATACTTCACGTGCCGTTTTAAATTGTTCTAGAATATTCATAATTATTTCCCATACCATTGCATTTCACGAAGTTCAATTAGTAGCTTAGCTGCTTTATGAATATCTGGTGCACGTGGTAAATCAGTTTGTTTATATAGTACTTCTCGGATATAGATATCTTTTTCTGTCCAGTAAGCCATCATCTCATCAAATGACCATGAACCATTTCTGATCGCTAATAGTTCAGCAGCATCAGGACGTTTAACATGAACTTCACCGGTAGTTAATGCTTCTTCGGCAGTTCGTAGTAAACGTACAACATGCATTGCATGTTTTGTATCATAACCGTTGAGTTGCTCTAATTCAGAACGAGCCTCATTACGGTTTTCTTTCCAGCTATGATAGTTATGACGGTTATCAGAACTCTTCTCGTATTCTTCTTTGTTGAATTTTACAATAAGTTTTGGCTGTTCTTTCACTTCTTCTAATGTCATAACAGAGGTGTCAATACGATTGATACTACCATCATAATTGATAGTTTTAGCACCTTCTTTTGGAACTAGACCAAAGATGTTATCACCATATGGAACAAGCTGATAATCATCCCTGTAATTAAGAATGTTGAAATCACGATCTAGTACTTGATGTTCGAAATAGTTATGTACCAATTTAACAAAATGATATTGTTTAAGTGGTAAAGTACTGATCATTTGTAATGAAGCATTACGCATGAATTTTTCGAAATCAATAATAGTTTTTATGTACTGACCTTTCGCCGCTTCAACATTAACAAGATTCATAATGTATGAAGGGAATGAATCACCAATCCATTGAACCATTTGCTCACATGGATATTGGTCAATTAGTTCCTGAAGAATACGAACTCCAGTACGTTCTTTATCCATCCAGCCGTGATGATTTTTCATACGTTTAGCTTGGTTATGAGCATAACCAGTGTATGTAAATGCAATTTTTGAGGATAGAAGGTCGGAACGTGCTGCACGAAGATGATCATACATTTCAGTTTTGAAAGTAATATCACCTTCATCAACCCATAGTGATTCAAGAATATTTGGGTTAGCAGTAAGATAGAGTTGCATGTAGTTATTCAACTCATAGTACTTTGTATCTTCTTCTTTGACGTCACTTACTTCATTAACTTTGAAGAAAGGAGTAATGATGAATTCTTTATCAGCAACAAAGATTCCGCGAAAGTCGGTATCAGATGTTGGAGTACTAGTTCCGTAAGCCTGGCTACCTGCCAAGTGTCGGACAATTAAATTGTCTAAATGATTATTTTTCAAGTTATCCCTTTATTATTTTTTACGTATAATACTTCGCTAGAAGAGTCTCCTTACGATTTAATATACGTTGTTTTTCTTCATGTACTCTTTGCATTTCTAACAGCTTTTCTTCTGCGTCTTTTGCTTCACGCAGGGAAAGATATACTCCTTTAAACCATTCGTGGTCGGCACCTTCAAATAAAACAATATCATCAACTATTGTTACATCTCTAGTAAGGATGAAATAGATCCCATGAATTTTATCGAAAATAACTTCAGGATCTACTTCTTTTGAGTTTGCCCCGTACTTTTGCGAGTCAGGTAAGCATTCCATGATTACTTTATCATTAATTACCAAACTTACATCGTCCGAACCCTTTTTAAATTTACGGGTTGCTTCTATGATTTCAAAGCGATGTAATTCAGTAGCAATAGTTTTGACCAACATAAATTGAGAATGCTTTAAAGATGAAAGCTTTCTCTTAACATCAATTATCTGTTTCCTTCTGCGTGTCTTTACGTCAGGAGTTTTTATATCGTTAACAAACTCTTTAAGCATTTTGCTGTTTTTACGTAAGAGTAAAAACATCATAGTATTTTCATTCATTAACGATACTCCGTTAAAATATCAAGACGTTCTTGTTCTTTTGTATGTTTGATCATTGTTTCCTCAAGGTGTTTTTTAGCCCTGATTAGGCAATGAAATGCTACAGCAAAGCCCTTATGGTTGGTATCATTAAACACAGTAATAGAGTCAACATCAATCGAATTTTGTTTGATTGTAAATGTTGTACCAGTTTTAGTATCAATCAATTTAGGTTCGAGCGTTCCTGTACCGAGTAATACTTTACTCAGTACTTCATCTGAACCATATACTGTTTCAAAGCGATCAATATCAGTTGCCATGATACGCATAAGATTACGCAAACTACTGTCGAGTTTAGAGTACTCGTACTTAATATTAATTAAGAATTTACGATCATTATTAGTAGTAATGCCATCCTTTAGTACCGTGCGACTTTTACGAAGCAAAGCAAACAGCATATCTGACTTGTTCATTATTATTAGCCTTTTATCATTTCAACTATTTCGTTGAACACTTCAATAATCACATTTCCATGACATGGAAGAGGTGTACACGAGCACCCAATTCTTTTACCGGAAAGACTTAAAATATCATTTATTGTAATTCTACCATCTTCGATACATTCATACAAATGTTCGCGGTACATTTCAATAGAAACAAGTCGAGAAATCCCCTGTCCTAAATCAATAGGATGAGGATTTCCCCAAATAGTACCACGACCGATATAAATGTCAAATTCACCTTTATGTCTATTGACAAGTACTGGTGTGATATATTCCATCAGTTATATGCTGCCTCTACTTTCGATTTCATTACTTGATTTTCACGTTCACGCTCGAACTTTTGAATATTATTTTTAATGTACATAATTCCTTTCACTGCCATTATGAACATCTTATAATCTACTAATAGTTTAGAAATATTAGTACCGTCACTTAGCTCAATATTGTGATTAGAATCATAGCTATGAGACTCAAATTTGTAATTAGTACTTTTATCATGTACTTTATAATAAAGATAGTCTTCACCAAGCATATCATCTATCCATACATCAAATGTTTCCATTTGCTTATACATCTTGATAATAATAGTTCTTACCAGATTACTACAACGACTTAATGCATACTTAATATCGATTATATCTTTTCTTGCAGCATCTTTGCCTTGTGGATGTTCATTTATATAACTATTAAGGGAAGCAATGCTTCCCTTCATCAAAAATGCTATAATATAATCTGATTCTGTTGGTCTATAATGTCGTTTTAGAATCATCAGTATCTCCAAAAATTAACTGTACTTTTTCTTCAGTACTCAAATCTGAAAACTTACGATCTGGAATAACTTCGTCAATCTTAGAACGGGTAACTTCATTTCCTTCGTGTTCTTTAATATAAGTTACACGTTGGAAGAAAGTACCTTCTTTGAATAATTTAGGATATTCATTCCAGTTGATACCCTTCTCAATTAGAAGCATATCTAATTTTTCATTAGTACTTTTACCCTGCAATGAACTGTGGCTGAAGTTCGCATATGCAGCCATCGAAATACTATTACGCACTGCATCCTGATTACGCCATACGAAACAGTTCACAGCTTCAATTTTAGAAGGAACCTGGAACATTCGGCAATCAAATACAGGAAGACTTTTTGAACATTCTTCGGGATATGCTTTAAGTGCAAGTTCAATAAACTTTGCAGTTGCAAGAGCAGACAGTACTGAAACCATCTTTTGTTTCTTACCACTGAAGAAAACATCACTTTCCATACTTTTCTGCAAATACACAAGACTGATTTCATCAGACTGAGTATACCCAATACATGCACCAGTTTCTTTTACAAGATACTTAGTTACTTCCTGCATGATGATGGACATATCCATATCAAAAGGTTTCTTCATTGTACGTGTAAAATTACTGAAAGAACGCCCATCAATACGAGCGTAGATTGGCAGTAACGGCATGAATTTATCTGAAGTTTCAGCCTTTTCATAAAGCTTAATACGATCACCAAGTTGCATGAATTTTTCCAATTAATTTGTTAGGTAGTTCAATATCGATATAAAACATCGTCCGGCTTGTTAACGCCTTGATGTTTGCAAATACACGTTCGCCTGAATTAACTATCATCTCAACTGAGACAATATGTGTAATTCCATCAGCGTTTGTTTGAACATGATGTACTAATACATCATCAACACCTGAGAAATTTCTTTTAATATGACTACTAAACAGAGCACTATAAAGTTCGTCAGCCTTGTAGTTTTTCATTCGTGTAGATTTGAAAGACACGATTTTGTTCCTCAAGTGATTTAAGTTCTTCTTGTAGCTCGTATTCATTCTTTTTCATTATCTTCAAAGATTGAAATACCCTAGCCATCATTAATGTTTCATTGGGATTAAGAAATTTTTCACCATTTATATAAACTGATGGATTTCTTATTCTATTTTCCTGGCCAAAATCTGAATTGAAATTGTAATAGTTAAACCTTACCTTTGTAACCGTATCTACAATATGAGTAGAAGAAGTTAAAGATTCTTTTATTTCAAAACGTTTTGGGTCTTTTGCCATAGAGAATAGCATAGCAATGACTTCAGCCCTGCATTTACTAATATCATATTTCAATGTAATTAATTCACGTACTGCATCTTTTGAGTTCACAAAACAATCACAGTACTGCTGAAGTTTACGAGAACTCTTGCGTATCATAAGTACCGGAAGATGCATGACAATTTCTTCATGCTTATCAGGATTGCTAATCTTTATTTCCGGTTCTTTGTGTACGCGAGTCATTTTTGGTATGTATCCCATCAACTTTTCCCACATGGTATATAAAAATCCCTCCGTTGTCAAGGACTTTTTTGTTTTATTTTAAAAGTTTAAATTTCTCACTGAGAGACATTGTAACAGACGAAAAAAAAGCGGTCAAGTGACCGCTTAAAATTAATTCCAACGTGTGCCAGGAGCAGACGGAACGCCTGTGCTGGTGGGTATAGCCGAACCTTTCTTAGTCGTACTGGTACGATAAGTTAAGAATCTAGTGACCTTTTCAATGGAAATAGTACTGATAGAACTTGCTCCAGTAACAACAGTACCAATATATACTCTCCATAATTCTTCAGAAAGTAATGTAGTACTGATAAAGTAATTAGCTTCTCCTTCCAAATTAACAACATAAACGTAAAATGTTTTGTTTGCTGGCGACGAATCAATTGTAGTTAAATCTACAATAGTCTTAGACAACTGATAAAAAGAACCATTTATTAAAACTGGCATATCCTGATTAAAAAACAGTTTAAAACCAATTGGTTCGTTATTAGATTCAACAACTATATTTGAATTAATAATATCTGAAAGAGTTCTATCGTTTACATTTAAACTATTATATAAAGTTGTGAAATTATCTATTTTACCTCTAATAACACTGTAATAATCATAATCAACATACCTTGCATTAGAACTAAAGACTATCCCATCGTCGGTTTGGAATAATGAAGTACCTGCATTGATATTAGAATTATAGCCATTATAATTCTCTAAATCAAAGCTATATGGATTATCTATTTCTATTACATTATTTGTTGATTCAATTTTTATAGAACCATTATTCAATGTATCAAATGAATATGATTTAGTATCTATGTTATATGTAAAACTAATACCATACGTATCTGACTTGGAACCAAAACTAGCTTCCGCGTAAAATCTATGAACTATTGAAACTCTAACATCAGAGTTAGACTCATTGCACTCTGCATTTAATAAACCATAACTTGTTATATAAAATGGGTTAGCATTGGTGTTGTCATCTTCCAATATTAAGGGTGAATCAGTCGAAGACTTGCTAACAATAGTGTTAACTACATTAATATGATTTGAATTAGATACCACGCTTCCAAATAAATTATTACCAGATATTCCTGAAACTGCATTTAATGAGGCAGTACTACCATTAATAACATCAGATGTGTTTAACGTGTATAAACTTATATTAAATGCATCATCTTTGTTGTATGAATCTATACACCATATATAGATCAAATCCCCTACAATGTGTATGTAATTGGGATTGGTATTTGGTATCAACGATCTATCAAATTCTAGAAAAGAGTGATAGTCTTGGTCAAATGTTCCATTAGTTAATGCAATAGCATATGTTAAGTTACTGCCATTGATGATTTTCATCATTAGTACTTGATCTGATTTACTAGCTATGAAATCATCAATCTGATATGAGCTTGTAAAAAAACTTGGTCTATATTCTAAATTAGTGTTGATGGGAGTAAGATCATCCGCAATTCTGGCGTTTTTCAAATATGAGTAGTAAAAACGTTCAGTACTTCCATTATTAGTAGGTCGAATAATAACTAACGTCCCATTATTTTCCAATATTGTAGGGAAACTGTTTTTGGATGTTGATGTTGTCGGAACTGCTGCTGAACTCACATTTATTGGTAGATAATCTTGAGTCCCTACGCGAGTAAGTGGAGACATAGAGATCATATTTTCGATGTAAAGCTTATCATAATAGGGGATATTAATATCCCCTGTTGAGTCTGCTTGGAGATCATTAATCTCTCTGATAGTGTTCAAACCATTGATTTGAATATTACCAGATGAGCTTAAATCACCGTATATTTTTTTTGCCATAAGTTATCCTTACCAATTTATTGTTCCGGTTTGTGCTGGGTTACCAGTACTAACAGGGAATGCAGAACCAATTTGTGTCTCACTTGGTCGGTAAATTCCGAAGCGTGAAACCTTGCTAATATTTAGGTCAGAAACTTTTGTACCATCAGTCTGAATATTACCAATGTACATATTAGTTAGACTTTCAGGAATTTCAGTTAAACTAACTTTATATTGTGGTGTCCCTGAACTTGAATCAACGTAAACGTAGAACTTTGTATTGCCGGGATTACTTTTAATTGTGCTTAAATCAATTGAAGTTATTGGCATTTCAAAGAATTTACCATTCATTAGTACTGGAGTGACTTCAGTGAAATATAAGTAAAATCCTTGAACAACATCCTGTGCTAGTATAACAGTAGGTGTAGAAGTTCCTATTGAAGCATCATTACCAGCAGGCATATTATTTTGGAATTCTGCCAAGGTTTTTCCTCTGTAATCAAATACCAATTTAGTACCTCTGTCTGTTTTCTCAAACATATAAAACCCAAATCCATAATTAGGAATATAGCTATATTCTCTTGCAGTAGGATATAAATCAGGAGCATGATAACTGTTACTTTGTTTAAGGGAAGTTAAAGTACTACCAGATTTTACACCTGCATATGAATATTCTTGGCTGTCTCCAGGAACGGTCACATTTATTGCATGTGGTAAAGAAACGTATGTAAAATCACTATAAACAGCAACACACATGCCTCCATGTCGTACCATTTCAGATGTAAATTTACCATTACCAGTTACTGTAGTAATATCATTATTCACATAATTATTAATTATTGTATTCAATGAAATTGCAGTAATTGCATCACCAGTTAACGTAACATTAACTGACGCAATAATTTGATTTCCACCTAAACCAGAGGTATTAACAGTACTGATACATAAAATACTATTGAAATATGAAGTATCTGGTGAAAAATACAAACCTGCCAAACTAGCAGAAACACTTAAACCCAATGACGATATAATTGAATTTTTGATATTTGTTAGTAGTTGGTTAGATACTGTTATAGTTCTATCGTATGTTAAAGTCGATGGATTTAATTTATATCCACATGATAGAATATCATTCTCAATAAACAAAGTACCATAAAATGATACATTACCAGAAGCATCACAATAAGAAACTCCGCCATATGTATTCGGCATTAAAGGAACTCTATCAATTTGTGGAGCATAACCAGTCATCGTACCGCTTGTAAACGAATTATAATTATAAGTTCTGGTAGTTCCAATCTCGGAAACACCTTTTTTGTATTTTGTGTATGGTATTCCTTCATATGTTCCAGTCCCACTAAAAATAATTTTAGAGGTATCAATAGGAATTCCACCCATCAATTGGTCACCAACACGTGATGCATAATCAGAAGATACTATATATACACTAGGATTATTAAATGTTCTATTTCTGAAATTATACGCATCCACCTTATTTGTAAATGAAGCAATTTTACCAGAGTACACATTATAATTATCACTTAAAACATATTTCTCTCTAATATAGTACTGTGTACCGTTGCTAGTTATGTAAATTGTTCCATGTAAACTATCAGAAAATGCATTATCAAATCCATATAAATTCTGACTTGTTATTGAATATGGATTAGTGTAAGTAATAGCACCGGTATTCCCACCTATACTAGTAATAGGTGTGTTTGATAAATCTGTTGTAAATGTGTTAGTACTAATATTATATTTCGTGACAAATGAATAATATGTATCATATCTATTTGTTTCATTGGTACAAAACATATTTGTTGAGAAGTTAATATTAATATTTGTCCCATCAAAAATACACTTAGCCATTCCTGGCATAGAATAAGTATATGGTGATATATTTGAAAACACCGAATTATATTTTATAAATGAATTTGATGAAGTACCAATAGTACTAGCCCATGCATCTGCAATTCTTATAAATGGCTGAGAACCCTGTGCACCGTACATAGTATTACCGTTTATTCCAGTAACACGTTCTACTGTATTAATAGTCCCAGCATTTATTTCAGAAACTGGAATTCTATAAAGAATGAATTCAAATGGATCTGAAATATTATATTGTACATTGTATGGAAAGTTGGAATTAAAAACCGAACTATATAAACACACAATGTATACATACGAACCAGCAACAGTTGCAGTTAGAATGCTATACGGAGTGAGTGACCGTGTATAAGTGGCTGATTTATGTAAATCTTTATCCATAGTTCCATTAGTAAGAACAACATGAACTACATTATTACCAACTTCTTCATATACTAAACAATTTGATGTATCTGAATCATTGAAAAGAATATTATTCCATGAACCTTCATAGTACTTATTGATTGTAGTATAAGGTCGCATAGATGAATCTGGATTATTGATATAAGTATAGTAGTAGTTAATAGTACTACCGTTTGTACCGGGACGTAAGTACACCAATGAACCATCATTTTCAAGAAGAACTGGCATAGCTGCATAATATGAAACTGTACTACCACCATCAAATGTACCAGCAACACCAGGGCTGTTATTATTCAATGCACCATATTGTGAAAATGGTAACTGGTCGAATACATTATCAATACTATCTTTGAGATCGATAGGCAATTCAATAACACCATCAGTTTCAGGTGTATATGTAATATTGTTGCCGGTTAATTTAACATTTAAACCAGGTTGTTTACCTTGAACTATCATAGTTCCGGTGGTTTTAACGTCACCTTTAATATTATAAGACATTATTTTCCCTTACCACGTAATATTCCCTGTTTGTGATGGCAATCCAGTACTTACAGGGAACGAAGCTCCTGCTGCTGTAGTGCTTGGACTAAACACATCTAATCTAGAACGTGAAATTATGTTTGTTGCTGAAATTCCAGAAATGTTTGTTGTAATCGTTCCAATCCAGAATATATTGTATGCATTAGCCCCTTCTTCAGCAATTACTGATGTAGTAATCAAGTACTTTGGAAGCCCTTGTGACATAGTTACATATACATAGAATGTACTACTTGCTGGATTGGTTTTTATTTTTGTTAAATCAATGGTTGTAATTGGAAGCATTAGGAAATTACCACTTAACAGTGCTGGGTTAGCAGAGTTAAATGTTACATTGTATCCCGTATACGTAACAAGACCTGAATTGGGTACAAAGTTAGAAACAGGTAAAACACTAATCATCTCAATTAATTGGTCTGATGTATAAGCGTCTACTGTGAAACCATTTGTTGCTGTATCACGTGCAGTTCCGTTTATCGATGTAATTACTGCTTTACCATCCGAATATGCGGTTTTTCCAACGTTTAACGTCCCTTTAATTATTTTCGACATAATATATCCCTTTATTTAAGATATGCGTTAATGTATTTATTGGGGGTATAAACAAAAAAGGCACCCATGAAGGGTGCCTTTTTCTACTAATAATCTTTAGTTTTTATCAATATTCTCTGATTTTCCGAACCACGGAATGGGAGATTTAGATTTTTAAACTCTTCCATAAATTTACCATCAACCAATACATCAATGTAATTGAGAATATCTTTTGCATGATTTTCCAAAACTTCTTCCAATGTATATCCTGTCCAGCACCAAATATTTTTATTAGGAAATTTACCTTTTACTATCTTGCATAGTTCATAAACAGTACTAATATTTTTCGGCATCAATGCGTCTCCACCGAGTAAGGTTAAACCTTCAACGTAAGGTTTTGATAATTCCGTCAGTATAATATCTATTTGCTCTTTACCAAAAACAGATCCAGAACGATAATCCCAAGCTTCTTCGTTAAAGCAACCAGGACATCCATGACTACATCCTGATACATATAGCGTCACTCTAACACCAGTTCCGTTTATTAAATCATCTTTTACAATAGTTTGATAATTCATATTACGACTCGATTTTGGTATGTTTGGTTCGTTCAATCACTTCAGCTTGTTTTCCAGAATTAAATGAACGACTGTTTGGTGCACTTAGATAACCTGACACTCGTCGAATAACTGACATAGTACCTTCTTCCCGGTTATCACAAGACGGACAGTGGAATCCAATTTTATCAACAGAAAACTCACCTTCAAAATTGCATTTATAACATTTATCTACCGGTTGGTTAATACCAAAATACGGAATTCTATTATATGCATAGTCGATTAATGTTTCAAGACCCTTGATATTATTGGATAGATTTGGTGTTTCGATATAACTTATATTACCGCCATTACTCAAATAAGCAAAGCTTTCCTCATAATCCCATTTACTGAATGGAGTACTTTCTATCCATACTGGTTGGTGGAATGAGTTGGTAATATAGTTTCGCTTAAGAATATTTGGGAATTTTAATTCAATACATCTTGCAAATTTATAACATAAACTTTCAGCAGGAGTACCATATAGACTAAAAGCTATTTTACTGTCTTCCTTAAACTGTTCACATTTATATTTCATGTAATGAAGAATTGATTTGCAATAGTCTTTATTAAGATTACCTTTCATAATTTCTGAACATTCTGCTAATCCGACAAATCCAATACTAATACTTGCATATCCATTGTAAAATAGAGTATCAATTGTTTGATTTGCGTCCAATCGAGATATAGCACCTTCCATAAACATAGTAGGATTTTGTCTTGCTTTCATCGATTTAAGACGCTCAACACGGTTCATTTGTGCTCTATATGCCATATTCATATGATGATCTATTTTGTCAAAGAAATCACCATCAGATTCAGATTCTAATGCAATAAGTGGTAAATTAATTGACACTACTCCAAGATTGAACCGACCATCATATTGTTCATTTCCGTTTTCATCTTCCCATCTACTTAAGAAAGATCTGCATCCCATTGGAGAAACTGCAATAGTATTCGAACCAGTTACTTTACTGTTTAATGGAACCGAAACAAAATCAGGATAAATTCGTTTTGATGCAGTAATCATTGCCTGTTCTTTCAAGAAATAGTTAGGATCAGTTGGTTTAAGATTAACCCCATCTTCAAGGAAGAAAACAACCTTTGGAAATACTGGAGTACTTTTATCAATACCTAATCCATTTTCATGAACTTTTAAGTATGATTGAGTTATCATTTGTCCAAATTTAGATTGGTTTAAACCCATTGATATTGTTACGAATGGAGTTTGACCATTACTTGAAGTGATTGTATTAACCTGATATAAAAGGGCTTGCATTGCATCGTAAACCTCCTTCTGTAAAGACTTTTCAACATATTCATCTGGTAGGTTAAATTCTTTTTGAAGCTCTTGAAGCTTCTCGTAGGACTTCTGAACATATGGTTCTAGACCAAAATCTATATGTGCTAGTGTTTGTCCACCGTACTGACTTGCAGAGACTGCTAGTACTATTTGAGTTAGAATGGTACTAGCAACACCTATGCTATTTGGTGTTCCAACCTGTGCATTACCAATTTTAAATCCATTTTCTAACATATCTCTGTAATTTACTAAACAGCAATTGGTCAATGGGCTTATAAAATAATCTAAGTCATGTATATGACCATATCCATTATTATGCCATTGCATTAGATCTTCCGACAGTTCATCTTCCGACCAATTTTTTGAAAGTATTCCTGCAAGTAAATCACGATGTGTATTAACTATCTTCGCATCTTTATTGGCATTTTCATTAAGAAGATCTTTATTACTCTGATTCAGAAAATCAGTAATTTCACTATAAAGTTTATTAGTATTCATTGACGCTCCATGTCTTATTATGTGATTTATTTACAGACTTAAAAATGAAAAAACCCCAAATAATGGGGTAAATTAATTGATATAAATCAATATAAAGTGAGAAAAGTTAACCAAACTTCTCTTTTAGTTTTTCCAAATCGATACTGTATCTTTTACCTTCCCACTGAACAGGGTCGTCACCGTGTGGGTCAAGTCGAGTATGCATAGCACCTCCCCAATAATGGGTATTCCAAAGTTTACGCTTTGAGCAGCATCCTTTAAGATTTAATTTATGAAGTACTTGTCTGACTAAATTGATATGTACGTTGCATTCAACTGAAAGTTTTTCTGCGTACCAGATATAATCAACTGATGGATGTAAACCTTTACCATCCAGAAGACCGGCAACTATTACATCAAACGCTTTTTCCAAACTCATTTTCTTACCATCTGGAAAATGCATTTTTGGTCGTTTCTGACCTTTATAGTTGTTACCGTCAAAAATCCATCGACGGTAACACTTTTCGTTCTCCCTACTCATTATTTTTCCTTACTAATAAAAATTTCATTAAAGATAAAAATAAAAAATGAAATAGCAATTAATCCAATACCAGCAAGTGCTATTCCATAGAACCAAGCTAGAAAAATTAAAATATCATGTAACATCAGTGTGTCTCAAAAATGAATTTTCGGCTAAGTACTTCTAAAATACGTTCAGGCATTTCTTCATGTGTGTACTGACGCATATCGATAAATGGAATATTCATATCTACTAGAGTTTGAACGAATAGATCATCAATGACCTTTGCTTCTTCTAGTGTTTGTGTGCGTCCATATGCATCATATTCTGGTTTACGTGGTAGTAGAAATACAATATTATCATACTGGCGGTAAAGCTCAAATGCTATTTCTGTACTGATATTATCGGGATCTTCATAAAATTCGTTGTAGATGATACCATTTAGTAATGATGCATCAGATACAACAAAATCCACCTTACCAGCTAAACGGAAAAGGCGGTGATTTTGTTGTGCAGTGATTAGTACCTGATCCTGCATTGCCATTTTGTTTTCATCGTATACATAATCTTTAATGACTTCTGTTACGATTTCAACTTTCTTATTGGTGTGCAACTTCATTTTAGCAAATAGACCTGCTGCTGTGGTGCTTTTACCACAGCATGGACCGCCAACTAAATTAATTATTACTGTATCCATATATTATCCTTATATTTTTATTAATACCGGTTCGCTTCTGTAATCGTATAATTCTTTCGGTCAGCGTGTTGAGTAAGTCCTAATAGTTCTACTAGTACTTTGTCAATTTCTGGACCCCAAGCTGGACCTAATGCAACATTACCAGTATAGGTATTAATGTTAGTAATATTAGATGGTAATGCAATTAGCATAGGATCAAAAATATCCCATTGAATTTGTGCACGAGCTTCTTGAAATTGCTGTTCCATTTGTCGTTCACGTGCTGCTTGTTCTGCAATTTGAATACGTTGCTGTGTTAATTCTTCTTGTAACCGATCAATTTGTTGCTGCTGTTGTACTAGAGTTTGGCGAATATTATTCAACTCAGTACTCATATTATCAACTTTTTTACTTAAGCTTTCAATCTGCGTAATCATACCAATTAACATAGGTAGAATAATTTTGATTGAAGTGAAGGCTTGTCTAACAGAAGAGGGAACAAAAAACTCATATGTCAAATCTTTAGCATGTCGTTCAATGTTGTAGTACTGGATAGGACACACCAACCATGCATTCATATGGTTACTTTTAGTATGAGAGACGAATCTATCATAAAAGTTAATTACTTGTCGTGAGTATCCATTATCATCATAACGGTCACGCTCAACTAATGTTTTATTGACATATTGTTCAGGAATAATAAGAAGACCTAGTTTCTCTGCCACTTCAATAATATTTTCCATTTTTGCACGAGGTGCATTATGAATTTTAGGATTATATAGTTTATGTCGAAAAGTGGTATCATACGTTGAGAACTCAATATTCTGGATAGCTTTAGATACTTTCATATCTAAAAAATCAGTACCTTTACGATTTTCAAGTAATGTGTTATTGAATTTTTCAACTAACTCTTCAACCGCACTGTTCACAGCTCTTCGAGAATTTTGGTCACCATGAGTTTTAACCAAATCCAAAAATTGTTTAGTAGTGGATTCAAATGACTCAACTTGATTTCGTATCTCTTCTTCGTACTTTGATGCTTTCTTACTGTTTCCATATGAAATATCTTTTACTAAATCTACTAAAATCATTCTTTATCTCCATGTAATCCAATGAAACGGCGATACCACGAAAGTAGTGGTCCATTAAAATCTGCATTGTATCTTGATGAACGCAAGCGTGCATGAATTGAAATAGCACTTTGAAAGTACTTTGTCATTTCGAATGTTTCATTTGCTTTTTCTTCAAGAATCTGTTTGAATAGAAACTTCACGGTATCAATGTAAAGTTCAGATTCATTACCTTGTTCAAATATATCTACAATCTGTTTTAGATAAACATCTTCAAGTGTACTCAACTTCTTTTACTCCAAAAGCTTCAATAGCTTTTTCACAAATAGGGCATGGTTTAGCTGGAAGTGGATTACCTTCACAATCTACCCTAGCGATTAACAACTTATGTACTACTTTTTTTGCTGCAATCAGTGTTGCAATCTCTGCATGAAGAAAGATTGCCTCTGGTCGTCCAACTTGAACTGCGAAATGTTTTTGCAGGGGATGTGAACAATCATAATCATTAGTTTTCATTGAAAGTACTTTACCTTTTTTATCTAAAGCACATGCAATGATTTTATACTTCTTTCGAGTATTCTTTACCTGTAATAAGGACGGCATATCCTTCAATATGCCGATTAACTTTTTCATTTTCATTTTGGAAAGCCGTAGCGATCCACATCATATCCAGCTTCCAATGAAGCTCGTGCAATCTTGAGGTCGTGGTCTAGGGCAAAATGCTCACATTCAATTTCGTAATACTCTGTCATTGAAATTGATTTATCCGAACCTTTTTCACGCAAAACTTCTTCATACTTTTTCATTGTATCAATTTCGTTACGAAGTTCTACGATTTCTTCCATTGTGTACATTACTGGTTCTGCATATTCATAATCTGCATCACCTACTGGAATTGTTTTAACCGAAGCCATGAATGCATCTAAGTTGAAACCTTTCATTGATTCTTCACGATGTTTATCTAAATCTTCTTTTGTATAATCACCGTATGCAGCCAACACACCTTGATATAGTGCTTCTACTGCTTCTTCCCATGAATCACCACCACAATCTAATTTCCATTCATGTGCGTGATTTTCCATTTCGAATTGTTCATCGTAATTTGGAACCATCAACTCAACCCAAAATTGTAATTTGGTGTTCACTGACTGGATACGTTCAACACGATTTGTTTCTGGACAAACCATGTGTGGGGTGATTTCAATGATTGCATCACGACCGAATGGTACATATGCTGGATGGTTTGTAATCCAATAATACTTATCACAGATGTTCATTTAATTTCCTCTTTACCATTGACCTGGTAAGCCAATGTTTTCGCCTGATTCTTGATAGTAATCCCAATCTTGGGTATTACCAGAATAGTAATCGCTTTGTTCCTGAGTACGGACTTTGTTTTTAATCTTTTTAGTTTGTTTTTTAGAAAAAAGGCAAGTACCGTCAGTCAATCGACCAACGGCTTGTTCACCACTTTTTACTTGACGCCCTTTATTCTTCCACTGTTTGTATGTACGATAACTCATTTATTTCCTTCGTTTATCTGGCTTAATTCCAAAGAAGTAAATGGACTCGCCAACATTAATCGTACTTTTGTCATACCTTGCACGATCTTCCGGTGATAATTTATTATATCCATCTTCATATTCACTACTGTTTTCAATGCCAGTTAGATTGAATAATTCAATTGCGAAGCGACCTTGACCATAGCTGAATGGGATATGGCGGCTTTTTCCTGGAGATATGGTATTTTTTGAAAGATATTCATCACAAATCTTGCGACCATGTTCACGTAGTATCAAGTCACGTTCTTCATATGAGGATGCTAGCATTTGGTTAGCTTGTTTAGAAGCATCACGAATTTCATTTGTAATGAGTTTTTCCTTATATCCTTTAGAACGAGTTCCAGCCCATACAATATTACCACCGTTACTGAATGACATTTTCAACCTCTCTTCTCTCAATTAAAAAGAAATACAACGCCCTGGAATTTTGGTAGTTACGTTGAGTAGGGATATTCCAGTACTAGCATTGCAGCGTAAACGGTCTTACATCTGGTTTTTGCCAGAAAGCACGGCTTTATATTTCTCAGTTCTTTATTTTACCGACGACGATTCTCAATAATGATAAATGTGTTTTTACCACGTTGTAGAACAAAATACTTGTCATCGATAATATTAACATCTTCAGTGAAGACTAACTCTTTAGTATCATAAAATTCATTTGCCTTGCGACCATTAATTTTAATCGCACCGTTATCAATGAATTCACGAGCCATTTTACGAGACGTGGCAATACCAGAATCTACCAATAATGATACTAATTCTAGTGAATCAGTACTGCCCTCTACTTCAAAGCCACTATCAATCATCATCTTAACAGCTTCTTCTGTTAAGTCAATAGTATCGCCAAATAAAAATGAACTAATATCACGAGCCAGATCCGCAGCAAGTTCACCATGAATAGTTTCGGTCATTTTGTAGGCGAACTGAAGTTTAACGAAATTTGGGTTAACTTTCATTTCACGTTCAATATCTTTTACATCAAATCCAAATGGTTTAAAGTACTGGTACAACTTCGGTACTTCTGCATCATCCACATTACGCCAGAACTGGAAGAAATGGAATGGTGAAGTACGCTTTGAACCTAACCAAATAGTACCAGATTCTGATTTACCGAATTTAGTACCGTCAGCTTTAGTTACCAAAGGTAGAGTAATAACACCACACTGAGCATCATTTCCATGAAGTTTATGAATCAAGTCAGTTCCTGCAATCATATTACCCCATTGATCCGATCCACCGATTTGAATTTTACAATTAAGCATATCATACAGTAATTCGAAATCCATTCCCTGAAGAATTGGATAGGCGAACTCAGTAAATGAAATTCCCTGATCTGGTCGTTCAATACGAGAACGTACTGATTCTTTATTAATCATGTTATTCACAGTAAATGCCTTACCGTAATCACGTAGGAAGTCTAACATATTAATGTCTTTCATCCAACTTTGATTGTTTACGATCTGAACATCATTACCAAGAATGGAATTGATTACAGAAATGATACCTGCGATATTTTTGTCAATTGTATCCCAATCCATCATAGAACGTTCTTCGGATTTAAAGCTTGGATCGCCAATTGAACCGGTAGCTCCACCGACCAACGCAATAACATTTACACCGTGTTTCTTGAACACTTTCATTACTGTAAGTGGAAGGAGACTACCAATATGCAATGAATCAGCAGTTGGATCGAACCCACAATAAACTGCGGAACCTTCATCTAATAGTTTAGAAAGTACTTCAATATCAGTACTTTGATTAATAAGACCACGTTCTTTTAATTCTACCAATGCTGAATGCATATTATTAAACCTTATTCTTCTGAGTTATCTTCAACAATACCAAGAATACATTCTTCTGGCATTATCATAATATATTCACCATCAATCTTTTCACGATGAATACGACTGTCACCTTCAATATAGGTAACAATATCACCTTGATTGATTTGGGCTTGAACACCGGGACCAACAGAAACAACTTCTGCATGGGTAGTGTTGTCTTCACCAGTTGCAGTAAGGATGATTCCACCTGCACTTTTAGCTTCACGAATTACTTTTTTCACAATTAAGTGGAAATGTACTGGACGAATGTTCATTATATTATTCCTCAATCTTACGGAATTCAACAGTAAGTCCTGCTGCTTCAGCAGCTTTAATGCCGTATTCCATCCCTTTACTAATACCACGATCAATATAAACTACTGAACCTTGTGCAACTTCTTTCCATGCTAGACCTGCATCAATTCCCCATTGACGTTCTTCTGGAATATCATCATCCAAAATCCCATCTTGGGTATAAAGTAAATGGCTAGCAATTGGTGCTTCACCTAAAGAAAGAGAATGTCTTACACATTTACGAGCGTATTCAATATTTTCTTCTACTGTGTACTCATTGGTTGCAGCAAATGGGGATTCTAGAATAACTAATTTCTTCTCAACATTTGTATACTCAACCGAACTAAGTCTATCATACTGTTCAATAAATTGCAAGGCTACCGCCGCAACTTGAATCAATTCTTCTCGTGCCGTGCCTGCGTGAGAGCCACCAAATTCATCGTGAAGAATCGCTTGACAAACCTCGCCAACCTCTTCACCTAAAATTGTGTTCCATACGAAAGGATGTTGGTCACGATCTGCTCCCCATTTTTCATCCTGGCTATTCATTTCTGCAATAACGTCCTGTAACGCTTTTGTTTTTGCATGTTTTGTCATTTTTAATTCCCTTTAATAAAAGTACTGGCACGTTCCCTTCGTGCAGTTGGTACAAAGTTCCAGTACCCATCTTTGCAATTTTTATTTTTACGTGTTCTTCCATTAGAACAGAACACTTTATTGTAAGTACTTTTCACAATAGCTTTATTACAGAACGGACAACGAATAGTAGTACCAGTTTCTGCGTTTTTAGCATCATTATAACGCTTACACATTTCTGTTCTTTTATTCTCAGTATATAAAAATTTCTGTTCTGCTTCTTGTTCTTCGAAATGATCTTCAGCTTGTCTGCCCCAATCTTCGTCATCCATTCCATAACCCATATTACTTACCTACAATAGTACGCCACTTTTGTAACTTCTTATTCATGTACTTAATAAATTCAATTTCAATTTCTTTTGCTGATGATCCTGGGAATTGAAGTGCAAACATATCCATTGCACAAATTGCCAAATCCACGGCTTCTCCAGCAACACCATCAGAACCAGCATCTTTATAAGAAAGACCTAATTCAATTTGGTCTTCAAGGGCCATTTCGCCTAGTTCTTCCATGCATTTTTTGAATACATAATCATTAGTTCTAAACTGGTTTTCACCGTTAGTACCTAATTCAACAGATAATTCAAACATTGGTGCTAGTGTAATATCAAGAACATTATTATCGGTAGTATTTTCATATGTTGCATTTTTAACTGTCTGCAACGCCCAAATCTGTGTTTTGTAATAATGTTGATATGCTTCTTGTTCTTCTGCTGTTAGTAGTTTTACAAGTGGATCAATTTCATTTTCATCGTAACGTTTTAGAATGGTATAAATGTTAGAACCTTGTGCAACAAAATCGGCTTCATCTGAAATACCATTATTCCATAGTTCTGCTAGTGTTTGGCATTGAGCCAGTACTGAACCTAATTCGGTTAGCTTAATAAAATATACTTCATTATCAACAGTGAATTGATGAATGTCATATGAAATAATTAATCCAGTCTGAATTAAATTTTCAATTACATTTCCATTAAATTTTTGAAATCCTAAACATTCATTATCAAGGTACTGTACTGTAATAGTAGATAATTTTTCGTACATTAGTTTCAGTAATTCACGTGCCAAACCGACTTCGGATGAATCAAGTTTAATATTTTCCATTTTGTACCAATAAAAGAAAAGGAAGCATTAGCTTCCTTTGTGTTGACGTTTACGTTTTGTGCAATCTTTCCATGAAAGGCTTCGGCGGGTAATGATATCATCCCACGGATTAGGAATGCAGCGACGGCGACCGCGAAATTCTGGTTCACCTTCTTCTTTAACGACTCCAGCAATAGCCCTACGTTCAGCCATAGTTTCCATACGACGATCATATGTAGTACTGTGACTTTTACCGCCACGATTACAACGCCAAGCCAAACTATACGGATAAATGTACGATCTATCGAAGTGCTTTTCATTATGACTTTTATATTCACCTTTGAATAACTCTGGTGAAATCATCATATTATTTTCAGTATAAAGATAGAAACTACGATGCAAGATAGTATCATTGTACTTATTGTAGTAGTGATAATTCCAGAAAGGAGTTTTCTCGTAATTACATAACCACTTCATACGATAATAGAATTCTTGTACACCACCATAAAAATTAGTACTGATCCAGTTTAATAAATCACTAGTTTCTACTATTTTACCATCATCAAAGAAGATTTTAAAAGTTTGTTTAAAGAACATATGTTCCTCCTTATTATGTTAATATCATAATCGGAAAGTCATACGCCCCTTTATTAGTTTAATCATTTTATTTCCTTAACAAATATAAGCCCAATATCCAAATGCTGCTAAACATACCAGTACTAAAAAGATGATAAGAATAGTACAACCAGTTGCACTCATTGCCATCAGCTCAATAATAATTTCTAATGCAGCAAAAATAATTTCAGCAATAATTTCCATCAGTTAACTCACAATAACAGTAAATGGTGCATAAGTGAATGCTAACCATAACAAGAAACCACCAATAGCAAACTGTGAAATTGGGAACAACCAACCACCGTTTCCGAAAGCTGCAACCATACGACATACGAATAGTCCAGTGATTATCATTCCTAAACCGACAATACTAAGTATTACAAATCCAATCCATGCTAAAATCATTTTAAACCTTCTTAGGGAAATCAATACGGAACTGAGTCATTAGTGAATTATGCAGTGGTTTGAACATTTCAATCATCTCTGCACAACGTTCTTCGATAGTACCAGTAGTTTCTTCGTACTTCGTTACTATTAGATTATGAATTTCATTGAGAGTTAAAATATCAATCTCTTTTTCAGTTTCGGAAACAGTTTTAATATAAAACCAGCGTGCATACAAAGGAAACTTGAAAGCGTGGAATAGATTTTTTAATCCAAGTACTTTATCGTAATCTTCAACTACTTGTAATTTCTTTTTACCTTTATCAAAGGCTTTAGATGTAATAGAACTAATACACGAACGAACTTCATGTAGTTCTTTACTTGATAATGCAAAATCAATATCTTTTTGCATTCCTGGGTTAGCCAGACATATAAAGTACTTAGGCTGAAGACTATTAAGTTCAGCTTCAAACGACTTACGTTGCATGAACTCTACATTAATAGTTAGTCCAGTAAATCCTAAAAAGAAGGACTTGTGACGCGGTTCAGGAGGTTCTTCATCTACGACAATGGTAACGTCAATATCATTAGGAACAACGTCAAAACCATGCATACGTTCGACATATGAGCCATATATGATGATATTATGGAAGCCTAATTCGTTGAAGTAATCAAAGATATGGTCAATAACAAACTGCTCTGATGGGTTAATCTTCATTTTATTTTTCCAATAAAAAAGGCCGCAGAAGCGGCCTAGTAAAGAGTAAACAACATGGAGTCAAATATTGTTATTATTATGACTTATTTATGCTGTTTAGAATCTACTGAGCCGGAAATGGAGAGCCATTTAGCTAGTTAATACTCGTATTATACCATAAATTAATTTTGTGTTTCAAGTATTTTATTCAAATTATCACACAAAGTATTCATTTCTTTTTGCAATCCATAATGGATACGCTTGTAGTACGTAATAAAGAACCACTGCTTTACTTCATATAGTGTATAGAAAACAAATTCCCCATCACCAAGCTGAAGATCGCATTCTGTTTCGTATCTTATAGTTTTTGAATTAAACATTATTTTTTACTAACTTTACAAATTCGGTCAACCTTATCACCATCGAATGGAACTACATCAATTGAAATAATTTCAAGACCCGTAACAGTTTCGTCTGGTAGTAAGGTAACAGTACCTTTAAGGCTGAACATTAGCTTAATATCACTCGCTAATTCTTTTACCTTTTTACCGTTGATGGTATCAATAACATTAACTTCAGCATAAACAGTTTCATCTTGAACATAAAGACTAGTCACTACACCACCGATATTATCAAGATTAACTTGAATAGTACGTTCAAGTGGTAGAAACTCTGATAGTTTTGTTGGTTTCTTATTGAATTTTTCGATAGCTGCTAGAGTAGATTCTCTGTCATATATTCTACCGTTTGCATTTGGTTTATCAAGGTAAAGTACTTTACCAGTTATCATAGTATCCATGTTATTCCTTATATTTTGAACACAGTTGTCTTAACTTCCTATTCAATTCTTCCGATGTACTGGCTGTAATTGAACCTATCTTTTTTGATTCAGATATTGTTCCCATTCGCACATCGAATTTATTATTATCAAATGAATCAACAAACACGTACTTATTACTTGTGGTTGATTTAAATGAAGCAGAGTTATGTTCAATGCACATATCAAATTTAAACATTATTTTCTCAATTAAAAAGGGGAACATAAAGTTCCCCTAACTGTTATAGATTTTCTTCTGCGAATGCAGCTAGAGGTGAACGTACTACACCTTCTAATTCAATGATACGACAACCTTCCCAATCTTTGAACTTTTCAGTTACATAAGTCAAACCACTATTAGTAGGACTGATGAACTTATTATCAATCTGAGATAAGTTACCCATGATGATCACTTTACAGTTTTCACCAGCACGAGTTAAAATAGTCTTTGCTTGAGCTGGCGTAATGTTCTGGAATTCATCAACAATCAAAATTGTATTAATGAAACTACGACCACGAACAAAGTTCAATGCTTTAAACTGGAAGACATTACGTTTCATAATTTCTTCAATTGAACCTTGTGGATTTGCATCATCTTTATGCAAGTACTCTAATGCATCAACTGCTGCACCACAGAATGGCATAACTTTTTCCATCTCTGAACCAGGTAAGAAACCAATTTCTTCAAATTGTGAATCCTGAGTTTTGGAGAAGATAATGCGGTCATATTTCTTCTTCTCTAGAATTAACTCTAAAGAAGTTGCGATAGCGATTAATGTTTTACCTGTACCTGCTGAACCAAGAAGAATTGTAATATGTACATCTTTGTCCATGATACTGTTAATTGCCATTGCTTGCTGAATGTTCTTGGCTTTAATACCCCAAACTTTACGCGACAATGCTTTAGTCTGACCAATGTCGTTTAAACAAACCATATCTCGGTCATCGTCATGTTCTAGTACTGAAGCATAACCTTCAAATACAAACAGACCATCAGCTTCATCATATAGATAATCGCCAATACAAATATTATCTGGAAGAAGATGTTTGATATTTTCTTCTGGAATCATTTGTAGTAGCTTGTGACTATCCTGATTAGCATAGACTGTGCCACCGATTTGATCCCATAGTTTACCAGTAATTTCATGGTGTCCAGTATGGATTAGATCCGAATCTTCGATTGTTACATCATGACGATAATCCTGAACTTCTACACCATATGCTAGTGCCTTGATACGCATGTTAATATCACGTGTTACAAGTACAGCTTGGGATAGTCGAGCAACTAGAATAATCTTGTCATCAGGTACAGTACTTTTTACTAGAGTATCAAGCTTGTCATCATAGTTTTCACTTAGATGTGCAATTGCTTGAAGTTCCTCAACAGTTAGTACAAATAACTTTGTTTCGGGATTAATGTGAGGGTGAGTTTTGAAAATTTCAACACCAGTAGTTGAAATTTCTTCATGTGTTGCGTTTTCAAGAATAGTACTAATATTGCGGATTGCAACACGAGCATCACGTGAAATATCAACTTTACGACTCTTAATGGAATCTAATTCTTCAAGTACAGTGAACGGAAGAATTACATGTGCTCCATCAAATGCTAGGATTGCATGTGGATCACCAAGAATCACGTTTGTGTCAAGAACATATTTTTTCATAAACATCCTTTTTTTTGTTGAGTGTTAAAACACTTTGTTTTCCTAACAGTATTTAATGTTCCTTTAAACTGTTAGTTTGAGCTGGGTTCGTAATTAACGTAGCAGCGATTACCTTTCGCTTCTTCGTACCAGCATTCTTGATAAACCAATTGGCCTATGCTAACTGGTTTATCGGTAGTACCATACTTCAGTTCATTGTTTTTGTCAGTGTATTGGTATGAACATTCACTCCCTTTACACTGACCCGTTGCAACAACCCGACCAACGTTATACGTCACATTGGTATGTTTACCACTTGGTATTTGCATTAACCCATACATGAATGATGTAAATACTACCGCATAGATTACAGACCAAATGAGACGTTTCATAACTTACAAACTCCGAATAAAATTAAAGGCATTATCTAAGTACGAAGAAATGTTCTTCGCACCAACAGGATTAGCACTATGGACATTATATCCAAATACTTTTGCAATCTGTCGATCCATCATATAATCGATAAGATACTTACAGAATGTATAACCAGTTTCTTCATTTTCATTATCGGTATCACCCAAATCATGGTCAAAAGAAACAAATTCAGGTAAACCATGTTGTTCAACGTACTTAACAGCTTCCTGATGAGTACGACAAACAACGAAACCTTCACCTGGATAGTACTGTTCAACATCACGCAAATCATCCAAAAACATTTTGTATGACTGCTGTGTTTCACCAGTATAATCAATAAGAAGATTATTATCTTCTACAAGTTTAATAAGTTCTTTCTTGGAGGTTCCTACGAAGTTCTGCTCCATAAGAACATTCCAGCCACATTCTACTTTACTCGCCTTAAGATAACGACAAATATGTAGTAAATTCACTCCAGCATTTTCAGCAGGAAAATGTTCACCGGTTACTGCGTTATTACGAATTTCCAGAAGTTCTTCATAAGATACCTCTAAAGAAAATGCATGATTGTGTACGTTAGTTGCCATGTTTTTATAGCTAACTAATGGTTTTAAACGTTCGATAGGAAGGTCATAGTTAATTTCTTCCTTAGCTTCTCGAACTACGGCAATTTCTAAACTTGGGTCATCTTTTTCTACTAAACCACCAACTGCACCTAATAAACCATCGAACCGTAATTCTGCAAGTACTAGACTTACGTTAGGAATATCATTGTATGGATAATTTTTATATGGATTACAGTTCTTAGAAAAGATCCATACAAAGGCACAATCATAACGATTAGAGCGGGTGCCGAAAGGAATTTCCTGGTACATATATTGCCTTAATTATTTGTTGACATACGAGCAGTTACGTAGTCATTTAATGTTCCAAGAACATCACCAATTGGACTGTAAAGATTGTAACTGAAATGATCGTCTTTATCATGTGGTTCTGGATTAATATTAACAGTTTGTGAAGCTGTTGCTAATCCTGCATATACTGACCACGGAATTACACTATCAGATGAACCGATAATAATGAAAGTATCGCGTGCATTTGCACTATCAAGTACTTTATAAAGTTCGTTATAGATTGGTTTACGAACACCATTGTCAAACCAGAATGTTTCACCAAACATTACAATATTAGGTTTAGAAACAATACCTGGGGTTGGTGTAAATTCAGTATAACCAATATCAGTCACTTCATAATCTTCAGAGTTTACTGAAAACGGACTAACTACCTCAGTTAAACGACCATGAACATGCATTGCAGATCCACCAGCACGTTCAGCTAAGTCATCAACATTAGCAGTAATATGAATTACTCGGTCATCACCATATAGTTTCTGCATACGTTCAATGAAATAATGTCCTGGGTTTGGTTCAAAATTTTGAAGGCCAACACGCATTTTATTATAAAAGTTATGTACTGCATCGTAGTGAGTCATGAAGTGTGCAATATTACAAACAATATCAACACTTACGTTATCCCACAATCCATCACCTGCTGCATCACGGAAAGTAGGGATACCAGATTCTTTTGACAGACCCGCTCCAGTACAGAAAATCAGTCGTGGCGTTTCATTATTTTGCAAAAAACTATTGAGATTCATTGTTTACCTTAAAGGTGTGAAAAGTAAAGTCGGCAACCACAGTTTGGACATTGTGGTTCCTTAATATAATATCCGTCAGTACCGGGTACGGAACGCGGAGCATCTTTTATTACATAAACTTTGAAGCACTTAAAACAAGTAACTTCTTTATCGGCTTGGGGATGATCATCAACCCAATCACCACTATAAAGCCATTTCTGATGTTCCGTTAAATCCCCATACTTCATTATAAGCTCACTTAAATTGTAGTCTTATTATATTCATTACCAAAGATTAGTTCTTCTGGTAATACGCCAAGTTTATAAATTAGTTCAATTAAATCTTCGTCAGTATCTTTTGGTTGGTACACAATACTCATATGGCATTTGTAACCGGGAAATTTATGTGTAAATCCAGCATTAAGTAATTCTTTATGACGCTGTTCAATTTCAGGTGAATCAAGAAGTAGTACTATTGCTTCCCATTCCCCACCGGGTTTTCCCAACCTTTCAATTCCAGTAATCTTCGCTTTATATGTACTATCATTTTGAAGTAAATTTATTTGAGGATTGCTTTCATCTTGCATTAAGGTAACATGAAATTTAGCTGCTGTCAAGCAATCAATGCCCGCTAGTTTAAATATTTTTCTGATTTCTTTAGCCTGATCAATATCAAGCTTTAGGCTTACAAATCCTTTTCCAGCCATGAGTAATATCCTTTACATAGTTAAAATTAAATAACCTAACAATACTACAAGGATACCTGCAATAATTGCAAGTAAAACTGCACTAACTACATATAGTACTTTTTTATTTTTAGTAAATGTAGAACGCTTAGCTTTATATTCAGAGAATGTAAGCCAAAGTATAATTACATACGTAATAACAGATACAACTAGCATTGTGGTTAACATATTTAATAGTCTCGTCTAAGTTAAAAAGAAGGGGGCATAAGCCCCCTAAAAATTACAAACCTTTGTTTGCACGTTCACGTACTTCATCGAAGTTACTGAGATTCATAATCTCACCATTAACGTACACATCAACCATCATATCACGTAGGAATGGGTTGACTTCTTGTAGTTCAATACGCTCTGCAATAATCTTGTGAGTATTAGTACACTCATAAGTAGTGACACGACCACGTAAAGAACGCTTGCCTACATCAGTGATCGGATCTTTGAATAAATCTTCCCAAACACCAGTGTTTAGCTGTTGTGCTGAACCTTTCATTGCGAAGCTGTAAGTATCGCGACCTTTTTCTGGATGTACTAACTTACCACCCATACCAAATACGATGTTAGAAAGACAAATCTTTTTAGCTTCAATATTTGCAACAATCTGACGGATACTGTCTTCGTTGATACCATCACCCTGAATCACTCCAATGAATGAAGGTAATTCTTTATAACCATTTGCGTTTACAGTAGAACCAAACTTCTCCATCAAAATCTCAGTGATTTCAATTGGCATTGTTAGTGGATCACCGCTATCTGGACGAAGAACTAACTTAGCTCCAGGGCAAAGTGCTGCGATTTCCATAATGGTAGCTTTCAAACGAGTACCAATGTATTCGCGGGTAAAACGATATGCATCATAGGTATCAATCACTACTGATACGATTGGTGGAACACCAATTGAACCTTTAGCAATATATGCACGTACTTTCATTTCCCACAAACGAACCATCTTAACTGCCATATTAAAGTCGTCGCGTTTGTCTGCGTCTGAGTTAGAACATGTTGCACTATGCTCACTCGCAGTAACTGAACTCAAATATGCATTAGTTGTGTGGTAGTATTGTTTAATGTAACGGTTAGCACTTAGACAATCAGAACCGTTGAACAATGCCGCATGTGCCATACCTGCAATAATTGCAGATTCGAAGCTTGAAGCTCCGCGATCACCGAAGTTATGCAAGTGATAGTCCACAAAGCGAGAGCCAGTATGACGCTCCATTGTATCAGCTAAGAATTCTTTAATGCTACGTGCATTACTAGCAACTGTAGTTGGGAACCAAACACCACGCTGAAGCTGAGTTTCAATGTAGCTTGCAATTACACAAACACGCGGATCAGTACTGAAAGAACGTACTAATGGACTACCAACAGGAACTAACGTACCTTCTGGAATTGCACGAATATGTAATGGAATTTTACCTCCATGTACTTCTACAATGTGTTCCCAAAAACCGCGATCAAAATCATCGCCACGTTGTTCAGTTTCTAGCTGTGCTTCGTCAATGTCATCAGTAGTGATGCTAATATCTAAGTACTCTTGTAGATAGTACTGTAGACCCATCATCACAACATGTGTTGCGTACTTACTTGGTTTACGTGCAATGATATTTGATTCAAGAGCTACAACACCCTCTTTCATCATAAAACCGTGACCAGTTTTGTACGAATCGACATTTAAAATAAAGTTTACATTTTTGTTAATTTTGTTCATACTAAGACTCCCTTAGATATTAAGTGTTGAAAGCTACATCGCTTTCGATTATTTTGGTTTATACCAAATTCTGTACTAAAATTTTTGGAATTAATGCCATTAGATTGTGTGGTTCAAACATATACTCACCAAATCTTACGTAAGAATACATTGCATATGGATTAATCTTTTCAATTGCGATTTCATCAATAGAAAAAGCATATGTATCACCAAACTCATCATAAGTAGTGAATAACATTTCATCATCGACAAAAATTATATCGCTTCGTCGAGGTTTTGCGATGTATACAAAAGCACTATCTGAAAATGCAAAGTAAACCTGCATAAATTTATGTTCTTTACTTACTTCAAGTGAGTTGTAAACACCATATGTTCTAATAGCAAATATTTTATTATCTTCATTATCTGCCGGTTGATTAACTATCATCTGCAACAGATATGAAATTGGTTCTATGTGTGTAATACCAGTTGGTAGTTTATATTCAGACAAAGATAACTTTTGTAAAAAAGTTTGCTGATTATCTGAAATGTACTTCATTTCATGATAAAAACTATCTGGCTGGCAGTACAACATAAAAACCTCTTAATTAAAAGGAGTACCGAAGTACTCCGATAACTTAAAGAATACCTAAGAAAGTATCAATAATACTTAAATGATCTTCAAAGAACTTATCACGGTTCTGAACTAATTCACCAAGTGGCATCCAGAATGCTTTTTCAGCATCATCTGCACCTTTAACTTTAGGTAATGTATTATCCTGAAGTTGAATGTATGCACATTTAGTAATGATACGCCAGCGTTGGGAACGATTGAAATCACCAAACTCCATACTTTCACGGATTGAACCTTCAAGTACTTTCATTGGAACATCAATCTTTGTTTCTTCTTTTAATTCACGTAAAGCAGTTTGAATTTGATCTTTATCCTGCCAAGCGTCAAAGAACCCACCGGGTAGAGCATATAAACCTTTACCTGGGAAAGTGCGGCGTTTAACAAGAAGAATGTGACCTGCACTGATTACCATTGCGTCACCCGTTAAGAACGGAATGTTGTTATATGGTAAACGTTCATTCATCTCTGCACGATAACGTTGAACAAAGTTAAACTCGCCAATTAGATTATCAAAAATTACTGGTTTAGTTTGCATGAACTTACCAAGAAATTCTTGTGTTTCTTCTGGTAATGATTCAGGAATCTGTTTAGTACTGAAAAATTGATTACGAACTTCGGTACTATTAATCGTAATAGGATTTGATTCTGCGTCCTTCTCACGATATTGCTGAGGAATACCAGCTTGCGATTTCTTAACTTCACCAATGAAATCCTGTTGCCATTGTGGGAAGAAGTTAAGATAAAAAGTACTTTCATCTGCTTCTTTCTGACAACCAGTAATTACAATGTTATCGCTTGAAGTAACGGACTTAACTTGTTCGTGTACTTCCATCAACCATTTGCTGTTGTTATATACATAATCGTGGATTGGTAAGATATTAATCTTAACCGAACGCCCTTTAGCCCACTCTTCTTGAACTAAACGATTAGACATAGCATCCAGTACCTGACGGCGTTCTTCAAACGAAAACGGATTTTTTGAATCACGTGCAAGCTCCGAACTACCAACAAGAATTACCAAACGGTCTGCATTTTCTAATGCATGTTTAATGGTTGCTTCATGACCTGTGTGTGCCATTTGGAAACGACCAATATACACATATACTTTTTCTTTACTCATTCTAAGACTCCCTTAGCTATTTGTTATTCAAGGCTACATCACCTTGTATTCATATTATATCACAAAAAAGTTCAATGTTTCATTTTTTATTTTGTGTATAAACTCGTTAAGTACAGAAATCATAACAGAAATTTTCAATTTTGCAAGTACTTTTTGTTAAAAAGTAAATATTAATAGAGGTGCCTAATTTTTAACATCTCAATAAATACATAATATAACTTTCTTAGGAGACTAAAAATGGGAAAACCAATTGCTGGTCGTAATAAATCCCCATTCGGAGTAGATGGCATTAATGTTGATGCTGCTGTACTTGCCGATGGTACAAAATTAACTAATATTCGTATTAGTAAACAACGTTCTGCTAACGTATTTGATCTAATGAGTGTTGATGGACTAACTGTATATCCGTTCATCGAAATCACTGGTGTTGATAAAAATGGTGCAGCGTTAGACGTTTCTGCAACAGCCGCAGATCTTTCTGATAGTATTTCTCCAGGAAGTTTCTGTATTAGTGCTGTAGATTCAAATGGTGATGTTGCTGGATTCGCAGTGAAACTATTACTTAATAAAGTAATTCTACAAAATGGTAGTGCTTTGTTTATGACTGATTATACTAGTCAAGGTCAGGTAATTGTTGCTGTAACTTCAGTAGCTGTATCTCCACTTACTGCTGCTATCCGTGTAGGGGCAACTCAACAACTTACTGCTACTATTGCACCTGCTGATGCAACTAATAAGTCTGTAACTTGGGTTTCAAGTGCACCTGCTATCGCTACTGTAAGTGCTACCGGTTTAGTATCTGGTGTTGCTAACGGTACTGCTAACGTAACTGTTACCTCTGTTGATGGTTCATTTACTAGTGTTTCTGCTATTACTGTAAGTACTGCCGTAACTGGTGTTACTATGACTCCAGATACCGTAACTTTAAGTCTAGCTGGTACAACTACACAACAACTAACAGCTACTGTAGCTCCTGCTTCAGCATCTGTTAAGACTGTTACTTATGTTTCATCAGCACCTGCTGTTGCAACTGTAAGTGCATCTGGTCTAGTTACTGCTGTTTCTGCCGGAACTGCAACTATTACTGTTACAACTACTGATGGTTCATTCACTGACACTACTTCAGTTACTGTTACTGCATAATAAAATATATACCAAAAAAAAGGGAGCCAATTGGCTCCCTTTTTTAATTTAATTTCTGAACAACAAACTCGGCTTTGGGTTTATCAGTATAATAAATGCGATTACCCATCCAGTTAGTAACATCTTCATCATGTGTATCTAACTGATTAGCGATGTAGTACTTCTCCTTTGCTGGATCAAATCGCACTACAAAGTTACGTACATTCTTTTTAGTTGAGCGTGGATTTCCACCAAAGGCAACCTTAATGAATGTAAACACGATTCCAATCAGAACAACTGCGTAAAAAATTAAAATTAAAGTTTTCATTATTATTCCTCTAAATCCGATAGTCTTTCTACGATTATACCAGCATTTCTAAGCACGTCAAGGGCTTGAACTGGAGTTCTGTGATATTCTGTATCAAAAATCACTCTTTTTATTCCCGATCCTGCAATTAAAAGTGAACAAACATAGCAAGGTTGTAGAGTACAATACAAAGTTGCCCCTTCTCGATCTGCTGGATTTGCAAACAATAATGCGTTGTGTTCTGCATGGAGTTCATGTAGCTGACTCCATTCATGATGATGGTGTCTTGCTTCATCTGAAACCCAATTCTGGAATTCATTATCATGTACTAAATGTGAATTTGCATCACAACAATTTTCTTGTTTAGCTGGTGAGCCATTATATCCAGTACTGACAATGCGATCATTTTTAACTATAACCGCACCTACATGCTGAGATATACACTTACTTTCATCAGCTACTATTTTTGCTATCTTCATCCAAGTTGAATGCTTCATAATCAATCCCTAATCTTTTAGCTATTTGTTGAGATAATAAATGAAACTTGTGCATACTTTGATAAAATATTACATCATTTTCATTAATCTGAAATGGCTTTGAAGCATACTTGCTCCAACGTTCCTGAGTTCTTAGTAACTTTTCTTCCTTATATTCACACTCTACATAAAGTCGAAGATCATTTTCTGCATATGTTAATTCATCTAAGTGACGAAGTTTAAAATATCCACCATATGGATACGGAATACCACTATAAGGAGTTAGCCAATATCCATCAGAATCGTAAAAGAAACGTCGCCATCCAGTAAGATAACGTTCCTTGTACTGAGTATCCATCAAAGTTTTACGGTCATTCCAAGTAGAACATAATTTTTCAGCAAGGCCAATAACTTTATTTAAGTTACCAATCCAAATATCAGTATCTTCTTGTGTTAATATATCATAGTTCATATGAAACACCCAATAGATTTAATAATTCGATACGCTCAAGGTTTTCTTTTTTAACAACTCGGTACAAATCAAGTACTTCAGAATCTACTACATAAGGAATAGAACCATATTCTACTAGATTATCATAAAGTTTAGCTACTTTATTAGGTTTATCACCGAAGATATATGGAGAATCTAACGCAGCATGAACAACCTGATTTGCAATAGCTTCATCATGTACTTTAAGATACATTAACTTTTTAATACTTAGTCGTGCTTTGTTATAAGAATAAACGTACTTGTTACCAGCGACTACGGTATTAGTACTCGCATGAATATTAGTATTTCCTTGTGAAATACGATCAAAGAAACGTTCACGCTTCATAGGTTTGAAAAAACCAGTATGGTTTTTACAATAATTTCGATAGTAACGTTCAAGTATATCATAAGCTTCTACGTGAATTAGTCGGATGATTTCACGATAAGAGCCAAAGTGTTTTAGAATATCTTGAGATTGTTCTTCTGTTAGTTTGAATTCCATTTAATAGCCCTGTTATATAAAAGATCTATTTGTTCTAACCATTTAATATCAGATTCATCAAACTCAAATGGCTTTGATGCATAGTTAATCAAAGTACTGTACTTGGTATGAAGTTCATAATTAAAAATGAAATAATCTGTAAGTATTGCAGCTTCTTCAAGCATATCCAGTTCACTTTCAGTGAATCCGGGAACACCATAACTGGTAAAGATAGTATCAAATATCTTAGAATGAAATGTATGTCTGAAAACTTTAAATGGTTTATTGAAAAAAGTTTTATCAAATAATGATGGATAGTTATGATTAAAATCTGTAAATCTTACACCCGACCAAGATAAATGTTTACAGAATTTTTCAAAATCACAGGGTTTCCAAGTAAATAAACTAATTTTAAAATTATCAATATAATCATAGTACTTTGATAAAATTAGAAGATGTACTTTTTCACTAATAGCGTACTGATAATCTGCAATAAGTGAGAACTTACTTATCAGTTCATTAGTTTCTGCTGGTGTATACGGACGTAGTTTCATATTTTCCTTAAAAATAAAGCCGCAATTAAGCGGCTTTAATAATTACTTCGCAATGTAGTTGTATTTGCTTAGATCGTTACTGTCAAGGATGCCGCAATCATATCCGTACTGTAAAATAATATCAAAACCTTCATCAACTTTACGCACAACATCTGCATAACGTTTGATATCAGAAGAATTGTCTTCTACTGATTTGATTAGCATATTAAGTACTGGTGCCATATGAGGTGCATGTAACTTCTGAAAGCGAGGTCGGCGTGTCGCTGCAAGAATATCATTCCATGAAGGAACAAAAGTCTCACCGCGAGTAGGAATATTCGCAAGAGTTATAGGAAAACTGCGATTATTACGCTTCATGAAATCTTCTTGTGCCGTGCGATAACCTCGACGGAACAATGGATGCATCTGCTTTAGTTGTTCATTTGAAAGTACTTCATTCTTCTTTTCCTGGAAGAATTCATATCCAAGATTATAATGGTTGGTGCTCATCTATCTCAATCCTTTAGTACTGCAACTTTCGTATTGAAAGCTCCTTTAGTATTACGTAATTCTATTGCATGTTCGAAAAGATAATCAGAATCAATATTCTTCGCCACAAGAAACTGACAAACTAAATCTAGAATATCAGCCATTGCGTCTAGTACTGGTTCTGCTTCATCTGCATCTTTAATGCTAAGTGCAGTACTGGAAATTTGTTCCAATGCAACACTCATAAACTCTGAAGTACTTATTGACTCGGAGTTGTTGGGAACATCATTTCCCCGAACTAAAGTTTTATTCATAATTTATATTTTAAACCCAATCGAAAGAACCATCACGGCGTTTAACTTTGTACTGACCTAGTTCATTACGTTCACCCACAAGAATTCCATCAACGAAACCTTTAGTACCGTAGTTTAGAGATTCTTCTGCGTTCAACCACAAATCACGGTCAACATCTACTAAGAACTGTTTGTATGGTACACCAACAGCTTCAGCGATTTGTGAAGTTAAAAGTTCATTCAAACGGTCAGAGTGTGCTAGTGCAATTTTCTGATCAGTAATTAGACCTTTAGTACCTGATGATACTTGGTGTGCCATAATGAATGAATCTGCACCCATCAAACGCATACCTGGAGTACCCATTACTGATTGAGTATAGCAACCCATACTTGCAGCATAACCCATTACAATAGTTTTAATAGGTGAACGACAGTTTTTAACTACATCTTTAATTCCAAGACCAGCATGAACTGAACCACCTGGGGAACTAATGAAAAGTGTAATTGGTTTGTCATTACGTGAATCAAGATACTGAAGTTGCATTTTGATTACGTGAGCCATCTGATCATTAAAATCAGAATCGATAAAAATAAGGCGGTCTTGCATCATACGTGATGCTAGATCATAAGAACGTTCACTATCACCGGAACGCTCAAGTACGTATGGAATGGTTAGAGAAGTAGGGGTCATATCTTGAGTAGTTTTATCAAACATCTTAAATCCTTATTTTGAAATATCGCCAGAAATGGTGCTACAATTGCCACCAATAATTTTAGATTGTACATCACCTGATACTGTAGTTACGTTTCCGGCTACATCATCACACTTCACATCTCCTGATGTTGTGGAAATATTACCATGAACATTTTCACATGCTACGTCACCGGAGATTGTTTTAATTCCATTCGTTACGTTGGCACAAGTAATTGTACCTGCACCCAACTCAATTGATTCAACGTCACCATTGATTTCAATATTAATGTTTACGTCATCACCAAATGCTGGCACACCATCAACCATTACAACAGTACCGCCAGATGAGCTTTTCTTGATAACAAGATCCTGTCCAGTGATGTTTTTACCATTAACAATGATTTGTGTGTTTTGTTTTGTCACCATTTGCATAAGACGCATCATTGAATCATTACTTGCCATGTTACACCTCTACGGTCAAAGTACTGTTAAAGTTTTTATTCTCAGGAGTCCCATTACTAAGCATATATCCATGTGGATTACATAGTACTTGTGTATTACCAATCATGTAATCATGAGAGGAATGAACATGTCCATGAATCCAAAGGTCTACGCCTAAACTTTCAATGAAACCTTCCATGTTAGAACAATAACAGCCGTTCAGATTATCGTCCTTAAAATACGGGTCAACACTACCAAAGCTTGGAGCGTGGTGCGTCATTACCACCGTTTTTAAATTATCGCATACTTCTCGTTGATTGTCAAGACATTTCTGCAAAAATGTTTTAGTTTTATAATGCAGAAATTCAAGATCATCAGGGCTGACTTTACGCTGCCAGTACTGTTCTGGTGGTCCCGTCCTGATGTACTTGTAATCATTCATACAAAGTTGTGCTTGTAACTTCGTAATAGGATTAGAATTATCGTAGTCTGTCCAGAGCGTTCCCCCTAATACAAGAACATCACCAAATATACGAAATTCATCATTTAGAAAATGAAAATTACCGAACTCATGTTCGAATGCTTTAAGTACTCGGTGAGTTTTGTTGAAATTTGAACCATAATATTCATGATTGCCAGTAATCATTACAACTTCATCAAACTTAGAAGTAAGTGCTGAAAGTATTTCTCTGTACTGACCTGTGCGGCGAGTTTCGTGAATATCACCAGGAATCAAAAGAATCGTATCTTTCTGATTAGGCAAATCATTAATAAAATCAGACTGGCCATGTAAGTCCGACATTACTGTAAATTTCATCCATACACCTTAAGTATTCTTCAATGTCTTCACATGAATTTGCGGGTATTTTTAAACTTTTGAGATTTTTTAAAATACCAACTCCATGTAAACTAATTCCATTATGAAATGTACATAATGAAAACTCAGTATCACCTATATTGTCGAGTATTGTACCACGCTGCCAAGTGTTGTCAACACGTTCGTATCGATTTTTTACAAAATAATAAGAATCATATCTTAAATCAACCAACGCAATCTGCGAACTATACAACATTATCTCGCGAGGAAGACGGTACGTTGATAAAAAATTCTGTGCAGTAACATTTTCAATATATGGAAGTACTAATATCGTTTTGGTATCTATGTTATTGATGTAAATTAACATTCCAACTTCGCTAATTTTTCACGCAACACATGTACCGCAGATTCTTTAATCTCAAGAATTCGTTCGTATGTATCAGCAGTATTTTTATCAAAACGGAATTCAACAAATACGGGTAAGAAGATACTCATTTGACCAGTACGTTTATCTTTAGTCAATGAAGTACTTTCAACAGTGGCAATAGCACCATCAATTTCACTCCATCGTTCCATCATTGTCATTGGGGTCCATTCTACATCTTTTTCTTTAAATCCAGTACCGCATCCTACAACAATAATACCATCAGCAGATTCAAGAATTAACGATCCAATTCCACCAGCACGCTTACCTTCACCTTCGTTATAACCAATAATACGAAGATCGAACTGCATTTTTAATTTTAGTTTTAACTGCTTAGGAGAAGTGTGTGATTTCCAAATACCAGATTCACATTTAAGAATAGATCCTTCTTCACCTTGTTCAATCATTTCAGTGTTAAAATCAAACGCCTGACCAATATCAACACATTTGCGATATTCAACCATTCGAACGAATTCAGACTCTAAAGTACTGATTGCTGCTTCTAGAATTTCCCGGCGTTCTTTACGTTCAACTTCCCATAAACCATTCTGGAATGCATCAAATGGTAGAACATCCCACAAAACAAAAACTACACGCATTGCTTCCTGTGTACTAATACTATCTTTTCCTGCTTTCTGAATAATACCGTTACCAGTTTCGCGATTTAGAATTTTACCATCATTGTCGATAACAAGACATTCGCCGTTGAATACAACACCACTGGAAAAACGATCATCATTTGCCTGGACATTCTTAGCAAGCTGAACCATATCAGCATCTTTCATTCCTAAGAAGTCGTAAACTTTACCATTCCTTGAAGTACAAAGTAATGAATCATTCACTACTGCACTGTTTAAGTACTGTCCATCCATTTTAACTTCAGCTACTGCGTAACCATGAGTTTTGAATGAAGTAATATTTTGGACGGTTTTTTCATTTACCAAAGAACAACGCATATAAGGCTCGTCTTTAATAAACCCTTTACCATATACGTCATTTGCATTCTTTTCCTGAACACCACAATCGAGATTCTTTAAAACAACTTTACGAAGTACTTCAGCATCTTCTTCTGATACAGAACCTAATAGTTCAGCAAGATATTGACGACCCGCATTACCCGTTAATTTACGAGTATATAAAACGTCAAGTGCATCAAGACCTTCTGTAAGAGTTAGTGACTTATCAGTTTCGATTGCTTCTGGTAATTTTTTAATACCACTTACAATAGAAGGCTCAAGTGCTAACTGAATTGCACGCTTAAGATCGATGTTATTAATATTTTCGGTGAGAATATCTTTCTTTGCGTTAGTACTTGCAGTGTTTTTAATCTTTAAAATAATATCTAAAACTGACATTCAAATTCCTTTAAAACGGGTCATCAGCCCCGTAGAGTATAATATCCAACTTCAATTGTTTCAGGTAACGCCATTGTACTTAGACGAGATTTGCCACGACTGTACCCGTAGCTGTAGGTGTCAAATGGGCTGTTATAACCAATTAATGTTCTACAACCATCGTAATCAACATGCGTAACTGGCACATTTGTAACAGCATCATACCCTAAAATAGGGTAAATTGCAAGTGCTTCTGGTTCATAATCGCTGCTGTAATTTCGTACAGAAAAATATTCTTTTTGAGAATTACGAGCAGTTGTATGAGTACATAAGTATCCAAATATTTGATTGTCACCAATTTTATAAACTTTATTAATATTAACACAATTAACATCATCTAATGGAACTTCAATATATTCCATCTTTAAATCTTCTGCCTTGAAAGGCTTTAGATTAACACAAAAAGCACTTACATAGTGAGGAACATAATTGTCGTAGTACGTTTCATTAGAAACAGTTTCATGAATAGTTTTAATTTGTTCATTCATTTCATGAACTACTTTATCACGATCAATTCCATCTACATGACCAGTTACCGTGAATCCGTCAAACAATTTAGAAACTGCATAGTACCGTCCATCTTTCATATCTTTGAGAATGAAACGTAAAGTACTTTTCTCATTAAGTTCACATACATTATTTTTATTATTACTAATAACGTGCATCTTACCACAGAATACATAATTCCATGTTAGAGTTGGGCGGTAGTTATTCGAGAACTCATAAACCATTTGAACAGTATCACCAACTTCAAGCTCTTTAGTTTTCTCTGCTTCAGCTTTCTTATGTTCTTCTTGTTCAATTAGACCAGAAAAAAGTTTAGTTTTCTGATTTACCAATTTCTTATTATGTGTGAAGAATAGTGGATCTTGGAACTCACCTTCAACAATAGTGTTTGTTTCTAACAAATCACAAAGGTTGTCTGAAGTAATTTCAAACTCAAAACCATCGGGATGCATGATTCGCCATACCACGTTAGACGTACTGTAACGGCTCACATTCGTTACCATTCGGAATCCAGTACGTGGCTCATTACTTACGTAAATCGGCTCCATAACGGGAACTGTGCTGGTTCTATAGGGGGTAGCCCATTGATCAGCTTTCTTCTTTGAGTTCTCAAATGCTTTAGTATGTTCTTTGTCAGCAACTACCATCCATCCTAAAACTTCTTCAGATGAACGGTATACACGTGCTACATAAAACTTTCCCGGTACTGCTACCATGAAATTATCCTTATTTTGCTAGTGGTAGATATGCAATTGCTTCAAATACACCGAATGCAAACTTGCCATAAATGTCATAAATTTCTAACATTAGTGCTTCACGTTCTGGAGTATCAGGCTTTATGGAACGAATTAGACCCATATACTCAATCGCATCTTCTGGCATAATAATGCTGATACTAGTTAGTGCATTGTTAATACCAGGTTCAAAGAATGGAGCAAATGGAAGATAAACGTCAGGGTTATGTTTAGCCCACACTTCCATATTTTCTAGTAATGTTACTAGATTATCATGCATACCACCTTGTAGAACAATTGTGGTTTTATGATACTTAGCCCAATCAAAAATTACACACGCCTTATCTGAGGTTGCGGAATTTGTCATTGGATATTTTACAAATAGTTCAGCAGTACTGTGTTGTGTTTGAATTCCTGCATGAATTCCAGCAGTGTACATATTAGTGATACTATAAAGACGCATTATGATTCCTTGATTGTATATCCATACTCACTACCCCATTCATCTGGAACAATAGTATAGAACTTCATTAAATGTGTTTCATCATTCATGGTAGCTATCGTGAACTGACCACTTCTGAATTGGGTATCTAGCCAAACCCTATTACCAAATACTAACGGTTCTGTTACGCCAGTATGACCATGTATTACATAATCAACATTACTTACAACCGCCTCTAACTTTTCTTTTTGTGGAACTTGGTTATCATATACTGCATATTGAATCGCATCTCGATCCCAAATAAGTTGATAACGATATTCGGCACTATCTTCAGCCCATTGCTTGATTATTTCCCAATCACTAACATTAGAATAATGTGGAATTCCTGCATGTGCAATTCCTAGTTTATAACCCCTGTGATTCACTTCAATTAGATAAGGTACGTCATCTAGTAGTTTACAGAAATGAGTAATACCGGGCTGGCCGATTTCATCAAGAGTTTCTTGACCACCATTATGTAACCAATTCAAATTCCACTCACGACTAGTTTGTGCACGAATCATCATATTTTCATGATTACCTAAAACCATATAACGATTTTCTTTGGTAAGGAATTCGAATAACATCTTTGCATTATTCTTCCCACGATCAACCAAATCACCAACGCTGATTAATACATCATCATCAGTGATTCCTAGTTCTTTTAGTGTTTTTTCAAATAGTTCATAGTTTCCGTGAACATCACCAATTACAAATACACGTTTGTCATCTGGAACATCAATAATTTTTACGAAACTCATTTCTTACATTCTCCAGATTAATCTTATTCTATGAATTCTTCTTCTATTTCTTTATCTTTAACCAGTTCATCTTCTTCTTTCTTATAACCGATAGGTAACAGATTCTTAGTCCTGAAGAATGCAAATTCATTATAATTAGGTAATGCACAACCCCACCAATCATCATATGGAGTGTTCATATCTCCATAGCTAAAGATACAGATCCTATTTTTAATTGGATCATAGTACTCGGTAGCACCAGTTTCAAGTTTATAAACAACTTCAACAGTAGTGCCATTAAATTCAGGCAATTCTACTAAATTGATTAGTACAGAAAGTACTCCAGGAGCTATTTCACCCATGTTCCACCTCGTGTGCTTTCAATAAATGTTGATTAGCTTTAAATCGTTTAATATAATCGTCTTCACCAAATTTACGATACATTGAAACTACAGTATTGAAGTTTTCCCATGCATATTCACGAAACCATCCAGAAGTAATACTACTACAAACTTTTACTAGTGCAGTTATAAAACTCTGACGTGGATCAATCTCAAAGTTATTAGGAATCTGTGAACGCTCAAGAGCTAATACACAGGTTTCTTCGTAAACACCTAATAGCTTAATATAATCACTCTGTGCAAAGAATTTTTCTTTGCTTGTCATTACATCAGCACCTTCTACAATATAATTCATATATGCAGGTTTATCGGTGATTTTAATTGCTTCGTGAATAGTATCATGATCGTAGACATAATCCACGCCATCACCACTAAAGAAGCTTGCTTTGTTCTGGTCAAGTACTGGATGCTTGTAGTTATACGTTTCTTTTTCACGCAATTTGAAGATTTCGTATAGTACTGGATCATCCATATTCGCACCTAATTTACGCATTTGCATAATATCACGAAGTGTCTTTAAGAAATGTGGAGAATTACGCAAGTAACGATGAGACATTTTAATTGCATAAAGTACATTTAAACCAGCAGTAACTACTTTATTATCAGAATTACAGTAGTTAATTAACTGCTCAGTACTGTTGTTATCATGACCTAGATAAATCTCAACATTATCGTAACCATATGCATTTTTAACATGCACATAATCTGACGTATCTTTGATAATTTCCATATCTGGAAATTGTACCGACCATGTATTAAGAACAATGGTGTCATATTCGTCATAGGTCATCATAACATCTAAATCAGATTCATGATTAACAGGTCTTGCTGGTTTAGCATATTCTTTATATGCAGTACTACCAATAATTAACATTAGTAATCCTCGTCGTAATCATTACCATCATATGAGTGGTTGATTGAAATATAATTAATAACATCTTCTAGAGATTTAGTTACATATACATCACGACGGCGGTGCCACGAAATAATAGAAACAATCCATTCTTCACGATCAGTATCGAAGAACAATGAATACGAACCATATTCAGATAGAGTATATTCAAATATTCCAAATACTTTAATATTAGGGCGTGTATCATCGATACCTTCAATAGTCTTCATATGTGGAAGTACTTTATTAATAATATCGATAGTCTGTTGGTTAGTACGTTTATCGGTATACAACATTACCTTTAATCCTTGCTGCTGGATAGATGGGTAATATCCACTAGGCCATAGACCTTGATCCTGCCAAAACTTCTCTTTAGCTTTAAAGTGTTCCATACCTTTAGTGTCGCCATCATTTTCTAGATAAAAGGCGATACGCTGGTCATCAGTCATTTCTGGAGATTCGATTTCTTCCCGTTCAATACATGAAAGTTTATTTTGTAGTGCTTTGATTTCATTGTAGAGAAAACTAACCTTCTCTTTCAATGGTTCCATTTGATCAAAAACTGCTTCACGTTCTTTCGTTAGTTCTTCAATTTTCATCTTTAATGCTTCTTTAAACATAATATACCCTCTCAATTAAAATGGGGAATATAATTCCCCTTCTATTAACAAAAATCAGAACTACTCATCCACTTGCCACTTTTTCCGTAACAATCTGCGTAATAATCATCTAGATAAAGATAATTTTCTTCATCATCTGGATTACACATTTTGATGATTTCAGAACCCGGATAGAAAGTTTGATCTAGTACTTCAAAGGGTTTTCCAGTTTCATTGGAAAGTGCTTTACCTTCTTGAATTAGAGCTTCAATTTCTTTTTCAATCTGTTTAATGGTACGTACTTTAGACATTTTATTTTCCTTAACAAGTCTGACTTGACGAAACCCAGCCGCCTTGTTCAGCATCTAGATAATATTCATCAACTAACCATTCACCATCTTCACTCTGAAGGTACTGTGGTGGGTAATAGGTACAACCTGCACCATAAGCAATATCAAGTGAAAATTCCAAACCATGTTCATCTGCAATTTGTACTGCATCCGCAACTGCTTGATCGATTTTTGCAACTGCTGCATCTAACAGTTGTTTTGCTTCTTGTTCAGTCATATTAATAATCCTCGCGTTTCCAAGAGTCGTCGTACCAGGTAGACAACATTTCTTTTACTTGTTCAATTTCTTCGTCAGTTGTATCATCACTGAAAGCAGTCTGGTATTCACATACTGGACAGTACCATTCCATTCCTTCATACAACTTAGATTTCACTACTTCAATTGTGTCATTGACGAATAGCTCAACGTAGCTATCACCAGATTCACTTTTAATATGCATTGCAATAATCACACAATCACCAATTTTAGCTTTTTAGTTAGTACTGCTTCTTCTTCACCATCAACAAAAACTTCAATAGTAGAAGTACTTAGCCATAGACCTAAGTCAATATTTTTACCTTCGTACTGCTTAATAAAATCTTCACCAAATACATCAGCACGAAGTTTTACGTTATAGAAATAAAGGTCAGACACACCATGTTCGTCCCAATTTTCCCAAGATTCGATTAGTGAAAATTCAACACCAGAATCATCTTTTTCTGTTTTAATAGTCATATTAATATTTCCTAATTACCTCAATCTTTGGATCATCATAACGACGACCACGATATTGAGAAGTTTCTTGATCTTCGTTCCATCGTTTTTCACAACATTTACATTCAATCACAAACCAGTAAGAATCCTGAGAACGATCATAGTTACCAGTATCAGACTTAGATTCAATGGTAATGTATTCATGAGTGCATTCTTCTTGAAAACTTAATTGTGCATCTAATGCTTTGGCTAGATTTTCTTGGAGCTTAAGAAACTCCTTTCGCTTCTCTGCAAATTCTGCACCAAGCTTATCAGCAGCCGTTTGATATTCCATAACGGCTTTTTTGGAACTGAATTCTGTACCGTCAGCAGCTACATAAATTTTTTGTGTCATTTCCTTTTCCTTTTTAAGAATTCTTCTTTAATTAACATAGGAATTGTTATAGGCCAAAATAAACCCAAAATAGCCATTATAGCCATTCCAAAAACATTGCCCCAATCACGCCAGATGGTAATTCCAATAATGAATGTTAGAAAAATTCCTGCCAAATATATCATTGATATAGTACCTAGAATTTCCATCATAATGAAAAGACTTCCATGATTAAAACTATAGGCCAGCATATTCCAGCCATAAGAGAAATAAGAGTTCCACAAATCATATTGGATATACCCACTGAATCTAAAGTAAGTTCAACAAATGTATATGAAAATGCAATGATTCCACACAAAATATAAATGAATATAAAAATTGTTAGTACTGTCATTTGTTTTCGCCTGTAATTTTTTCTTTAATTTTTACAAACCAGTATACAGGCCATAGAGCTGCAATCATAAATGCAAAACCCATCATTAATAATCCAAATACAAGTACTAGTGGATGATCATCGTCACCGTTAATTCCCATTTCAGTAATAATATCACCGAATGTAACTACTGCCATTATTACATAGAAAATACAGAAAATTCCAATCCAAGATAAAATTTCCATTATTCCCATCCTAAATGATAACGCCAGCCTTGTGAACCGAAAGAGTCATCAAGGTCACCAGCATTAAGAACATCGATCATAAATTCGATTTCACCAGATACCATATCACCATCAACTGGAGTTCCAGCGGCAATAGCGTCTAGTACTTCAGGCGTTAACGAAGAATAGTTTACAAATAGGTCTTCTTCTTCTGCACCTTCATAATCGTGATAATCATTATCGTACTGTACTGTTAAATCATAAATGGTTCGCAAATCACGAATAAAAGAATCACGGTCTTCTACATTTCTGAAGACGCCATTAATTTCAATTTCGTGTTGAAGACTACCGAAGTTACGTTCACTCATAGATATTTGTCCATCAAAAAGTCGAATAATTCTTTACTATTTTTACCAACATACCAGTCAACTAGTTCGTTTTCTTCGTCTTCATCTTCTGGGTGTTCGAAAATTTCAACATGGAAATGTCCCTTAAAATCAACACCAATACCGAAGATAAGTTCACCACAAGTATTTTCTTCAATATCCTCTATCATAGAACAGATATAGTCGAATTGTTCTGATTCATTGGCATTAGTTGGAAATTTATATTCAGTTGTGTTTTTCATTACTCTTTCCTAATACTAGTAAAATGATAATAACAAGAAATGGAGAAATGATAAAACTGATAATAGCCCATAGTAAAAATGAACGATTATTCTTTTCTGTAATACAGAACATCACGTAGTAAGTGATTAGTAGGATAATTACGTAAATTGCAGTTGCCATTATTCTTTACCTACTGAAACATGATGTAGTACTGCTACAGTTTTAAATTCTTCTTCAGAATTGCCATTCAGATCAACAATCTTAACTTTAAGACCGTCAAGTGAATTATTTGCGTGGTACTTTTCCATTAGTGCTACATCATGGGTATCCGAAACAATATCAACTGCTTCACCAGTACGTTCAGCAATGAACTTAGCAACTTCAACTGCTAGGGTTGTTTTACCTGAATGTACTGTATCTGACGTAATATTAACTGTAATCATTAATTATCCTCTAAATCTTGAATTTTTATACCTTCGCTTAAAATTTGTTTGCGTGGGTATTTGTGTTGATAATACTTTAGACCATCATCGTGATCACGAAATGCACCTAGATTAGTACGACACATTTCATAAACTGCACCATCTGAATCGTGGTCTACGATATCAGATTGTTCATAATAAAAAAGATAAACTAGCATATACACCTCTCAATTAAAATGGGGTACTTAGTACCCCTAGTATTACTCAGCAGGATTTCCAGCCGAAGTAATATAACTTACTTTAATAACATACTCTGGTGATGGATATTCACGCTCTAAATCAGCACGAATACCACCAGAAACAGACGTCTTACCTACCCAATGAGAATCAGTATGGGTAACAATATCATGAAGACTGTAAGAACGGTTTTCTTCATTGTTACTTTTATAAATGCTATATACTACATGAATTGCCATTTTGTTTCCTTAGAAATCGCCCGGATTGACTTGATAGACTTTTAGACCCAATAGCTTACGCCACATGTCAACAACTTTGGTGCGATCATCAAATACTTTAACTACTTTATATTCAGTACTTACATGATTCATAAACAACTCATACTTAACAATATCATCAGGGCGGTTATCATCCGCAGCACGCATGTAGATATGGTCATAAGGAACACCGTATTTCTGCAACCACTTCTCAGTATCTTCTTTGCAAGTTTCATGGCGACCACTCATGATGATTACCTTACGACCAAGATAGTTCTTTTCTGCCATAACAGAAAAGATAACTTCAGGATCTGGATCATCAAGTAGTACTTTGTTTTCTTCATATGGACCACGTTTACCTTCCATATGAGCAAGAGTACCGTCAATATCTACAATGATTGCTTCTTCCAAGCCAGAATCATAAGTGAATTTTGGTAAGACACTGTACAAGTACTTTTCTGCCATACCATCAATAACTTCTTCAGGTACGGACTTTTCCCGCATTAAGTTACGTTCTTTACACTGCTTAACATAATCTTTAATAGCGAAGAATTCATGTACGAAAGTTTTATCCTTCTTAAATTCAGTAAAGAAGTTTTGTTCTTTATAAGTGTAATTGTGTTCGCGTGCAAATTCTTTCCACTTATTACGTACTGCCGGATTTAAGTTGGTATCACCAACGATAATGTTCCAGTTATTCAAAGCTGCATGTTTAGCTGCACTGTACTGAGCGTCTTGCACGTACTGTTCATTGTCTTTGCGGAACTTATAGTTTTGGTGTGATCCAGCCATAGTCTGGCGAATGTCGTCTAAGTTTACGATTACCGTTTTAGAACGAGCACTTTTTACATGTTCTTTCGCCCAGGTCGTTTTACCGCAACCTGGTGGTCCTACTGTTACTGTCAATACTGGCATGTTTTCCAATTCCAAATTTGTCAGAGAAATTTCTTAGTACTCGTTCTGATACACGAATACTCGCAGTGTCATTCCTGGAGCTATATTTTAAAGGTGTCCATGATAGACCATTTGCATCTAAAAACTTTAATGCACGAAAATAATCTTTAAGTGTATTAAATTTAATTACAGTCATGTCCTGTTCAATGCTATGGCTTATTTCAACTTTCATGGAATTCTCCTAAATGATTATGTACTTGTCACAGTATTTCATCGTTAGATTGAAGAATGCTCCTTCATCGAAATAAAATTCTTCATCAACGATAAAAGCTATGTCACCAATATTTTTTACGTATCCAAGCATCTCATTTTTTTCAACGATGCTTAAAGTTTTAGCTGGAATAACAGAAAATTCATGTTCTTTATATAAGACTTTGACTGTTTGTATTGTTTCCAATTTACTCACGTGCAAATCTTCCTATATCATAAATTTTAGGTTTTTTGTTTTTGGGCTTACGTTCCTTCTTATACATAGTACTGCTAACACCAAAAGTATTTTTAAGACGCTTTGCAGACTTAACCACACCATTCCTTGAGCGGTCACTTTGCACAGCGTCTATCTCTTGTAGTATTCTTCTATGTTCTTCAGGAGTTCTTACGTCGCCCTTTTTTACTTTGTACTTAGGTTTAGCCATCACTACTCCTTGTTAGGCTATGTTACGAACTTAAACTTCAAACTCCTTAAGAACGTCTTTCATGTACTTTAACATGATAGCTTTATAATCTACGGGCTTAGAATTATAAAGTGAGAACGCAATACCAGGCATTCCAAGTTCGTTAGGTAATACCTTCTGTACTTGAATTGCATAATCTTTTCGTTCTAAATTTTTATTTTCATTGTAAAATGATTCAGATTCACTTACTAGCTTATTATAGCAGGAAAATACAAGCTGTTCCATTTTTTCGATCTTTTTCATTGCGTACAAATCTGTACTAAACATCTGCTTAAGATCATCTGATGCACCGGTAATCACTGCACCATATAAACGAGAATCAACATTAATGCTGTCCTTTGTAAAGTGTAGAGCACTATACCAATCAGTCTTAACCTTACAAATACGACCATCTTTTAGAATGATAATATAACCTTCAATGTCATGCATTTCACGTACTGCATCAATGCTTTCAATTAAAGTCTCTTTCATTGGGAAAGTACTATCAATATCACCGTGTTTAGCCGACACAGAACGCTTGTACAAGCCCGGAAATGCATCTTTAAGGCGTTCACCCACTAACATTTCACCGGTCTGACGATGGCGTACATTAAGCACAGTAAGGCCATCTTCCTGATACGGAAGAACAATACGGTACTCAGGTGAGGTATATTCTAAATTTACAGTGAATCCTAGAATTTCTGCCTGATAGATTTCTTCGTAGAATTCTTTATCCTTGTGTAGCATTGCAGTACTGTTAATAGCATGGTCAGAATATAATGATGCCTGGGACTTAGTACGTACTTTATAATCTGCATCCATGAAGGTACTGATAATAGAGCCGTCAAGTTTATCCATTACTACTGCAATCTCAGAACTTAAAGTACTTTTATCAAACATAGTGAATGGGTTTTCATATGCATTGAAAAACTTCATTGGTGGTCTAGAAACCAAACGAATAAAAGAACCTTTATCATTACCTTGAGGATCTACTTCAAACATTGAACCACGGCATTCTAAAGCATTAGGCTCTAGAAAGTCAGTATAGCTTGCAAGACGATATGAGAAAATACGGAATGTGCCACCGCCAGCAGAAGTGAAGTCTTTCCATGAGAAAGCATCGTTCTTTGCGGTTAAAGCCATCAGATCGTTAAAAATAGTTTCAGTGCTCATTTTAAACCCTTATTTGGTTTCGTAATCATCATTTACAAATGAATCTAAATCATAATATAAATTATCTGCACTAATTTGTGCCAGTAGTTCAGTACTTTCTTTGATTTGATTAATATTACCGTCAGAATCTACAAGAAAAATATTATCAGCATCACACTTAATTTCTTGGCGATTTTCACCATAAATCTTAATGCTGCGTCTAAGTGTATATTCTTTCTGTCCAGTTTTCTTCGTAACAATTGTTCCATCTTCTAAATCAGAAGCCTGGATAATAACCTTAAAGACACTTGGCATTGTTTTAAAATGTATCATTCTTATATCCAAAAAAAGCCCCGATTAGACGGGGCATAATAATTAATACAATTCAACCATTCCCATCAAGACAGAATCATCTGGACGTGAATATTGTTGTTTCGCAATTTTGAAATAAAATGAATCGGCGTTTTCTAAACAGTATCGCTTCTTCAAACATCTCGTATATGTTTGGTTATTAGGATGAACCCATTCGTAAATCTGAATTCCTTCATCATTATAACCAATTATTGATGTACGGTTTCCTTCATGACGGTTAAAGTTTTTACTCCTTTCAGTAAAGTACTTTACCTCGACGACTTCTGGCTCGTCATAAACATAAGGCATTTCAGTTAAACGAAAATAATAATAAGTCTCATCTTCAGAATATCCTAATAGAACTGTTTCAGTACTGCTAATACCATAGTGCTGTAAGCTCTTTGACTCATTATCTTTTATATCTGCAAGTACCTCTCTTAGTACTTGTACCGGTTCTCCATTAGGATCAGAAACTCCAGCAACCCTACGTTCAATAATAGGGTCAGTATATCTACGTTCTTCCTGAACTACACCGTTCATATATAGACCAACGAAATCATCCTTATATGTTTTTACTGAGTACTGAGTACTGTTTAAAGTACTATATACATCAGCCAACATATTAGCCTGTCCACACTGTACACCATCAACAGCTCCAGCAGTTGCGTATTCTGCCATTACTGATGTTAAGGTTTGAAAGTTGGACATGTTTAGTTCGTTAGCCATTTCTGTTGCAAATTTAATACGATCAATCATCGCACACACTCCTTGTGTTTAAAATCTGCTGTCTCTCCCTTAAAAAAATCCCCGAATTAACGGGGAAAGATATTAATCTAATTCTTTAATAGCAAGTAGTTTAATATTACCTGAAATTGTAAGTCCTTGATGAGTCATATCAAATTTACAATCATCTTCAACTTCAATAACTGCTGCATAATAGGCATTACTAGTTCTATAGTAGTAAGCTGATGGAACGTCATCAATACTTGGATAAACAGTAACATCTTTTCTGAAGTAACTAGATTGATCTAACGTAAATGTTTGTTCGTGATTATTGTTATCAACATATACACCATTAATCTTACGAATGTACTTAAAGAAAATACGCTGATTAGCATATGGATTTCCTAGTACTGTAAAGAATAACATTTCAATCGTTGGGTTGGTAGCAGTTGGCTTATCCAGATATTCATGTACTGTTTCGATCATAGAAAAAGCATCTTCCATTGTAAAAGGTACTGAATGGTCGAAGAATTCTGATACATCAATACCATAGAAACCACTTAGCTGATCTTCCAATTCTTCCCATGAAGTAATGTTCAGATCACTAATAGCCATTCCGATCTTGAACATTTCTTTCTTAGAAATCTTATAACCACGCTCTAAGTATTTTGAAACACGTAGGGAACTCATGATAGGATAACGAGTACCTTTATTAAAAGTTAGTCTACGTTCTGCAATGTCAGTTACAAACTTATCGTGCAAAACGAATTGCGAAGTACTGAAATCATATGCAGCCATATTGATATGGAAATCATAACTTTTAAATATATCAGTCACATCTTGAAAGAAATCAAAATGGATTAATTGAAGTACTAAATCGTTATGAGTGAAGGTTATACTTCTGGAAGTGTGATTTTGACAGGTAAATTCAAAAGTACTCATATCCAAAAAATCTTCTTCAGACAATGGGAAAGGATCTTCCCCGTCTTCCAAATCACCCTCACTGTTATAAGCATTACGAATGAAGGTGATAATATCTTTTTTGGATCTGAAATAAATGTCATAGTCATTTACTTCTGCACCAGAAAAGATTGATGTAATTGCACCACCAGCAATAATTGCGTTTGTAGTGGTAAGCATACTAATTGCATCTTCTCCTAGATTGCGAAGAAGTGTGTTTTTGTGTCGTCCTAGATTCATTTACTAAGTTCTTTCCATTGTTTAATTATGTCATATATAAAAAATCCTGTTCCTAGTGAACTAATACTAATAGATACACCAGCAAGTATATGAGCTATTTCTAGCTCACCAGTACTTGTATATAGAAACCACGTACAAGCCCATAACAAGATTAAAGATAGGGCTTGTACAACTAAAACCGTCTTCATTATTGAGCCACAGCCTTACCATAATCAGGTGCATATTCTTGAACAATCTGCACAAATTTACGGATGGTACGGACTTCAGTTAGAAGCATGAATTTTAGTACTTCGTATACTTCACGTTGATTGAAGTTGTTTTTGGCATCCTTCATCATATCTAGGAAGTACATTTCAACTTCATCACAATACTCAACAAGCTTAGCTGGTTTAAATACACCAACAGCAGTACTGAGATTATGAATACGGTCAATTAGTTTTACAACTGAACAGACTTCACAATTAGAAACCTGTTGGAAATATCCATAATATTGTTCACTACCCTGATCCTTAAATTTAGATAGAATACGGCTGTACTTAACAACATCAGGGAACATTTCGTGCAATTCATTTTCCCATTCAGGATAATCTTCAATGGTATCATGAATGATAATACCCATATACACATCGTAAGGCTTAAGAAGAGAGCTATGTAAACTAAGTGCCAAGCTCAACATTTCAAGTTGATGTGAAAATTCTGGATTACCATCTTTACGTTCATTGCAATGTACTTGCTCTGCAAAAGTGATTGCACGACGAACATCAAAGTACTTTGGTTCTGCCAAAGTAAGACCTTCGATAATACCAAGTACTTTAGTGCGTAGTTTGTTATATTCTGTCTTTTCCATACGATCTACCTCTTCGTCGGTTTGATTCAACATATAAGCTGGCATTGGTTTTCCGTTATAAATCACATACTCACCAGTTTCTAGCTTACGTTGTGCAATGTTCGCAGATGCCTTTTTAAGACGACGATGAAGCCGGTCGCTTAACTCATCTGCTGTTAGAATTTTATCGTCCACGTTTACCTTTGATACGTTCTTCGCCACGTTTAACCAAATCAGTAATGAGTACTTTTAACTCATTAGCAGCTTCGGTAATACTTGATAGATGATCTTTAAAGGTCATTTGTTCAAGTTCTTTTCGTGTTTTCTTACGCGAATTAGTTTTTTTCTTTTTCATAAGCTCACAACATGTCATTAACATTAAGTACTTCAACTAGTGGATTGCTGAAGTCTTTAAATACGTCCATTTCACATTCTTCCACTACTAATGCAAACTTCATCATTGCATCAAAATCAGGTGGAACGTCACCCCATTCAACACCTAGCAGATTGCGAATTTTCTCAATAGCTTCAGTGAATTGTTCTGGATCGATAAAGTCCATGATCAATGAACAAATGGCTCCACGCGAATCACCAAAAGTACAATTCAACTGCCGTCCACCTTCAACCCGAACCCAAATATCAGTACTAAGTTTAGTTTTAATGTGGTCGTAAATGTCACGAACTAAAGTGTGGTTACGTTCGATAATCAACCGGCGTGATTCTAAACATTCAAGAATATATGATACATCCGCATCGATTTCATAGTCGCCCATGTCGTCAATAGCATATTGCACACCATCATGATAGATGCTGTACATATAATCCCCATCCTTCCAGTTACCACGTACTGTCCGTGGGACGATTCCCATACGTAAGTACTTTGTATACGTATTAGTCATGACACTCGTCATTCTTCTTTTCCTTTTTAAATTTAGTCTAGATGCTATCAACCTTCTCTTGTATTGTCAAGAGAAATAGCTGAATTTCTTCGATTTTTATTTCGTTTGTGCATAAAAACGCCATTAATTCAGGAAGTACATAAAACAACTTAGCGAACGAACTAATTTCAGATTGATTAAACGAGAATCCCATTGGTATAACACTGGAATTCCATACACCTTCGATTCTGTGCGATACTACTGCCATTATCACCCGATCACCGTACTCAACCGAAACATGCCGATAACCTGTCTGCTCATTCTCTTCCCAAAACATGTGGCTCGTTTTAAAAACCATACTTCTCACCTAGTAGTTGTTTTAAGAGTTCAAAGTACGTCCTGTTCTTTGCGTGAGAACCCGGTGGCATCAAGCTACTGAATTCAGCAAAGTCATTACGTAAGATAGTATCACGAACGTTAGTACTTGAATAGGGATTATTTTCTCTAGGACCGGCACTAACTGTTTGAACTGTATCGAAATTGTACAATTCTCCGTTATATTTGTGAAGCAGATCACCAAATTTACCAGACCTGTCGGACCCGCATAGCATGACAATATTACTATAAAGTGGATCTAATTCTTCCAAAACACCAAATAACGTACTCGCATGATGTGGTTGAAAATACTTCATAATCCAGGGATAGTACTCTTCAATCATATCAATTTTAAAGTCATACGGTAATTGCTCTGAGTTAGTTACGTACAACTTAATTTCAGAATTTGGAATCGTTTGTTGTAGTATAAGTGCTTGTTGAAACATTTTTCCATGTCCCATATGAACCGGACTAAACTTACCATACATCATAATACATGTCTTTGGTGCAATGTTCATTGTTATTACTCTAAGTCAATCCAAGGTTGCACTACAAAACCTATACTATGTAGTACTTCTAGTTTCTCTTTAGTAATATTGTTATCATAGATAACTAACATACTTGGAAATGGTGCACCTGATTTTTTATGAGAACCATCTTCTCTCCATGAAGGAAGACTACGGTTATCAAACTTCAGACGACCTTTAACAAAACAAATAGCTTCCGCTGAACCTTGAATATAATTGTGAAAGTATCTTGTATCGGTTCTTGCTGGTGGCAATGCAACAATAGTAGTTCCATTTACACGGTGTTCTTCATCAAACTTTTTAAACCATTTACTGATTTCTCTTCCGTAAGGAGGATTACACCAGACAGTTTCACCTTCCCATGAATGTGCAAGACCATCCGTTTCAGGTGTATAGTACTTCTCACATTTAGCAGTTTCATCCATTGCAGCAGGATCTAAAGTAAAGTTCCATACTGCGTTCAACCTCTGATAAAAATCATCAGGAGTATCCCACGTATTTGATGCTGAACTAAAATGAACTGATTTATTATTTTCTTCTTCCATGAAGTTTCCTTTTTAAATTAATTGACAGTACTTCGTAATCTCGTCAAATTCAGAACTATATCGATCTGATTCAAAACAGAACCTGAAGTAATGACCGTACCTAGCCATTAAGTTAAACATTTCATCTTCCTGAAAGACGTAAAACTTAAATTCACTAGGTTCTTCTTTATAGCCAATAAAATTGATAATTTCATTTGTCACATCTTTTCCATCGTAGTAGTACGTTCTGGATTCAAGATTTCCATTGATATCATATCTTTTATATTCACCATAGAGTTTGTTATTATGTTCAAAGTACTGAGAGCTGACTCGATTATTATTGTACCGGTTTTCTACATGTCCATAGTATTCAACTTTCTGAATGAGAGGTATTTTGGTGGGGCGATATGTTATAGTTGCAAGTACATTGTTCTGTTTGAACTCCGTAACTTTGCTTATTTTATTGTGGTCTATCTGAACACGATAGCCGATGAACTCATTCAAATCTACGGAATCTTTTACGATTCCTGTTTTCTTACACTTGTACACGATTTTCATTTACATCTCACGAATAGGAATCAGGATTATTTCTGATTCATTGATACAAGGAACATCCTACGGACGTTCCAGTAAATCTCTTAACAGACTTCACTTACGTTACGTTCTGTAGAGATTTACATTTCTAACTTAAAAGGATTAATACGTTTAGTACTTTATACTGACGAGATTTGTTGATGCAATTTCATCCCCCCAAAAGGAGGGAAGAATAAAGGTCTGACGATGATAGTCTTAGCTTTTCATGTCACGAATTTCAAATTGAGCGGAAGCGGGTTGTCCTGTTTCTCCCTATCGCGGTTCTATACAACGGTCGTAGTCTTACTACACTGATTCTAATAGCTACATGAACAGCTTTAGAATTGTCAAATTCAAGACGGATCTATATTGTACAAATCCAATCGCCAAATTTAACTCCCTTATACATTAGGTAGGTGCGATCCTATATGTCTATCTAGGCATGAACTTATGTAGTACTGTCATGCTTTATACAGCCGCATTGCCGTGAGTGGTACAAACTATGCCAACATCTAACGGGTTTCTTTTGCTGTTCGTACTGAATGAACTACTCATCTGGTGTTTACTTTTCAACATCATCAGGTCTTCAACTATCCTTGTTGTACAAGGTCATTCAGAGTTTTTCTCAATTAAAAAAGGACAACACCCAAAGTGCTGTCCTAGTACTATTATACCACAAAAAATTAAAACGTTTCATTTGTTAGCTGCATGATTTTAACACACAACTGCCGCATAAATTCAAAATTATTGTAGTTATATTCTTTCGTTGCATATACATCTTCATCATCATAACGGTAGAAATCAAAACACTTTTTAATATGGTCAACCGATACAGCAGTTTTGTGTATAAAATTTCGAGAATTATGTGGCACAAAATAAGTACTGAGATATGACATGATAGATGATTCATTCGAACTCAATTCAAACTCACACAATTTAAAAACAGATTCATTGAACATAAAAGCTTTTTCATACTTTATATAAGGAATTAGTTCGTCGATAATATCCTGACGAAAAGCTTCTGGTACTTTAAACTCAAATACATCACTATCATTTGTTGGGTGAGAAAAATCGAAAAACTCTTGACTTGATGGATTATTAGGTGCGTAATAAAATCCATTAGTACTCCAACCGCTGCTGGCATCACCGGTCATTGATGCATTAGATGCTCTCTGTGCCGTATTACCAAACCCAACTTCTTTAGATTCTAGATTATAAGTACAATAATTGTACTCAGTAACTCCTAATAATTCCAACTGAAAAGTTATTTCATCTGGAATATTAACTGGGATTATTCTAGTACAATCATTAGTATTGGAGATGAATACATTGTTGCAACCAAACTTTGAACTTAAGTTATGAACTATTGAGTAAAAAGATGTACTTATCTCTAATGGCTTTCGGAACGTACTGTGTGGGTTTGCTGGTGTCCCCATTCCACTTGCAGAACCTATACTACCAGAACGATTGACATCGTGAAAAGTTATAAAAAAATTAACAAACATTTAATATATCCTATTATTTCTATCTCGCAAACTTACATTACCATCCATATCTAAACTAGATACAAAACTTGAAGAATCTACAAGAACACCTTCAGTTTCCATTACCTTTTTAAGAATAGCATGTCGTCTAACAGCAGTTTCATATGAGTCTGGAATACGGGTGTCTTCGAATTTGCTTAGTGCAGGAATAATAATTGGATAGTCGAACGAATCTTTAATCTTTACTGCACGTTCCATTTTTTGGATATTAGTTTCTCCAAATGACCTTTTGAATTTATTTCGATTGGCATTAATAAAACCACTAGGAGTAGAATCAGCTACAACTTGGATTGATTCATTATTACCGAAAAGTACATAACTATGTTTGGTCCAGAATGGTTGTACTTGTACATCGTATATCATTGAAGTCACTGCTTCATAGATAGGTTCAATTTCTACACACGGAATATAATCACTATCAATTGCATACTTAAAATCATATGTCAATTCTCCGGTGCTGGATAAGTAACCAGTACTAGGAAGTATTAATGACATATCATTGATAAAGTTTATGATGTATTCAACCTCAGCCAGTTTAAATTCCTGACTGTACTGAACAAATAATGGATGTATTTTATCCAAGTATAATTGCTTGAATTTATCGTTACAGTAATGATCGTTAAAGATATCCTCATAAAATAGCAGTCCTATAAGTTTAGGATCTATTTCATTTGCAGTACTGACAATATTGTCTTCCCAATCTTTTTGTAGTTTTTTAAGACTTTGTATTGACATTAACTATCCTTTTCAATCCTTGCACGTGCTTTTACAATACTTGTATTAAGGAAAAATAATGATACAAAAGGCCAGAATACTAATGTACCTAATGAATATGCAAAAGTTCTTATAGAACTGAAGAATAAAATTTCGTACCAGTCATCATAATCACTCCATTCATAAAAATCAAGACCTAAGTACGTTTTTATTTTAGTTGGGGTTACATATTTTGCAGTATAAAGTTGTCGGAAATACGTGAAACATGACTTTAGGTGCATTAGTACTATGTACATAAAGCCTAAAAGTCCAAAAGAAAAATAACCAATTATTAATATGGTGCTCATATTTTTGTCCAAAAAAAAGGGCAATTAAGCCCTTTATAGTTTAGTGATAACGTGAACCGGTATAAACCTGCTCAGTAATATCAAAGTCTAGATAATGAAATGATTGTTCAAATCCTTCAATCATAATAAATGCTGAACCGCCTTTAATGCACGTCAATGGAATACCAGGTTCAATGATATTTTTATAAACCGAACTTTCTTTTAAAGTGATTACATCACCAGTGAATGCACCACGCCAATATTTTTCACTTCTTAGTTCATGACTTACTGCGTCAGACATATAAATTCCTTATTAGTGATTAGTACTGTAAGCGTAAGCTGGACGTAATAGTTCCTGTGGGTTAATCTCCGGTACAAGTACGGTAACTTTTACCTGATAATCTTCTCCAGAAACTGGATGTGTAAGTGTTTCGTAGTGAATGGATTCAATGAAGGTTTCATAGTCTTCCTGAGAACGGGTCACTACTGAAGCAGCAAATTTCTTACGACTTTCAGTTTTCATTGTTATGCTGATGATTTCAACTTCTTCGTTATATTCATCAACACTGTTTTCGTCATATGAATCTTCATGAAGTACTTTCTGTACTACTGGTTCATCATGACCATCGAACATATTAAATTTGTCATTTCCTTTTGACATAATTTCTTCCTTAGTATAAAAATTTATTGTTGAGACGCAACAAACTCAGTAATGGTTTGTTTAAAAAGCTCAATTTGTTTTTCGACGGTTTTACGTTCTACGATTTCTGGAACTTCTTCTTTAAGTTGTTCACATGCAGCGATCAAGAATTCATAATCAGAATCACAATTTTGATATGCAGAAGTTAACGCTTCCCAATCTTTGGAAATCGAATCATCAGAACTTACACGGTACTTAGGCCATAGCGAACCATAATCTTTAACGGACTTACCATTCAATACACGAATTGCATTGAAAATCTGCCCGATAGTAAAATGTTTAGTATTTTGTAAATCTTCAATGCAGCACAACATGTCAGTACCATCTTTACTGATTAGTAGTACTCCTGTAATTGCTTTTAGATAACCAGAATGTGTATTACTCATTGTTTTTAAACCCTCTCTTTAGGTGCGTATATTATACCACAAAGTTCTATAGTGTTTCATTTTCTTCTGGAACTTCTAGGACTTTATGCCATTCATTAAAGTCCATAAGCATAAGAAAGAAATTGTCTTCATCTTCATCATCCATGTACTGTACTAATGCATACAGAAACTTATCAGCTTCTTCTTTAACAAAAAATTTTGAAGCAGTTTTAATCCTGTCCAATGCCATTTTGTATGGGACATTTCTCTCTACATGAATAATAGAATCATCAAAAAACTGAACTTTATCCGCAGACCAAGGCCAGCCACGTTTCCCTAGCCAAATAAAAACTGGTACGTCATCTTTAAACTTCAACTTCCGTTTCATTCTCTTTCATCTCTATCTGTGCTAACATGTCTCTGAACATACTTTTATTACCGACTTCTGTTTCTGAACAGTACTGTACGCTTTTCTTTAGAACATATAAACCTTGTTGATAGCATTGGAATAGTTCATTAGTTGGAAGCATCAAATCAATATGAAAACAATTTATTTCGTTGTAAAGATTTATTATCGATGCATCTTTTAAGTTAGGAAGTACTATCGGATTTCGAAGATAACCATTTCTTTTGCTATCACCAGTAGAACACCAGAAAGTAACTCTCTTATGTTTATAATTTAATTGCACAGTACTACCGTCACCAAAAAATAATAGACTGCAAGTACAAACACCTTTTGAGTTATAGTACTCTCTTATATTGACGCCATTAGGCATTAACATGAAAAATTCAGTAGTGCCATTTCGATTAATCTTTTTAGTGTATCTATGATTTTCAAAGTACATAGTATATTCCTGACGCTGAATATCCATCCGTAATTTTCTAGTATCACTGAATTCATATCTCTTAGTACTTAATGTTTTAGTACCATCTTTCTTTATCTTGTAGCTGAATCCAACATTATCAAGATCTATTCTTTCTAAAAAACGCTCACTTATATAGTGTAATCTGTAAATTCCATCAACCTCTTTAATTGAAAATTCATAATTTTCATTTGGTTCTAACTTTCTAGAGCTATGACAATAAGATTGGGCTTTATAATGGATATCATTAATTCGATAGTGCTGCTGAGAACCAGTTCTTCCAACAAAAAAATGTACTCGGTTTTCATCAGTTCCGATTACAAGTGGACTGTTATATCTGTACTTTGCATATTCTATCGCTTCATGTACTGAGTACTGTTTTAAATCAAACATTATTTCTTTCCATAAACGTCAAAGGACGCATCATAGCGTCCTTTGTATTTCCCATTACCTTTTTTCATTTCTTTCTTTTGATCAACAAACGTTTTTGGTTTGTTAAAAGTCTCCATATGCTTTGCAACAGGATTCTCAACAATTGGTGTAAGTTTTTTTACACCCTTTTTAGACTTTGCCATCTGTTACTCCAGTTGAGGGTTTTTTAATGTTAAACTTTCTATATCGTCGGAGGTTATCATAACATGCGGTTCACCTTCTGTAAAGAGAAAATCATGATAACTTTCACTTACAGTAAAATGATCCATAACAAAACCTTTGGACAGAAACATTAAAATATGTTTGTCATCTGGCTTGGTGTAGGTATTACGTAACTTCTCTACTTCGGATTGTGGGGTACTTCCTGGGTTGTTTCTCATGACACACTGATTGAAAGTAGTGTTCATTGTCATTGGCGTAGCCATAATCCATTTCTCAGTACTGTTAACAGTTACTGCAAAACAATTACAATTAGGATTATTGAAAAATTCGTACATAGTTGTACTACAAAGGAATAGACATTGTACAATATCCTTGATAGAAAACATTAACCCATGTACCTCAAATGCATCTTTAGTGATCACATCTTCAATCGGCCCATTATCTTTATGAATAATATTCATGTGTTCACTCCTTGAACTCTTTTAATGCACGTTCCAGTGCTCTAAAAGTATTTATACTCATCCTTGAGTACATGTTTAGGCCGCAGCAATTTTCCGCAAGAATTCACTATGAACTCTACGGCACATTTCTATAGTACTTTGCATTGTACTGTAATCAAATTCAACCGGTAATCCAAACACGGAACCGTTGTTGTCAAACACTTCAGGAAGTTCTTCTAACGTAAAAGTACCTTCAAATAGGTTAGTACTCAGTTCAGAACCAGCTTGAACAAAAAAGAACTCAGGACTATATCGTATTACAAGATTCTTCTTGTCAATAGCAATATTACATAAATCCTGTAAGTTCTGTGTTCGTACTTTTAACTTGAATACATTCTTTCGTACTTCCTGTACATCAAGTGAGTATCCGTCACCGATGTAGTAGTTATTTCTTGGGGCTAAGTCTAACCCGTTAATGTTACTTAAAATATCCTGAATAATAAAATTTATAGGATCAATATTATCAATTATACTAAGCATTACTCAAACCCATTTCATCTAGTAATTTATCAATTGCTTTGATATGATGTTCCTCCAAATCTCCCATAGAAACTTGCAAAGAAACAATTTCTAAATCTTTTATTTCATTTAGTAACTTACATGATTCCTCGTAAAAGAATTCTTCAGGTAAATCGTATCGTGTTAAGTTCTGAAAATACATAGCTTCATCGTGAACAAAAGGATACTCAATCCTTAACTCATCAAAGTATGCTACTTGGCACGTCTTATTTAATGGACTATAATTTATCCATCTTGGATTAACTGAGTTACCGGAATTAATTTCCTGATAGTGCAACATACCAGCACAGTTAGTACTTTTAAAACTTTCCGACCTGTCCGTGCAAATCCTGACAGAAACATTGTGATCTTTTACAATTACAATTTCTACATCATCGCATTTAGATACAATCTTGTGACTATGATTATTCTCTTGAAAGTACTTGTCAAGCTTAATAAGAGAATCAATAATAAACTTACCTGAATCTAGGAGTTCTTTATATTCTTCACGCGTTAAATTAATTTTCATTCTAATATTTCCAAATCATAACGGTACTGGTCAGCATGAATACCACGTAAGTAATCTTCTGCTACATCCATATGCATTTTAGTACAATCCAAAATCTTAATCTTTGATGTTTCAAAGAAACAGTACGAAGGTACTACATCTGGTTCATACTCATTGATGTAACGTATGTAATCATAATCAACTTCATCGTTGAGTAGTTGGTAATATAATTTCTTCCAGCCAGAATCAGAACCCTGATCTTTTGCTTCATATTCTTCGCCTAATTCAATTAAGCAACGATGAATATAGATACTATCTAATGTTAAATCTCGAAGATGCCTTCGATCTTGTTTGAGTTTAAGTAAAGCACAATCAACGGCACTCATCATTCCACCCAAGTGTAATCCACCAAATGGAACATAAAACTCTTCAATTTTAACAGTACTGGCATGAAATACAATCATATGATAATGAACCCGTCTAGTACATCTAAGTTAAATGTGGATAAATCGGAAACTTCAATAATAATTTCATTATCATTTATTCGTTTGTAAAATTCAAAACAGAAATCAATCTCTTTTTGGAACTGTTCATATTCTACAATATTCTGTACAGTCATTTGCTGGAAAAACCATTCTTCAGGTCGTTCTAATAAAATATCTTCAACATCAGCATATAAATCAACTAATACCCGATTAGTTTTATAATCAATACTATCACCAACAACAATAGAAAACTCCCACCCGCCTTTGTAACAAAAATAATCATTGCACACAATGCTGTCATAAAATTCAATATTGTAGTCTTCGGTTCTACGTATGGAAAACATTGCTCCCTCGTCAGGTGCTGCATCTGATTCATATACATAAAACCCGTCACCCCTCATACAAACATCTAAACCTAAACCTTTGTAATTGTAAAACATGAAGTTATAGTACTGTCCATTTTCAATGGATTCTTTGTACTTTTCTTCCATCATCTTATAAAGATTATAAACGTACATCAATTTATTAATTGTATTAGTATTATAGAAATCATATCTGTTCATTACAAAGAACCTAAGTGTGTCTCTTTAAGACGGTTAATGTGTGTACGTATTGCATTCAGAGTAAGTGGACTTATCATTCTATGAATATACCCATTGAAACCTTTGGTATAAAGAATACAACAAATATAGTACTCATACAGTTCTTTATCTGTCATAACAGTACTTAACTGAAAGTCCAAGTCTTCTTTAAACTCTGATACATTAATAAGTTCTCTGCTAACGTATCGATTACACTTTTTATCAATACCATTAAAAAACCAAAACGTATCATACAAATCTGTTAAACCTGGATTAAACATTAAAAAAGTTTCAAAAATATCGGTTCTTGAATCTCTTATCCTGATAGTACTTTTATTAAAAAAATATTTGTTCTTTAGTGTATTATAATTATTTGTATAAAGTCCAGAAGACTTGGTAAGTACATCAAGTAATTCGGTATGAATATCTTTTATATCCATAATCTTCTGAACGTAGAACTCAGCACGTTCGAATATTCTTAAACTCATAATTTCTTCAAACTCCGAAAAGTACCAATTACTAATTTCATACCATCAGTTATTGATTTAACAAGCTTAGGATCTGAGATAAGATTTTGTATAGGTTCTTCACACTCAGATTCTTTAGCACTGTTTAAATGAATCCCCGTCAGATAATCAGTACTGTAATAGCTCATTACCTTATCATAGAATGTTTCTGGTGCTAAATCCAGAACAGACAAATACTGAAAGTACTGTTCTTCCTGGATAGGATAGTTCATCTGATGATCATATTTTTCAGCACCAGCAGAACCCACCAAACTAATAACTGACGAAGATGCTCTCCGACCACATTCAATCTGAATGTTCAAATCATCAGTATAAACAATCGTATTTTCAGTAATGTAATCGTAATATAAGTAAATCATATACACAAATGAATCATTAATCAGTTTGAATGAGACTGAATCAGGAAACACGCTAAACCGAAATTCTACTCCACTCTTGGTTCCACCAAAGTTATAAGGTTTATCTGGAATGAAATTTTTATCGTTAATTGCAATACGAAGACCTTCCAACTCAGTAATTACTTCCGAAAAACTTTCGGTAATATCCTGTACTAACTCTAACCGTAACATCTTCGCCCCGTCGCCGCGTGCCGCCCATTATATCTTGATAACTATAATGAGAAGCGGAAATTTTTTTTGGTCATTTTTTAACCTGCCTTTTTTAAGGCAACACTTATTTATGCAAACCAAAAGAGGCCATTTTTCAATAGCCTTGTGTCTTAAAGCGTTTAATCTCTTCTGTCATTAAACCTTTTGTCGCATCCATAACGTATTGTACCACATTATCTAAACTTGTTTCATTTAATAGCGGATTCGATAAATGCATCTGCGTATGAAACGCCTGAAACATTGGACAACTTTCAATAACGTACTGACTCGTGTACATAAACCTATCAATCAAATCCTCTGAAGGTAATTCCATTTGTGTTAAACGCTGAAAGTACTCAGCCTCGTCTAAAGGATATTTTAACGTAACATTTTCACGTTTCCACAAACTCACTATTTTCACTAAATTTATTTCATCGGTCAAACCACCCGTAACACTCAAAATACCTGGTTCGAAAAACCTAATCTCTGATGACTTCTCAGTACTACCATGATACAACCAAACTGAATGAAATAATGGTAACTTCTCTCCGTCTTCCCGAATGCTATGAACGTCAAATGTCATTCTGTCATGCACGAATCGTACCAACCTTATATATACATGGTCAGTACTATATTCCAAATCATCCTGTACACCTGGAGTAAAAGTACCAACAAGCTTCTGTACTTCAGCTAAAGCCTGATAGAACTCTAAAAACTTTATCCTGTTGTCTGACATAATAATTCCTTTAGTACGTGTATTAGGTGCCGTAAATCGTCTTCACTGAGAATATCGTATACATTGAAATTAATCTGTACTCTAGGATGCTCAGGACTGTAGTTACGGTACAAGTGTTCAAGTATCATAGCATTGACTTCATTCTGTGTGTACTTTGTTAGTAGCTGGAACTCCATCGATTCTAATTCATCGTGACTTAATCGTTCATCAGGAGAGTAAGGTAAAGATGGAAAACTATTCCTTGCCATATATAATTGTGCTGAACTTTCTCTTACTATATCCCTAAAGGTATTGTATCGTGTCTGTATCGTAAAATTATAGTCATCCCTCAAAGTACTATTAAGCGGTGCACTAAAGTCCTGTAAAGAAATAAACTCAGTGTAAGTAATCACATACAATGCAGTACTTGCACTATAACTGAAAAGCCTATAAGTCTTGTCAGACTTGTCAGATGGGAGTATCCTTATCTCATCATTAACTACTTTCTCATGGAAATGTAAGTCTTTAAGTAAACATACCAATTCCGCTAGGAGTACAATTTTCATTTCATCGAACTCTTAAGATAAGGAACCAGAATATTAACTACTTCATGAGGTTCTAACATATCATGATATAGTACCACCCCAACGCTAAGTGCATCGTAGTTGGACAGTAGCTGTTGCATAACCCTAACCTCATCATCCAAGATTTTATACTGTTCTTCAGTAAGTAAGTTCTGGACAGTCATCAACTGAAAGTACTGTTCTTCACTGAAAGGATATGGCATAAAAGTATAAGGACTTTTAGAATCTTTGGAGTTATCCTTATCGTACAGTGCGTAATATCTTGGGAAGTCAGGTTTCCAGTGTGCTAGACGAATACTGTTCTCTGTTATAGTACTGAAGTACTGGTCTTTGCTATTATAACTAATCTCGTAGATAGTAGTTCTACCAGTAGGTAATTCACGGTGTAATCTTAGAATCCTGTCTAAACTTACAAAAGGGTTCTCTATAAATTCTATTACATAACCGTGTTCTATTATTGTAGTATCACACTTTCTTGGGTTAGCGTTGTACATTAAAGGTACTAAAGCCGCCCACGTACCAATGAACATATCCTGTAGTTTATCGTAATCCATATCGTGCCTTTATAGTAGTTCTGTTAAGTTTAAAAATCGTATAGTGCAACGTTTAAGTCGTTCAGTCTTTTGCTCTATACTGTTGTCATCTTCGTTGGTTATCGTGATGCAATCGTAGGGAAGTTTTGCTTCGGTATAGAAAGTACTGCACAGGTTGCTTAACATCGTAGGTTCATCGTGTAGTGACATTTGCTGAAATATGAACTCATCAGTGAGTGCTATCGTGCTGTACTTATCGTACTCATAATCTACTGGTGCGATTTGACCTGGACATTTCAGTACAGTACTTCGGTTGTTAGTTTTCCATCCTGGTTCTTGATCTCGACCAATGATAGTATAAAGATTGTTGATATTAAAAATCATATTGTTTTTCTGTTTATAAGTAAGATTTAATCCTTCAACTGGTGAAATCGACCCTTCTAATTTAAAGTGCTTAAAGTATTGCTCTAATTTAAAGAACAGTATGTTGCCCGAAACGGACATATCAATGTATGCCCGAACGTATTCCTGTATATCACCAAACATGTAAAACCTTTATCCTTATACCCCATTTATGTGTCGCTAAGCGTTACTGGCCTTTAGTACTAAAAAAATAAAACCATAGTCCAATGGTTTTTATTTTAGAAATGTCAAGGGATTACCTGTGCATTTTAAAAGTCAAGAAGTTTTATTTTGAGGTAACTATTTTTTGCACCTATATAAAAGTACGCTAATCCTTCGCAGGACACGTTATACGCGGCGTACAGTACAGCCTGACGTACCATACTCCACCTGGTACTCTGAGCCAGTAGGTAGTCGCTCAAGGGCGTTGCGTAGCGTGGTAGTCTTCTTCACGCTGATAGGTAGCTGACGTAGTACTACATGCACTGCTTCATCAGTACTATTAACCTGAGCCACGATGGAACCGAGGCAACCGATAACTGTAAACATAATCTTATTGTCCTTATGAATAGGGAAAGCCACCAGCATTGTGCCAGTGGCTTAGGGATTTGTCAAGTACTATTGTACTTTTAATTATTGTCCTGCTGCAATTCATATTTGAATGATACGAGATCATCATTCAGATAGAATGTACTGTGACCAGGTTTAACATCAGCGTGACCATCAACTGACTGTTTGTAGTTTGACTCCAGCCATTCCATCTGGTCTTGCTGGTCTTCAGGGTCGGTAATCCCGCACGCCATCAGCACCATCATTACCGCCAGTTGTCTAGGGTTTTCAGTACCAACCAGGTTGATTCTAATGTCCAGTACGTTGAAGCCAAAACGGTTTACAGAAACATTAACGAACGGGGTAGATGTAGCCATGATGTAAATCTCCGGGGTAATGTGAAAAGCACTATTGCCTTCCGATGAATATATAATACTACTACCTATCCGAGTACGCAAGTACTTTCTTAAAGATTATTCTAAGAAATGTATTCAATACTTACTACCATATCATTGCTAATATATCCTCTGCCGTTACCTGATACGCAGGCACGATAGTTAATCTCTGCTATTGCCTGATGGTCTTCGCGTTTAGTACTGTTAGTTGCAGCCATTGTAAGATCCACCAGCACTCTCATATGCCCAGGGGTCTTATCGCGGTTCAATGTGAATTCAGTAATATCAGTGTTGCCTAATGATACAGTTACTTTAATCTGATTTGACATATCCGTGCCCCTAGAGAAAGTGGGAAGTAGTCTTACTTCCCGATGTGATTAATATACTACTTAGCGATCTTTGCTGCAAGTACTTTCAAGAATGTTTTCAATTCTTTTTCGTTAGAAGTTTCTAACAGTACATTGCCATTAATTTCATTTACTTTGAATGAACCGTTGGCATACACTCTTACAAAGTACATTGGTTCTGCTGCATCTTCTTCATCATCGATAGACCAGAACTCTACTTCAGTAGCTTCTTCATCATCGATTGTTTCCATGAAGTCTGCAACCTGGTTAGCACCAAACAGTTTATTCAGCAGGGTGATAATTTTCATTTCGTTTACTCCGTTGCGTTTCCGATGTAGTAATAATAGTACTTCTGAATGTTTAACGCAAGCCTTTTTTAAATTAAAAGTATAATTTTTTATTTGCTGTAGGGTATTGACAGGCCACCAGCACTAAGGCATAATTAACACACAGACGGCGAAACGTCTTTGACCCATAGGGTGCGGAGCTATATAAAAAATAAAAGTACTATCCAATAGATAGATCTATGCACCCTATGGGCTTAGTGGCTGTATCTGCCAATGAGATAAGTATAGCAAAAAGGGCTGACCGAAGTCAACCCCTTTTATGTAATTCTTTTTGGTTATGCTGGCTGGTGATCGTGACGGCCTTTAGTGTAGGCGTCCTCTAATTCTTTACGTTGCCAGGTATCGAGTGAGTTAAACAAAAGGCGGTTATCATTATCAACCGGGCGGTTGTTGGTTCCTAATTCGTACCAACGTACTTTCAACATTTCTAAATCTACTTGAACCATTTTGTACTATCCTTATGGACTCATTGTAACGATTATATAATGTGGGTTATACTAAGTCAACCCTATTGATATTATTTTTTATTATGACTGGAATTTTAGAATGTCTTTACTGTTGGTAGTACTGTTGATTGCATCCACGTTTCTGATTCATCGTTGACGCCGTACAGATAGGCTTTCTTTAGTTCAGCCTGGATGTGGGATGGAAGGGAATCGAATAGTTCTTTGTCTTTCCCAATGATTGGATTTCCTGCAACTGCCTGCTTGTACCAACGGATTTTTAAAGCTTCGACTTGACTGTTTTGCATTGTTGGCCTACACCTTTCTTTGTTTTGTTAAGAACATCTTATCGGATTCCTCTTAATCTGTCAACTACCTTGACGAATTTTATTTTATGGTCTACCGTCAGGCTTAGTTGAGATATAAAAAAAGAGGTTGACAATTGCCAACCTCTGTGAATCTAAACGTGTAATAGGTTAAACGCTGTATGTTTCGATCTGATGCTGCTTGATCGCATTGCGTTGTACTGCATCCAATTTATTAAACGCTGGCGATCCGTATGCAGGTTCGATCTGAGTCCAGTTTTCCAGGTTGATAGGTTGCCCGTATGCGATAGCCTGAAGCATACGCATAATGCGACGGTTCTGGATATCACGGATTTCCCGATCCGTTTTATCTTCATCTGACAACAGAGAAGATTCCAGCTTGAAGCGGCGACCATTGTAATCTTGTCCAGCGATTACATATTCAGTACTGTTATTTTTACCCGGCGACGTCATTACAAACAAGTTCATCTTCATGTAATTATCCTCCATAAACAATATAATATGATTATAGGCTAAGGGCTGACGGTTGTCAACCCTTTTTTTATATTTTAAACTTAAAAATCGAGAAGTTCTTCAGGTTCGGCGTTTTTCAGTGCCAGCCTCTGATCTACCAGGTTCATCGCCATTTGCCAGAGTGAGCTATTCAACACGATGTTTTTATCAATGTTGGTGATAGCACGGCTGGTGCGTTTGCGTCCTGTTTCTGGATTGAAGCCTGACTGCCCGCCTTGCATCAAATGCTGTTGAACCGTATTAAAAGTACTATACAGGGAATTATCGTATTTGTCAGTACTATTTAAGCCTTTATGTGATAAAAGTGAACGCGGCTGGAATACGGCGTTTGTGAAATCACCGTTAAGCGGCATACCTTCTTTTAACACATACGCGGCAATGGCGAATGAATCACGTTCTGAAATGTTCAGATCAATCTGTTTCATTTCTTCTTTATAACGTTCAATATCATCAAAGTCTTTTACTACAGTGTAAACACCTTCGATAACATCATCCATAACGCCTTTGCCTTTCGTGCCATTACCTTTGTGATAGATTTTAGTATTGTGTGACATATCACCCATTACTAAACCATTAGCACAAACAAAGCGAAATTGTCCCGCCATTAACTGGTAAGCACTTGTACCATCATTGGCATTCACCAAAATGATTTCGTTTGCTTCACCTTCAACCTTACCAGGCTGACGGAAACGGATCATATGTTTAGTATAATCACGTTTGGTAGTATCGCGTACTTTTGCCTGTATCGCGTACATAGGAAAATAGTTTTCTTGTGCCAGGCGATCAACAATGTCAATCGTTGCCACTGGTGCAAATCTTGATGACCGGCTTTCGTGCCCTTCAACTGCGAAGATTGAAGGAACCACTTCTAACAGTTCAGTACGGTTCAATGGACGGTTATCTTTAAGGGCAAAGCCGTTGATTCCTTGATACATTTTGTTCATGGGATAGCCTCTAAGCATTAAGTTTTTAAATTATAATATGCTAAACTTTAATTGTCTAGCACATTTGAGATTATTTTTTATTCAGTTCAATTGATAAAGCATCAAACTCTTTCTGTTGAGTACTGGTAAGATCCACCAGCCAACTTACAGAAACCTCTACACGATAGCCATAATCAATCGCATAGATTGTGTTATCCAGAATCAGAGGCTGAATCGAGGGAAACTTTTCAGCTACCGCTGTATTGATGTTCAGTACTTTGCACCCCATTTCTTCAACCCCTGTTCTGTTTCGATGTAGTAATAATAGTACTTTTATAAGTTAAACGCAAGTACTTTTTAAATTAAAAGTATAATTATTTGAAATTATTTTATTAGTACTGCTACAATACAGCACCCCAATGGGTTAGTAGCTGTATCTGCCAATGAGATAAGTATAGCAAAAAGGGCTGACCGAAGTCAACCCCTTTATTAAGAATTTTGGATTTAAATGTAAGTTACTGAATGGTCAGTTTCTTCGAAATCAATATCATTTGCAATGATTGATTCCTTGACATTTTCGTCAGAAATCAGGTCATAATAACATTTGTCCAGGTCGAAGTAGTACGCATCGCCAGCGGCTTTAATGTACGCGTCAATCTCTAATTGCAATTTGTCATAAAGAGATTGCTGTTTTGGTGAAAGGTCATTTTGCCAATCACCATCCATTTCCGCTGAAGTAGTATTTGAATGGTAGTAGCGACTTGAACCACGAACCACTTTACAAGAAATATCGTTGCCCTTGATCAGTTCATGCAACAGGCGATAATGTGACCAGTGTTTTGCTGCACGTAAAAACTTTTCAATGTCAACGTTATCAGCGGTAAAACTTGCACCATCGCCCTGGCTGCAAAAGCCGGAGTACTGAGATTCTACATCTTCAAAGCCAACGGCTTTCAGTTTATCATGATGTTCAGCGGTTACGTGTTCGCACCAACCATCATAATCAACGTTAATATCTCTGTGCTTGTCAAGTGCTTTGGCCTGTTGCTGTGCGTTCAGTTCGTTGAATTTCATGATGTTCATCTCAATTAAAATGGTTAGGAACTATTCCTTAACCTTGAATACATTATACATTACTACGTTAAACTTGCAAGTACTTTCTAGTAGATAATCAGGTAAATTATGAAGATAATTACTATCAGTACTTTTACCATTTTTTCCATCTGCATGGCTACTATATGTGCTAGGCTCTTAGTACTGTATAGTACTACATAACGTTTCTTAGTGGACATACCTCATTGCCCCAAATGTAAGAGGGGTATTAACAACACTAACTTTTGTGATAATAAGGTTAGGTTCAATCCCGTTAAAGTAGCGAAGTGCGAACACTGTATCGCCCATTGAATAGTCTTCACGTAAACAAATAGGTTGCAGTACTTCAGACATTTGTCTATCTTCATCTGAAGGTTCTTCAAAAATAATCTTCTTTAAAAAGTCTTCAATCATTACCGTATTCCTTTATGTTGTGGTATGAAACTAATCTTAGTACAACTTATTAGTACTTGCAAGAATTATTTTAGTACAATATATAACCTATAACTAACAAATATATCTATGCACCCTATGGGTTAGTAGCGGTATCTGCCAATGAGATAAGTATAGCAAAAGGGGCTAACCTAAGTCAACCCCTTGTTTAAAATTATTTGCAAGTATAGATAACTTTAGCGGGAACATACTTACCAGTACTTTCATCCGGGATCGCAGTTTCCATAGTATATTTGTTATGGATGCGGTCTGAAATGATCCGGCCTGTATCGTTTCGGTAATCGTTACCGTCTTTCCAGAATTCCAGGGCATGACCGTGACTAGTCAAAGTAACTTTTGGTTGAGTAAGTTCAATCGTTGAACCTACAGACATAGGAACATTACTTGCGACTGTGTTCCCATTAACGATCAGTGTTTGAGTACTACAGGTTAGTACTTCAGCTTGAACGGACAGTGACAGTACTGATAAGATACCAAAGGCGATTAACTTTTTCATTTTATAATCCTGTTCAGTTGATATAGTTATTATAATAAAAAAGGCTGACAAACGTCAACCTCTTTTTGATTATTCTATAGTACTATTTAAAATTGCGTTCTGTATGTATTCCATAATTTCATATTGGTCTACATTGTCTTTTGATGTAATTTCTTGCATTGCACGATATGCCGCGAAGACGCCAGCTTTAAATTTAGCTGGTGGCACTGCTTTGAGAGAATTCACTATACTAGATAAGTAACCTGGATTATTAGCAAAGATTCTCGCTAAGTCCTGGGTTAGAGCTTGTACTTTTGTTCTACTGTTATGTACTGGATCTTTCGGAGCTTCTTCTGGTTCAGCGGTAGGAGTTGAACCCGGCATAAGCCCTAATGATTTAAAGTACTTTAACTTTTCTTCAGGCTTCATTTTTGACGTATCGATACCCTGAGAAGGCATTGTGTTTAATTTGCCTTGCATTCCTGTACCCTGATTACGTTTACCTTTGCTACCTTGTCCGGCGTCGTGACTGTTTGCACTGCGTTCACTGTTCGACCACTTATCAGAGTGTCCTGAAAGTGTTGCACCGTTTTTACTTCTGAATGTTCCAGGCATAATAAAAAATCCCCAATATGTTATAAAGTTTATTATAATCATATTTAGGGATTATGTCTACCGCCGTTCAACGAATTTGTTATACTGTTCATGCGTCATTAGGTTTAGTACTTCATCCCGGATCACAATGCGTTCATTGTGTGATACGTCAAGTACTTTAAACAATCCACAACCTAACTTCCTGGCATGAATAGATCCGCTTTTGTATCCGGTCACAACCTTGATCGCTTTGTCAAGTATCTTTGTTTGTACTTTAAAGTGCAATCGAAGTTGTATATCTTGAATCATTATCCGCTTCATAGATACACCTTCTAAGGGGCTTGTCAAGCCCCCTACGATTGATTTTAAGCACTTTTCGCAATGGACTGAGCCAGACGGATAGGCACAAGTGAGCGGCGATACATGACGCGTACACGCTTATCATTAGGGGTAGTTAGTACTTGTTCACCGATGATCCCTGCGATAATCTTACGTACTTCTTTCACTGCAACGTGAGCAACTTCTACAACTTTCTTTTCAAAGTTGTTTGCATTCAGGAAGGAAATACGATCCTTAATTGCTGGTGCTGGTTTAGCAACATCAACAGCTTTAAGAGCGGCAGCCAGGCTTGCAGTAGTTTCTGAATGAATCTCTACTGAATGCTCTTTCGCTGGAATTGCTGGTGCAACTTCAACCGCTGCAACTACTTCAGACAGTACAGCCCAACGTTCACCGGCTGCTGCATCTTTACCAAAATCTTTGACTTTGCCGCCGTTCTCTGAAGCGAAGTTACGAGCCAGGGTGCGTGATGCGAAGAATTCAGTTCTCATTTTTTCAATCTCTCTTGTGTGGTTGATGTGATAATTATAAGTTCTTTCGGGTTTTAGTGCAAGTACTTTTTAAATTTAATTTTTAATACATTCTACACTGTAATCGATTGTTGTATCATCAGTTGGTTTTACATAAAACATCTTTTCTTCTTCCGTCTGGTATCCAGTAAGTGTCACTTTCATACCATCAAAATAAGAATCAGTTTTGATACGGTTTACTACTTCAGGCGATACTGTCAAGTTATAATTAACAGGATAGTAATCCTCTCTGGCACCACTTACTTTACAAACATAATTAGGATTAGTAAATGATTTAAATTTATTATATCCTTCTTTAAGTACTGGATGAATAACAAAACCACATACTGAGCTTACTAATACAATTGCAATCAAAGACGAAGTTTTCATTATTATATTCCAGTTCAGTTTATATTATAAAGTACTCTGATTATATAAAGTACTTTGACTAATATCCACTAATTAAACGTAATTATATTTGCTAATATATGTTTTAACATTAGAAGATAATTCTTCCAACATTACGCCAGCATCCTCACCTTTATAATTACAAAGTTGAACAAAGCGAATACCATTATCTAATAGATCTTCTGCGATTGAATACATAGCCTCAATTGCTGATCTATCTTCCATGTAATTACTTTCCATCATTTCCCGGCGTTCTTCTGGCGTCAGTGGGATATAAGTACCGGCAGCAATTGCCAATGATTCTGCAACAACATCGCGGTACTCTCTGCGAATTTCCATTGTCATATGAGGATCATTCACTGACAGAGTATCACCCAAGGTAAAAGATTCTGCTGATTTGTAAACTGAAGAATATACAGCTTCAGCTTCAGCCAGACAAGTTTCAATCCCGTAAGTACTTTCGATTGCTTGCAATGCTTCAGCCAGTTTCTTGAGTTGCATTTTCTTATCCCCTGTACGATTCGCCGTGAACCGTTTCGATGTAGTAATAATAGTACTTCTGAATGTTTAATGCAAGTACTTTTTAAATCGAAAGTATAATTTTTGATGTAAAAAAAAAGCCTCGACAATGCGAGGCTTTTGTGGGTTACTTGAGACTTACAAACGGTACTGACGAACCTGGTACAAACTGAGTAGGTAACACACCGTTCCATTTGTCAACCGCTGCAAGCTGTACAAGTTGCGGATTGTTGTTTAGTGCGTCTGCTTTCGCCTTAATCGCTGCTGCATCAGCTTCACCTTGTAGGCGAGTTGCCTGTGCGTCTGCTTTAGCTTGTGCAACTTTTGCATCGGCGGTGGCTTGTGCGTTAGTTACCTGGATCTGTGCGGTAACTTTCGATTCTTCCCACTGCTGCTGGCGTTTCGTTACGGCAATCTCTGCCTGCATACGTTCTTCAATCGACTTTTCATACGCTGGACTGAATGACAAGTTTTCGATCTGGACGCTTTCAATTAGTACCGGATAGTTTTGCATAGCACCTTTAACCGCTAGGTTAAGATTGGTAACTAGCTTTTGACGATCCTGTACTGCTGTAATAGCATTGAATTGTCCGAAAACGTTTTCAAGTGCTTGCGGTACTTGACGATCAATAACACGTGCAACAAAGTTATCGATACTACCAAATTGGCTATACAGTTCACCAACTTTGCCCGGTGGAATAGAATACGAAACTGAAATATTCATATCTGCCGGTTGCTGGTCACGCGAATATGCCTGAGTTTTTGGATAAGATTTACTCTGACCAGAAACTTTAACTTCTACTACTGAATCAACAAATGGCTTTTTCCAGTGGAAGCCAGGATCGGCAATGCCAGTTAATTTACCATTAGTAAGAATAACGCCGCGATCTTGCTGGTCAACAGTATAGAACGAACCACCAGCAATCATCGCACCTACTAGTAGTACGAATACTACAAGACCAATACCAAAGTACTTACCCATTGAAAACCTCTTAAGTTAATTTACCATTTTGATTATAAAGAAATAAAGGAATATCCTTCGAATTTAAATCTACTTTAAAACTACTATCACAATCACGTGCAAATGCAATTGCCCGATCATGAGTTAATGATTCTGCATCAGGAGTATTTGCCGCTTTATCAGCCTGAATAGTACAGCGAACATTTCCACCACAACGATCAAATAAATCGTTCTGTGTACTTCTGAATTTTTCAATTGCAGTAATTGGCTGTACTTTCATTTTTAATTATCCTTATACATAAGATAGATTAACAAACAAGTAAAACATTCCGCACACATGAAAATTAGAAATGTTCCAAAACCTTTTCCAAAAGTCATATATGTCATGAAATCTGAATTATGATTATACGCGATTGATTCGATTTGCCAAGTATAATCTACTGTAAAATTAGAATAGGTTAGCCCAAGTGCTAACAACAATAATGTTGCCAGTACCGCAATCCCCTTTACATATTGCATATTCTACCTGCTTTTGTCAGTGTGTCAACAGTTATTTTACTACTGCTTTCTTTGCCTGGTAACTGCGATAGACAGTTTCAGAAAGATCAACTAATATCAGGAACCCGGCAGGGAATAACCCCATAAAGGCAGTACTGAAAGAAGCAGGTAACACGAAATGAATAAACGCCTTCCAGCGATCACCACCTTCAATGTAATTGAACATTTCGTGATTGCAGATCATCAGTACTAAACAAACGGTAATACTGAATACTACACCAAACAGATAAGAGTATCCAATCCACTTCAGGTATTTTGGTAATCGTTTCATTTAAAAGTTCTCTACAAAAGTTGCCCTTTCAATGAGTGCATTCTACCAGAAATATCCTTATATGCAAGCACAATTTTAAATTAAAAATATAATGTTTATTTGCTCAACGGCATTGACAGACCACCAGCAATAGGGCATAATTATCACATAGACAGCGAAATGTCTTATCCCATAGGGTGCGGAGTTGTACCTGTAATATATAAATTTAAAACAAAAATAAGTACTGGCTATTATACCAGTACTATGATATACTATTTCCAGATATACTTGGTTACGCCGTAATATCCGCGATGCAGTACTACCACATCATTACTTGTCATAACATGGCTTAGGGTAATGTCTACCAGTGTTTCGCCATTAAACAACGCCATCCAGCCATAACCAGTATCAACATATACATGATGATCGCCATCGCTTTCAACTAATTGCCATTCAAACGGTTTACCGTTCTTATTCCACAATGCCAGATCTTCGCACGGTTCTGTTACCAGGCGATGCGGAAGATCGGACATATAATCAAAACGTTTTTCCAACTGTTCGATGATTGACATATGAATTCTCTCAATTAAAGTAACTACATTATAAAGTACTATCATAATAATTACAATAGTACTTTTGATAATGTTTTTACGCGGCGTGATACTGCTTGCCTTTTTCTGGATGTTCGCCTGATTGTTTCCAACGACAGACTTCCTGCTCTGCTTCGTGACGTGTCGCCCAATCATTCACATAGTTGTCACAGAATCGAACAACAAAACGTTTTTTGCCTGAAATATCACCAGTGAATTCAGGAGTAATTGTATAGCGGCGATCTTTAAAAGCCATGATAGTCATCTCACTTAATAAGGTTAGTTAAGTATTCGAGTACATGCAACAATACAGGCTGTACTGAATCCCAATTATAAAACATCAAAGCACAAACTACAATACCTAATAAGAATTGCATTTCGCTTTCTCCTACTCAGTAACTACATTATAAAGTACTCGCAGAATTAAGCAAGTACTTTTGATAATGTTTTTACTTAGAATATTCTAACAGTGCATCAGCGTCAATAAACCCGGTAACGCCATATTCAGAGAAATCAACAACAGGCGTTTGAAACTGTGCCAGGTATGCAATCGACGTGTATTTGCCATAAGTCGCAGTGATATACTCCTGCAATTTGGCGTGAACATCAGTAGAGTTTTCGTCTTTGATAACTACTGCGTACACATCAGGAAGGCCAACAGTCGGGGAAACTTTAACAATCTTCAACATAATGTTTTACTCTCTCAATTAAAATGATAACTTAATTATACAGTACTATCTAAATTATGCAAGCGATTTGCTATATTTTAAATGTACTTCTAATGCTTGGGACATACGATTACGCATTGCCTTTACAACCATTCGACGGCAAGATAATTCTGTTTTATCATCCAGCTTAGATAATCCAGGCCGTTTCATTGAATACTTTTGCAGTACTCGCCAGTTGGCCCCGGTCTTGCTGTATATGCTGCAAGTGATACGATCATTCAAACAATCGAACAAAACAACTAACGTCCTGGTACTATACAACATAGAATAATTCTCAGACATTTTATAACCTCCTGTTATGGGGGATAGTTAATCCCCCGGTGTGGTTAGTCGTCTGGAGTTTCTACATCATATGCGGGTTCAATTTTTTCCCCGGTGTGATCATCATAGAGATCATCATTTTCATAATTCACTTCAACCCCGACGATATGCCATTGACTATCATCGGGATCATTAAAGTTAACTTTGTGATACTCATTGATAACAGTATCGATAGCCAGGCAACCGCCATCAGCAGTTACAAAGTACTGGTACTTTTCATAACCGCCGGAATTGAAGCCCCAATTGATTGACGGCGTACCGTCATCCAATCTGATAGCCTGGCCGATGAATTCATTTTCGAAATTGCTTTGAGTATTCGATAACATGGCTGTATTCCTATCTCGTTTAAAGTAACTACATTATAAAGTACTTGATGACATATTACAAGTACTTTTAATGTTTACTGATCCCAATAATTCTGTAAAGATTGATATGTGATTTTATATTGATTAGCCGCTAACATTAACGCATCAGTTTCTGTTTTCCCTTCCTGTTGCATAAGATGCCAGGCATAATCACTAGCTAATTCATAATCGGATGAATCAAACGCTTCTTCTCTCATATGTTGTTCCTTTCGTTTAAAGTAACTACATTATAAAGTACTCGCGAATATATGCAAGTACTGTTAATGTTTTTACGCTAATAAATCTGCCAGGATGTTATCGCGTTTCATTACTTCTTTTACATAATATCGATAATGAGTAACAGCGGCAATGTAAGTTTCAAAATCAAGGTATTCAGTTTTACCGGCGATCTGTGCTGTTACATAATAACCGATTTTAATATGTTCGCCGTGAAAATTAAAAGAATCTTTTTGAGTCAGTACTACAATATCCTTTTGAGTAGACAATCTAGCAACTTCAGTATCTTTTGAATCAAACTCGCAAGTATCTTTAAATGACATTTTTCTTTCTCCGTCTCGTTTCGATATAAGTAAGTATACTCTCTTTTAGTTTATGTACAAGTACTTTTTAAATTAAAAGTATAATTATATTTTTTAACGGGCACACTTCAGCACCCTAATGGGTTTGACCGTTTCGCCGGATTAAGATAAGTATACTAAAAGGGCTGACTTGCGTCAACCCCTTTTTTCAATTATTCTTCCATCTGTTGCTGATCATATACATCACCGCTAGCAATCCATAGCAGTTTAACATACAAATCAGTATCGGATTCATTTTCTAATTCGTCATCATCCCATGCACCAGTTTCTAACAGTACTGATACAATCTTTTCGCGAGGTATCGCCTGCAATGTTTCCAGGAAGTAAGGAAGTTCTGCTTTAACAGATTCTTCACAGTCGCCTGCATGATGCATAGAATAGACCTGATCCAGATCTCTGAATGTAAACTCAATCTTACCACAAGATGACGTGTACCAGATTTGATCTTGCATTTTGTTTTCTCTCAATTAAAAGTAAGTCAGTAACTACATTATAAAGTACTCGCAGTAATAAGCAAGTACTTTTGATAATGTTTTTACGATTCGTCTGCCATACTATCCACCAGCTCATAAACCGGCTTAAGTAATGCATCAAACGCCGCATGATCACCGCTAGCAGTATTAGCGATTAAATCAATACCATCATTGCCGTTATTATAGATAAGCAGTATAGAACCGATTTGATAAGGATCATCTTTCTTTAATACGCGGAGCCAGTCCAGTCCAGTACTGTTAAGGGCTTCTTTGATTGTGCTAACATCACTTGAACGGCGTAACACGAACTCCTCACCATCAAAAATGCTAACCTCATAGCCACCAGCAAAAACAGTACTCAAAATACAATCAATGATTCTGTTTTCGTTTTCCAGGAGTGCAGCCATAATATCCTCTCAATTAAAAGTAATTCGTTTGCAGTAACTACATTATAAAGTACTCGCTAGTTAATGCAAGTACTTTTGATAATGTTTTTACTTATTCAGATAACGATGAAAGTAATACATAGGGGAATGTTGGCGATCTTTCGCTGGCGGTACTTTGTACTTACAAAGCTCATAAACCTTTTGCATCATCTGGATATCAGACGCTGGCAATGCATAGTACTCAGTCTTTTTAACATCAATCGCGAAGTGTTGAAGTAGTAAAGCCCTGGCTGATTCAGCACTTAAGCCAGTGTGAAGAATAGCGGCTTTTTCTTCAAATGCTTTAAGCATTTGCTCGTTAGGCAAATTCTTACGTGGTAACGCATTGATAGTTGCCTTATGGAATTTCTTACCATTGGCTAACAGCAATTCATGTACTGACATTTCTTTGCCATTGAACAAGAAACAAAAACCGTTTTCATAACCTCTGACTTCTAACATAGTAATCCTCTCAATTAAAATTAACTACTCAATAAGTTTATTATATAGTACTCGCTTGTTATTGCAAGTACTATCGAACTACTTATTATGATTATCATTGTACAGGCGATCACATAATCGCCCATGATAAACCCGCCCATTCTTTAAACGTTTACCCAAAGGCATAAACCATTTAAGATGGAAACCAGTAAGAAAGATTATATCTTTCATTCGGAAACTTCTACAGTCCAGCCTTTATAGGCGTCGATGTAATTGATCCAGTCCTGGTCATTCCAACGGGCAGTAGTTACACCAGGAGCTTTAAACTTGTAATGTCCAGCTTTATATGCTTCCATCTTAGTCATGTATCACCTCTCAATTAAAATTAACTACTCAATAAGTTTATTATATAGTACTCGCTTGTTATTGCAAGTACTATCGAACTACTTACAGATCTTTTTTACGCTTCACATCATTGCAGTTATCATAGTAAGGAATCGATAACATATTACACAACGTGTACAGGGTACGCACACGAACATTGTCAAAATCAACAAAGTTCCCCTGTACTGCTTCGCGGAAAATAGTATAACCAGTGTATTCATACTGATTACCATGCCCAGGCATAAACTCATTGCGAACTACATCGATCCAGACCTGTTCACCTTCAGGCCGGTTATAGTGGTTAGCGTTTAACTCGTTTGCCTTTTCCACATCAACCAGGCAGGCGACATAAGTACTGTGATACGTTACGCCTAATGAATCAGTCCAGCGATTACCAGTAAGAGTAATGCCCTTGATATCTTCCAGGGTTAAACGTGCGATTGTGATTCTAGTATCTTTGTCCATCTGGTAAACCTCTCAGTTAAAATTGTGTATCTCGTTTCGATATAAAAGATTATACGCGATTCTAGTTTATGTGCAAGTACTTTTTAAAATGAATTTATAATTATATTTTTTTAATGGGTATAACTCTGTACCCTATGGGCTAAGCCATTTCTCTGGCGTATGAGTACTATAACAAAAGAGGCTAACTTTCGTCAACCCCTTTTGATAATTAATTATAGATACTTTTCAGGGATAGAATCTTGCTGAATGATTTGCTTTTCAGCCGCGAGTTCTGTTACAAACTCTTTCAGCTTTTTAAAGTACTTGTCATAACCCGCGATTACTTTATCAGCATCGCCTTTAATCTTGCGTACTGCAATCTTGCGGCTTTCAGCGTACATATGCGGCTTTTCAGTAATGCAAGTTACCCAGGCACCGTCAAATTCAACTTCCAGATCCTGGAGTTCAACTTCTGAATCATTAAACTTGATTCCTTTGTGAATGTATGACCGGAAAGTTACTGGATCATTCATTCTGATTTTTGCGGAAACATCATTAATGTCGCCAATCAAACCGCAGAAGATAGCAATACCGCCACCTAGTGCTAGTGGGCTGATTCGAATACTTCCATTAGGAAAGTACTTCAGAAATGATTCTGTTACTGCTGCCTGGAGTTCGTTGGCTTTCATGTTCTGTTCTCTCAATTAAAAAGTTACTATATAACTAATTATAAAGTACTCGCTAGTTAATGCAAGTACTTTTGATAATTAATTATTCAACAGTTCCCGCCAGGATCTCTCCTACGCGTACCATTTCATAACGATCAACGATTGATAAAGATAGCTTAGTATCTTTTTGGCGTACACTATACCAGGTATCACCTTCAAACACATAACGGGTAATGTTTTTGTTTGCGATAAGGAACATCAACCATGATTTAGTAGTTAGTGGCTCTGTGCCAGTTTCACCACGATCACGCCCATAAGCTACAGTATAGCCAGGAACCTTTTTATTGAAGCTGTGACCTTCTGGACACTCGATAGATTTATCCAGTACTGACAGATCACCCAGGGCGATTAGTGCCTTTGCACGTTCTGCATCGTTGTAATGCTCAACTAACATTCTACCAGTGTGACCGATATAGCCATCATAGTTTACAGATGACCAGGTAACATGTTCGCCGTCTTTGATTGCAATAACTGCTGGAGTACCCATTTTTAAATCCTCTCAATTAAAAGTAACATCGTCTCGTTTCGATATAGGTAATTATATAGTACTGGTAATCGAAAGCAAGTACTTTTTAAAATAAAAGTATAATTAAGAATCAAAAATAAATTTGCATCTAAAGAAAAATGATGATACGATGTTTATGCGGCGAAAATGTGAGGTTCGCCGCAAGTCCAACGAATGATAACGCATTGTATTACTTTATAGGATAGCTATGGGTTTGCTATCCTTTTTTTTTTATTTTCGAAAAGGTATTGACTCCACCAGCCAAATAACCGATAATCACATCAAGACGGCGAAACGTCCTTTCCCATAGGGTGCGGAGCTATGTCTTTAAAGTACTAATTTTCTTACGGGTATTCCTCTGCACCCTATGGGCTACGCCTTTGTCTCGGCTTGTATGTATTATTGCATTTTTCGGGGATTGAAGTCAACCCCCGATTTGTAAAGATTTATTCTTCTTGCGTTACACATTCCAGGCGGTAAGTACTGAAATGTTTACGGAATAAATCGCAAGCCTGATCGCCGTTTTCCGCTTGCATTATAATCGAACCTTCTCGATTATTTTTAATATCGAAATATGTTACTATCCAGCCACGCGTTTTGATTTCAGATAGTGGCAAGTGAATTGATCCACCGCTGGTTAATTGACCTTCAGGATCTTTGTTGATTGCTTCCTGGTCGATAGTCAGTGAATAGTTTTCACCATCTACAACGTGGAACAATTCAACAATCGGATCGATGTTTCCACGTTTGTTTGCGATGCGTTCCAGTGTAGAAAGTACTCCGCGAAGTTCTGATAATCTCATTTAAAATTTACTCTCGTTTGTTGGTGTGTGGTAATAGTACTATACTACTTCAGAAGTAGCAAGAATATTTTCAAAGTATTCGATTAAATCACAAAGTAACTTGTAGCGAAGTTTACCAGGTTCAGAATCCATTACGCAAAGGTTACGCTGATTCCAATGTAAGTTAACAGCCCGATTAACATCATTATCAGTTAATTGCATTTCAACCGGATAACCGCAGTGTAAACCCATTTCCACAAATACAGGCTGCAAGTATTCGTGATCGATCCCGGTAACTTCACTGTTAGGAGTGTGGGCGAATACGTGCCAGCAGATACCATGCTGTCTGGTTAGGTTGAATGATTCACCGTTGATAGTGGTGTAAGTAACATCACGATCTAAACAGTCTTTCATTGCTGTTAGTACTTTCAGGACTAAAACTGCCTGCTCTGTACGTTTCATTGTATTGCCTCTCAATTAAAATTTGTTTTGTTTCGATACAGGGAAGTTTACACTACTCGAAAGTTTATACAAGTACTTTTATAAAATATTTTTAAACTCTCTGTAACGCATTCTAAGCGATTTAAAGTACTGCCTTACACCTTCAACGATTGAACGTTAAAAGCCCCGCTAATAGGCTTACACGCAAGATCTATAGCATAGTTCGCTTTCTTGTGGATTATGTACATACACGAATCAAACTGATGATTATACGGCATATCATAAACCCGGCGTTGTACAAGTTCACCACTAACAACAAAGGCCAGGTAGCCGCTGAAGGTACAACTACGCGGGCCAGCACTGGTCATCGTTTTAGCAATACGGGTACGGGGATCAATCAGGGACGAAATAGGCTTAAGGTTAAGATTGTTATTCATGGCGTTTAGTCTCAATTAAAAGGTAGAATCTAAAACGCTCTGTAATCAATTCTAAGCGTTTCTAATAGTACTTTAAGCGAATGTATCACAGTACTATTAGAAATGCTTAGCGGGGCATATAGCCCCGCCATGCTGTATTACTTTGTATTACGCGGCGGTATCTTCAGAGGCTACGCGGAAAGTTTCGATGAAAGTTTCGCGGTCCATGTTTTTAGAAGCTACCAGATCTTTGAGTTCCTGGCTCATGTTGCCTTTTTCCGGCATATCGTACTGTTTGCCATCGACTTCAACAGTGACGCGGTTGTATGCGTTGTTGCTGCCGGTAAGTGACGCTTTGATCTTCTTACCTACACCAGCAACCGCCGCCTGAGCTACTGCCAGATCCACGCCACCAGCTACCAGAAGTTTGAGCATTTTTTCACGTTCTTCTTTCGCTTTCTCTTCCGCTTCAGCGTTCAGACGTTCACGTTCTGCCTGAGCTTTAACGCGGGCTTCTTCGCGGGCCGCTTCAGCACGTGCGGCTTCTTCTTTCTGGTACTGTACAGCAGCCGGGATTGCTTTAGACGCTGCAACCAGAATTTTAGAAATCACGTCAGTGTCAGTTGTTTTATCAACAAAGTACTGAGCCAGGTTAGTCGCAACAGTGTTTACGTGATCAGCAATGTCTGCTTTGTGCTGAGCCAGTACTTCTTTACTGTGTGTCTTACCTTCTTCCGGTGCCGCCAGGGTAGGAGCCTGAGCGAACAGGATTGAATTCAGTGTTACTTTAGGAGCTTTAGAAGTGTTAGTCATGATATTACCCTCGAATTTTTTAAGTTAATTTGTTTGGCCTGATTGTTTCGGCTTGATTAAAATTTAAACTACTTGTTTCTTTCAGTCAACTACTATTTTCAACTTTCAAGAAACTTTTTTTCTTTCTATCGTCTGGAGCATTTCGCCCTTTCGATAACCAACATCTTACACCATCCTTTCTAACTAGCAAGTACTTTTTAAAAACTTTTTTTCGTTCTATCCAAAAGAGAGTTTCTATCTTCAGGACTTGCTAGCCAGGTTGTTAAAGAGCGGTGTTCCGTGTTGATGTGGTAATAGTACACTAACCATAAAACTCTGCAAGCACTTTCTTATAAAAACTTATAACTTTTTTCATTCGTCGTTTTTCTTCCTTTATACGCGTAAAGAAACCCACAACACATAGGAAGCATTTACAGCCCTTTAAAGTACTAATCTAAGTGTTTACCAGGCGTAATCCTCCAGCCTCTTATAGTGCGTCCTATGCGTTCCTATATAGAAGAAACTATTTTCAATCTTTTTAAAGAAAATGCTTGCTTCTCTGATTCAGTACTGTATAATCTTTTATATCGAAGCGAAATTCGTTATCCCATAGGGTGCGGAGATCCGTCTATTGCTTTTTTACTTTTTCCTGGGTATAGCTCCGCACCCTATGGGAAAGGCCATTTCGCTGGCTTGTACGTATTATTGCATAATTCGATCAGTACTGTCAACAAAAAAGAAAATTAAAATAATGCTTGATCTGGCTGGTGGCTGTGATATTATTACCCCGTCAACACGAAAAGACAGCTATTGATTCTGCCTGGTACTAACCAGACGCGGAAGGGGAACTAATGGAAAAACGCAATGAAAAAGCGTTTAGCCATCTAAACGTCTAGAGTGCTAGCCACCTAGATGGATAGCCATTTAGCCGTCTAAACGTCTAGACATATAACCATCCAGAAGTACAGCCATCTTTCCATCTACACTGCCAGAAGTCTATCCGTCTGTTGATAGCAGATAGGGATAGTACACCCAAAATTTAAGTAAAGTACAACATCGATCTATCCATAATTCTTTGACTAGGATCATTACATCCTGAAATATACAATACAAAAAATAATAGCACTTAGGATAGTTCCTGGTACTGTAAACATCTACAGCAGGAATTATATTAAGTGCTATCAACGTACTTCTAATGTATATTCTCAGTACTAAAGATTCCTGAGAAAGCAGGGTGTCCAGTCAAGACAACTTCGTTACAACGTTACGAGGGGAATCTCGTATAGTACTGTTACAGTCGGGATTCACCTTCCTGGTTACTCTCTTCCGCAACATGGATATATCTTACCATATCTAATTTGCACGTCAAGTACTTTATTTTTAATTTCCCACATTCTAGTATTCCCTGGGACTGTTGTTTTGTCCAGTGATATCACGCTTCGGTTATAAAATTTACACAACGTTCGAAGTACTTTAAATTTAAGAATATCCTGAAACTTTTTTGTACTTTTGATGATCCAGGAAAAATCTGATAGGTACTCCAAATTTTTTAGGATTCGTCTTTTTTCTAACGCACCAACCAAGTTTTTCCCATACCTCATTGTACCTTTTTTAAAAAAGGTCATTTGTACAAAATGTGCTATTTACATTCGACTTCAGGAAGAGATATAGCGGCAGGGGGTAACAGTACTGTTATGATGTTCTTAGTACTGTTACCATACTCTTAGTACTGTTATGATGTTCTTAGTACTATATCATTACTATTAATTCTCTGCAATATTAAAGTACTTTAAACATAATCATAAACCTTCGTAAACGCAATATAAGCGTGTTTGAATCCTGTAGATATCGCTGTGCATATCTCCAGCAAGCAAACAGAAGCTCTCAGAGAGCGTCCTATGCGGTTATAGGGGGTATTTGGAGGGTATATTATGGTATAGTTCTTAGGTACTGAAATGTTGTATATAGGGTAAATACCTATAATATAATAATGGAGAGGGAAGATTATGTTACCATTTTCAATAATGAATCACTACGGTAATGTAGTTGTACGGGATGATTATAAAAGATTTGTAGATGAGTTAACTAATGACAGTACTAATAAGTTAGTTACATACACACAGTCATACAGTCAGTTAAATGGTACTACATACAATAGGATTTACATGTACGGTACTAATTCGGTATCTGGAACTATGTGGGGAACACCTTATGGTTCTAGGATGACATGGGACAGTTCATTCAGTAGGGTAATACAGCATTGTTTTCCTACACAGTCTTTATATAATGATTTTATTGCTAGTACAAATAATAGCAGGGTAGTATGTTTAGTACGTTCAGATATTACTACTGGAGAGAGTTATATAAGTTTAGCTAGGAATGGATATACGAGTTCTACATACGGAAGATTTAGTGGTACGACTATAGATCAGTTCATATACTATGATGAAAGTACTGCTAGGGTGATGATATATAATCCTGGTACGATGAGTACGCCAGTTTTCTATTACAATTAATGAGGGGAGAGAGATGTTACCATTTCCGGTTTTAAATAATTACGGTAATAATGTTATACCGCCGCAAAAGGGTATAAAGAAGTTTTCAGTTGGTGGTGGTGGACAGACGGTTATGTTACATTATGCCAATGGTGATTTATATGCAATAGGTAATAATAGCAATGGTAAGTTAGGTACAGGAGACACTACTGCTATAAGTGGGGCATGGAGAAGAATAATCACTGATGTTCGTTTATATACATGTTCACATACAGGTACTATAGTAATAAAGAATGATGGTACTGTATGGTACTCAGGGAATATTACTTCTATATTCACTACTGCATTAGGTTATAATTTTCCTACTACATCTGCATTTACTGAGATGACTTCTGCATTTAGTACATTTAGTATAGGGACGATTAAGTACATAGAGATGTATCAGGATTCTGGTCAGCGTTTTCATATGGTTGATGGTTCTGATCAGTTATGGGGAATAGGAAGTAATCAGTACAATGCATTAGGTAATGGTTCGAATACTGGTAATACGAATTGGGTATCTATAATAAATGGTTCTAGTGCTAAGAGTGTTCATCATTCATTAAACGTAACTTGGATGGAGAAGACTGACGGGACTTTCTGGAGTTGTGGTACTAATTCATTTGGTACATTGGCGAGTGGTGGTTCTACTACTACTGTATACAATAATTTCACTCTTATTAATAACTTTTCTATCAAGGCAATAAGTGTAACTCAGTACAACGTAACGTTATTATTAAATGACGGAACACTTAGAATATACGGAGTAAGTTCTTCTGGACAAGCAGGTAATGGAAGTACTTCAGCGGGTAACTTAATAAATCCATATCAGCCTGCATTAAATAACGTTCGCGGGTTAGGAGACAGTACTGGTTCTTTATACAGTACACAAATAAAGGGTGTAATAACTCCTATGGGTGCTGGTACGAACACGAACACATTATTAGGTACAGGTATAGCGACTGATCCTACATTAACATTTACGAATGCTAATACCGGTGTTATGTCTAACTTAGATTATGCGAATTTAGATTTCTTCACATACGCGAGTAACACTGCTGGATATGCGGTTATAGGTAATGAGGTATATGCAGTAGGTAATAATGCATATACATTAGGTGGTGCTCTTAGTACTTGGACATTAATGAATACGCCATTGAGTACTTTATGGACGTCGAATCCTTCTTATAGTAATGTAGTTAACATAAGTACTGCTACACCTCCGTTATCTAGGAATGGACATGCTACATGTAGTTATGGTGCTAACAAGTTCATTATGTACGGTGGAACTAACAGTGCTAATGCGTTGTTGAGTGATATATGGATATATGATGCAAGTACTTCAACGTGGAGTCAGGTTCCTGCTGTTGCGAGTGCTGTTGCTAGGATTGGTGCAGGAATAAGTGTATTTGGTGATAAGTTATATATATTTGGTGGACAGAGTTCTACTGCTACTGGAAGTACTACAAACAGTATGTACAGTGTAGATTTAGTTACTGGAGAGTTCACATTACTTACTACTACTAATACACCTTCAGTCAGGGCGTATGCTTCTTTATGTACAGTGGGTTCGAGTTTATACGTATGGGGTGGAGCGAGTTTAAGTACATTCCATTCATTCAATCCGAGTACTAACGCATTTGTCACATTAACATCTTCACCTATATCTAGTGTAGTAGATGCGAATATGGAGACGGATGGTATTGATTTATACATTAACACATCGAGTAGTACTGCATTTTACAAGTACGATATAAGTACTGGATTATGGGTATTACTTGCTAATAAGCCGGTTAACAACGCATTGAAGTACGTTTATAATTCTGGTTATTTGTATGCTACAGTTGCGAGTACATCTACGATATATGCTTATAGGGTAGAAACGAACATGTGGAAAATGGTTGGTAGTACTACATTGAATACTACTAAGGGTTGTATGAGTTCTGCTGGTAAGAGTGTATATTACAGTGGTGGATTAACTGCGGTAGACAGTAATAACTTTTACAGAATATCATAAGGAGATTGAAATGTTACCATTTCCAATTATAAGTAATTTAAGACAACAGAGTATCTATAAGATACAAAAGTTTGTTGCTGGTTCATCGCACGTAGCAATATTAGGAACGAATGGACAGTTATTCACTAGAGGTGATAATACCTATGGACAATTAGGGGATACTTCTTATACTACCAACTATCAGGGCTGGCAATTAAGTTTATCAGACGTTGCTGGTGTATATGGTGATCGTTCACAGAATACGGTTGCCATTAAGAAAGATGGTACTGTGTGGGTATGTGGTAGATTTTGGACTGCTACACAGTTCGGTTTTACATCTACAACAGGTGCACATTCATGGACTGAAATTACTTCGTACTTACCATTCAGTACTAATACTATTAAGGATATACAGGTTGGTTATCAGATGAGTGCATTTGTGCTTAATGATGGTAGTGTATATTTTTGTGGTACGAATACGAATGGACAATTCGGTAATAACAATACTACTAACTTAACGAGTTATACCAAATCCCTAGCAACGGATGTACAGAAGTTATATATACAGCATCCTCTTTGGCAGGGACAAAACGTTATATCATATATAGACAGTACTGGTAAGCCTTATGCCTGTGGTTATAACGGTACTAAGCAGGTATCTAGTAGTTCAACTATATCATCGTACAGTACATTCCAGTTATTATCGAGTGCAGTATATACTAGTGCAGCGATTGCTGGTACTACTAGTTGGTACATAAGAAGTAACGGCTCTGGTGATTATTGCGGGTCGGCCTCTGTATTACAGAATACAAACAGTGGTATATTGAATATGTATTCTGCTACAGGTAACGGTGCTACACAATTAGGAGAAATACAGTTAGCATCATTTGCAATTGTATATGGTTATAAAACTACTAATACGTTTTGGGCTAAGACTTACTATTCTGGTGGTGGGTCAGAACTACCACTAATGAATAATGTATCGAACAGGGCTAACTGGTTACAGCAAAGTACTATGCCGGTGAGTGCAGGTGTATATAGTGGAATGGCTATGGGTAATTATAATAATGGATTTATATTATTCTTAGGTTCAGACCAGCAAGAAATATTTGGTGTTGGATTAATGAGTTCAAATAATGCAAGTACTGCATTTGAGAAGTTAAGTATTCCAGAATTTAAATAACAAAAAACCCGCCTTGAGCGGGTTTTCTTTTATCCACCATAACTATGAGAGCTTGATGAACTATGGTAAGACGAACTAGAAGCCCTGGCAGCGTTTGTACTGACAGTACTACCGAAGCCACCCCTTGTTACAGTACTTGTCACTGCGGGCTTAGGAGAGAGTGCAGAGCGTGATACAGAGGTAGTATTCGAGTGAGCAAAGCTACCGAATGAGTTTCCTTTAGCATCGACGAACTTGTTATACATAGGTGAAGATGAACGAGTACTTGAGTACAATGCCTGGCTTGGATAGTTCGATGAGCTTGAACTAAATCCGTGCATCAACGGGAACCACATAAAGGAGCTATGCGATCCTGACGTAGTTTGTACATTACTGGCAGTAGTACTTTGTGAGTTACACTGCCCTGTTCCGAACTCATCTTCACAATCTTCTTTAGACATATACTTAGGAGCGGTACTACTTGATTTAGCGAGTGCATTCTGGTAATCAAGAGCACAGCGGTTCTTTTGTTCTGGTGATTGAGCACGGTATTCACAGTCTTGTACTGTTTGATAGACTGTTACTTTTTCCTGTTCATCGCATCCTGTCAAGAACAATGACCCGCCAGAGATAGCAAGGAACAACGCACTGTATTTCCAGAATGTATGTACTTTACGAAAACGGTTGAGGTTAATGTTCTTAGTACGTTTCATTTCTTTTTATTCTTCCCGAAGGTTTTGTTTTTCTTTTTGCGTTTAACACTTGGGCGACCGCGATCATTGCTACTGGTATTCCAGATACTTGAACTACCGCCCATATCCAGGATCATTTGTTGTTCTAGGGTTAGCATTATAATTGTCCTCTCAATTAAAAATCCTGTACATATTACAGTACAGGAATTATATTACTTACGTTCAGCAGCGTTGAGTACTTCAGTAGCTTGAGTATATTGACCTTCTTCTTTAACTAAAGGTTCTACTGGTTCAGTACGTTCTACTTCAGCGGCGAACGATGCAGCTTTAACATCAGTTTCGATTTCGTTGATAAGTTTTTTGTACTCATCATACGCTACCAATGCAATGATTAGAGCTATAGCGATTACTGTTACGTACACATTCCCCAATAGCAGACCGAGAATAGCAAACGGAATTACTACATTTGGAGTAGATTTGATCTGACGCTTAATTTCGTTGAAAGTGCGTTTTGCTACAGTACTGATAAATTCGTCGTTCATAGTAATTCCTCGGTTAATTATGAAATAATTATAAAGTTTAAATCGGATTAAGTCAATGAATTTTTTACTTTTTACGTCTTAAAAAGAAGTTTCTTACACCTGATAAGATTGTTGCAAGTGCAGTGACTCCATATACAAGTATCAAGATACCGAATGAGAAGATAGAACAAGTCAAATATAAAGCCCGTATCCACTCTGAACCAGTACAAAGATAAATTACTAATGATAGTACTGCAAATAATAGAAATATTGCAATAGGTGCCATAACTTCATCATCTTTTGAACCAAGGAATTGATTAATTTTTGGAGCAATCTTATCAAATCCAAATAACCAATCCACAAATGAAATAAGGCATATTAATAAAAAACCGAATAGATAGAGATTAGCCATAACTATTAGTACTTCACGCATTATGATTTACCCCTTCGTTTACGGATAGAATCACGCAGACTGCAAATATAAATGACAAATGCAGGAACTACAAACAACGCCCAAAGTAAAGTGTTATAGAAGATTGACCATGCGTTGGATGTTCCTAGTATAGCATTGAATAAAGTACCAAGACCAATTAATGAACAAATAAACACATGAAAGCCTGATACTTCGTCTAGGTCACTAACAAAAGAATCATAATAATCGGTACTGAAGAACCAGCCGATAACCAGTACTGCATAGAGTACTACAATGATGAAGAATGATGCACTATACCAATCAGAGTTTGATTGAATCAGATTATAAACACTAGCAATTGCTTCAATCATGTACGACCTCGTTTATTTGCAAAATAACTTCTTAGTGAGATTACTGAATTGAATAACCAATTCGTTAGTACTAATAGAGAAACAGCCGCAATTAGTAAGGCATTAGTACTAAGTACACCTATGCTCATGGTATCATTATATGAATATGATGAACAGAAAAGCATAAATGAAATAATAATAACAAACATAATGAATATGCCTACTCCGATTTCATCAATATATAAACGAACTTTGAAGTAGTAGTTGGCACAAGTTAACCAGCCGACTGAAAGTACTATAGCGGTAATTAAGTTCACGCAGTACGCAGCTATCAGTATATAATGTAGCCAATCTGGAACAGATAGATTAGTCATGTATATTTCCAAAGATTTGAACTCCAGTTAAGGAGTTCAATTTATAAAGTATAATTTATAGTTACACCACTTCGCTGTTATTGCGAATCCAGTTCATGTAACCACGAAGTGAATCACGATTTTGAAGTTTAGGACTATTACGAATAGTCATAATTGCTTCATTCCATGTGATACGTTCTACGCCGAGTTCTTTAAGAATACGGTTACAGTAATTAGTACCGGCATCACAAGCACCAGCACGACGGAGAATATTAGGGTCGATTTTACGGTTACGTTGGGCATTCTTCCCTGTAAGGCCAAGTTTCTTTGCTTCATCCGTAGTAATAAAAACAAGATTAGTAAGGCTTGAACCTTTATTTGTCAGTACTTTCATACCTTCTTCAGTGAACATATAATCAACTAATGCAGGAATTGAATTAGTATAAAGTACTTCGTTCAATGATGAAATACTAAGAATTTGGAGAGCATCTTGTACTGGAAGTGATTGCTGGGTACTTGCAATAGCATGACCATAACGATCTTTAGCATACGTTTGTTCAAGGATATACTTCAATGCACGATATGGAAGTTGTACCATATCAAAAATATTAGTATCTGATCGGTACATATCTGTCGTGAGATCATACCATTCTTCATTAGTAAGGTTAGATACTTGAACACGATTATTTTTAACCAATGATTTAATCACTGATGAATTCATTTTGAAAAGGTTCTGTGAAATTAATTCGTCAGAAACACCTTCCAAATCGGAAACTTTAAGACCTTTCCATTGTACAAATGGAATGAGTGCTGGATCAAGAGTAGCTAAGGTAGCATCTTCAATACAAAGTTTAATCATGATAAATCAAATCCTAAATGTTTAAATTACGTTTATTAGCGAAGTACTTTCTTGATTTATGAAAGCCCACAAAGAGATAATTAATACAGTGCAGAAAACCAAAGATTAATGTTAATGCTCCAAGCATTGGCATTAATAGTAAAAACACTCGTAGCCCTACACCATCGGCTGCTAGTCCGAACATAACTAGTAAAGTTGAAAGCATACCACATACACCCAAGAAAACCGTATATGATGCTTTAAAATTGTTAGAGATTTTTGTGTAGTAATTAGAGCTTACCCAATATCCAACGAAGTAAACTACTAAAAAGATTACAAAAATGCAAAAGGAAAACATTAAGGTACAATTAATAATATTAAAAGTTAAAGTACTCATATCTTATTTCTCTTCTTACCAAAGTACTCTCTGGTTTTAGAAAGTAAATGAAATAGAAAACAAATACCAATCACAATCAATGCTACAAACGAACAGATACCTAATGTAGATATTCCAGCGTCAATAGCTGCTGAAAAATCTTTGAATATCCATTGTAATATAGAAAACTCAAGAGTTACTGCAAAACAAATACCCTCGACTATACAGTAAATCATTTTATGATTCGGATTGAGGTTAGTAATGTAATCAGCGTAAGTCAAGAACCCGACTAATGCTATTACTGCAATAGCTAGGTTAATAACACTGAGTACTGTAAAAATGTCATGCCACATATTACACCTTCTGTGAAGTTACAAACATTCGTGTAGCGTGCTGTTCCCACTTCTCAGGAAATTGCAGATACAGACCTGCTAACTGTACTGGTAGACGCAGAGAAGGTAAACGCAGATTCGCACAATTCTTTAACATGAAGTTCAGAATATTATCTGAACCTTCTTTACTGATACCATGACCTTTCACGATATTAGTAGTACGCATGATGTTCTCAATGTGAACCATGATACTTTCGTTGTCGTGGATCTCTAGGTCAATAAATGCACCCCTGGTCATCAGTGCGTTTACGTGTGGAGACAGTGCAGAGTTTGCCTGCGAAATCTTCACAAGATCTTTGTTAGTGATAAAGATAACCTTACCACTGAATTCAAACTGAGTTGGGATACCATTGTCAGCCAAGACACGTGAAGAACTCATGTAAGTAATGATGCGTTTATCATCAGACTCAAGAGAGGCTTTCAGCAGGTTCAGCTTGTCTTCGGTATCGAATACATCAACGTCATCCATAAGGAGAACGTCACCAAGATTACGTGCATTGTAGAGAGCCTGATACAGACCTAAGCCAGTACACTTACCATTCAGATAATGGAAGTTACAGAATCCGGTATCATGGGCTTCTTCCAGACGTTTAATGAGGTTGTATGATTTACCAATACCACTTGCACCGGTCACTGTTAACGCTTTGATGGGATTGAAGGGGTCCATGATGCACTCAACAGTGTCCATCATTGCTTCAAAATTCTCAGCGATACGCAGTTTCAGTACTTCACGGCGGCTCATCATAGTAGTTTCCTCGGTACTCATCTCAATTAATATACAGAGATTATAAGGGAAAAATCTCTGTAGGTCAAGCTTTTTTTAATCTTTATTAAGCAGATACGGATGTATTCTTTGTAAAGATAGTCAGCAAACGAGTCCATAATGAACGTTTTTCAGTTACATTAAGTACTTGAATTGTTTCTTTCTCTGGACTTGTTTCGGTACTTTGTTTTTTAAGTTCATCACGATGTTTAGAATACTCAGCCTTAACAATATGGTTAAGTTTATTACACAGAGTTTCCATATTCTTTTTACTTTTATTATTAATAATCCCATGACCTTTATTAGAAGCAATAACTTCTTTACAGATTCGGATATTAATTAATTCTTTTGCAAACTCATTAATAAATTCATCCCATGCAGTATTTGATACCTTAATTAAATCTTTGAAATTAAGTGGCATCAATGCCGGAATGAACTGATTATGTTTATTATAATGATTAATCAGTGCCAGCTTGTAATGTCCAGGCATAGTACTGAACTGAACAGATGGAATCTTGACACTATGTTCTTTCTTAAATCCATTCTTATTCAAGTCCAGATAAGTAAAATTACGTTTTACTTTATTAATTTCAGCATTTGGATTTAAGTTGTTCAACAAGCACCGATCATACCAGTACTTGAACTCTGCGTATTCAGCAAAAAGATTACTACGCATAAGGTTACATTTCTCACACAGCAAGTGCAAGTTATGCAACAAATTAGAACCTTCAAGAGAGTTAAGTAAGTTATGGTCAACTGTCATACGACGACCATTACCAGCGAACATAATCATACCGTACATATCATGAAGTTTGAATACACCTTCTGAACCACAGCAATGACATTTTAATCCATCGCGTGTAGCTATATTGATAGCACGGATAGTACACGATTTAAATGGATAGTGTTTACGCATTTGTTCTAAGTTGTTGAGAACAAACTCACCTTTAAACGTTACATTCTTTACTGATGAAATATTCATTTGATTACCGTGCAATTAATTCATTTTCGTAAACAACCCAGCGTGCACCGCTGAACACAATAGCTTCGGCTTTATCGATATCCGCAGTACTATGTGGAGAAGAAAGAATGCGAACACGATCACAAATCAAGCCGTTTGCATCGTCAACATAGGTGAATGATTCATCAAAGATTTTGCGGTACTTAGCATAATCTTCGTCACTAACATCATACACGAGATCATAAGACATACTATTAATAGTTTCAACTACATATGGAATGTCTGAACCTTGCATAAAAACTTTGTCTCCCACTTTAAATTTACTTGGTGGGATGATTGCAGTTTGCAGAAGATTTTTTAATTGGCTCATTTAAAATGTTCTCTCTTGATTTGATAAGGTTATCATAACAAAAAGGGCTGACCGAAGTCAACCCCTTATATTAATAATCTTTAAATTTTGAACGAATTTTTTTGGTTTTTCCAAAGCCAAACCATACCATGAAACACAGTAATACTACTACGGAGATTCCAACATAGTTAATAATTAGTGTGCCGCATAATGTAAATTTGCTTGGGTCATTATCCATAGTAATATCAAGAATAATACACACGATATTAACGAAAGAAAATATATATAATGTTTCTTCTATACCGTCAAAATACTTATTAACTAACTTATGACGGTTAAAGATTCTAAGTACTAATGCACATAATGCTACCAGTACTATTAAAGCCAGAACTAATGTTGAGATAAAGTTATAGATTAACATATAGCCTTATGTATCAATAAATGAAGAACGAAATTCTGATAATATCATACATATCAGAGCAATAACAATAATCGAACCAATTAACCCTATGGTTGACATTAATATAACTGCTAATGCCGCATATTGATCAATTTTTGGTGGATGGTATATGTCAACTGAAAGACAAATCATAAGAAATAAGTTATATGCACTTAAATAATACAATGAATCATCATTACCAGAAAGTTTCGCTACTAACTTTCTTTTATTAAAGAAGCATAGTATCCATAAAGAACATACATAAAATATGTACACACCACCTACTACAGAAAAAATTGTGTTAATCCAAAAAATCATATTAGAATCTCTAATGAAAAGGCACAGTTAAGTGCCTTATAGTTTTAGTTAATCTTGGTACATTTTGGTGATTCACCGGTACTGAGAATATCACCTTCAGAATTTTGGGTAATGATAGTAGCACTGTTACTTTTCTTGTAAACATAAATTACAGTACTACCAGTACTATCTTCATCGTAATAGATATACGTAGTGCGATCTTCATGGAAATCCACACCAGAAGTATCTAATGCAGTTTTCCATTTCTTACGTGGATTTTTCTCATCAGTTACTTTAAAGTTGCATGAGAATACCGGGTAATTATCTTTCTTCTTTGGTTCAGAACGAAGGGTTTCGATCTGTTTGAAAGTATCTTGGGTGTTATCGTTAATCAGGCGTTCAAGTTCAGTTGCTTGAGCTGAGAAGGACAGGACCAGTACTGTAGCGATGATTAAACGTTTCATTTTATTTCTCTCAGTTAAATTTTGTCCCATCAGAATAGCAAAAAGGCTGACCGAAGTCAACCTTTATTTTTTATTCTGGACGTTTAACGTCTTTAAGTTTTGGCATTTCCTGAATAACATTAAATGTGTGTAATACATTTTTACGGTCACGAGTACTGTAAACTTTACCTACATTACGTTCAAAAATGATCATTAGTGTGCTTTCTTGATTCACAAAAATACGATGTTCATCAGTACTGAATGATTTTACAAAACTGAAACCTTGGCTTTTTAAAAGTTCTCCAAGTTGTTGGATTGGAACCTGCTGCCAACTCTTAATAACACTAAAATCTGTCTTTATCATGTTTAATTCCCTTTAACATATGATTTACTTTATTTATTCTCTATACAAATACTAACTAATTCATTTAGTTTAGTACCTTGTTCGTACAACGCTACTAATGTAAAAGCATTCTCTGAGCAGTACTTAACTGCATAACCAATATCAGTTCCAGATGCTTCAAGTTCTTTTAATGCTTTAACAATCATCTGATAGATCATAGTACTCGTCTTTTTAACAGGGTCGGGTTGAATCTTACCATTAGCACAATCAATAATATATCTACGCTTCTGAGATCTGGTTAATCCTGGTGGAATAGTAAAAGTTACACCATTGATATTATGTCTTAACCTGTCAAATTCTTCAGGGCTTACGATATATTCATTATCTTTCATAACTTACCTACAATTTCATAGTACTTCAATTTAATGAGATAGAGTAGATAGTCCGTATACTTTATCTCATTGTCATAACGTTTTCTTACTTTGACTTTATCACTTTCAGTAATACAAGTCTTCATTTCTTTTGCTCTGGACTTCTGCAAAACAGTTAGTTTGTTTGCTAGTTCTTTAATAGTACTGTTAACTTCATGGCGGTTTTTCCATGAAGCCCTGAGATGATTCAGTGTAGCATATGCACTGAATTTACTCATTGAATCCGGTCCTTTGAGATGTACTTCATTTTATAGTACAAACTATCTAACCGGACTTGATAGATAGCATCAGTAATAAACGCGTCAACTTCTTCTTCAGTATCCCCGGTTATTACAAGGTGAATGCTTTCGTATACATCTTCACCCGGCTTAAGACCTTTCAGTAATACATTGTATTCTAACACAATACACCCCCTAAAATCAATTTAATTTTTCAATTAACCTTTTAAAATGATATATAGTAAGACTAACCAAATACCAATAAGCAGAGATAAGAATTCCATATGATAAGTACATGTCTATTGATTGTTCATTTAAAATAAACATGTTTACAAGACTTAAATTACATAAAATAATTAAAGTATAAGATGCTGGTGTAGAAAGTCTCCACTTAGTTTTGTGTTCTTCTTCATTAAAGTTATTTTTAAAACTTAGTTGAAGAATCAAACTTAGAACTCCATAAAAGAACAGTACTGATGGAATTAAAGAAACTACAACAACTACAGCTAAAAGAATTTCCATATAAAATATCCTATAAAAAAAGGGAGATAATTATATCTCCCTATGATTGTTATTTTGTGTCTAACAGATGTACTTTATCTTTGTAGTAGTGATAGGTAGTCTTTGCATACAGACTTACCATCCATAACCAGAACAGACATGACAGCCAGATTTGTAAATGTGTTACTACATTCCCGTATAGAAGCCCAATTAACCACAAACAAATTACGGTATATAGTGGGATTACATTAAAGAATGCAGATTTACTTTTCAGTAGTACCATCGTCGAACCCCACACAGATTTCCGTTGCTGGAATTTAGTGACGTACAAATCAAATACGAAAAGTAAATTAACTAACGTAGTTCCGATAACGAATCCAAAAATGTTCATATTATACCTCTACGTTATTTTCCCACCACCATTCCAGCTCACCGCCGAATGATTGGATTAGTTCTGGATTATCACGGATATATGATACTACAGTATCCCATCCAAGTACACCATCAGTGCCTAACTTTTCAATCCAGGGGCGAATCGTCCGGCGGCCTTGAATACACGCGTCACAACCATTTAGGGTTTCTTCACTGAAGTTAGGCACTACAGGGAACCCAGCGGCGACCAGTACTGCATTTGGTAACAGAATTGGATAGCTGGAAACCTCACAGCTATAATCAAGCTGTTCAAAAATAAACTGCAAAACCGTTTGTTCTTCAGAAAACTTTTTAGTAAATGAAGTAATAGGGATGTTTGGATTCAGTAACGGCCTGTAGTCATTTGCCTCGAATAATAACTCAATACCAACAGATTCAAAGTATTCATCAAAAGATATAATACCGTAATTGTACTTATCACTTAAACTAATATGTTTATCAAGTTGTTCTTTATATCGTTCATAGATAAACGAACTATTATTTTTGTTTTCAATGAGATTGATACAGAATGAGCATTCAACTTTATGTTTAAACACTTCATCCCAATATTCAATTGGACGCGTATCGAATTTAAAAATACGTCCGTTCACAAAAATACGACCGGCAGCATCCAATTTACGATAAACTTTTAAGTCAATCAAATCAATCTGATCATTAGGTAAGCGGTGCCAGAGAATAGATTTAACTTCAGCAGAAGTTAGTTCGTTAATATTCTTTTCAGTACTAACACGCAACTCGATCATCTTTTAAAACCTCAATTTTAATTAAGCTAGTACCAAAAGTTGGGTGTTTATACTCTTGATAAGCAACACCATTAAGATATACAACTTTAACTGGTACGGAAATAGTATTAGAACTAAGTTTTGGAATCCAATTATAATCTTCTTTGGTAATCTTTTTAGGCTTAGTGAGATATGAAAAGTTCTTAGAAACAGGTAAAGGATCACCGCTCCAGTACCATTCAAGAAATTCGGTTAGTTCAGCAAATAGATTACCACGGAGTTGATTACAATCATAGCACATGGGAACAAGGTTGTCAATGCAATTAGAGCCGCCCAATGAACGAAGAAATACGTGATCCTGCGTATATCGTACTAAGGTTCCATCCAGCTTTTTAAAGTAGTTTTTACTTACTTGAGGAATACCACAGCACATACAGCAGACATTGCGGTATACTTGGTTCATATCTTGCATGAGAGACTCCATTCATTGATTTAGGAGTCCATTGTAGCTTAATCAGGGGGTCAGGTCAACCCCCAGGGAGGATTTTATTGAACAGAAACGCTAGATAAAGTTGAAGATAGCCAGGTCAAATCGTCTTTAGCTTCTGATAGATTATTAACATTAGCTAAAATGTGACGGGCAACGAATTCATTCCACGAGTACCGTTGGTCACTACGCCCAGCCCATTTAACTACACGACGCCAGCCCAAACGACAAGGATCATATGAACGTAGTTCATTACTGGTCATAGTAGGTCGAACAGCACCAAAGATTTTAATTTGGTCTTCAGTACTGATAATAGTTGCACCAAATGCTTCAAACAAAGTAGCCTTAAAGCTAACCAATTGATTAAAAGAAGTTTCCGATACGTTCAAATTACTCCAGTTATCAATGAATGCTTTTGCTAGTTCAACATCTTTCTTTTCACCAACAATCTCACCGAAAAAATGTCCTCGGTGAGTAGAGTTAGAATTCGTAAGAAGACTAATAATCTGTTCAGTACTCAATGCTTGTTGATAAATTAATGTAACAATATCGTATGAAATTTCTGCTTGACGTTCAATAAGATACTCAATACTTTCTTCATCTAATTTACAATTACTAATAACATAATCGATATATAGATTAGTTCCTTCAGTTAATATAAGGAAAATTTGTAAAGGGATTGGATCTTTTACCATTGACAATACATCAGAATTATATAACTGCATATATTCATCTGGATTGAGATTTGATGCTAGTTGGATTAATTCTTCTACTGAAATTGGCGAATCTATTTTATATTTTAAAAGGTTATTAGCAACTTCATTAATACTAACTTCCTTAGTAATATTTAAACGTGGCATTATAACAGTTCCTCATCTTTCATTTCTTCAAGGTACTTAATTACTTCAGGGTCATTTGAATGGTGTAGTACGCAGCCTAGATCTAGATCATCGCTATATTTTTTAACAAAATCCAAATCAATTGATTGTACATTTTCAACATAGAAAAGGCGTATAAGGTTTTTCTCAGCTAGTGCGTTCAAATGTTCTTTTGAAGTACTCTCTGGTAGATATTCAAGTATTACGGATTTTTCAATTGCAATATCCATAATTTTATTCATCAAATCGTCGGAACTAACACCCAACTTATTTGATAGTAAAACAATATACTCATCATTATTAAGTCGATTAATTATAAAAGCATTAAAAATAGTGTGTAATACTTTACTTCCTGCAATGTCAACAAGTTTAACATACTTTTGTGCATCTTCAAATCCATGATTGAAAGACGTATATACAATATCACTACCATAAAGTAATTCTACATTATCAGCACCATAGGTTTCAATGGCAGCAATAATTTCATCAAGACTACTGGTACTTGTTGACTCAACTACTTTGATATTCATTTTTGTTCCTTTGTTATCTAAATTAAAAAGCCGAACTTAGTTCGGCATTATAAAGTACTTAATTAGCTCTCAGTATGTTCACGAGACATAAACCGGCCAGTTGCAGGATCACGTGGTGGCATCTTGGCGGCCCGTTCCTGTTTTAGTCGTTCACGTTCTGCTTGTTGTTGTAGACGTTCTGTATGTTCTTGTTCACGTGCAACAGCTAATTCAGGATTAGCAGCATATGTTTCTTCAACAACGCGATTGAATTGTTCTGGATTTAAAACATCCATAAACTCTTCCTGGAACGTAGCATTTGCTTCATCTACACTTACACCCGTTACTGAACTATAATCATTAACATCAATTTCTTTTAGATTATAAGTTAATTTTCGTTCTGCACGTTGTACTTGACGTTCAGTGTTATTAACTGCACGTTCTTTCAACCAATCAACGTAACCATTGGCATTCATACGTGGATGTTTCTTGTAAAGTACTAACAAGTCATTCCATGTTGGATAACCTTCTGGATCGTTATTAACACGACGATACTTACGTAACCAGATTGAATATGAACGTTGACCATCACCACACGGATCGCCGCTCATCACACGCTGTTCATTCATAACGGTATAGAGGTTTTCTGGTGGAGTGATACCAATTCGTTCACAATCTTCAATAGTTGCATATTCAAGAACATCAGAGTTTTCTAAGTATTCTCGGAACGCATCGTTATAGTTATAGAACTCTTGATATGATTCAACACCTTTATTACGTGCAAAGTGATCAAAGAAATTATCAACATCCATAATAGTTGAATTTTCATCTAAGAACTTTGGCGTGATACAATGCTGATGTTCTGCATAATCCATGTGAATATGCTGTTTATAATTTTCTAAAAATTCAAGCGAGTACTGTTGTTCATTATGAAACATTGAAGTTTCAATTTTAAATTCACGATTTCCGATTTTGTAGTTTGCTTCAATACAACGAATTAGAGCTTCTTCGTTAATATAATATAGTATATTACTTAAATTAATCCATGAAGCAAGAACATCAGGTGCTGCAACAAACAGACGATTTAATAAAACTTTGTTTGATAACTCATCTTGGTAATCTTCAGATTCTTCAAGATAACGCCAAGCAACAATTTTTAATTCAGCTAAGCTAAGATCAAGTAAGCTGGTTTTATCTGAAATACGAGTAAGCATTATAGAGCCTCAAGTTCACTAAGCATTAAGTTTAAAATAATATCATCGAACCACACGCGTGCCACGGCATAAACACCGCAAGTTTTCGCATCGGCTACATATTCTTCCCAATTAGAATAACTTGTTTTGTTATTATTTCGATAGTAATTTACCATATCACGTGTACTATGACTAGCCATACTGCGATTATTATCATAATCAGCAGCTAGTACTTCAGCGTTAATAGTACGCATATAATAACGATCCATTACTTCAATGATTGATTTTCCATTAATAATTGAATAAATCTGTTTAAACACATTCAATACACTATCCCGGGCAGTATCATAACGTACAAAGGATGAAATACGGTCACGATCTTTAGTAAGATCAATAAAGTTCAATACATCGCCACGTTCAGCCCTGATACCTAGAAATGCACTTACATCCATACTATCACGGTACAAATCAAAGAATTCTTTATCGATATTCCTCTGATTTTCAATATGATATAAAGGAAGTTTTGAAGCATGGTCTTTCAATACTTGAGCAGGGATATTATAATTATGATGGATGATTGAAGTATTAACACTTTTAGAATTAATAAAAATCTTAGTAATTTGTTCAGGAGTTAATGAGAAGTTATTAATAATACGGTCTTGTAAACGCTGAGACAAATCACCTTCTAACATACGCTCAAACAATTCTTTATCAGATAGAATGTTACGTAATTCGTCACGATCTACTTGGTCAAAACAGAAAGAATTAATATTCTCTGAATTAATTTCAGATGGTTCAGCCCTTAAATGAATCTTACCCATTTAAATTATTACCTTAAAGTTATGGTTAAAAGAATGCTACTCGCCTTGCTTACGCAAGTCAATGATTTTGTTCTCTGCGAGAATCAAAATCTACTTTAATAATTATTCTGTTATTAAAAGAACCTTTAATATCAAAACACTTATGAAAGTACTTCATAACTTACCTATCTTATACTGACAAGATTTGTAGAGGCAATTTCATCCCCCACAAGGGGAACGAATCTGACAATGATAGTCGTCGGTATATTGTATTGAGAATTACTTTTCAGTACAGAAGCGGGTTGTTCGGTATTCTTCTTATCTCAGTTCTAACAACGGTCGAGGTCTTAGCTCTCTAAGTGCCAGGTCTATACAATCAAACCCAGCACCTGAATAGTCATAAAATTTGGACGCAACTATACTGTACAAATTTCGATGCTATTCTCCCTTATACTATTTGGTAAGGTGCATCCTTATATGTCTATCGAGGAAGTACTGTTAAGTATTAGATGTACTTCTTTATAGTGCCGCATTGCCGAGGGAGGTACAAACTATGCCTTCACCTATCGGGTTTCTTCTGCACTTCGTACTGCTTGAACTACTCATCTATCAATTACATTTTCATTGAAGTAGGAACAAAACATTAGGGGCATTACGCCCCTATCAAACAGAGTTTTATTATCACAGGTACATTATACCACATTAATCGAAGTCGTTTCAAAAAATGTGTAGATTGTATAGTACCCTTAAAGTTTACCGAATGACGCCCATTCAGAGTTAGTCATAACACCGACTACACCTTTGTCATTAACGAAAATGATAGTATCACCCGACCAATCTACGCCATGCTGAGTACTTGGTTTTTTGTTAGTACTATAAACTGCAACTAAGTTAGCACTGAATAAATTATTGAAAAATTCACGCAGTGCAGTACTTTTCTTGAACTCTTCTGTATTGTAGATGAATTCAATAATGTCGTTGTAGTTCTCTGACAGGTTCAAATCAGAAAGAGCTTCCATTAGTAGATACCTTCCAGTTTAACAATAATATTATCAATACCAGGTTTAACCAGGTACAGAGGATCTTTTACCATATCCCAAAACCTTACAGCTTTGGAGAGAAATGCTTTACCCGTAACTTCAGTACCGTCAGGTAATGTCAGCGTGTAATCGATGTTACGTAACTGTTGAGGTTGGGTACAAGTAACTTTCTTACCAACAACATGATTAGTATCTTCATCAACTACTGCATACATATAGATAGTCATGATTGCACCCTTACAGTACTTCGACTTTAGTAATTTCGTCGGATAGGTAGTAACGAGTATCGTTAACAACAGTGAAGCGATAGTTATTACCACGACCTTGTTCCCAATCGAGTGTGACATTAACAATGTCACCCGATTTAGTTTCCACTTTGAAACTATCATCGTAGCTTGGGTTGTTGTACAGAGAATCCGCCGCACCCTCATTACCGCCAAAATCTTTCATTTTGATAGTCACTTCAGTTTCATTGTTTTCCAGCATAACTACTGGAGTTTGCGGGAGTGAAGTTTGCTGCAATACATATTTGATTGCATCTTCAACCGAACCGTTAATTTCAGTTTCTTTACCAGATTCAATATTTGTTACCAGTATCGAAAACGGACCAACTGGATAGATGTTACGAGAGGGCCAACATGCACCAGTACTGATAGAGATTTCATATCCCATAAAATCAAACTGGCAGCACGCATTAATCTTTTCGCCATAATTGGTATCGAAGTTCAATCCGAAAATAGTGAATCCTTGAAAATTCTTATCTGAAATCGTCATTTTGTTTCTCACTTAAAATTAGGCTGTTTGATTAATAACATAATCAATTGCGTTTTCTACTGTTCCACTGATGTATTTGATTTTACCAGATACTGTGTTAATTACCCTTATTGTTTCAGGTCCAATATTATATACAGCTTGATTTGGATGTTCCGCAGTCGGACTGATGGAAATTTCATGGCCCCTGAAAATAAATTGACAGCAGGCGATTGTATTTTGACCGAAGTCATCAATAAAATCAAGTCCAACAACGGCAAAGCCCTGATAGTTCTTTTTGGTCAATGGTTCCATTTTATTCTCAATTAAAAGTAATGTTGTTTCGGTAGGAGTACTATAGCAAAAAGGGCTGACCGAAGTCAACCCTTATTTTAAATTCTTTTTATTTGTTGGCGTAATAATTAAACAAAATATTGATAGCCTGGTTGTCAGCATCTACCTGCCGCTGAATACGCTCTTTCTCCATATGTTCTTTCGCAAGTTCATACAATTTACGAACAGTATCAGTACGAATATAACGAATTATATCACCGTTACCAAGTATTGATGGTGTTGGGTTATCACCACGAATATCAATTACGACTTCAACCGCCCGGTAACGGTTTTTAATTACAACACAGTTATGGTCGCGACCAACATCTGTTTTCACCGAAAAATCTTCTGGATGTTTTTCAAAAAGTTCCAGGAACTTATCACCGGCTTCAAACTGTTCCATTACAATACCCTTATTTTAATGCGTACAAGTGGAAAAGGAATACGTGTTCAATACCTTCTTCATCATAAAGGTATTCATGTTGAATATCGTGAGTACCGATATACTCACCCCACTTATGCCACCGCCAGCCGCCATCTTCGGGCTGATGTTTTTTAAAGATTGGTGCCATAACTAAAACGTACTTGTTATCGGTGGATTCAATGAACGGGTACTTTTGCAGTACTTGTTCGTAGTTATCACATACACCATAACCATCGAAAAGGTTGATGCCATCTTTCATCATCTGAAGTGTTTTATCCCGGTCAGCAGTGTATTCACCCGTAACTGGATTGAACATACCATAACCACGATCTAATAGTTCGTTCGTAGTATTATCCTGGATAGTGTATTCGAAGTTCAGCGAACTGACCAAATACACACCAGTACTTTCCTGCAAAATATGATCAATTGCAGTAGGTTCGGTATAGCTACTTTTCCAAAATTCATGATTATGGTCACAAGTACCAATGATAGTAATCATTTCTGGATTGGTTGCATCATGTTCTTTGACGTAGTTAACACCATTGTCTGAATTAAAAGTACTCATATCGAAATCTAAATTAACAAGCATTATGTATACCTTTTATTAAAGATCGGGCAATCGGATGTTTTTAGGCATAAGGCGTGAAGTAGTTAAAACTTCACCATTTAATTTTTCAAGCAACTCATGGCGAATATCCAATGCTTGCCATTCACTTTCCAGAAGACGATAAGAGAGAAAACAACCATGCTTCTCAATGCCATTTTCATCTTCATAGCGGAAAGTCCTTGTATAGATATCACGAATCGTGGCTTCTACGCCGCAGCAAAGTACTCGCTCATTAATCTTAAACTTTGAAATATCTTCAGGTGAATAACGCGGAATAGATCTGTTGCGTACATTATGGTTCTTTTCGCGAGCTGGAGAGTTCATAAGTTTAACTTTTCTTTATCTGGTCAAGACGTCTATAATAGCAAAAAGGGCTGACCGAAGTCAACCCTTTGTTTTACGAATGCACTGCTAAAAAGTTTCTAATTTCACGGTCATTGTACAATGGTGTTTCATCATACTCAACCGTCTCTAGGCTCTCTGTGCTGCCTTTGGTGAGGACTTTCACTACTACCTCATCATCGGTCTGGCTGAGTACGGTGAAGCCTGAGCTTTTGATACGGTCAACCAAATACTGACTTATCACGTTCACCTCCTGAAAGTTGTGTTGGAGTACATAGCTTTCGGTACTGCAACACTCTAGGAGATGAATGTCAATAAGTCAAGTACTTTTTAGCATGAACAGCTAAAAAATGACCCGCGATCATGATAAGGAACTTCAACACCGCGATAGATTTCGTAGTTATCCCAAAACTCGTCTGAAACATATTCACCTTCAAGTAATCCACCTTTAACAAGATAGTTATTCCAGGTTCCATTACGCTGTGAACGTACCCAATCATCTGCGTATTCCATTAGTTCATCAACCTCTAAACCTAAATCATCTGCATAGTTTTCAATCCAGTAATATGCAGTGTTTGAATCTTTCTTTTCTGGCTCTGATAAAGGTGCTGGTTCGACAAATTCAGTACGTTTTACAACTGACGATGGTACAGATACAGTTAAACGTTTCTGGATTTCCTGCATTAGTTCTTCAGAAGTTAATTCTTCAAGAGCTTTCGGTTTATTCTCTGGAAAATCTGGATGGGTCCAAACGTGTGCAAGAGAAGTAATCTTACGTGGATAAACTACTAACCAGAAACGTTCACCTTTTTCAACTTTTTCAGTTAGAAACGGATCAACAATACCAACAGCTTTCAGTTCTGGACGGAAGTCAGTTGCATATGCTTTACCATCTGAACCAATACCAATGTTACAACCAACAGTTAAATCTTCACCTGCTTCAACAGGCTCAACACCTAAGTGAATTGCATCACGACGTTCTTCACGAGTATGAATCAAGCCAAGGGAATCTAATGCATCTGTTGCAACTGAACGTTTATCTTTATGAGACATAATTTTAAAACCTTATTCGAAGTTAATATTATTACGTACTACAATGCGACGTACTTTATCCATCATATCATTGTAGCGACGGGATAGAGTTGCTTTTGAAGTTACAAACTTTCCTTTACCATCAATATAACCAGAAGTAATTACTTCGTCAAAGGTATGAACACGATACCCGTCAAGGCCATGTACTAAACCTAATAGAACTCGTTCATGTTCTTCAAGTTCATCCATAATTTCTTCCATCACTGCAAGAAAATCTTTACTCAAACAACGTTCATCTACAACGTAGTCTGCACTTTCACCTGGTATAATATCTTTTAGAGTTTGTTCTGAACCTTCTTCTGAACGGTTCATTGGCGTATCAATACTAAAAGTATTACTGTTATAATTCATAATACGTTTTACTGCACGGATATCGATCCCGGTTGCTTCTGAAATTTGTTCGTTTGTTGGATAGCCATTGCTATCAGAAATGAAACGTTCAATGAATGATTGAATTTTAATATTACTTACAGAAAGATGTTCTGGTAGTGCAACCATCCGTACATCATTGTTGCCGTTACGATACATGTACTGACGGATTGCAGTAGTAGCATAAGTACTAAACATTGTACGGAAAGATGGATCAAAACCATAGATTGCTTTCATCAATCCTTCGAATCCATATTGTACTTTATCTTGGAATGGAATGTTACAAGTACAGTTCTTTGCTTCAGTATAAACTAAACCACTATTATAAAGTACTAGTAGTTTTTTAGATTCTTCTACATCTTCACCTGATTGGATCTTACGAATAAGTTCTTCATTGCTCACATATTCACGCGACTTTACAGAAGCTTTAATTTTATCCATAGTTAAATCAGAAGAGGAAGTATTATCTTCTTGTTTTGTTTCTTCTTCTAAATCAAGCGAACCTAGATTATCCAGATTTGTTGTTTCTTCTTCAAAGCATTCGTTTAGTACTTCTTCCTGAATTTCTTCTAAGTTTAGCTTTTTAATGCTCACATTTTCTCCGAACAAAATATATACGATGAATTTTAGTCAATAAAAAAAGCCAGGCTTTTCAGCTTGGCTTTGGTACAACACGAACGTAGGGGTTTGGTTATGCTGAGTAGGTGCTGTGAATAATCACGTTACCTTTCTCTTCTTTCAGATAGCGACGTGCTTCGGCTTCTGAACGTGCTGAAATGCGGGTGCGGTGCTTATTGCTGCTACCTTGGAAATAGTACTCTACGAAATATTCTTTCATGATACTGTATCCTTTTGTTTAAGCTCAGTTGTTATTTTAATATCATAGCCGAGTTCAATTGCAAAGTCAACTAGCATATCGATACTAAACAAATCTTTGCGTTCCTGCATCAAGTTGGATACGCGAGGCTGAGAAGTCTTTAACGCGTGGGATAAATCCTTCTGTGACATATTGTGGATCAATGCCGTGCCTTTGATTAACTTGAACAACTGTTTCTTTAATGCGTCTTTATTACTAGCCATTTCAAAATCTCACTTAAAATTCATCTCGATTAAAAGGTGGCGGGGTTTCCCCCGCCGGGTCTGGCATTCATTGCTTCAACCGTTACGCATATGCTCTCACCACCGAACTGATGATAACATAGTACTTCGTAGTAAATCAAGAACTTTGTTGAATGAGTTCGGTTCATTCTAAAAGGTACTGTTTCTCATTCCACCTATAAATGGTGTGGGGTATCTACGCTATACCACAAGTACCAGTTTGAAACGTTACGCGGCCTACGTCTACCGCACCAGATAAAGTATCTGGAAAGTTTTTCGCTAACTTCATCCTGCTTAACCTATGGTATCGCAAGTCAACGTTTCTACTCCTAGATTACTCACATATTACTATGTCAGCAACAGTACTGAAACATCAATCCGGTTTCCCCCAGCCCCAGCTCTAACTCGGACTACGCGATTGACATAACCAATGTTCCAGTATACTTCTTTCAATTACCATTACTTTGAATGGCGAAGTCAGACATGAGCGGCTTCTACGATATTTGTAGCGGGAATAAGCTACCCCGCATCAATCTCCACCTGTACAGTACAATTACTTTAGTACTAATACGTGCTCACTGCAATATGTCTCATTTATAGTGTGAATCTAATTCGCGGTTATTGCCAAAGTGCCGCGAACCAATCACTTTTCGCCTAGATTTATATGATTAATTTATAATTTAAGTTTTACATTTGCGTAAAGCCCTCATCTTTATTAAACACTACACTTTTCAGTGCATCCAAGAACAATCTTGCTTTAGAGACTCTATTATGCTTTCTTTCGAAGTAGAAGTCAAGCATAATTTTCATTTATTTTTCGAATCTTTAAAGTTTAAATCGGATATTTCTCTTTCAGTGCTTTCCAGTCTACCATTCCTGGTAGTACTGTCAATCGCTTTTTTAAGATTTCTTGGGCTAATTTTTCAGCCTGTTCTTCGGCTTGCCAACAGATACGATTCTTACTTTCCAGATCATACCATTCATAACCTTCGAAACCATTCCAGCTTTTACATCGTGCTTTGACTTCATGCGTCTTCTTCCAGCACTGGAAGAAATACTTACGCTCAAGTACTTCGATCTTGATGACAGAACCAAATAAATCAGGTTCAAGTTTAATGAAACTAACAATGAATTTGTGTTTCATTTTTGTTAATCCTTGAAGTTAACAATATCAAGAACTACTTCATCATATGATTTACAGAAACCAACCGCCAGACCATGTGCATAATCAAACGCACTGAATTCTGGCTCACCTTTATTACTGCGAATTTTACGTGCAATGTTAGCAATGCACATTTCGTATGCGTTCATATTAATCTCATTTAAAAGTGGAGAGGCCGTCCCTCTCCAATACATATATAATACTACTTAACCTTACGAATTGCAACCAGAAAAATCCCCTTTCCGTTATTTTGGAAGGAAGTTTCTGCCATAATTTTTGAGCCATCCAGACCGAAATCGATTGACAGTTTAACAATATTATGAGTGTGGCTAGTCTTACCCAACTGGAAACTCGTAATATAGGCTTCAGCTTCCTGGATAGTTTCAAAGCGTTTAGCAGTACTGAAGTCATTTGAGCGTACCGGTGTATCCCATTTATCCTCACGGATAAACTGATACTCAGGAATAACACTATCAACTACAGTAATAATATACATGCTATTTTCCTAGACCAAGTGCTTTGATCTCTTGTGGAGATAGTTTCTTTAGGGCTGATTGACGAAGTTCTTCATCAATTGCATCTTGTGATACTTCTTCAGTAATAACAGTACAGCGAAGAATTCCAGTTCCATTATCTGAACGTTTAGATTCCATCGCAGAATTCATAGTACTATGTTTCTTAGCACTTTTGAAATCTGTTTTATATGGATAACCACCAGTGTGGTTATCATGATCGATAAAGCCATCATCTTTCTTTACTACATAGTAAACAATTGAATTAGACATTTTTAGTCACCGTAACGAACATTCGTAAATTTTCTTTCATTATCATACATGATATGTTCACGTACAATAACACCTTTTTCAATATGAAGTACACGTTCATGTACTGGAGTACTTAAAGTTATTTGTTTAAGTTCATCCAGTTCAACAGATACTTCACCTTTGTATTTTAAGAATCCCATACGTTTACGATTGAAGTGGTATTCGAATGATTTGTCGGTGACATTAATATAATACACACCTTCTTCTTCAATCGTCTTACCTTCTTCAACGTAAGTGATGATGATTTTAAAATTGCCATGATCTGTATAAGTACTAAAACAATTTTTCAATTCATTAGAAGTTACTGTAAATTGAAATACGTAACCACTTTTATTTTTAAATTTTTCTGCTGCACCATTAGCATTCATTTGGATGATCTGTAATGGAACTGCGTCAAACTGTTCAAACACATTACTATTTCTGTCATCCATTGAAAGGAATTTATTAGGATCTGTCAGAATAACCCAATCATTTTTCTTGAACATAATTTCTCACATACTTAGAGATTCAATAAAATCGAATAGTTCATTACTTTCTACCAAGCCTGCTCCAATTAAACGAATACGAGTTTCTTCTTTGCTGGCAGTAGTTTCAAAAGTACTTTCCATAACTTCGTGCAAACAGTTTGGTAGTACATTCCAAAGTTCATCACCCAAATCATGGTCACTTAAGCAGCCATGTTCATCGAAGTAATCTTTATCCACAATACTTATTAAAAAACCAAAATCTTCAGCATCATTGAATGAAAAGAGATACATTATAGCTCCAGACCGTAAACAGTTGCTTTCATGCGTAGTTCATAGGGATCGAACGACTCTTTAATCCATCCTTCAGGCGATACCCATGCATCCCAAGTTTTATTTCGGCGTTTGTAGGTGGTAAAGTCGAAACGTACTACACTGTCATTCGTATATTCCAAGTTGTCAGCTTGTACAACACAGAATTTAGAATCGATTTTTGCTACGAATTTGCGGTTAGCAAAAATAATTTCACCATCACACTCAATTCCAATTAGATCTTCAAACTCTGAAACGCGGTTAACCGTACCGGTACGCATTGTTCCTTTATAAAGGAAACATACTTCTTCATTTTTATTCAATAACATAACATTGTACCTCAAAAAGTACTGCATTTGGTTGCAGTACTTAATTTATAATCTTTAATCTTTAAAGTTGATGAAAGGACAAATTTTTTGTTTCTTTGCTTTTACATAAGCAAATACAAAGTTTGTTTCTTTTGGTTCATCAGATTTATTAGAAACCCAGCGATGTTTGAAGTATGTATTATATGCAATAACCAATACAAGTAAAGTATCAATTATCACAGATGTTACAACAGCACGATAGTTAAATACGCCGGGTAGCTGATGGAATATTGCAGGTAAGATCTTCATACTTGCAAGCATATCATTGAAAAATGCACCAAAGCCATATAAAAACACAATTAATATTGCAGTTAATGCGAATAGTAAAATTACAACACCTGCAACGATTAAAAATGGTGAAAGTACTACTTGCCAGAAATAGATACAAAGTGAATTTGATGGACTTTTACCAAAAAAGTCCAACATAAAATCTGCCATACGGTAATGCCAAGAGTTACGACTGATATTCATTAACTGCCTCGTGTTAGGGAATTAACACAATCCCCGATTGTTGGATGTTTTGTACCGAACTGATAACCAACGCCAGCACCGATACTGAATACTACCAGGATAAGAATAATTGGCTTTAACATTTTACGACTCCAGTTTATCAATAATTGATTGGACAGTAGTTAAACACTCCTGCTGAAACTGCTCTGAATCATAATAAGCAGTCCCGCCGCCAGATTCAACTTGCTCTTTAGATAAGTATAACCCATTTTTAAGATTATAGTCAAGAACAATTTTCCATGCTTTATACGTCGCTAAAACCAGTTCTACGATGATCGGATGGTGATCCGGCTTAACATAAAAACAAATCGAATATTCACTGCTAAATGGGTAAGGCGTGCTGATAAAGTTCCTGCTATGGTCAGCCATCTGATCCGTTGCATAAGCAATTTGCTCTGCTGCGATTGCCTCTGCATCGAAATAGTACGATTTATCTTGTACCCCAAATTCCTGTTTGTAAGTTGAAATACTTTTCTCCATGCGTTGTTTAATACGCTCTGGAACTTCAGGGAAAAGATCTTTCCATTGTTGATAGTTGGATTCTTCTTCCTGGAGAAAACGTGCACGTTTGTCCAATACAACATCAAAATTGTAATCGTACTTAGAAAACAAATTCTGATAACGTCTTTCATCATATTCTTCGTACTGCAACCCTTGTACTGGATCATACTCAATTCCATTTCCAATAACAGAAAAAATATGATCCAGTTGGCTTAGTGCAGTAGGATGAATAGTAATGTACTTATACTTCTGGAAACTCAAGTTGTATAGTACATTATCTAATTCCGACATTTTATTATCCTAACAGAATGTTTAAGATTTGTTTTTTCATATTGACTACACTAGCTTCCAGCTTTGATTTAGCATTGAAGGTACTGTCAATATCTTTATAGAACTGGTCAATCTCTTTAGTCCTGATATTTTTTGATTCAGTAAACTTCTCCTGAATAGTCTCGTACAGACCTTTAATCTTAAGAGTCATTTCCTGTACCTGAACATCAGTACTTTTGATAGATACAACTAAGTCGTTAATTTGTTCTGACATTTTGAACCTACTTTAATTGTTGGATGACAGTATCATCGTAAATTTTCTGCTGCAATTTACGTAGTACAATGAAGAATGCCACAAAAAATAAAGTTGTGCAAGCCCCAAAATACATTTGATACTGAAACATGAATAATGCACATGGAACTAAAATATACACTGGTGTTGATGAAATCACATAGGTTCCATAACGCCGGTACATACCTAATCGTATTTCATGATTCTTATTGCCCAACGCATCAATCATCATATGTGCCGTTATACCGGCAGCCGCAGACAATATAATAAGAACTACTGTACTTAATGTAAACCACTGCTGAGGAATATGTAAGTCCAAATTTAAAGATTTTTGAATAACATCCATGAATGCAATAAAGTACAATACAAAGAATGCTATTAGATACTTATTGATTTTCATTTTAACCTCAGTCGTTAAGTACTACAGTTGGCTTCTTCTTGGCATTTTCTTTTGCTACTTCAAGATTATGTGCATCAGCTCGTTCATTCTGACTGACCCGAACATAGTTCCATACTGCAAACATAATTAATGACATCATTAAGAACGGCCAATTACTACAAAAGAAGCATAATGCTGCAAATACAATAAAGTGGTAAGTATAAATGAAATTGAAACTTTCATACTTATATACTTCCGACAGATGTAAATCTATTTTACGGGTACTATCTAAATCAGGATATTGAATCCAGTACCCCATAGTAAACAACGAAGAAGCCATATATGCAATGATCATAACTGCTACATATTTTGTTTGTAGTGTTTGATTAATGTACACATACATTTCATTCAATGAATAAAACGCAAAGATAATTTCAATGAAAATAAGTATTACAGTAATTAAGTTGATATAAGAACGTTTCATTATTCCACCGTAAAATTAATATTACTTTAGGGAGATACCCCAATTCTTTTCCATCTCAGCTTTCAAATTACTGATTTCATTATTTGAAAGTACAATCTTTTCTTTTTTCTGTGAAGACATAGGCTTAGCTACCGCAACATCAGAAGTACCCATATTATTACTGACGTACTGCTGAACGCCTTTGGTGGTTAAGAACTTACCATTCAGTAGTTGTCCGAAGGTGATATTACGTTTCTCAGTATATTCACCAATTTCACTAACAGGTACGACAGTTTTGCTTAGTACTGCCACTTTGGTAAAGCCAGTAATTAGTTTATCAGCTTTAACATCACACACGATAGCAAACGGGTAACCTTCCCAATAACAAACCCATTTATGGAAATCAGTACTATCAACTTTTAAACAATCTTTAAAAGTATAATACATAAAGTCGTCATCCATAAGACCCAAGAAACCTCCACCGTCTGCAATAGATTCAATTGGAATGTAGCCAGCACGGTTGATCATTGTCTTGGTAATTTTAGTTGCGAGTACGGATGACATAGTTTAAACCCTCAAGTAACACATTAAAATATAGTTGTTCAAAAATAACTTAAAGTACTTTACGCTGACGTGCTATTTTTTCTTTACGTTCTTTTTCATGCAACATAGCAACGACTTTGTTTGCAAGTATAAAGACGGTTGGAGAAAGTAAGTACTCAACATCGTTTATATTACCAATATTGTACTGAAAAGGCAATGTATTTCTGTTTTCTGGTTGAACAATGCGTAATTTATACTCATCGGTTTCATCCCGCCAGCTAGACCCTGACCAGCCTACATCAGTTCCACCATCTAAAGCAAGTGCTAATAATTTTTCAAGTTTAGCATTGACTTCTGGATAAAACTGTTGATTGGTATTGATTTGCTTATAAGTACACAAATATGACAGTGCATAGTTCTGAAGAAATGACCACACACTATTAGATACTTTATAAGCATATCGTGAACGTATATTAATTCCACCACATGCAAAACTGAATGCACCCTGGAACATTACAAAAAAACATAATAGATACCATTCAAATGTCATTTGCTTACCTTATATTCTTCCTCACATTTAATAGCTAAAGGAGATGTTGAGTTGTTGGTTGCAGTATCGACGCCGCTTTGATAGTACTCTGAAATAATCTGATTCTTTTCAAGTATGCCATTTGGAATCTGACTATCAAAGTACTTCTGCATTTTCACGTATACTTTCTTTTTCTTTACATAGCTCATCTGTGATGAATATCCAGCACAAAATGAGATATGATTAATACCAGTACTTGCTTGTGCTTGTTTATATAAAAACAAACTGATCAATGCAATGAAAATTAATCCAATCGTTTTCATTAAACCTTCTCCAAGAAGATTTTTACAGGAGTAAATGGATCAGCATAAGTATACAATGCTTTATGAAGAACTTTTTTCACAAGGTATTCTTGATTATACAAAAGTACTGTGTCTCCTACCGATGGAATTTCCCAAAACTGAATAGTTTCTTCGGCTTCATCAACAACTACATCAACATCTTTTTGAACAATCATTGGAATCGTAGCTCCTGTAATGGCGACATAATACTACTGACCGGATAGTTTTCAATCTTAGGACGATTGTCTGGCCCGGTTAGTACGGGTTCGAGTAGATGGATTTGATCTACCTTATTGTAACCTTCGAACGTAAACTCATGGATACGTTCATTGAACAACGCCCAAAGAACAATATCAGCTTTACGTTGGATCTTTGGAAGCTGTCGTGAACTGATGCAAGGCCCGTAGCGTAGCCATGAACCGTACTTAATGCCTTTGACTTCAATCCGCTGTCCACCTACATAAATGTCGCATTCACCTTCACGGCGTTCATCCATGTAAGCAGGGTCAATTGACAGATTCGCTCCCGTCATTTTCTCAATCTCTTGGAACAGTACATGAGCAGCGTACTCCGCAGCTAAGCCTACCAGATGAGAGTGAGCGTGATTGAAGCCATAAGGGGAGACGCCATCAGGTGACAGTACGGAGAACTTTTCGGCCTTGGCTTCAGCCAGGTCCAGAAAGTTCGCGAACTCCGGTTCCGTCAAGCGAATCTTCATTTTGTTATCACGCACGATTAAACGACTCATAAAATTCTCACCTCAATTAATATGCAACCATTGTACCAAAAACTGGTGCCAAGTCAAGCAGTTTAGAATTTGTTATCTTTTTTCTACAAACTTATTGTTGCACTAAACTGTTATAAAAGTCAACAAAAAATGATGTTTTTTAAATAAATACCTCATAATAACAGGAGGATAAAAGATGGCTAGACCTATTGCTGGTATTGATGAATATAAATTTGGTGAATGTGGGTTCGTGGTTGACGGTGCTTTACTAAAGAATGGTGTTAAACTCAAAAATGTTCGTATCTATAAACAACGTTCAATCCATATGTTCGATTTAATCGATCCAATCACAAGAACTATATATCAGAAAGTACAGATTACGGGTTATGACAATGATACTCGTGTTCTTAATTATGATTTAACGGATGATGCTTTGCTGAACGTTATTCCAGTAAACTCATTTTATGTGCGTGGGTATAATGATACTCTATCGCAAAAAGGTTTTGTAATAAGATTCTTAACTAATAAAGTAGTACTGAGTGATGGAAGTCATGCATATCTATACGATATGTATACACCGTTCTGTAGTTTGCCTAATCCAGATTTGGGTACAATCATTGTTAATACTGTAACAGTTGACAGTACTACAGTTACTGGTTCAGTAAGTGCAACATCAGGCAATTTAATTGAAAATGGAATGGTAGTAACGTTAACAACTCCAGAAGGAAGAGTGTATGCGACTAATGTAGTTAATCGTATCTTTACATTTACTGGTGTTGTGTTTGAAGGAACAGGAACAGGCACGATTGAGATAACTTCACCAATCTATAACACCAGTTCCATTGAATTTGAAGTACAGCCTGAAACGGCAGATAGTGATTATGTAACTGTATATCCAGTTGCGGCTAGCCAGTTCATAGCTAATCCAGATAGTACGTACAGTTATGTTCTTCCTGAAAGTGTACATATGAGAGGGGTTGATCTTATCGTTCAGGTACAATCGAATGGTTCGGTTTATACCAGTACTGTGAATGTGGATGGCACCGGTAATATCACACTTACTCAACTAAGCAGAGCAGATGCTAACATACTTATTATTGGTAGTACAAGACTTACAGTGACTTATTCGACTGCATTGGTTTGGACATTGAACGGTTCACATTATCAGATGAGTATTCCACAATCTGTTCACCAGAAAGAGAATATATCTCTAGCAGTATATAATGACACTGAGCTTGTTACGGTAGAAGTACAAATAGATAACTCAGAAAATATAACTCTAATCAGTGATACTAACTTTACTGGTAAGGTTGTTATTTCTGGTAAATCATAAACGAAAAAAGGGAGCCAATAGGCTCCCTTTTGTTTTAATCAAATATTATAGACCACGAAGAATTTCGTTGAATACCTGATTAACGGTTAGATGTGCATTGTTACGTGCAGTATCAAAGATAAACGATTTGTGATTTGCAACAGCACCTGCAACTTCGTCATCACCGTGGAAACGACGAACGTTATCAACTAGTGCAATGACACGAGCATCATTTGCCATTAGGTGTGCAACTTTGTCATCGATAGCAGACGTTAGTTCTGCATCAGTTAGATCAGAAACTACTGAATCTGCTGACACCGCAGTTTTTGCTGCTGAACGACCGTTACCAAATACAGATTCTGCATCAGCAACAGTATCACGACCAGTACGTACTGAACCGCGTAGTGCTTCAGTAATGGTATCGATCATATCCTGAGCACGGGCTTCAACATCAACTTTCTGAGTGGTTGCCGCCGCACCAGCTTTACGTGCTTTAGCAGAAACGGTATCAACTACGCCACCGAAAAGACCAGATACTAGGCTGGAAACTTCCTGGAAAAGACCAGTTACCGAGTTTGAACTTTTTGCATCATCAAGGATTTCACCAAGATCAAGCTGAGCAGATAGTGCTTCTTCGTGTGAATCAAAAGCAACGATTAGTTCTGCTTTAGAAGTTTTGATGACTAGGGAAGTAGCATCAACTACTGCGAATAGGAAATCTTCTGAATCAAATAGTACGGTTTCGAATTGAACTTGCATTGTATACCTCAAGGGTTATTGGATTATTTTGTTTCTTAGTTACTTAAAATGTACTTAATTCCTTAAGTACTTTGTGGAGCTATGCGGATTTGAACCGCAGACCTACTACGTGCAAGGCAGTTGCTCTACCAACTGAGCTATAGCCCCTTATCACGTCCTAACTTATACCGAGTCGGCTTTCGGGCAGACGTGATACACCCCGAAGCACATTGGCTTTGTATAAGCTTGATGCGGGAGAGGGATTTGAACCCCCGACCTCCAGGTTATGAGCCTTGCGAGCTACCTGCCTGCTCCATCCCGCACTTGATTACGTATCTATTATACCAGATTTTTTCGTTTCGTTTCATATTTTTAAGATTTATTTTTAAAATCTTTATCTCAACGAATGCCCTTATTATACCACAAAAAAATCTGGCGTTTCATATTTTTAAAGGGCAATGTAAAAAACAAAACCTGGGATGCCGATGAACAGTACTAACAATGCAATAGTCAGGAGTATATCGTACTTCATCCGATTCTTCTTTGACCCGTACTGTGGAGCCGCAATACCGAAGTTAATTAACACCAGAATACCAACTACCCAACAAATCAACATGAATACTACGGACAATAAAATATGCATAAAATCCACCGTTATTTGTCAATCTTTTTAAGAATTAATTCTTCGGCCTTTTTGTAGTTTAACCCACTAACTGACGCAAGCTGCATTTCTTCAGAAACCATCTTATCACATTTAGTGCATTCAGCAGTATAATTAATTTGATGATTTCCGTTGGGTTCACCCCACCAGTTTAAACGCTGATATACATTCAATGACAGTACTTCAAACTTATGTCGGCAAAAGAACATTTTTAATTTAGACATACAAGTTACCAGATATTAGACATATTATGAAGTGCTAAGCGTGCATCCTCAATTGTATTGAGTTTGTTGACAAAGAAAGGACTATTAATTTCCGATTCAGTCAAAGCACGATCAATACAAGCATTGGCAACTTCTAGGAATTCAGTGCATTCTTCATTGGTGAATGGTTTATCAAACACCCAATAAGGATGTGATGAATCCAACGAAATATGAACTAAATTAATTGCTTTTTTGAATGATATATCAGCGTTTGTTGCAAGGGTAAGTACATCTTCAACAAAATCTTCAGTACTGATATATGTTGTTAATTTAACAGGTTCAAAAATCATTTCTTTGGATGTAGATTCTTTAAGTGCAACTTCTACTTTGTTGTCTCGTTCATCCAATATGAAGTATTTCATTTATTTTCCTTAGTGGTCAGTACTGGATTTGAACCAGTGACTTCTACATTATGAGTGTAGCGTTCTACCAACTGAACTAACTGACCTTAATTTTTATATTTTTGTATGTTGTGTGCTAGTGCGTGAATGTCGAACCGTGCACGTTGTAGTGCAGATACTGCTGAGTCCTGATAGCTATTAGTTGTCGCCTGTACATTCTTTTCAACTGTAATATACTGCTGTAATTCAAGCTGGATGTTCAGAAGCTTTTCTTCGATCTCGATCAAACGTTGTGCAGTAATCATAATTTTTATCTCATTTAAAAAGACCACTCCTATAGTGGTCAGGACAGATGTAGTGTCTCACGACACGGCTTCTGTGTCAAGCCTAGAAATGAATTCTTCGGCATTATCTTTACATTCCAAGAAAAGTGCTTGTAAATCACAACCAGCTTTCGTTGAGAATGTAATATCAGGTATATTTGCATCAGGGTACATTAGTTTAATATATTCCTTGATTTCAATATCTTCTAGATATGGTATTTCATATATATAATCAACCCTTCCTTTACGCACTACTGCTGGATCAACTTTTTCAAGATGGTTAGTAGTTAAGAAGATGATAGTACCGTTCAACGAAATCACACCATCTAGTACATTAAGAATTTTTGATAGGCTTAACATTTCCATATCAAAGATATTATCGGATTGTGCTTTTGTTTCACGGTCATGAACTGCACTACATGAATCAAAGTCTTCAATCAGTACTATACTATTAGGTGGAATAGTACTCATTGCTTTTTCAAATGATTTATTACTCATAGTTGATAAATCAATGATACAAATATTTTTATTAAAGTTAGATGCAATTGCTTTAATAGTACTACTCTTACCAGTGCCAGGTTTTCCATGTAAAATATAAGTTTGTTTACATGCTAGACCACGAGATGTGTACCAATCAGGATTACTATAGAAGTACTCTAGGTTTTCTAGAATTTTATCTTTAATTTCTTTTTTGAGAATTACAGAAGATAATGGACGCTTCTTAACACTTGTCAAGTACTTCCAGTCTTCACCAGCAATTGTATAAATTCCCATATCGTCTTTCTTTGGTTTATATGCGAAGTCCTGTATTAATGCCATAATAGGCTTTTGGCTTCGACCAAAGGTTTTAATTACAATATGTTGCTTTTCTTTTTCTGAACCCTGTGAGTTTAAAGATGTTTTTTCAAACCAGAATAATCTTTTATTATAGAAGAAGAAGTGTTTACCATACCCTGCACCTACCACGTATGACTCATTATTATCGTTATCACTGTACCAACCGGTATTACCATCAAGAGATAAGTATCTAGACCATTTAGCATATGGTGATTTTAAAAACCAAGACATAAAAGCTTTAAACTGAGTCTCGTTTCCGGTATGTCCTGCGTTATTAAACTCTAAACTTGTCAGTACCTGTCTTTTTACAAACATAATAAATGTTGGAATAAACTTTAGACAGTACGTTAATACACCTAATCCCCATAATGAAACTGCCCCTGCTAACCAGGGATAGGTTTTCATTGCCAGTACTAACTGTGCGTATAATCCCGCAACAAACTCGAACATTACATATCCTTTACTGCACGTGTTAAAATATAATTAAATCTTGCTAGATCATAGATGTTTAAATCAAATAGATCTTCTCTCATAATTTGTAAGTACTCGTAAATCTCTGGTGTATCACCTTGTGATTCAATATCAGTATTGATTAGAAGGCCAAAATCTACGATACAAAGAAGAAGGTTTAAATCACCTTCATCATCAAAGTAACCCACTTTTACTAATGGTACTGGTGCTGTGTGGTCAAGTTCTAACAAATACGTCACACCATTATAATCAAGTGTGTGATCATCGTAACGAAGAAAATGATAGTAGTTCTTGTCAAAGAACTGTGCAACTTCACGTAATGAACCGAATGCGTGCATTGTGTTTCCTTATATTGAATGTGGAGCATGGGATCGGATTCGAACCGATGAATAATGGATTTGCAATCCACCCCCTTAACCGTTCAGGCACCCACGCTTATTTGAACTTTATATATACTCGATTTCCGCTACCTTTAATGAACAAACCAAATGATTCAAAGTAATCTACAATCATTTGTAGTCTCTGGCATTGCTCAAAGTCCAAGATATAATCTTGTGTAGTAGCTGTTTGGAAGTGTTCTTCTTCCGTTTTGGGTAGTACTGGATAGTGTAAATTCAAACTGGTGGTTACTATTTCAACCATATCATTCTCAAAATAAGATAATGCAGTTGTGTTAGAGTTAGATACCATAGTTTTAGTAAAATTAACCCAGCTCATATCATCACTTGCACTAATCATACTAACAGAATCTTGACGCCATTCGAGAACGTTAACTACAGAATCAAGACGTTTGGTTTCAATACGACCACTGTACTGTCTTTGATCATATTCAGCGTATACATACATTTTAAAAGTTATAGTGTTGTTGAATAAGTCATGTTCAATTTTAAGATTGTCATATTCATAGACGCGTGATAAATTTCCCACATCTTTACTTTGTTTAAAATTATTAAGGTTTTCATAGAATACGTTAACAATTGCATTTCTAGTATCTAGAGCATCCATTTATTTGTTATATCCTGTAAGATTTTTCTTTTAATGGTTTTAATATTCTCAGTACTTTCATAAGGTAACACATTAGAATGAACTGTACTTTGTTGAAATGTTTGTTCAAATATATTAGATACAGTTTTCATTTTATCTCAAACAATAAAATAGGGAGCAATTTGCTCCCTTATTTTAATTAGATTGGCTGGCATCTGGTGCAGGCGGTTCTGGCTGTACTACTGGTGCAGGATCTGCGGCAGGGGTAACAACTTCAGCGGGTGCGTCAGTACTTACTTCGTCTTCACTTGCTGGAATACCAACGTCAAGTTGATTGTTTTCCGGCTCTTTAGTTAAAGCGGCAAATATTGATTTTAGAATAGACCAAATTTTACTTAAAATACTCATAAGTACTCCTTAGATAAACAGACTTGTGTCTGCTAATTATTTAAGTAAGTACTTAATATAATGATGTAAACAATTATTACTGTATGTAAAAGTTGTTATTTACGAATACAACTGATTCCACCTTCCCATGTTTTACTGTTCATGACGACAAAACATGATGCATCGGGATATTCTACACGTTTAACACTTTGATAGTTATTACCTGATGTAGCTACTGAGATTACACGGTTGTTAGGTGTAATATCTTCATCAATGACCGGTTTCGGTTCATCGTCAACATCTTCTTCCGTTGGTTCAGGTGCATTTTGTACATGAACTTGAACGGTAGTTGCAGTTTCTTGTGGTGCTGGATTGTTTTTCTGAGCTTCTGCCGGAAAAGGTTTACATCCAGCAAGTAGTAACAGAGCTGTAATAAGAAGTGCTTGTTTCATTATAATTCCTTTGGAATTTTGATTTGTTTAACATCAACTACAGTTTCATCTTCAAAGAAACTTACCGCCCACTGATGGGTATTTGGATTACGAACAACTGACTTAACAGTATTGTACTTTTCACGACTTTTAAATGGCTTAAGAGATTTTTTACAAACCATCTTACCAATAAGTTTAGTTCCTAATTCCCACACTTCACGATCTGAATCGATATGACGTTGTGCCAGTACTTCTTTTTCTTTTGGAGTAAGTGAAATATACATATTAACCTTACATAATTTTAATACGTTTAAACTCAGGAACAATAAAGTCTTCTTCGATTAAGAAGATCTCTGCATCAGAGAACACACGACAGAACTCATAATCATATTCAACCGGATTACCAAGAATACATGATTGAATGAATTCAAGTACACAATAACTATCTAATTCTTCATTATATAAGTCAATATTGTACAGAGAAAGAAGCTTCAGTACTTCTTCTTTTATTTCTGATTTCTCAACCAATTCCAACATGTCGTCGATTACAAAATCATTAAATTCTTTGTTGCCATACTTGTTAGAAGTATAAAGTTTAGCTACTGAAACTAAAAACACTGCCTGTTCATATGAAAGGCCGTGTTGGTTTACAGTATTGTAATGATCTCCATCATTTTCCCATGAAGTAATGGCGACCGAATAACCTTTCGGAATTGTACTACCAGTTTCTACTAGCATTTTTGCCTTATTGTATTAGTTCAACGAAGTTTACCAGATAGATATATTTTTCATCATTGTAGGTAGTACCGAATGATGCTTTGATAATCTGGATATTATTTTCGATACAGAAGTCTTCGAACAGATTACGGTTGTCAAATGACTTGAATACACGCCTTGAGTTAGCACCATGTTCTTTGCTGAACTGCTCAACTACCACGATTTCTTTTGACATTTTTCCGCTCCTTACTCTGATTGTTCCGAGCTTTCGCTTCGCTAATACGAATGTGTTCTATTGCTTCATCAATCGTATTATACGTGCTAAGCCGTTGGCTGTCAACAGATTTTACTGAAGATGTGTCACCCATGCAAGCATGAATTCCAGTACAGCCACACCACAAACATTTATCCTTTAAGTTTAGTTTTTTCATATCCTTCCAATTGTTCCATGATATTCATATCATATAACGCACCTGAAACAGTACTGTATACTATCGCATTATTTTTATCATCATACACAATTGAACCATTTTTGGTGATACAATATCCCCATTCTTTGTCAACATTTTGTTCACGCGATAAACTATAAGGACTTTTTTTGCCGGTTGCTTCAGGATTGACAGTTTTTACATAAATCCATGCTGCAATACGTTTATTCATAGCATAAACAATACAAACACAAACAAATAAAATTGTACAACAAATTAATAAAGTGTTCATCATTATTATACCTTAGTTAAACGATAACCTTCCATCTTCTCGTATTTGTTCATTACTTCAATCGCACTTTCCATATACTTGTAAACATCATATGTATTTTCAGTACCATGAATTTTAACTACATTACCATTTTTAGTGATAGTATAACCCGTATCACCTTTGTAGTCTTTTGAACGTACTAAACCATAAGGACTCTGTGGTAGTGAATCGTTTTGTACATCAGATACTGTCATCATATAAAGATTGGCTGTAATCTTTTTTACGTTGCTATATGTTTTAGCTACAATCAATAAGATTAAAGTCCCGCAAATCATTGCGATAGATATATCACTCACTTTGTTCACCTATATCTGATACTTCATAACCTTCAAGCTTTTCATAAGTATTGATAACTGCCATAGCATCAGTGATTTTAGTATACACTGGTGCTGAAGCAGACCTGCTTGAACGAAATATTTCTCCATTTTTAGTAACACAGTACCCCCAATTTTTATTGGATGAAACTGTATGTATTACACCGTAAGGGCTTTTTGGTTTAGGCTTGGGTGGTGTTGGTGGTTCAATTTCACCAGTAACCATCCGGCGATACAACATTGCAGCAATTGTCTTAGTACTGTTATGAATAACACACGCTGTAATAGCAAGTACTACGGTACAAAACATAATTATCTGTGTATCAGTCATGATATTCTCAAATTTTAGTTTGCTTATATCCACCGATCTTTTCAAGTTCGTTCATGGATTTAAGTGCAGTTGGTAAATCATAGAATGTTGATGTATCAATGGTAACCATACCATTTTTAATAACATATATATCTGTGTTGCTATAAGACGAATACTTTCTATCGATTTTATATGGGCTGTTCTTTAAGCCGGATTCATCAACTGGTTTAACTAGCTTCATATGCATATTAGCTGCTATCTTTTTGTTAGCAACATATACAAGTGAACCAGAGATTGAAAGTACTACAACCACTCCTAATAAAATGAATTCAATCATTATGCTTTTCCATTAAGTACTGAACAGTACCATTGTAAAAGGTCAAGGTATGCTTGCTCGGTGGCAGTACGTTGTTTGATTGAACGCATCCACCGCATATCGTCAATAATCCATTGTTCAGGTTTCATTCATCATCCTCAATAGGTGAATCAAGATCGACTTCAACACCTTTAGTTAATTCTTTAATTTCATTCCAGAAACGAACTGGTACTGGATGGACATTGATTGATACATTAATCTCTCTTGCAATTAAATCTAAGTGAATATGTTCAGGAAGTGACATATGTTTTCCTTATTAGTACCGCGTATTGGACTCGAACCAATGACAAAGCGATTAAGAGTCGCCTACTCTACCAACTGAGTTAACACGGCATGTGTTTTAGTACCCCGTCCGAGACTCGAACTCGGAACCTTCCGATTAAAAGTCGGATATTCTAACCAATTGAATTAACGAGGCATTATACTTTTAAAAGTACAATTTACTTTCCAGAAGAACTTATAGTTCTCATGTTTGGTTTTCCCATACGTTTACCGCAATCCTTACACAACTTAGTGTAAATCAAATCAGTACTGTCAGGGTTATAATGAATTTTACAAACTTCAATGCTGACATGATGCCCGCAGAATAGCTGTTTAAGTATTTTCATTACGGATGGAGGATATCGATCATATCATCTGGATATTCGGCATTACATGCAATGATACCGTGAATTGATTCACCATTTTCTGAATCTACCAAATTACCAGAAAACAGTCTATATTCTTCATTCATTTCTGAACCAGAAATATCTTTCACTTCAAATCCAGACATTAATGCAAGTTGTTGAATTTGTTTTCGGGTTAATACCATTATTATCTTCCTTAATTTTAAAGGGTACTAAGTACCCTTATTTTTTTATTATTCTGTCGCTGCTTCAGTTTCGTAACCGTTGATAATACGGTGAATAATATCGTGTACTGACATTCCTTGGTAGCGAGTTTTACCCACATATACATCATGCGTAACAAACGATACCGGAGTACCATCTTCTGATACCCAATTAAGTTCAGTTGGAACAAGACGGAGCTTGTGTTTGATAATATACCAATACAGATCATGCACGTTTAATTCAATATCACGTGGTGATGGATTGAATTTAGTTGCAACATAACTTTTTTCTGATTCAGTACTTTTCAGATATACCTGGTAAACGATTTGATTATCATCATTTCGATCAATACAGTTAGTCTGTTCAATCAGTACAGAAATCTTCTCATCAGATTCTTCTTTAGTATTAGCAAGTAGAGTCAGAGAGAATTCTTCACGGCGGTTGTCAAGAGGCCACAGCTTTACAAAGTTTAAAGTACTTTTAATTTTCAAAGACATTTGTTTTATTTCCTGTTAGGTGTTCATTACGAGCATGGTATCAGGTTCACGCCACTCTGTCAAGCGTGATTTGGTGGGGCCAGCGGGAGTCGAACCCGCGACCTTCGGATTTTCAATCCGACGCTCTAACCAACTGAGCTACAACCCCATTAAACTTCTTTTTGTAATTCCTTCACTTTTTCAAAAAATCTGAGAAATTTGGTTATATAATCTGGATGTATATCTTTGTGTCTTTTGGGGATACTTAGGTTTTCAAATATACCTTCATAACTGAATACATAATGACTTGATGCATTATTAACACACGGCACCCCGAACTTATCTGCAACTGTCAGGAGATGCCGCATTGACCAGTTACGTTTGTTTTGACGCATTTTATTAAGAATCTTTTCTGCACTCATTATTTTGTTTCCTTATATTATGGAAACAAAATAATGTTTCCATTAAATTTATAATTTATTTTTCATAAAATAAGATACTACGTCATAAAATTCTTTAATCATCTGCATATCTTCCAATTCTAAATCATCGAAATCATGTAGAGTACTTTGCTGGAAGAATTGTTCTTCTGTCAATGTTAATGGAAGCTCTTTGTTATTTTTAATTGAGAATATGTCACCCTGTATAATACATACATTTTTACCAATCATGGGTTTTTCATAATCATTTATAATTAAATTATTATTTCTTAAGATGAATGCATGTAAAGAGGTGTTCATAATTTTGGTATCACCAACCGGCCTAGTTAAATATTGGCGTAGTTGTATAGAGCTAGTACATTCAACATCATACTCACCATTTTGATTAATGGTTATCTTAGTACTTTCAAAAATACTTTCTATTAGTTTCTTGTACATGTTAAGATCTTATTATTGGTGTGGCTGGCGGGATTCGAACCCGCGTCATCTGCGTCACAGGCAGGAACGTTAACCAACTACGCTCACAGCCACCATTGATTAAAAACCAATTTCATTATCTTTAAGTACTTTAATAATCTTCTTCAAGTACTTTATTTCTTCGTCAGTGTATCCGAAATCTAAAAGTTGTTGTTCAAAACCGTTATTGACATATACTGTAATAGATGGAATACCTTCAATCGCCTTCCAAGTATAAATCTTAGAGGAAGTCATTCTAAAACCACTAGTAAGAGCACTACCAAAAACTTTTTCATTAATGGTGATACATGGTACAGTTCCAGTATTTGGTTCGACCATAGTAGTGAGTTCAGTGATTAATTGTGCATATTGCATTTCGTAATCATGCTTAGTTAAAGCTTTTAAATTAACTTCAGAAATAATATCATTCAGTACTACTTCTAATACAAAGTCTTTAAACATTTAAAATTCTCGCATTGGAATAAAAGGATAATCACCTTCATCTTCTATATGAATATGTACTTTATCATCTGAATCCATAAAGTATTCTCCCATCCACATAGCACATTCAGTATTACCGAATCCTGAATACCATCTTCCAGTATCCAATGCACTCTTAGGTATGTAGATAAAATCCAGTACTTCAGACTCTGGTACAAATACATCATGTACACTGTCATCATCTGGATGGCTTATGTATTCATTGTATACGTCACCGTACCATTCACTTCGAGTATAAATGAATTTTCTACCATCCCATACTGCTGATGATGCATTCCTGCAATCACCAGAGTACATGCAACCACGTTCTAATTCAGATTTAGGAATCATTCTTCTTTGCCTTGTTCTTGGCTTTGTTATTCTGAATTTCATTGTAGTAAAGTACTTTACCACGTGGTGCTCCATCTGTGTTATGACGCTTACGAGCATTAGCAGTGTGCATATTACCTGCACCTAATTTGTCGCACCAACGCATCATTTCGCGACAAATCCAGCCAATATCAGAACGAAGCTCACACGCCATTTCATCAGAGAAATTACCATTAACAAACAATCGTGCGTGCCAACGATTATTAATCTTGGTAACCTTAATATCAGTTTCTGATTCAGTACTTAATATCATTTGTCTATTACGTTTCATTGTTAACCTTTTATTTTGGTCGGGATGGTTGGACTCGAACCAACGACTTCATCGTCCCAAACGATGCACTCTAAACCAACTGAGCTACATCCCGAATTTGTCCGTGTGGCAGGATTTGAACCTGCGACCCCTCCGCCCCAAACGGAGTACTCTACCAAACTGAGCCACACACGGTTTTTATTTCTTATGGTATTATTATACCATATTTGTTTAAACTGTTTCATATTTCTCTTTGAAATATATGCGGTGCAGTTCACGCATTGTTTGGTACATATCAGTACTCAAATCATAGGTATCAATTGTAGTTCCAATCTGGAATAATCTAGCTTCAAATTCATCAAGATTCCTAATCTCCGAACTATGAGACAGAACCTCATCATTTTCATATATAGAAACACCTAATGAATCATCGTTCAGATCATATGAAAAGTTGAATATAGTAGTGCTATTGCCGTTCATTATATAGATACAAAAAATTAACATTGTTTGGTCTTGGTACTTTTCAATCTCATACTGAAAAGATATATCAGTACCTTCAATTGACCATAAATTACCTTTCCAATTATGTTTTGCTCGCAATGAACATAAATCAAATATATTAGTCATATTATGTTAAACTATAGAAATCGTAGATTCGTTTAAATTTCGTTACATGCTTAGGCTTAAGCCATTTCAAATCTTCAATAGTACTCAACTGGAATAGCATTGCTTCATCAGCTTCATAGGGTACAAATAAATCATCACTTGCATCAAACACTTCATCATCATTATAACTAAGAAATGTTGTGAACATAAAACCATCAGGCTTAAGTACTATTTCAACTAGTTCACCCTTAATATAAACATTTAAGGTAGGATACTTAGTACCTTCGTACCAACCAACAAACAGTTGCAATTGCTTACCAACGTAATACGTTATGCGTTTCATCCATATTGCATCATATATCAGTACTCTTGAGCTTGGGTCAAGTACGTGACTAAGCTTTTGATCGAAGTTCATTCCCATGAATTTTCCCTAAAATGTTTATTAACTTGTTACAATTGATGATTGTTTCATATATCATATCTCCGAAATCCTGAACAGTACTCTGTTGAAAGAATTCTTCCTCAGTAATGTTCAATGGTATTCTTACGTCGAATCCAGGTCGCATGTACCAGATTAATTTCTTACACACCTTAATAGTAGTATCATGAAGCTCACCTTCGGTATAAGGTATTAAGTCAAACAAACTGACATATTCATCACACTCATCAAAGTTCTGATTAGTTAATGCTATAATATAGTTGTTAATATTGAAAAACTTTAAATCGAAATGAGTTAAGTTATCAACATTCTCAAGAAACTGTGTCACCTTATCAATCGTTTGATGAATAGTCAATTTCATATTCTGCCTTATAGTACGTATCGTCGTCATAGTCGAATGTAAAACATATCTGATAAAGACCTTCTTCAAGGTCAAGTGAATGTGTTATATCATGACAACAGTCTTGTTTTTCATTGAAATTTCTATATTCCTTCATTCCAGTAGTTGTGTAACAGAAGTTCTGTACAAGATGTAATACATCTTTTCTAAAGAAAGCTATCTCATACAACATATCATCTGAGAAAAAAGCAACACTGCTGAAGTTTTCAGGTAATTCAATTTCTTGATTATTCGGTAATAAAATTTTCATAATAAAAAAGGAGAGTACACCTTACGGCATCTCTCCTAGTATAAATTCATAGATTTCTTTAAGTACAAGTATTTCTTCTAGAGTTAAGTCTAGGAAATCATGTACAGTACTTTGCTGGAAGTATGATTCTTCTGAGTGTACTTTATCTATGTTACGGCGAGATCCGTTGTAAAATAAATTTCTACAATTGAAGCTAAAGCCAGTACCATCGACACTACAGTATTTTATGAAATAATCATATGTCACATATCCCCATACACTGGCTGAACCTTCGTATTTGAATCGGTGAATTACTTCTTTCACTACTTTCCATTGGTCTTCGGAAAGATGAACTGCTTTAAATTCTATGGGTTCATCTTTCCAACTTTCATTATGCATTTTCTTTTTCGGAAGCAATCATCTCAAGATGTTTGCGAATCCAACGCATAAAGAATGTGGCTTTATCTTCGTTTTTAAATTCTGCGTTACCTGTATCAGCTACGGGAACGGGGAACATAAAGCCACATTCAGTAGTGTACCATAACTCATTTTCTTTATAATGGCTAAATTTGACTTTTTTGTCTTTCACCATGTCTAGTAGTTTACTCATTTCTTTAATCCTTTAGATTTTGTGTTCTCGGTAGGGTACGATCCTACAACCTATTGCTTCGTAAACAATGGCTCTATCCAGTTGAGCTACAAGAACTCGTTATAGTAAGAGTACCCGAAGGTACTCATAGATGTTCGTCGGCCTGCATCTTTCAGCGTCGTAGGGGGAGTGCCGTCCCTTGTCCCTACCAAAATTCTTAATGTACTGCACTGTCACGTACAGCAGTGTTATGCACTATTCACATCGTCAACCTTCACGGTGCACTAAGGCAGTGTGATAGGATTTGTTATAGTAAGTCAGTACTTCAGTACCGACAGTATAAGCTGGACTTACCATCCACATGTGCTTATTCGTTGCTTATACAATTTCATTAATCTCAATATAATCAGGATCGCTTATAGCACCCATTACTTGATATTCCTTTCCATTGTATTCATATTTTTCATCCCAAAGATGAAGTGAAGAACCTGATGTAATCATTACACCATTTTCTTGTAATTCTTCATACGTTGGCATATTATTTAGTCTCAAAAATATCAGTACTAATTAGATGGCATTGATGGGTCATAAGACCAAAATCTCCGTAATCTTTACATACATGTTTTTTAATTTCTTTTTTGACTAATATATTTAGATGTTCTTCTGAAATAGATGATTCCAGTACTACAGTATCTTTACGAGAACTATCGCCATCGTAGTCATACCAATCATGTTCAAATACTAATATAGCTTTATGCATTTGCATTCCCACACATCAAACCAACACTTTGTTCTAAACGTGCGGCTTCTTCAGCATCCCATTCGGGATAAGTTTCTTTATGTCGCCAAGTCATTTTATGAATAATTTCAGCTTCAGTCCATAATCCACCTTTATACTTACGGCGACCACGACCACGAGAACTCATTAGTATGCTTTTCTTTACCATATTACGATAACGGTGATTGTTTTGAACATGTTCACCTGATGATGCCATTACAGCATCAAAGATACGCTTCTTAGCTTTCTTGTTCATAAGTTTCCTTATTAATTTGCGGAACCAGCGGGAATCGAACCCGCGTTACCTCCGTGACAGGGAGGCGTCCTTACCGCTAGACGATGGCTCCAATAGACATTATAGCCTATTCATTGCTATAATATCAAAGTACTCATTAAGATGAGTTACTTCTTTTAATTTATCTCGTACTTGATCCATATCAGTGAATTCAAATACCGATGTAATAATACATGAATCGGCAATATCAACCAATTCAGTTCTGTAATAATCATCACTAAATTGATCAGTACTCTTTTTTTCATAATAAGAGTACTGATAACGTACAAAGTACTTAAACATTATAGTAATCCAATAAAATCAATTGTAATCCACATTGGTTCGATGTTTGCTGGAATAATATCTTCATCATTATACTGAAAAATATTTACACCATCACGGAATTTAGTAATTGTTTTAGCTACTGCGACATTTACTTCCCATGCTTCAACAAAATCTTTTTCAATTTCAATAATTACGGAATCAGTGACCGGCTCGTGTCCACCACGATTCATTGCATCTTCAAGGCTTAATCCTTCACCAAGTGCAAATGCAAACTGTGGTACTGAGTACTTTACATAATAACGTTTCATTTTACTTTCCATTGAATATTGCTCGTGTAGCATCACGTTCTTCGTTTACTACCAAGTATCCTTTCATAGTCATGCAACCTTGAATGTATCCCAACCAGCGGTGTTTTTTTGTTTCTGACATATCATCTTTTGATAGTTCAGTTAACATCCAAGAAAGATGTGAATCAGCCGTTGGTAGTTCAGAGTTTGCTTCTGGTGTGGTATTAAGAATATCATAGTAACGCTGTCTTAATTCTGGATAGAAATTTCCATGAATCGGATTACTACATTTCTCTTGTTCTTTGAATAGGATATATGCAAGATTAACAGATTTAGAATACAAATCAAAGTCCAATTTATCTAAATTACCACCTAAAAATAGATGATCAAGTAGAAACAGTACTGATTTGTGAGCTTTAATCTGATTAGCTGAAGCTAGTTCATAAATGCGGTGAGGATCACGAAAGTACATTTGAAACAATTCACGTGCTTGTGCCATCTCTGTATTATTCATCACTGTCATCCTGCATATCTTGCAAGCGTTTCATGATTTCATCAATGAAAATCATAGCTTGTTCTTCTGATAGATTATCAGGAATTTCTAAAATCAGTTCACCTGACTCTTTCCCACTTTCAATCATATCACGTAAACAATTATTAATCTGTTCTGCGAAATCTTCTGCGGATAGTTCAATTTTTGGTACTTCATTCATGTATGCAAAATGCATAAAATTAGTAGTCATATAACTCTCAATAATGCTGGAATCCATTTTGAAGTTTTCAATTAACAGTTGAGTTCATTATGGTTGCTGATAGATTCCAATTTTTTTATTTAAGCTTAATGGAGGACGCAATTTCTTCCATTAGTTCTGCTGTAAATTCAATTCCGAACACTTCACTATATCGTTTAGAAGTACGCTCTAACCAATTAGTACTTTTCGTTGTGAAACCGTATTGTACGTTCTTAGCTGCGTTGTTGTAAGAGTTCCAAGGCTCGTTAGACGATGCATTTAAACGACCCCAATCAGTAATAGCAATGAAGCCTAGTGCTGATTCTTTACCCCGAAGAATGTTATAGACAATATGGTCTTCTGCGGTGTGTTCTTTCTTACTTTTCCAGGTTTTGATTACGGTGATGTATTGTTCTTTATTTAACATGATATGTTCCTTTAGATAATTTAATTTAGTTTGTTCTGAATTAAGTTTATCTGGAGGACCAGTACTAAATTTCTATAGCATAATATTACCTTTGTGCTTGTTTAATTTGAGCGGAATACAGGATTCGAACCTGCGTAAACTATTCGCCTCTTGCTTGGAAGGCAAGTGCTCTACCAACTGAGCTAATCCCGCTAGGATGTACTGCCGCTCTCAGTACTGTACATACTTAATCTTTACGATTTGACCTGTACAGGTGCAACGCGGTTCCCGTCATATAATTTTACAAGCTGGGGGAATCATACAAGCTTGTTTCACAAGGAAATGAAATCTTTTAAATTAAGGTTTCTGAAACTTCTACATTACTTACACTGTAGTAACGATCATACTCTGAAGTTTTCTTTTCATAATGTGCAATGAACTTACGCTCTGCATGATCTTCATCAAGAGCATAAACAATGTGCGACTTATTATAAGTTCTTGGTTCATCAACCATATAATCGCTAATTACCACTTTACCCGTTACAAAGTATGCAAGCATATCTCGTACTGGTGTTGTGTTACCATATTCTTCTTCGATCATAATTTACCTTATTTTATTTTGCAGGAGATGGTGGATTCGAACCACCGATACCGATTTCAAAGACCGGTGCATTAGGCCATCTATGCTAATCTCCTAAGACTAGAATCTATTGTTTTTCATATATCCAATGATGTTTGATTGCTGTTAGATTCTAAATTTTTATTCTACTTCATGTTCCCAAACTAGTACTGCTTGCTCTAATATAGTAGTATCACCATAATAGGTTTCAAGAGTATAAGGGTACGTTTTCTGGTGCCATATTGTCTTTTGTGGGTCAGTCCATATATGTTTTAACATATCAGATACCACAAAAATGTTATCACCGTCTACACCGATATAATCATCTTCACGACCTTCTCGTTGTAGTAAATACATTTTAATTTTTTTCATTTAACGTCACCGTTTATCTAAATTAAAACTAGAATCCATCTTTTTTCATATATCCAATGATGTTTGATTGCTGTTAGATTCTAAAAGAGAAAGTTTCAAATTGAGTTTACAGAAAGATTTTCAAGATCTTAATACGTATTCTATTCCAACCTTATAGGATAACATGCTATCCGTATTGCACCATAGTACGCCTGGTGAATTTGAAACAAATTTTGCGATCACGGCTGGATTTGAACCAGCGACCACTCGCTTAACAGGCGAACGCTCTAACCACTGAGCTACGTAACCATTTGTATTTCTTACTTATATTATACCACAAAATTTTGCGGCGTTTCATTTATTTCAGTACTAATATCAATTTAATAATAAGGCCATATCGGTCGTTGCGACAATTTATATAACCCCTGCGTGTACTTTCGGAGTAATTAATTCCTATCCTTAACGATGTTATTTGCCTGCTGATAAATTATTCTAGAAGTAATTTAACGCACTTATTATTAAATTATTATTAGTACTGAATTGTTGGGAGCCGCAGCGTAACTCCCGTCAGATGATAAGCCATCTGCTACCCATCGTACATAGTCTATAGCTTATTGAATCAGTGTACGTAAGCTCTTGTAGTGTTTTTAACAGCCAAAAAGTCCATAACCCATGCTCATATTCAAATCGCCCCAAAATCCGTTAAAGTCTGGAACTTCGTCATTAACGATTGAATATTCAAAATCCAATTCAGTTTGTGCAATTCGCATTAATAAGTCAACAAAATAACTTGGGTCTTCGATAATATAATTAGGTTCTTCATCAGTACCGTCATTAAACACCAAGTCACTAAATTTAACACCAGCATCAGCTAGATTCTGAGCATGTTCATTATTAAGTTGACTGTCTTCGTAATCATCAGCAATCAGAAATCGAGGATGGTTACCTCCACTGATAATACCAATCTTAGTACCAGCAATCTTGAATGATTCTTGAACTTTTTCATTAGGTTCAGTACTTTCAACAATGAAGACTTCATACTGATTGTGTCCATCTTTAGACCAATCACCAATATTAACTTTGAAACGATAACTCATGATTTTACCTTTTATTGACCAAACTTGGTCATAGCTTCTTCTAGTGTATATGAATTTACAACTTTAATAGATGCAACATTGTATATTATTACGAATACTTCACCATTATTAAACTTGTACGTATAAGCATCATACCCAAGTTGTGTTAATGCACGAACAAATTGCGTCGGATGACTGTTATACCAATCATACCATACTGACATAAGTGCATCATACATACTATCTTCACTCATATAATTATCGAGTGCAGTACGAATAGCACGATTTTTGTCTTCGTCCCAATTTGTATATGCTTCATCATCAGGAGTATTCTGTATTAATTTTAGCAGTACTGCCTTGTTAATTTTCTGACTTTTTGATAGTTCTTTTCTTATTGTCAATTCACATTCATAAATCATACCCGTAGGGGATTTTTCACAATACCCACGTGCAGTAATTGGATTAGATGTGAAATATATACCTGGCCCGTATTCATCGTTACCTCTACCAACGAATTCATCGCTGAATTGTGAAATTGGATTTTGTGTACCATGATAATAGTAACCGGATAGTTTACCTTCCATGATAGAAGATATATCTTCCATCAATTTTTTCATTTGCATAATTATGTCCCTAAGAGTTTTATTTTTATTTACTTCTTAAAGAATAACCATCCAAATGCTCGTACACCAGCATACATCAGTACTGCACGAGGTTTACCAACGTTGGTATCTCTTAATGCTTGCATAAGAACTGCGTCAGCCTCTTTGCGGCTTAGATTCCCATAGTGGTATAGCCAATCATGTAGGGTTGCTGCGGAATGACCACGATCCCCAACCAGCTCAAATACTACCGGAATACGAGGAACACTTGCAAAATCTGTTTCAAACCCTGCTGGTACAATAATAGTACCGTGCTTCTTATCCTCGTAAATTAAATCAGATAGTAAACGCCACTTCTTACCTTCGTTGTTAATTAACTCTACTTTTAAATGTGTAATGAACATATTCCATCCTTGATTATAGTTAGTACTATAATATTTAAGAATAGATGTTCATTTTTAGGTAATTATACCTTTTCGATAATAACAGTACTAGTACGTTTAACTACTGAAAAATTTTCAAGATACTGTTTACTGCGATTTAGAAATATATATGCATCGTCTTCAGTTTCAAACTCCATAGCACCGAAAAGTACTGGAAGTGTTATTACTGAATTTTGAAAACCAATGCTACTGAAAAACTCTTCAGTTTCGTTATCTTGTAACATATACGCAGTATTTGTATGAGTATACATGCAATATTTCCTTTATTATAATTGCTGGAATTCATTTAATTTTTGACCGCTGCGTCTACCGATTTCGCCACTTGCACCGAAGTGCAAGGCAGGACTCGAACCTGCAAAAAGCTGTTTGCTATTAGTGTGTTTGCTGCTGAATTCCAAATTTATTATTGGTGGGAATAACTGGACTCGAACCAGTGACCTCTCCCTTATCAGGGGAGTGCTCTAACCAACTGAGCTATATTCCCGTACTACTTTACATATTATACCGTCTGTTTAACCAATTATCATCGATACGAGTACGGCGTTCTCTTTCCGCGAATTCATCATCCAATTTCTTCACTGCTTCACAGATGCTGTCAATTTGCTCTTGAGTAGGTTCCCAAGTTTTTATGAACTCATATAGATCATTAACTGTCATTTTACCGTCAGTAAGAGGGTCTTTCACTTCAGTACTGTCAGGTTCTTCTACATGAGATTTAATGATTGGTTTAGCTTCTTCCTGCCAACCACGAGGCATCCAGTTGTCGTCTTCTAATTCACAAGACATTAGCTCTGTTGGATTCATTGTAGTATCACCATAGAAAACATGATACAATTCACCATTCTTGTTCAGATAAAGACGTTCATTGGATCTGAACTTTGGAAGTTCAAATAAAATACCGTCTTCACCTGAATCTTGGAGTAGTTTTTTGATTTCGTTAAAAGTCATCACTTACCACGCGAATTTATTCATAGAATCTAGTACTTCATTAAGTACTTCAAGTTTTGGGTCATTGTCTTCAATATCAAACAATGCATAAGCAAGTTCACCATAAAGAACAACGTTTTGGTCATAAGTTTGCTTTTCAACAATTTGTTTAGTGCAAACTGCAATATCAGTACTTTCAAGAATTTGCTTTACAATATTTTCCATGACATTCACCTAATTTTGGACATAAAAAATGGACTACACCATATGTTAAGAAACACAAGGAATAATCCATAATCATGACTAGTTCAGTATTAGAACGAATCTGGTTTAGCTACTGATCGTACTGCCGACATAAAACCTTTTTGCAGGTCAGTCCTAGCAATAGAAAGCCAACGTTGATCAATTTCTGGATTATCTTGTAGGGAATCAATAAGATCACCAACTTGGCTAGCCAAGTTTTTAATATTATTCATCGCATCAATCTCAGCCTGAGATAAATCGCGATACCCTTTAATGTGTTTGTGTTGATTATCCATAATCGTTATCTCTTAATTAAAACTGGAATCCACATAGTCAAAGTAAAAGTTTGAGTTTTTGTGTGGTTGCTGGGGGATTCCAAAACTTGTTATTCTACGTAGCCTAAGTAACCTACATGTACCTTTTCAGTACTCTTAGTTTTCTTGCCCGTTTCTTTATCTTCTGTGCTTACTTCACGCTCAAATACAATTGGCTCAAGTAAGACTACTTTCTTTTCTGCACCGAATACACTACTAATTTCATCATTAGAAAGTTTATCAGTACTAGTATGACGGCGTAGTGTACCATCAACTTTGTAATAATAATCGTAATACATAGTTATTTCCTTTTGTACTTTCTTCTATGATATTATTTATCAATATATTCGTGCTAAATTTGGAGGGATACCAGTGGACTCGAACCACCAACGCAAGGATTTCACATCTCCGCTCTACCAATTGAGCTAGGCAACCCCATTACTAATTTGGTGGAAGGTCAGGGATTCGAACCCTGGGAGGGCTATTAACCCCCGACGGTTTTCAAGACCGTTGCATTAAACCACTCTGCCAACCTTCCAAAGAAAGTACTATAAAGTACTTTTGTACGCTGAATTCTATAGTAATCGAACATACTACCTTTAACACGGTTCAATATGACTTATTTATATATCCCAAGTCACCAAGTGATTACGAAGGGAGTTTTACGTCCGAGTAACCAATCCATTATTGTATGATTTTAGATTGTTTTATGTTTGCAGTGAGAATTCGGTGTGTTAAAAATTTCTAAATTAAAACAAGAATCGGGTTTTTCTGTGCCTCGTAACCAACGATGAAAGGGAATTGAACCCTAAGCGGTTTTCGCCAAATGAAATAAGATTTATGGTTGCTGTGCGATTCTTTAAATTGGAGTATATATTGGTGTTCTACAGGACTAGTGATTCTCAATAAGAGACGAATGATAAGCGTCGTGTCATATCATCCTACAATAGAGCATCAGATCTGAGCAATACATACTTGGTGGGGTGTCCTGGATTCGAACCAGGGTGTGGTGTGCCTGATTTACAGTCAGGTGCATTCGACCGCTCTGCCAACTCCCCAAATTGCGTTCCCACGGAGACTTGAACTCCGGTTCCATGCGTGAAAGGCATGTGTCCTAACCACTAGACGATGGGAACAGTTTTACTACTTCAATGTCCACTCTTTACTTTTCTCTGTATCTTTCGATACTTCAAAGTTAATAGATTCCATTACTTCAGACAGATTGTTGTTCGCAATCCCATCCAAAATTTTTCTAAGGATTTTAATGTTTTCTTCCGATGACATATTTATTCCTAAATTAAAAGGCTGAAATCTTTTCTATACGGTCATCCAGACACAGCCTAAAAAGCAACATGGCTGCTGGGGGATCGAACCCCACCGTTTTTCATAGCAGGAAAAAAGTTTTTATGTTTGCTGTAAGATTTCGATATTGCTTCGTGCAGCGACAAGGATTTGAACCTACGTGATATTAAGAGAAACCTTCTCTACTTAATTCATTACCAGTGATCGATTTACTAATGAATCGCGTCAATCACCATCCCGCTAAACTTACTTATATTATACCACAATTTTTTCTACCGTTTCATATTTTTTCAAAGTATTTCGAAAAGATACACCATCACCTGTATAACTTTGTGGAAGTAATGGATTTTGAGTATTGTTCATATCATCAATCATAATAGGAACAAATGAAATACGAACAAATGTACGGACTTTGTTAGTACTTTCAACTGGACGACGATGAAGTACATAAGGATCTAAACAATAAAGTACATTCTCTTTGCATACACGAACTTCTTCAGAAATATTATCCTGTAAGAAGTAATTAACATTGTGTACTTTAGGATAAAAGTCATCAGGGAACTTAACAGAAACATTGGTGTATTCTGTTGGAATACGATTAGACCAAATATAATTTTGTTCAGGTACATGTGAGACTTTAGTACTGAAACCATCTACATGCCATTCATCATCTGTTACTGATTTAACGTAACCATGTCGAACGGTAATATAACAGTACTTTTTATCTACATTAACTACATTCTGTTGATGAGTTAATGCTTCAATTAGTAATGATTTCATCCATTGTAGTTCATCAGGAATATGAAGAGTTTCACCATCTTCACTGATACACATACGTAAAATATACTGAGTACCATAAGGACATTTAACTTCAATCTTAGATAACTCAATTGGTTCAACATTGTTCTCAAATTCTGCTACAGAAACTAAACGCTTTGCACGATCAATGATACGCATGTGTACCTCTCAATTAAAAAAGGGCATAAGCCCTTAGTCTAATACTACTTCTTCAGTTTCTTTACGTTTAGCTGGTGCAGTAGTTGCAGCAGTAACATCAGTACTGGTAGTTTCTAGACTTTGTTCAAGTTTAACTACACGCTTGAACGTTTTGATCTTTGGTTTAAAGCAAGACCATTCATTACTGTTATTTGCACCGTACTTAGCAAGATTCGCATATGCATAGTACTTATTACCTGTCCAAATCTCACCAGCTTTCTTACCGGTTTCTTTGTCATTAAAAGATAAAGATTTCTCAAGACGATCAACCGTCAAAAGACCAGCTTCAAGCTTATCAATTAGAAGGTTGATTTTAGTATCAGCTTCTTCATTGTAAATCATTGAGGACATTAGGAATTGTGCAACTTTCAGACGGTTGGTTCCCATAGCAGCCGTTACAACCAACATGTAGATAACAAAACATGCAAGAGCACTAGCAACACCATAAAGAATATAAAGACCCATTTAAAACTCCGATTAAGACGAAATAATTTCGGTGATAACCTTTTCTTTGAGTTCGTTGAATTTTAATTCAAGACCACGAATCTCATAGATAAGACCCCATTTTAATTTAGAAACATTCGCTAGATGCTTTGTTTCATCCTTTGATTTACCTTCTTTACTTTCAAGTACTGCCCATTCATCCGTTGCAAGCTGAAGCTGCCCTTTCAGAAGTTTAATACGTTTGTGAAGGTTCTTAAGATCAGTTGCACTTTTCATGATAACAGTCCCGTTTCTAACTTAAAAGATACCGCCAACGTAGTTGACGGTATTTGGTAATTCAAACTTTAAAGTTTAATTTACTTAGTATGACGTGGTTTTGGAGCTACGCCACGAAGTTCTGCAAGCTCAGCCTGCAACTTCTTCTTCCAATCAAGAAGATGTGCGTAGCAGATCTTTGGCTTATCGCTGTTAGCGAATGGAGCAAGCTGCTCGTTTGCCTGAGCGATCTGGAACTTGATGTAGTTCTCAGTACGCATTGTTTCCAGACGAGCGATTTCAGCTTCTAGTTCTTCATTGCTCATTTCAACGATGGTGTTCTTAGCCATATCTTTATAATACCTTTTAAATAAATGCTTCAAATAGTAACTCCAACACGAAGTTACCGGAAATACGATTTACATCCGTCGATGTGAATATGATACGAGATTTCTTATTAGGAGTCAAGTACAATTTTCAAAGTTTAATTCTTAATCTTGAAGTAAACCGTAATCATAGATGATTAGTTCATCATCTTTGATTCCGATATTATGACTCTCTACGTCATAAAGGATATTCGAAATATCTTCACGTGTCAAGCCACTTTTTAAAATCTTTTTTGCAAATTCTCTGAAGTGAGGATGAATAGAATTTAAGTACTTTTCATCTTCAGTCGCAGAATACAAGCGATGCATCATTTCGTCCAACTCATCCAGATCATAATCATTAGGATGGTCAGTAATACTAATCACTCGTTCCATCACTATACGCGTTTCTGAACTCATGTCAACAAAAATCTTACACAGAGGAAGTTTATCGCCATATTCCTTGAAAGTGGTTAGCTCGTTATGACACTGCTTAACACCCCAGGAATCTATGAAATCCATATTCTGTGCAATCTTGATTACCATATCATCATTGATTGCATATACTATACGTGTAGATCCAGAAGCAATATAATTGAACATTATATCCCTTAATTTTCATCATCTTAATTAAAATTTGAGGGGCTGTCAAGCCCCTCGTGGTATTTATTTTACCACTCTACACCGACACCAGCACCCCAAAGTACTTCGGACTGTGTGTTGGTACTGACCGTCACTTTCGTGGTTACAGCTTGGTTTACACGAGAACTGAAGCCTACTGCCACAGCCTGTTCACCATCATAACCACCTACGCCTGCACCCAGCATGAAATTACCATCGCGGGTTACCTGGGGAATGTTCGCCATAGCACCGGCACCGGCAATACCTGCACTTGCAAGTTTACGGTTATCGCCCATACGTTTATCAATATCAGAGAAACGTTTGTTATTTTTGTAATCGCTGTTGTTCATGCGATCTTCAACTTTACCAATACGCTGAGTGTTACTGGTGATACGTTCGTCATGATCAACCAGAGTACTGTCATTGTTATCGATACGTTTACTTAACACAGCATCAGCACTTTTACGCGACGATGTTTCAGCAGTTACTGAGCGTTGTACAGAAGATACCGCAGCGGTACGTTCAGTACTTTCATCGTTGATCTGTTGTGCCAATGCTTTATCTGCGTTACCACGAGTAGTGGATTCAGACTGTAATGCATTATCCTGACGTTGTTGATCTTTCAGGAAGGTATTATTATCTACCTTAGTACTGATAACAACGTTTTGCTGGTCATCCGTAATACGCTGTTCAGCTTTGTTTTTGTCGATATTGCTTTGCAGCATTTTATCGCCAGAAACACGCTCGGATTTTTCAACAATAAGTGCATTACTATTGTCCTGTCCCAGCCGAACACCAATATCAGCAGTGTTTTGTGCATTGATCGCATTGTTGTTGGCATTCTGACCAATTTCAATTGCAGTCTGTGCATTATTACCTGCGTTGATTGCATTGTTATTTGCATTATGTGCCAGGTCTTTTGCTTCTTCAACACCGGCTTGTGCAGTGATTGCCTTGTTATCGGCTGCCTGACCAATTTCAATTGCAGTTTGTGCATTGGTCATTGCATTGTTAGCGGTGTTTTGTGCATCGCTGGCTTTATTAAAAGCGTTATGACCGATGTTTTTTGCTTCTTCAACACCTGTCTGACGTTCACTGATTTCTTTCTGAAGTGCATTGTCCTGACGTTGTTGATCAACCTGGAAAACGCTCTTATCAAGTTTATCTTTTTGGAGGTTTGAAACTTGATATTCTAAATTCTTCCCGGCGGCTTCATTGTACTTAGTTTGAATTTCTTTCCACTGAGTTTGTTCTTCTTTCCATGCACGATCTTTCTCAGCGAGAAGGTTCGCATCTTGTACTTTATCGTAAGCAGTGGGAGTTTTTACACAACCACAACTTGGATCAATTGAAGTAGCATGTGCAGAAACTGAACATGCAACAATCGCCATTGCAATCAATGTCTTTTTCATTTTTATTACCCTGGTGTGCCGCCACATTTGGCGTGAGGTAATAATACCGTGTCGAAACATTTCGGTCAACACATTTTTTAATATAATTCAAAGAAAACTTAACCCAAATTTACATTAAAAAAGATATTGGTGGGAATAGTCGGACTCGAACCGACACGCCATCTCTGGCGGGGGATTTTGAATCCCCTGCGTGCTACCAATTTCGCCATATTCCCAGATAAGCCCTTCAGATGAAGGGCTAAGAAGTACTTATACTGACTTGTAAGAAATTACATGAATCCGATCACTAGCAATTGGAATACCAGTGTGGTCAGTAATATACTCAGCAAGAGTTAGGAGTACTTTATTACTATCTACTGTATATAAATGTAATTTAGCCGTGAATGTTTCACCTGGATTAGTGTAGAATTCATAAACTACTTCTACATTACTGTTCTTTTGTCCAGTGGCAGATGCATAAATCTGGTCTGGTGTTTGGTGTACTTTCTTAATAGGAACAGCCCAAGCAATTAGACAGAACATACCAGCAAAGATACCTACTGCCATGTTGCCAAGAGAAAATGCTACAATTGCAACTGCAAGAAAGAATACTTCAAAAAAATGTTTCATTGTTAATCCTTAAAATCCAGTTACTTTGAATTCACGACTTTCTTCGTCGAAGTATAGTACTTCACCAATAGAAGCTGATGCCGCTGATGAATGGTCAGTTGTTGCATCACTTTCACCTTCTACCGATACACGGATACCATCGATAACAAAGGTCATATTATAACCATTAACTACTAGTTCATTTTCAACAGTAGTTTCAGAGTTTGATTCTTCATCATCATTTTCGTCTTCATCCCAATGATCATCCCAATCATCGTTCTCACTTATACGCCAGATGTTTGCTCGAAGGAAAGAAAGAATTTCTTCAATGCTTTCTGATTTTTCAGGTACAATTTTTACATTAAAGTGTTTATAAGTATATGCATCTGCATCTCCGTGCATAAACTTTAATGCAATTACAAGAACGTTTTTCTTTGGTTCTACAGGAATTAGTTTAATAGACAATTTGTAACCCTTATTCTTCAGTTTGTTCTGGCATATTATGGTATTTGAAATTACCATGTTTATCTTTTGCCGTGTAACGATCATAAGTTCCTGGATAGGATGACTTAATTGATTGTTCACGTGCGACCGCAGGGTTAATAAAAGTTACATCAGTTTTAATGTAATCTTTAAATTCTTTTTTCTTTTGTTCAAAAAGAACAGCAGTACTTTCAATGAAGTTATAAAACTTCATAGTAAGGTTTAATAGGTAATTAAACATATAATCCTCTGTAATTGGCGGCGAGTACTGGATTCGAACCAGTGACCAGGACATTAAAAGTGTATGAGTTATGGTTGCTGCGGGAATCCAATCAGGATTCCTTGGGTTCTACCTGCTCTACCAACTGAGCTAACTCGCCTATATTTTTAACGAATAAGTACTAAAGTATTATTTTTAGCCAGCTCATTCACATCATAATTATCAAGTAGTTGATCAAGTGATTCAACTAAGATAATTGGATTTTCGGTACTTTCGCTTACATCAACCAAGCTTTCTTTAATTTCCAAGAAATCTTGTACATATGGTTCACTGATAACACTATTATACTCAGATGCATAATAAGTTACAGTTTTGTTGACACGCAAATTAAGTAATGTTCCTACAAAATCATGAATATCATTTGGTTTACCAATTAAAGTAAACTTCATACCAAGATCTTTTTTAGAACAAATATCAGATGCAATATCTTGATATGCATGTTCTGCCATTTTAATATTTAACATTGTTATCCTTAGCTACGATTAGGTCGTGAATTTTTAATTAACTCAATGCCTGCATCAGTACATTTTTTAATATTCTGTTCGTACAGATTATCAACAACATCGGTATCTGAACTGTGAAGATAAATCTGTTTCAGATTAGGAAACAGACCCCGCTTAAAGCGATATGTCATCATCGTTAGAATCTGACCACCAGTACGCCCACCTGAACCAGACAAGAAATTATCCAAATGAACAACTTCGATTTCTGAAGCATTATCAAAGATAAAATTCTTTGCTTCCCACCACTCTTTCAACCAAACAATACCGTCTGATTGTTCAGCACTAAGGTGATTAGCTGGATTCCGAATATCATCTACATAGACTTTCATTCGTGATTCTCCAGGCTATTAGCAATCAGTTCGATTCCAACTGCTTTTAGTAATTCAAAACAATTATCGAACATCATGTTAACCAAATCAGCATCAGATGAATGAAGATAAATCTGCTTGAGCTTAGGCCAAGTACTACCATCTCCCCACATCCAATCACCAGCAACCATATAAAACAGATCCTGACCAGTAAGTTCAGGTTCATCCATATAGTTATCGAAATGGATCACTTCGATTTCAGCGGCATTTGCAATCAGGAAACTTCTTGATTCCCACCATTCTTTCAGCCAAACAATACCTTCTGACTGTTCAGGGGTAAGATGATTAACCGGATTGCGAATATCATCAATAAAGACTTTCATTGACTTTCCTTAATAACTTTTTGAAATGCTCGTATCTGCCTAATAATAACACAAACCGAATCATATTCATCAATTGCTCCGGTATTAACCAGTACTTCAATTGAATCAAGAAGTTTTTCATCTTCTTCATTGATGTTGATTGATTTACTTAGTTTATTAAGTATCAATAACGAACGATGAACAAAATGTAAATTATTCGAGCCAGGTTCACTGAAGATAGTTAGAAGATTATTGTCCATTTACCACCAGATGATGACCATGACTACGAGCAATAAACTGATCGACACTACAACCCATTTCTTTACCAATAGTGGCAGTAGTGAAATCTGCTGAACCTACTTCACGGAACGTTTGTGTATCGAATGTATTATCAACATTCAATTCATAAACACAGTTCTCTTTTAATTCGATGCTGCCATTAGCTGGATGGTCTTTTGGTACAATATGACCAATTACAATACCACCTGGCATTACATGGAGCCGCATGACCATTGAGTTCATAAAATTAAATCCAGTGCATTTATTCAAGATATGAATGTTATCAAATACGTCAATCAAAGTCAAGTACTTTTTATGAAAAATTTTCGTGATGCTTATAATTTAACGATGAATAGCACGATAGATCATACGCAATAAAATCATAAAATTTTGGTACATGTTCTTGTAGTTTACGCATCACTTTGAAATCAGCACGTGCTTCTTCAGGTGTGTAAACTTTTAGACCGCAATGAAAGTACTCGTCATGTTCGGACTTCCACTTTTCAATTGCCATTTCATCAGTCATCAGATGATCATCAGTGTAGATAATCTCGGTTGTCCATCCTTCGCCAGTAGCAGCGTACTCATAGAATAAGAAACTTTTCACTTATTAACCTCACTTATGTTTCTGATAATATTTTCACATCGCCCAAGTTTCTTTTTCAGCTTATTATGTTCCTTCAACAAATCATTGTATGTCTGAAGTTTAACAAATTCACCTTTTTTAGATTCCTGCATTTCTGCGTCATAAGAATATTCATCATCCCATAAATCAAAACTACGTTTTACTACTGGATTATATTTCTTTACCATGATATTACCATTTGTGCAAGGTGCAGGATTCGAACCTGCGTTACGTTCTTGAAATGAAAGTTATGTATGCCGTAAGATTCCATCTGGAATCGCTTTTCGTGTCCTAACCACTAGACGAACCTTGCTATATTTTAGATTACTGGTGCATTAGAACCAATAAACATTTTAAAATTGCAGTCATGCATATAACCATTGAAATCTTTAATTGCAGTTTCAATGATTGTTAAGTATTCAGTACTACCGGGTTGAACATCAACTTCAAAGTAGTATTCCGATATATCAGTTGGATCAATCTGTAAAAGACGGGCTTTTCCACCTGCATAGATATTATATAACAGACGTTCATGAACGTCAGACCACGCTTCAGTATCTTGTTCATTTTTAGGTGCAATGGTCAATACGTTGGAACGTGCAACAATAACTAAGTTAATCATTTAATCTCCGATGGCAATTTCTTTAGGAGTGAATTCAAAATAGCCGTGAGAATTCAATACTTCAATTACTTTGTCACGCACTTCTTCATCACGCTTATTATGATATTTTACATAATACTTATCTTCTTCACTAGCATGATCAACTTTAGCGTATTCATATTCACGCATTTTTTCAATTACAATGTTACGCATTTCATCGACTTCAGGAGAAGTATTATTACCGATGAATAATGATGTATATGAACAACAATCATATTCTTTTAGATTTAAAATTTTCATCAATCACCAATAGTAATAGAACGAGGTTTATATTCTGAGTAACCATGACCTTTAAGAATCGAATAGAACAATTCCTTCAATTCTTGTTGTTCACGATAACTACGGCAGTTAGTCTGAAAACCTTCGTCATCAACGATAGGTTCTTCCATGTATGTTTTTAATTCTGCCAGTACTACACTTGGCTGTGGGGAAAGTTCCCCACCTTTGAACAGTGTCTGTACCAAGCAATCAAAATCACCATAGGTGTTAATTGCTAGTAGTTTCATTAGTAGTCACCCAAGTTTGATACACAAAAATCAGTATTGATTTCGTGTTCTTGAACATCAGTGATTTCACGGTCAACGGCAACTGGATGCGTAGAAAGCATACGATTGTAGGCATTTTCAACGGATACATCCACTAGCGTTATTGAACCGTAATATCCCAAATCTAACGTGTACAGTTTCATAAGTAATCCTTAGTCATATCATATACAACTGAATTAAGTTCAGAGAATTTTACTTTCCACGGCTGATAGTACTGTTGGAGTAGCTGATCTTTCTTGAACAAAGCTTCTAGTGCATTTACTGCGTATTTGAGATCTTCAACGAACTTATCCTTAACTTTCTGGATATATTCTGGTTTCATACCAGAGAAGCCCATTTTGTACGCAACTTCGAATTCACGATAGGACGCACCCAAATCACCTAATGGGTTCTTAACGTTCTCAGGAAAACAGAAGCGATATACTTCTTCACATGTTTCCTTTAGACGTTCTTCAGCTTTAGCTTCTTTCCCGTACTTTTCGAAAAAGATTTCTGCTGGAGGATAGGTTTTGGCATTCGCATACCATTGAACCAGTAATTCATTCATTGCCATAATCCTTATCAGACACGCCAGGGATGCTAGTATAATCTTCTACACTGGTATTATGCATTTCCAGTACTATTACACCAGCACCTTGATCTTTCACAAATCCAGTACTACTGTAAATGGCGTCCATCATTTCGGTCCACTTATCATAGTTCACTGTGTACTCAGTTCCGACAAACTCCCAGCGTCCGAAGCTTCCAGAAATGAATCCAATGAATTCACCTTTCCAGAAGACGTTAATAGTTCGAGTTCCGAATTTGTTATCGTAGCTATCAACATCATTCCATACAACTTTGAGATCTAAATCTACTGGCTGATTCTCATTATAACCAAACCAGCTTTTAAAGTCCATGATTAGATCGTAGTTGCGATCATATTGTTCTTCCTGCAATCCAAAGAATTTACAAAAAGAATCTGTTAATACAGAGAAATCAGATTTCATGATTTCGGGTGCATCAATTAGCTGACGCCAGTTCGGAACTTCAAGATGAATACGTGCGAAGCGTGAAGCATCAATGACCAGTGTTTCAGTTAATCCAGAAACATCCAATGTGTCACATTTGACGTAATCACGACAAGATTCAATAAGTTTAAAGGCTTTGTGCATGTCATCTTCGCACATTTGGTAAACAGTACTTTCATTGGAGAACCCGACCATAAGTTCAACTTCATCGTTTACTAAAAACGGATAAACCAAAAAGTACTTATATTCTTCAATATTTTTATTGAAGCTTTTAATATGATTCCGACGACCATTTTTGATAAGATCGGTATAACCATCTACCAGCGTTTGTACTAAATCAGACATTGGACAACCTTTGGTTTCTCAATTAATAGAACAGTACTGTACCAGAAAGATTCAGTACTGTCAACAACTTATACTATTTTATCGATAGCATCCAGATCAAACGCCTGCTCTGAACCAGGCACGTGCGTTGAAGAAGTAAAGATAAAGTTTCCTGCTGGTGTTTCTTCGAACCGTTGACCCGGATGTGCGGTGAGATAACGATTTTCCTCACCATCAGGCCATTCAATACCAACGGTTTTAACAGTTCCGCTTTCGTAGTTAATTTCGAATGCAGTTACATCTACGCCTTTTAAACGTGTTTTCCAATCGTATGAAGATGCAAAAGTTTCATCAGCAACAAGTTGTGCTGTTGGAAGAAATGCAATTCCAAACAATTCGCGGTTGTCATCTTCGAATACTTCGTGACCATTTTCAAACATAAAGTCACGATTGTTTATAAAACTAAACCAGAATACATGTTTGATATCGAATGTTAGTACTTCGCAGTTTTCTGTTACTAAGGTAATGCTTTTGATCTTATCTGTCATATTGTTCCTTATTTGATAAAGTAGTATACTACGCTTAAGCCGATAACTACTGCTACAGTAGTAACAAGCTTCTTCAAATCATTCTTTCCAATACTTTCTGGATTTACTGCTTTATCGGTTTCTGGATCAATTTTAATAGACATGGTTTACCAATCGTTAAGGATATAAATTGTTCTACACTCTGGATTATCTGCAAAAAGCTTTTCAAAGATTTTAGTCAAACCTTCAGATTCAAAGCTCATATAATCACGACTGACAGTAGTGAAGCCGGAACCATCTTGACCATAAAGACAATCAACTTGACACATATCACATACGTCATTCCATTCATAGCCAAGTATTTCACCAACGGTATTAATATCACCAGTTGTAATGATATAATGCTGTTCAATAATAAATGGTTCTGACATTATTTTACCTTTGGAGCAGTACGTGCTGCATCATAGAATTTGTTTACTTTATTACGATAAGAAATTGCAGCATCAAATGCAGTACTGTCAATCCCTTCTTTCATGATGCGAATAACACCGTCTTCATATTCATAAAATTCTTTATTGATATAAGCAAGCACCGTAGTGCGGTGACCTTTAAGACGCTGAAGGCTCATTTTCTGTAGTACTTTATCTTCTAACTGTTTCATTTGGACGTCCTAATTTTACAACTAGCATTGATATAACTAAATGCATCACCATCAGTATCAATACCAGAAATGATTTTTTTATCATAACTTAAAATATACGAAATAGCATCAACATCACCGTAACCCGTACAGTACAGTGTAAAGTACTTGTAACCGGGTGGAACAGTATACTTAGTTGATGGCTCATCAATACGATCCGCTAATGCAGAAGTACTGAATATCGATAACATTAATACCAGAAACATCTTACTCATATTATTCACCAAATAACTCAGGTGGTTCGGTAATTGCCAGTAATTGTAAAAAATCACAACAATCGTAATGGCTTATACCATCCACCAGAACAATACGACCACCATTAATAGGCCAGCTTTCGATTTTAACAAGACTTCTTTTATTCTCAAAATCAGTCTCTAGTACTGTACCAAGCCAAACACCTTCTGGTACATTTTCAAAGTCAGTACATTCAATCCACATGATTATAGTACTCTTAATTGGTACGGGTGATGAGATTCGAACTCACAAGACCTAAGTCTGAGGGATTTTAAATCCCTTGCGTACTGCCAATACCGCCACACCCGCATTTAAATTTATAATTTAGTAAGTACTTTCTAAAGGAAGAAAAGAGCTAGCGTTCTCGCTATGCAAGTCGCTCATTTTTCCCCAAAAGGACATTGAACCTGCGATTCCATAACCAGCAGAGAGCATACCTGAAAAATTAGACTTAATCAAGCGTTTATTCATTTCAGTATAAAGTTTCTTACCATAACCCATACCACGAAAATCAGGCTTAATATAAATTTGGATATTGGTATCGAAATAACTCCAACGATATTCTTCATTATGGAAAACTACACCAATGTTATTACCTGTATCATCCTGGATAATAATTAAATCCGAGGATACAGCAACATCTTCATCAAAAGTTATATCCTGAAGACAACTAATTAATGTCCAAGCTGGAGATTCATAAAGTCCAGAATCAATTGCTAGTTGTGCAAGTTGTTTAATGCAAAATTCATCAGTAGTTAATAATTTCATTACCATAATCCAGTATGAGTTACACTAAACAAACGAAGGAATGCATCAATCCAGATTACTGAATATGGTAAAGCATTACCAACTGATTTAATAAAAGTACTTAATTCGGACGCAATTACAGTTTTTATTGCAACATGCCAATGATAAAATCCAAAGAATAAAGACCAGAAGAAAATCAATACGAGTACAATGCTCATTAAATAATTTCCCAATCTTGAACTTCTAGTTCAATATTCATGAAATCATCTTTAAGTACTTTACCATTAGTTAATTGATATACATTATTTCGTTTATCAATATAAAGTTCAATACCATGTTCAATGAAATGTGGGCGTCTGATATAGAAGCCATTTTTAAAAGAGGTTTTTAAAAGTTGTTGGATTTCAGCAATAGTCATAGGTTCTCACTTGTTAACGAGATATGTTTCATCAATTTGGTTCTGAGAAATTATACGACCTATTCCTTCATGTATTGCGTTTGATACTACTAGTAGTACTATGACAACTAACAAACCAAAAAGTACAAAGCATGAATTTCTTTTTAAGAAATGAATCATAATTTATTTCTCTATTCTCAATTAAAAACTACAAGACTCCGTACTGACCGGAGATCTCTACTTGTAGAAGGTTTGTGTGGTTGGGGGTATCAACACAGTTAAGGCCAAATTCCCATTCTCGCCACGTCAAGATGTAAGTACTCTTACATTAGAGTTTGTTTTACCGCGATTAACTGGCTACATTCGAGGATAACCAATCCCCTAGCTACGATCAAGTAGCGTGGTTCTTTTTATTTCAAAAGGTGCACACCCTGTTAATTCAGGCTTTCTATCTTTACGGGATAGTTTTTTGAATTATCCTTACTGGATAACTGTGTGGGTATTTGGTGGTCCCAGCAGGACTCGAACCTGCGACCAAAGAATTATGAGTTCTCTGCTCTAACCAACTGAGCTATAGGACCGAATTAATTATTTCTTTTCTTCGCCGCAGTACTCGCATTGTACTACTTCAGTTGGTTCACCACCTTCTTCACCAGTGATAAACTCTGATGGGATGGATTGTTTCTGGTAGTTATGTCCTGCACCAGATGCTGAACACTCATTATATGGGAATGACATATTAACCTCTTTTACGACGCATTAATTTACGTAAAGCTAAAAATGGATTAGCTGGTTCTTTTACAGCTTCTTTTACTTTACCAAAAGATTCTTCTGAAAGTACTTTACTGTTTGTTTGAACGATTCCGGTAGTATTACAAGGATGACATTCATACATCATACCATCACCAGCATAATGCCAGCCATCACCATTACAAGAAGTACACTTATCCATGATAATCTCTCTTAATTAAAAGGGTGCATAAAGTAGGGTTCGAACCTACAAGGGAACCTCGCGGCTGCTCCCGAAGTCCTATCTTCGCTTTCGCTATTGTCGGACTCTCCGTTTACCAATTCCGGCATTTATGCATTGGTGCGTCTGGTCGGACTCGAACCGACAAGCCATACGGCGGGGGATTTTAAATCCCCTGTGTTTACCAATTTCACCACAGACGCTTTGTTCATCTTATATAAGTGTAGGCGTGTTCCGACGACCTCGTGTTAGTTGCTCGACATATTATGTCGCTACCTTTAGTGCGGCGGGTAGAGGGAATCGAACCCCCGTAGCGATGAAACGCATTGACTAAGCTAGCACGTCAATTGAGGTCGCCAACCTCATACCCGCATCGATAATCGATGAACCACTAAAGCTCACTTATATTTTAAATTTGGTGCAGACAGCAGGATTCTAACCTGCGTCCATACATTCGGAATGTATGTGTTTTGACCCATAAACTATATCTGCTTGGTGCCCCTGACAGGATTCGAACCCGCGAATCACGGTTTTAGGGACCGCTGTTCTACCATAGAACGGCAGGGGCGTTGTTGTCTTGATGTATCTATTATACCACAGTTTTTCGAGCCGTTTCAATTTTTTCTTCAATTTTCAACGGCTTGGGCAAAAATCAATCAGTACTGTTACGTAGCTCAATGCAATGTGAGATATAAGTTCCTACCCACCAGCATAGTACTACAAGATTTACTACAGGTAAACTGCAAACTAAAATTATCGCTACAGTTAAACCCCAAATATTTCCGAAGCTATAACCAAACTTCGGGTCAGGCTTACAATATCCTAATAAACAAAGAATATCGTATACTGCAAAACAAAGGAACATTACAATTCCAATTGTTAAACATAGCCAGAGATACCCATACCAAATAGTTAATAACATAGGTATCCTTAGTACTGGTAGCGTTCAACAAACTTGTTCTGACGAACATCGAACACATGATGCCAAACATCAGTTGGTTCAAGCTGAACTACATCGATAATGAAACCTTCTTCAGTATCGCCAGTCCATGTATCTTCGAACATATATGGACGATTAATCCACACACGAACGGTTCCATCTAAATCAATGGTTACATAACGAACATGTGAATGAACTTTAATAACTTGACCATTAATATTACAGTCAAGAAAAAGCTGTTCTTTCATTTTCATATCATAACCTTAATCGTAATACATGTCAACAAAAGAATGTGTGTCAACTGAATAAAGTTTTGTCCAGGTGTCACCATCTTCCATTGTTACCTGATACGCCCTGATGCTACTGGAACGGTCATGATACCAGTACCCTTCTGACATGTATGGAAGCTCAAGCCAGAATTCTACACGCCCTGCCATATCAATTGAAATGAATTTAACACCGAATGGAACTGAGAGTTCTGCACCATTGACGGTGCAAATCGTTTCGTTCTTTGCAAGTACTTTCATTTTATTTTTTACTCTTTCGTGTCGATGAAAAGATTATACTCTTAAAACATGGCACTAATCAAGGCTTTTTTTGATCTTTTTTAAGCTCGTGTACGGGCATCTGAGGGGTTTTTGTGGCTTCCCTGATGCGGTCAAGCATTGACTGCTTCGGCTTCTCTGGCTGCTTTTCGTTGCTCATAGCGTTTCGTCCATTCGTCGTGTTGGTAGGATACCCAAAAATATACCCATGATATATTTTCAGGTGTCGCAAGCTTTTGCTGATTTAAATGATTAATTACAAATTGAATATCATCATCTTCATTCATATCATGAGCATCATATTCAAGTGCTTCATCATAATGTCGGTACTGAATGCTACCCATACGTTCTATTGGAGTATCATTACTATCTAGCCAGAAAAACTCTATCTCAACTATTTCATGCCATCTAATAGTGCCAAGTGAGTTACTATCTGGATATTCAACCCATTCTTGTGTTATATACTCCCATAAAAGTACTTTCATAGTATTAACTCATGGTATTTTTTAATTTCAGCAAAATCATCAAAGTCAAAGTTTGCTGCTAAGAAATTTTTAGTACTTTCTTGAAAATGAGATTCTTCGGTATATTGATCTAATAGATCTAAATCCACTCTTCCACCACCGGTATAAATTAAAACTATATCATTCTGGTGAATGTACAATGTTCCTACATCTACAAAAAGGCATATATGTTTGTCAAGTATTGACAGTTCGAAACCACCCTCGGTAATATTTGTGTCTTCTAAAAATGCCCAAGTTACCCACTTAATAGGTTTGCCGTACAGGAGTGTATAGTTTACATAAATGTCATTTAATGCTTTTAGTACTTGTTCTCTCATTACACTATCCTACAAAAACAAAAAACCCAAGACTTAGCTTGGGTTAATTTAAATTGGCATCCCGTATAGGAATCGAACCTATATCGATAGCTTAGAAGGCTACTGCTCTATCCATTGAGCTAACGGGACATAGTACTACTTTGTAGTACTTTTATTTATTCTTATTCAGTTTCGTTAAATTCACTGAATGTCATTACTGCACGTTGGTTTTTACCATTAAAATAATAGGTACAGGCAACATCACCTGATTCTTCACCATGACGAATACACGTCAACAGAATTCCCGGTAAAGATAAGCTTAATTTAGTTAAATCTTCTATTTCATCATACCAAACAGCATCACTATCAGTGCAAATCTGGTTGTTACGGATAAAGAATGATTCACCCGAAACTACATCTTTAAGTGCAGCTTGAATATAATTCAAATCAACTTTAGCATCTTTAATACCTGGTGGTAATGTATGTAGTTTAGCAGTAATTGAAAATGATGATGAGTAACCCATTATTAAACCTCTGTTGTTTCCTGAACTTCTAGTTCAAGTACATTATCTAAATCTTCAGTACTACAAGTATCAAGCCATTCCTGACGTTCTTCAGCACTTTCGAAAATAAAAATACTATCCTTGTATTCGAAGCCATATGGAACACCATATTCAGCTTCTAAATCATCACGTAGATTAACCGAATCCTTCGTAATCATATTGTATCCTTGTTAAAGTTGAAGTTCCATGAACTTCTGCATAAGTAAATCATAATCATCAATTACAGTACTAGTTTTAGTTTCTGATACTTGTTTGTAATCATTTAAACTAATAATGTAAGTCCAACCTGTACAATAACCATATCCACTAAATTCAGCAATGATATGGTCGTTTGATTGAATTCCTTCATTCGTTGAATATGCTTTCGCAAAAGAATGAACGAATCCAAGAGATTCACTACCCCGAAGAATAGATGATACATGTTCACGAGCATTAATTGTTGAACGAATAAAAGAATACCATTGATTTCTTTTATCAAAGCCATAGTCATAAAGATCAATTTCCTGTGCAGGAGAATGATCTTGAAAAACCAGAGTACAAATATCTTTTGTTTTTTCTGTTTTCGCACTAAACAATTTAAAAGTCAGCGTAGACATGTTATTTCTCTGTTTATTGGCACCCGAAGGTGCCAATCATTATTATTTAGGTAAAGAGTTTAAGTACTTTTTACCTGCTTGGATAAGTTTCTTCTTTTTGATCTTAAAAGAAGTACTGTCCTGACCACCAAACATTGTGCAGTTCGCGAGAATTTCAGCCCACGCTGTCATATAAAGAGTTGGTGCAAGAGGATCTGTCCATATGGTTTCAAAGTCCTCAGACTTCGCCATATGGAAGGTCATATCCTTGCGGATCAATTCTTGAATTACAGTTTCTTCAGGAAAGAGATGTTTCCATGTATCAGCACTAACATTAGCGTGATCAGGGAAATGTACTTTACCCTCTTCATCTTCTACACGACATAATGGTTTACCACAGTCATGATATTCTTGGTAACGAAGTACAATATCATTTGGCAAAATCTTATCTTTGATTTTGCTATATACTTCAAGTAATACAGGGTCGCCCTATCCAGTGTCAAGTTCAGAAATTAGTACTTTGTACTGTTCCTGAACCATAAGACCATGTGCATGTACACTTAGTCCTTTCATCTGTTCGGTTGTCTGCATTAAGTGTAGTAAGTCTTCGAAAGTGTTTGGATAAATCATTTAGCACCTCCGTTGAAGAGTTGATACTTACGGAAGATACTACGCTGTTCAGCAGTTACTGGAGCACTTGCAAAGGCGGTGAAGCCATAATCCCAATCAGGTTCGAAGAACTGAACAAAGTCAATCCCTAATCCCTGGAGTTCATCATATGCTTTTTGTAACTTATGTTTATTCTTACACGAAATGACAATTAGAGAACTAGTCTCAGTACTGTTATTTTCGAAGGCCAAGCCGCTTTCATAAGCTGCGTGGTTAGATTGTACTACTATTTGCTCGATTGGAAGATCCGTTCTTACAAATACATAAATCCAAGTTTTTTCATTCTAGTGAGCCATTTTTTATTTCCTTAGTTATTATACCACGATATGTGGGTTACTGTCTTACTGTACTTACACGCTGCAAGTACTTTTAATGTACTATTCATAACATACATTTCGTATTTTCCATTACTAGGAACACCGAAACCGTCAGATGGGATAAATGCTCCACATTCAACCATGTCATGAAATTCTTCAACAGTATAAAGTACGCCACCGTAAATACCGAACTGAACGGGTCTTTTTGTACTGTTTATTAATGATTCCCAATCAATTTCAATTACAGCAGGAACTACAACAAAGCTACTGTTATAAATGAACGTCTGAGAACTTTCACTATATACGACAATTGAATTTGTTGCTGGATCGTGCCATGCATTTTCAATCTTTTCATATAGTTCAGTGTCACCAACTTTAACCAGTACTTTACCAATTAAAGATTTACAGATGAAATCCTGAACATTGTCAAATTCAAACATATTAACCTCTTAATTAAAATGCCGTTAGTAGTGTGTTATTACACCAAAGTCTCTAAGGGTCTATATTAGCATCTACTACAGAAGTCGCACCACACGCCCTTCTTATAATATCAGATACACGCCGCCCGTGTGTACCAAACTAATATAACTGTATCCGGTCTTTTCTTCCCCTGAGCTTATACGTTTGGTACTGGTGGTGTGTTTCCCAAATACGGTTCGCTCTCGACACTCTTTAAATGATGGCTACCTTTAGGCCAACATCCTAATAACGGTCAAAACTTTAAATCTTAACTACTATGTCCTACCTGTACTGGTACAACACCGAGTTCAACTAAATCAATTTTAAGATGTGGGAATTCATCTTCCCAATCTTCACCGTACAGGCGTACCATTTCATCATAGGTATCCTGACGGTATTTAAACATAGTGGACAGAATCAGATCAGTACTCCGAGTATCATGTCCAGCCCAATATTTAGGTTTGTGCGTTGGTGCAATTTCCATTGTTACATCCCGAATGAATCATCGTCAGCATAATGTTTCTTAGTGACAGTAACTTTATCATTAGGGTGCTTGTCATTATTAACAAATACAATGATATTGCCATTGTTCACTGAGTCGATTAGGTAACGAACAGTTTTCTTTTTGGTATATACTTTCAGTACTACACCAGTATCATTTACAACTTCGCCATTTGCAGTAGTTTCGAATTCAACTTCATCCAAAACATTCGGCAAACCTTTAAGCAGTTCTTCGATTTCACGTTTCTGGCGTTCGAATGATTCACGCTTCAGACGCAGGCCATTTTTTGCAATATATTCTACTGATTTGAAATCAAACATTTCAAATTTAGTAATACTACCCTGACCATGAATAGTACTGATACGAATTCCAAACTTTGGAAGTTCCTGAATATATTCAGGCCAAATTTCATTATCACCTTCATAGCTACGAGAATGTTTGCTAATATAGTTCCAGAACAATTTGCTCATTTCAGGTTCTGGTAGATTGTCGTACTTAGGCTCAAATACATACACACCATCAACCATAAAGCCTTTAAGGTATTCAATATCCTTAGAGAAAGCTTCTTCATCATAAGCTTCTTCTTGTTCTAAGGTGAATCCGAAGAAACTTAAATGGAATTCGTCTGGCGACATTTTAGCAATATTGTCCAAAGTCTTATCCAATGCTGCCCGCATTTTTTCGTTCATTTACAAACCTTTTTAGTGGATTCGCATGTACCCAAAAACTGACTAAAGTTTTCTTCAACGTGTTGTACTGCTAGTATGATAGATTCTACCACAACAGTAGGTGCGTTACCAGATAAAGCCCAACTAATATCAGTAATAATACTACTAATAAAGTTAATCTTTGCATTACAAAGTACAAATGCATAATTTGCACCATTCTCCAGATGATCATTACTATTATTTCGGATAATCTGGATACGTTCAAGCATATCTGTCTCTGCTTGAACTAAAAATTCTTTTTGTTCAGGAGTCATGAAATATCTCTTTTAAAAGGTGTTCTATAACGGGTACTGTCCAACCATTGCCAAGCATTTTATATGCTTGTGTGTTTGAGGAAACTTTAAAAAAGTTATCTGAAACTCCCTGAAGACGACAACATTCTACCACAGTTAATTTACGATAGTCAATACCATTTTTACCATTTTTTAATAAAAATTCTCTATCGATATCTTCATTATAGAATACCATCTGCCGCCTTGACTTATTAAAGTACTGATTACAATCACCACCTTTGAAATAATTAGCATCTATACAATATGATTTAACCCTGTCCGTATATTCAGATTCAAGGATACTTTCTAGTACTGGCGAATTGTATAATGCTGGTGGAATTATTATATTATCAGTACTAACCCAATAATACCTCTGCCTGTAATGTGCAGTATAGTTTTGTGAGTTAATAAGTACTGGTGTTCTACCTATAATACCAGAACAGTATTCTTCAAAATCTTTTTTCATTTTTACATTTTCAAACAGATAATTCACATCTGGATTTAAAGACTTTATGTGGTTGAAAATGTCAATCATAGTATGAAATAGCATACCACGAGGATCAGTTGTTCCGCCCTGCTTACCTGCAACACTCCATGCCTGACATGGGAAACCACCCATCAGTAAATCAATAGTACTCCAGTCAATATCCCATTCTTTCCACTTAGTCACATCACCCAATTGAATAATGTCGGGAAAGTTTGCCTGACTTTCAGCAATTGCAAACTTGTCAATCTCTGATGAATAGTACTTTTCAACTGGTATTCCTGCATTTTCTAATGCAAGATAACCACATGACATACCGTTGAATAACGATAGTACATTTATCGGTTTCATAGAAATCCTTTTCTATAAAGTTTTATTGTTCCTGTGCACAAGGCACTATCTTGTAGTACTCATACATACGATACATTAATTTACGTGCTTCTTCTAATTCTTCTGCTGACCAAGTATCACCCGGTTCATCGAAACGACTGATACGCATTTCTACAATTGAAGATTTAGCTTTTGGTGCGTCATTCCAGATATTCATGGACGCTGACATACTCCAGGGCATCATACTTAGTTGATATTCCAACATATCATCATTTACCCGGAATTTAATTTGTGCATAACGTTCATACACGAACACATCATACTTACCTGAATAAAAAGACCCTTCTGGATTTTTGAGTTCGGAAGTTTTTGAACCATCATTCTCAATAGAGATTAATGGTTTAGTATCAAGGTATTCATTTGCTTTAGCAATAACTTCTAAACGAGTGAGTATGGGTTTCTTAGGCATCTTCATCACCATAACGTTCATCCATATAATCGTCGTCACGATCAAGTACATGTTTCTGACGCATTACTTCAGAACGTGCACCAGGTTCATGAGTTGTAACGTCAGCAAAATTATAGACAGCAGTCTGTTTGGACTGTACAAAGTTGACAGCTTCAAGCATCCGCTCAAGTTCTAGCTTCAGCTCTGCAATAGCTTCTTCTTGATTTGAACCACAGCCAGAAGGAGTTATTTCACCAGTGCCGCCGATCCTATTATTACCATAGTATACTTCAACAATAGTTGCAATATGTTCAATAGTACCGTCTTCATGTTCGTAGGTTTCTACGACTACGCGATTGTTCCAAGACATGCTCTTGTTGCCCCTTTAATAAAGTTCTCGTAGTATTTGTTAGCTACGAGTTGGCGATAAACAGTCATTGCATCTTCTAAATGCAAGTTCTTTTTCGCCCATTCAAATGTTTTTACGTGTTCAGTCAGTAATGAGGAAAATCCTGAGATTACCCGGCGATCTTCCCACTTGTTTTGTGGAGTTGAATCATAACGTGTAACCAATTCCTGATTAAGCTTTTTGAGTTCAGCAATAGCAATTTCAAAATTATCACGATAGATAATAGTAAATTCCGAATTCATTTTTAATCTCACTTAATAACAGTAAACTGATGTTGATCTTCTGGAAGTTCATCAATGGTGATTACTTCAAGAAGCCCTTTATTCATATACAAATTAAAGAGCGGTAAATATCGACCAAAAATATCTTCTAAATCTACCACATCTTCAGTTACAACAAGCTGTTTTTCGCCAGTATTAAGACGCTTCCAAAGCTGACGGTGTATCTCTAAAGTTTTGAACTCATCATCGTCAAGCACTCTGCGGGTATTACCAACTTTAGACATTTTAAATCTCACATCTTTAGTAATTGAATGTGACTATAGTATACGATAGTATTGCCGTGACTGTCAACGTTTTTTACAGGTTTTTCAAAGACTACTAGTGTCTTTTTGTCATAGCTGGTCATCATAAATGTCTTGTCATGACGGGTACTAGTTAGGAAATATGGCACTTAAATAACTCCAACAACTTATCAATTAAACTTACTTTTTTATCTACATGAACAGTTACTAAATCTGAATATCCGAAGAATACATCTGATAATTCAGTACTGTCACCAACAAATCCAAGTACCTGAATAGTATATTCAGAACGTATAATTTGTTGTACTAAAATATTACCATAATCATTAATGATTATATCACCAACAATTATATTTTTAGCTTTCTTTTGCATGAACCATATTACCTTGGGAGAATTCAACATCAATGTTGATTTCACGCCACATAATTTTTGAATTACTTGTAACATTACTTACTAATAATGCAATATAAGTTTGACCATTTTTTGCAAACAAATTACCAGTACTATTACGTTTAAAAACTGGAAGTACTTTATAACCGCCACTGATTTGTACAAGTACTTCAGCGTTTTCAATCTTAGTAAACATCGTCGGGGTGTCCGTAAATTAGAATTAATTGTCCTGATGGGTCGTATTCGCGAGTAACTATGCCCTTGCGTTCAGAACCACGCGTCCAGTTGATCATACTAACCTTAGTGCCATCTTTACACGTATAGAAGGTATTTTGTTCTTTATCAACAACTGATGAACATTGTTCGTTTTTAATTTTAGTCAGTACTTCAGTATAAAGTACTTGGTCTTGTCTTTTAGGTTCTTTTGCTTTTTGTTCTTCTTTAGACTGCTCATATCGTTGAGCATGTTCAGGTGATACCTGAGAAATATACAGATTCAGTACTGTGAATGCTATCCAGAAACCGATAAACCAATATAAATTTTTATTACTCATATCTTTCTCCAGACAAAAAAAAAGCTGCGTAAGCAGCTATAAACTTAACTTTTAAATTATACATAAAAGGTATATCAAGTCAAGAAAAATCAGAGGGCGTGATTAAAAATAAATGGTGGGGATGGTCGGACTCGAACCGACACGCCCGAAGGCATCAGTACCTAAAACTGAGGCGTCTACCAATTTCGCCACATCCCCATTTATACTTATATTATACCACAAAAGTATTTACTGTTTCATTTATTTTACCAACATTGCAACCTTTTTGTTGCAGCAATAACTTCTTGATTAGGATAAATGATTAATCCTGTTTGTGTCAGTCCATCAAAGAAGTTAAAACCATAATCGAATATGTCCAAGACAAAGAATCCTGGATGGTAATCATACCCATTTACCTGGTCGAGTACTTTAGCCTTGACCTTGTTCATATGGTCTTCATCTTTAAGTTTAAGGATAATTTTGCGGCGACCTTCTTCATGCCAGCCTTCAAAATTAGCAACAGGAAGAATAAGTTCTTCATTATCTTCTGTCCTGCGACGTTCCTTATAAGTATTATAGGTTCCCCATACTTGATCAAGGCCATGACCAACCTGTGCAGAGAACTTACCTACTGGCATATTTAAATCTTCACGTAAAAGCACATAGCATTTATACTTTAGTACTGGCTGCATTTCTTATTGCCTCAGTTTTATAATAGACTGTATCTACAAATTTTATTAGGCTAATAATATCATCCATTTCAAATTCAGACAAGTCCTGAATGGTCATTTGTTGAAAATAACCTTCTTCTGTGCAGGCGGTTCGTAGAGAAGTATAATTAGTTATCTGGTCTGGTGCACTAAACTTCCAATGACCACTATACTTGGCAGTGACATAGTAGCTAACTGAATCATTTCTCATATCATAGTTAATATGATGATAGAATCCAGTTATCTTATATTTTAATTCAATCAAATTTTCACTTGTACATTTGATATCAAAACAATCAAAATCTCCAAGTTTAAAATAACATGCAGATTGTCGATTTACAGTTTTTTGTAGTAGATCAATCCTCTGAACGAATCTTCCGATTACGTCTTTGAGGGGCTTCTTCTGCCATGCCATTTTCTAATTCCTTCTCTAAGAGTTCGGCACCTTCAGTGAAATTATTGTTGGTACACCAATCATGCATATATTCTAAAGCTTGATCCTGAATATCTTTTGGAAGCACACGATGATGCCGTACAACGCGTACAAACCAGCGTAAACAGTCCATACGAGAAGATTCAGAATTATCTTTTTCTTTACAAAACTCCAAGCAAGTCTGCATATACCTGCGGGTGAGATCGTAATACATTTCATTTTTACTAGACCTTATCCATGCGTCTGACCATTGTTTATATAGTTCGAAACCAGCTTTAAAGATATATTCTTCTGGTACGTATCCAGACCATTTATCATTGATATAAACACAATATTCAGAAACTGATGGATGCCAGTGTATATAAGTATTAGTCCAAGTTACATTTTCACCGTGTAGTAAATTATCGATATAATACATCATAAAGTGATCTTTTAAATCGGGGTCATCTTTGTACATTATAGTACTCCAAAATCTTCCATATCATCATTACTGTCTAAGGTTTCAACAATTTCAATGCCGCTTCCGTTATAATCATCAAGGTCTTCATTCCAGTACTTCTCTGGCATGTCTTCAATCCAACCATGATTTTCAACTTCAAACTTAATATCAATACCACGTTGTTTTAGTAGTTCATTGACATGACCCAATACAAAATCTGCTGAATCCCATACAGAACGAGCATATTCCAGATCTTCGTCACACACATTAAAAGTTACTTTAGTGCTCATTACCAGCTCCCGTCTCTATAACGTTGGTTGTATGCACGTTCACGTTCTGCATCAGCAGCCCAACTTGCATCTGATACTGCTTTACTACGTGCATCTTCTGCTTTTTTATAATCGGTGTACTTTACATATTCACCATTTACATCAGGCATTAGTTCGCCATCAATTAAATCATAACGTTGTACTGTCATTATTCTTCACCATTGTAATTTTCATCTTCATGCCATGAACAACCAATTTCACAATCACCATCAGTTAGTGACCATTGAATACCATGTAAGATATTACCTTGAAGTACATAACATTCTCCCCAAGTTCCATCTGAACCAATATTAAGGCTTTCGATGAATCGACATACATCATATTCAAGATCGCATTGGTCACCAGCGGGTAGTGTTAAACATACGGTTTTATGTTTTACTGGTTTTGGATATTGGTAAAAACCATAACCAGAAACTTCTTCGTATAGCTGACGCATAATACGACGAATACCATCTTGGCGATTTTTAAATTCTTCTTCTGTTTCGATTAACCATTCACCGTTGACATGTCGCGGGGTTCTCATTGAGAATGAGTGGTCATAACGTAGACACATACTATCAATGAGTCGTGCATCTGGTTCTTGTGGGAGATTGGGTTGCATCTTTAATCCTCGGTACGGGTTTTATATATTCGGTACATATTATCCATAAATGCAGATACATCTGTATATTCGAAAGCAGAACAATCTTGAATTGTCATTTGCTGGAAGTACATTTCTTCACTGTTAATTGTACTGAAATTTTCAATTACAGAAAACTTTCTAGCACAATTATCTCGGATATATAACTTGTCTTCGTCCATGTTATATATAAGTATACCAACTAGAGTATGAATCATAGTAATATTAAGTTGTATTACCCAACCACGATTCTCTTTCGTAATATATTCAATACTGGTGTAAACTAAACTACCTTCTACACTGTCATTATAATCACTGAGTAGACTCATAGTATATAGCTCATTAGTTCTGCCATTTCTTCAGATGAATAGTGGATATATTTCTTACTATATTGCTGAAAATGAAAATCTTCGTTTACCAACTTGGAAGCATGGTAGAATATAAAGTACTCATTTGTCAACCAATCACGTATATAAAGAAAATCAGTACTGGTATTATAAAGAATTACCAGTGCCGTATCAGTTTCTTCGTATGTCACTCTAAGTTCAATATAGTTACCATCAAACTTCTTTTCAAATGAATTTGATTTTAGTCGGAGTATTACATCTTCAAAATTACTTAGCTTATCCATTTAATGCATCCACGATAGAAGGTATGTCACATGCATAAAAACCAGCACAATTTATATTATTCACTTCAAGTACACAGAACCCTTCGGCATCTTCTGCAAAATCCATCACGAATGCTGGAGCAGGTGTCCAGATTTTACAGAGTTCTTCAGCTTTTTGAATAATAATATTTGGTACAACAGGATTAGTACAGAACTGTCCTCGTACTTTATATAAAGATTGAGCTACCACTTTACCATTAACAATGAACAGACGATATTCTGATAAAATTTCAACTGCTTCAGATACAAGAATATCAAGTTGGTCATTTCCACCATTCTTATAATATTCACGTAATGCATAAAAAAAGTTCTCTCTCTCAATAACCTTTGCAATTAACTGTTTAGTATCAAAGACGGGTCTGATAAAAATATTATCCCAATATGGTAATTCAACTTTTCCAATTTTAAAAAAATTACAATTTCCATTAAGGAAATTTTCAGAACCCCACTTTTCCATCTGTAGTTTTATATTGAAATTATCATTTATAAAACCACCTGGTGTATATCCATTTTCTACTAACTGATTAGCAAGAGCATAACTACCAAATGACATAGTTGGGATTGATTTATCGAAGTACTTTTCATAAGTAGCATCAGAATAATCTTCAATGTCTTCTGGAACAAATATGTTAGCAAACGGTAATGGTTTAACTGAAGTATGTGGGATATTATTATCTACCATATACTGTTTCATAATACGAAACCCATCTTCGTTGAAGTACTTATCCATAATCAAAAAGTGCATAATTAACTCATGTTTCTATGTACAGAAAGAAAAAAACCAGCAATAAGCTGGTTTAAATAATTAGTCGGGAATGATGGACTCGAACCACCAATAACGGCTCCGCAGGCAAAGTATTAGTTGCTGTGAAATTCCATTACAAGAATTTGTGTTTACGTCGTGTTACCCTTACACTAATTCCCGATAAAAGTACTGAGTACTTTTCTTATATCATTCTGTTTCTTGGCTGATTTGCCTCAGAAATTAATTCGATACAGCTTATGCTGTTTATAAAAGAAGGTAATTTCAGTTATAGTCAGAAATAATGACTTAGACAAAAAAAAATAACACCGCCAAGTGTTACTCGTATACAGCCACTTCAGGCTAAATTAGTAATGGCGATGCCGCAAATTACGTCTTTCAAGATATTCAATGAACGTACTTACAGTACCGATAACTTCAGGTTCCCACTGATTTTCAAGACCGTAGCAAGAACAATGACCACCGTGAACTTCATAGTACTGTTCATCTTCAGGGTTGAAGTAAATTACAAAAGCACTACCGGAATAATCTTCATATTCGTAAAAGGCATAGACAAATTCAAGATTGTCTAGTTCAGACTCAGGGATTCCGAATTGACCTGCAATATCGCTTGGTGATTGAAATAGTTCGTTGAATACTACTGGAAATCGTTCTTTAATTTTGTATAATTCTTCGTTAGTCACTTTTATTCTCATTAATATTTTTAGTATGTTCTTCATGAGCAGATTGTGCTTTTTGAAGTACTTCAATCAATCCGGCCCATTCTTCTTGGGAAAGATAAATTGTTTGATCACCATCAAAAATTTCTACAGTAGGGAAATCGTCGTAGTAGGTTGCAGCTATATCTTCACTAATTTCTACAAGGTGACTTTTCATTTTAACGTTCTCGTTTTCGTTTTCTTACCCTATGTGTTGGTGCTCCAAGCAGGATTTGAACCCACGGCTTCCTCATTACAAGTGAGGCACTCTACCAACTGAGTTATTGGAGCAGTAATACATTTTTATAAGCAACATAAAAACGTAGACAAAAAGATTGTGCTGATGAAGTAAAGCAACCAGGCAACCATACAACCAAGCAACTATGCAATCGAGTAAAGCCGTTTCCACAACAAAGCAAGATATAGTATCTGTTAAGTATGAACGGAGCAAACTCTTCATTTATAATTACGTTAGCGTAATTGTCCATTAATCTTTTAAGGATTAATTATCATACTGACATGAGTCAGTATCTTCATCAGCAATTTGGGGTTTCCCCCAATAACACCTCAACCGCCGGTTGACATGTTATCAAACTAATTAAAGTACTTGTAGTGCTTTGAACAACTCTTGAAACTTATTATCAACATCGATTTCAAGTTTATTGTTAATGTAAGCAAGCTTATCACTAACAATTTCCTGCTGACGCTTCAACTGAACGTACTGTTCATTAAACGCGTTATGATCCATAGAACTTAGACCAGAAACAAGAATATACGAATCGCGATACTCGCTAGTACTTTCTTGTGCATCTTTAACCTGGCGTTGGATTATCGCAAGGCGTTCTGCATCTGTTTCATCTTCAACACGAGAGAATCCTGAAAGGACACGCATTTTATTCTCAATCTTAACTTTGTCGTTAAGAAGGGAATCAATTGAAATACCGTCAATTACGGTTGAATTTGCCGCTTGTAAAGCTTCGCGAATTTCACTGATTGCATCAACTACAGATAGGGTTTGTTTAACTGCTTCTGCGTTAATTGCGGTTACTGCTGCGAAGGTATCTGACACTTCTTCGTTTGACGCTGAACGGTGTACATTCTTACGTGTACTACCAATGCGTAGATTGCTTTGTAACTCTTTTACTAAACGGTGTGCTTTACGTAGGGTCAACTTCATCGTGATTCTCCAATTCTTTGTCTCTTTTTGTTCATGACTATATTATACCACAAAAACTTTTTTCGTTTCATTTTTCTCAATTAAAATTGGGTGATTTTATTCACCCAAGTACTACTTATTGTGCAGCTTCAAGTTCATCAAAGAATTTGTTACTAATTTCGATAAGTTCATTGTACCAGAATACACCACTGTCATTCTGAGTAATAGGTAGATCAAATACTGCTGCATATAGCAATTCAGATTTGGTAATATCACAACGTGACCAAGTACCAATACCGTAGCCAGTTAGAATACTGAAATTACCATGAGATTCGTCAGCTAGTTTTTCACACAAATAAACAGTATTAATTTCATCATCTTGGAATGAACGTAGTTTAATGTTAGTACTGTTAATATAAGACATTAGGTTATAATTAGCATCAGTAGTTACTACAAAACGCTCAGCACCACCATCTTTGATGACTTTCAAATCAAGAGTACAATCAAGTGCATGTACAACTTGTTCTAACAGATAAAGTTCATATCCATGATATACATTAGATTCACCGTTATCATCAAAAACACGAATTGATATACCACCTTCTTCAATTACAGTTTGGAAGCTTTCATACGCTGCTAGATGATTTTCAATACGATGAATAATATCTTGTACTTCTTTTAACATTAGTTTAGTCCTTTAATATAATTTAGTACTTCAATCCATGATGGAAACTGTTCAGTACCAAAATGGATAAAGCATCCTTCAAATGATTCACAATTTGCTTTGTGTTTACGATCATCAATTAGAATATCACCACGCAAGCAACCTTTATCTGAAGTAATAATTACTTTAGAAAGTAACTCTGGAAGATGCTCAGAAAGCCAGTGTTTCTTCTCTGAGTCAGCAAGTAAATTGTGAGTTGGAGTTTTAGTTGCAATCCAAACATCATGACCCATATTTATAAGCTCACGAACTGCTTCAATTGCCCCTTCAATCGGATCAAGACGAATGTATGTACCTGGCATCATCTTGACTTCTTTTGGGTTACGCCCTTTAAGGTTTTTTTCAAAATCAGCAATAACACCGTCCATATCAACATAGATACGTAGTGGTTTAAATTCTGCCGGTTCGTGATATACACGTTGTGCATGTGGATATTCATGACCGTTAGCACAAACTGTTGGGCCTTCTGGATTACGTGCACAGCTAACACCTTCAGCATTGCAAACTGGACAGTACCCTAATACGTTTTTCATCATAATTTTTATCATTTCCGATTTTGTGAATAAGCCAACAAACCAAGAATCTTCGTCTTCTTCTGTTTTTCTCATGTACAAATAAATCTTAGTAGCTAGTTCAAGCCAAGAATCTATTTTGTTTCGAATACTGTAAGTAGATCTTAGTACTGCTAAATTTTCGCGATGGCTTTTATCTTCGAAGGTATAATCTTTAAGATATTGATCAATTTCTTCTAATTTATTTTCACTTATCATCGCCATAATATGTTCTATCATTTGACGTGCTTTCTGACGATCATTCATTACTTTCATCCTCTGGTGGGCGAGGATTAAACATAGGTGGGATAGTACCGCGAGGTTTTACGCCTTTGTGAATATCACTTCTAATCCAGTCATGCAGTCGAACTTCTTTGCTGAACTCACCGTATTGGTATTCGTTAAGCTGTACTAATTTAGATTCAGGATAAATGAAAACATATCCCCGATCCCAATCAGTACCTTTATAGGCACCAGTTACTGGTGTACTTGGTCGTGGACCCATCGTTAAAAAAGTTTTATTCGCCGGAATAACAACTTCCATATCAAGATCGTATCTTAGAAGTTGTTCTATTAATTCTTGTACTGTCATCATTTCACCATTGGTTTTCACATTCAATAAAACCCAAGGATTCGATGAATTGTGTCAGTATACTAATAATACTAGAAAGTTTTTCTGCATCTTCGGGTCTTACTTTAATATAAAAATCATTATTGTTTAATTGTAAATCTATACAACTTTCAATACGGATATTAAATTGTTTAAGATAATTGCAGAATTCTGTATATCTTGATGTAGATTCTAATTTGTCTGCATATTCAATTGAGCTAATACGTACATCAATTAGTTTAATTTCATGAAATCCAAATGTACTCATGTAAATCTCCAAATAAAAAAGACGCCTTAAGCGTCTTCTTTTTCTAAAATTGTTTCATCCCAAATCAGTGCATGTTTAGACCAGAATTCATTTGCTTCATGGGCTTCTTCATACTCAAGTTTCGGATCATGTACTTCTTTAGTTGCCAGGCCGCCGATATAAGCAGTCAGTAACGTATAACCATAGTTTTCACTGTTTGGAGTACGTTTCATAATAACAACTACAGTACTACAAGGTTCTGCCTGACGATTCATCACGAAGCGAGTAGGATATTTGCGACCCAAACGCTTAGCATAACGGAATTCATCATTGTTACGTACCTGTACGCAAGTAGTGTGTCCGATTACGTAGTCGAACTGCACGGCTAATTTAATAAATGCAGCATCATTAGTATCAATGCGACTCATGGCTTCTTCCAGATGTTCCATAACATTGGCATGTACCTTGAGATGATATTTGCTGTAGTAAACCCGGTGACCATCTTTAGTAATTAATTTCATAAGAAAAAGCCCTACTGTTTTCAATAGGGCTATTTTACAGGCACGGTCATGGGAAGTCAATATAAATTTGCAGGCACGGTAAGATTCGAACTCACAATGGGGGTTTCCCCTCGCCGGATTTGGAATCCGGTGCATTCAGCCATTCTGCCACGTGCCTAAAAATCGAGAGAGGGGGAAGTACTATTCAGTACTAACAAGACCTCTCTCTGTGTTACTTATTTACCGTCAAACATGGTTTCGATAACGTCTGGTGTTTCAGTTTTAACAAACTTAGCACGTAGGTTATACTCACCAAAAGCACGAGTAATAGTGATACTTGAGTTAGTAACCAATGTATCGGCTTTATCAAACTCAAGATTGAAGAAGTACTCCAATTGCTTAACAGCAACTACTTCGTCTTCATCGTCGTCTTCTGCATCATCTGCTTTAGAAGAAGATGGAGAAACCGTTGGTGTGTCTTCTTCGTCGTACCAATCAGTGTCATGCAAGCGAGCACCTAGTGCTGCTAGCTCATTTAGACGAGTACCTTCATCAGCATAGACATATGCACGAAGTTGTTCGTACTTAGCCATGAATGAGAAAGTGGTGAAGTTATTGGTATATTCTTCATCGAACTTGAATGGAATACCATTCACTGTTAGTTCAGATAGAACGAATGCGTTACCTTCACGTGCTTCAACTTCTACGTTTAGTTCTTTAAACGTTTCAGTAAACGTCTGAGTTGGGTAACGGTTAAGTTCCTCAATCAAACACTGAATAATGTCAAAGCTGATTGTCTCAGCAACATCCCAAAGAGTTTCGAACTGTGGAATATAGCTCTTATTAACTAGCTTATCGTTTAGAAGATCTAGCATAATTTCTTTAGCTAGTTTCTTGTATTCGAAATGATAAAAAATACGGCTCGGACGGTTGCGTAGGAATTCTGAAACACCACGACTGTTAGAGGTTAGGATGTACAATTTGTTGTACGAACCAGTACCATCAAGTAGAGTTAGAATTGATTCCTGATGCTCACGTTCGTTATAAACCTTTTCGAACTCATCAAATAGAATTAGTGCTTTATCTTCAATTGCTTTGATGAAGTTAATGAAACCACCAGAAGTATAGCAGTTCTGAATGATGATGGTAGGGATACCAAGTTTCATTAGTTCTAGACTTACGTCTTTAGCCAGTTGAGTTTTACCCGCACCTTTAGTACCGCTTAGTAGTACGCCAGTGTTTTTACCTTCACGTTTTAGGAAAGTATTAATTACTTTCTGGTTACGTGAAGTCATTTCACCATACACCTTATCGGGACGGGTGAATACTGGAGAAGATAGTAGGTAGAATTCACCAGTTTGTGGATTCTGTTCTACTGTGTAAGCTCCAGGTGGAATCTTATCAATTTTGTTACCGAATTCGTGAGCAATTGAGATAACTTCGCCGCTTTGATTATATTGAGACATTACAATTCCTAAATTAGTTATTTTTAAGTTTGACTAACAAGTACCCAACGGCGTGAGTACTTAATTTTTTATTTGTTTAAAATACGTAGTTCAACAGCTTTGTTAAAGAAAATATCATAAATGTCTAGTGGATCTTCACGCCATGACCATTCACCCGGTTGAATGACAATCATTTCTGAATCACCCATTTTATCTAGTAGAGGCTGTAAATGTGTATCAGCTTCATCTTCATACCATTCCTGATAACGAACTTTTATTTCAGAAAGAGTTACTTCCTGCCAGATTTCTTTATGCATCTTGGTAATAATATTTTCATCATCACCCCAAGGTGAAGGAATCATTGAAATAGCATCTGCCATTTCATGTAAGAACTGTGCATGAGCTGGTAAATCATGTTCTTGTCCAGAGGTCATAATAGGACGGTACATTAAGTTGTAAGTATACATTCCAATATTAAAGAAACGTACTTCACAAACTGGACGTATAATACTTTCAAGTTCTTCTTGAGAAAGTGAAATGCTATGTACTTCAATATCTTCGAATTCTTCTGGACTTTCCAATTTCTTTTGTTCGCGGGCAAAACGTGCCATGTACTTAATTGGATCGCGGCGGTTTGCAATATATTCATAACGATATGAATCACTATCGTACAAACCTGATACTTTTTGTTCTGCGTTAACTTCAGCCAAACTTTCTACTATCGCAAGAATCGTTTCAGTATCTTCGCTACCAAGCTTGTCTTTATAACGATCAAGAAGTTTTTCATATTCAAGTTTAAAACATTGTTCATAAGTCATCGCTGATTGAGCAGCAATTTCTTTAGCAATTTCATCTTCAAGAGTGAAGGTAGTGTAAATTGAATTACGGTTGTCATCAAATTCATGATTCTCATAACTCTTAGCTTGTACAACGTTAAAAATACTTTCGTGTACTGCCATTGTTGCAATATAACCTTTTTCGCTACCATACTTCCTGACAAAGAAGCGTCCACTGTGTGTCATATTCTGAATAGTTTCAAAGTCTAAATCTTCGACCTTGATACTCATGTGATCATGATATTCATTATATTTTACACCAGGTTCTGGAATATTCTCTAAGTATTCTTCTTTTAGTAAAGAAAGAATATACTTAGCCTCAATAGAATCTTCGTCGAACTCGTAATTATTATAATCAGCATAAGTAGCTTTTAATGCAATACCACCAACGATTTGAAAATTATCATGAGGGTAACATTCGAAGCCGTTATGATCTGATGAATTAGATTTCAGAAAGAACAAACGTACTGCATCACCCTCACGAATAGGAGTATGACTAATTGCACAAGTAGTGTTAAAAGAACCCATTAAATTTTGCCTTTGTAATATTCTTGTATCGTACTAAAAAGTTTTAAGGTATCCATGTGATATAAACCAGAACCGTTCCAGCAATTGTATTCAACAATCTTGATGCCGTGTGGAGTTTCAGCTAAATCCATAGTGTAAATGTCTGCTGGTTCATATAAAGGTGCATACTCATCCGCAGCGTCTAAAACAGATTGTGGTATTACAGAACTATAAACAGTACTGTTATTCCGGCGATATTGAGAACCAGATATTACTTCACGATTTAAACAGATGAAACGATATTCAGCTTCAATTTCAAGTACTTCGTGCACTAAAGCAGTTTCTTCAGCATAGCCGCTACGATGGTAGTTGCTTTCTACGAAATTCTTCAGTACTTCTCCAGGTTCCATGATACCAGCAGTGAATGCTTTTAGATCAGAACTTGGTTTAACAAATTTGGGTACACCAAATGATGCAAATAAATCTTTATCATCATTCAGATTCAAAATTTCAGGATTACTATTAAGTAATGGTAAATCCAACTTGGAATAATAAGCTTGGTCGAATTTCTCTTGATTATACGAGATACCCAACCGAAGTTTAGCGATCAAATCGTCGCTTAGATTTTCAGGGTGACCACTGTCAAGCATCTGAACAATCTTAGTACCACCCCTGACAATGAAAGTATCCGATGGGTCTAATTCATCAATACCAGTAATTGTACTGGTAAATGGAATTACACCAAATGTTACTAAATCATACCCTAATGTTTTGAGAGGGATAATTTCATTTTCAATTGCAGAATACATACGGGCTGTATCTTGTACTAACCATTTAATTGTCATTCTTCTACCAAGATGGTACGTAAAATATCAACGATTGCCATTAAGCCTAATGCAACGTCATCGCACTGCATGAAAATATTATAACTTTCATGTTCAGTATATTCGTCGTCTAACCAGATTGTCCCTTTTACCGAAATACCAAACCACATATCCATATCAATGCCACATACAGAGCCATCAAAGCCGTGTGTAATTTCAGCACATAGCTGACTAACTAATGATGCATGGATTTCTGGATTAAAATCTGGAATATAACTATTTAAACGATCTGTCCAGTACTTTTTATCTTCAGGGGAACAAGTACACGCAAAATATGAATAATAATGATTAACTACATCAATATCTGGACTATTCCATTCGCGGCCACGCTCTTTTGCGACACGCTGTTCATATGTTACGGATTTATCAATTTCAACATCTTCAGCACGAAGAAGAAAAGGTTCAGCTTTTACTAATTTCATTTTTATTCTCTTTATCTGGAGGTAGATGTGGGATTCGAACCCACGAGCCGCTTTTAAGGGCGACTGCCTTCTTAGCAGGAAGGTGGTTTCATCCGTCTCACCCAATCTACCTTACACTCATATTATACCAGATAATTTTTTGCCGTTTCATCTTTTTTGAACATATCTACCAGTTCATCATAGATGCGTTTAAGGTCAATTAAATTTTCACGCGTGATTCGTGCTATAACAAGATCTTCATCTGGAATATCTTCAATTGTTGGATATTCAACCAGCCCACTATCCGGCTCCATAAATTTGTTCATGTCAAATAATGAAACCCGACCACCATCTTCGCTGTCAAATATCACATGCACAAGATCGTTATTCCACATATCAAAGAACATAATATGCTCATTGTATTGACATAGACTTACTGATGCGGTGATATTTTTAGTAAGTGAAACAGTACTGTTGAATACCTTGTAAGGTTCATGCACTACTGATGGATAGAAATAGATGCTTTCAAACGAGCGTTCAATAGCAGCAATATTGTATCCTGATAATAAATCGTAAAGGTTCATCCCAAGCTCCTGTAGTAATCGAGTACTGTTTGTATATCTTCTTTGGTAATACCGAAAACATCATTTGCATCAGAATCTAAAAATGTATTATAATCTATCATAAACACATTAGTACGATTGATTGGGATTCCATGATGTGGATACATTAATTGCATTGAGTACTCAACTGAGTCCAATTTCATCATTTCAGGTGTAACCTGAATTTCATGATCAGTACTGCTTATTGTGAGAATCTGGTTAATTCCATCGTATCGCTCATAGCGATTATAACTTTCATTATTAAAAAGTGATTCAAAAATTGGACTTAGCATATTACTCTCCCGCGTATCTTCTATAAAATAATGTTTTGACCAACTCAATATCTTCGTATAACAAAGAACCAAAGTTCCGAGTCGTACTTAGCTGGAAAAACCATTCTTCAGATACATTTTCGGGTATGCTGTCGTAATCAACAGTATAATCTAATGCTGAAACTGTCAAGGATTTTCCGTTAAATGTTAAACAAAAATCTTCAGTACTATACGTTAAAAACTTTCTACCAAGATCGCGGTCGCTTCCACATATTACATATCCCGGTGCATCACGTCCTAATGTTTTTACATTATATTTTAATATACTGTTCAACATGACTACAAGTACGTGCTCCTGCACGTACTCAAGGTCATCGAACAGAATATCCTGAATTTCAGTACTCATAGTACCTCGTAGTCAGTCCAATTACGCTGTTCTTTTGAAGCAGCTTTTTGTGCATCGGTACGGTTATCTTCAAGACGTGAAACTACATCTTTTAGTACTGCTACATCGATAATACTATCCATATAATGCATATGGTCGGTATAACCGAAAGCGTATTTCAGACCAATCCATGCACGTTTATACCAGGGATTACGGATCTCCATTGAGAGATTGATGCTGCAATGACCGATTTCGGAATCATCGCTTGCATCACCTGTATTCCACTGATGGATGTGTACTGCGTGTTCACGTGCGTCACCGCACTCACAACGAATAATATAACCTTTACTTTTAATTTCCATATTTTCCCACCGTACAAATAGTTTTTAGAAAGTCGTACATATCTGTACGAAATGATTCCCATGATGTTAGAGTGTAATTATTTTTGATATCCACCGTTTCTAACAGTTCATGGTCATCGTTGTATACTTCAAATGCAACCAAATCTGGTGAAATTTTATTTTCGACCATTACTGCCCTGATCGCATCGACCATAATAAGTTGACTGATAGTGACGTACTTATTCGTGTTTACCGGAATATCCGTTAGAAATGCGGCGGCCTGACGTTTTAACTGTGCATCTGAAACAGCACATTCAGTGTTTGGTTTATACATTACGATAAGCATTAGAAAAGCTCCAATAACATTCGACACATATCATTTGGATATTTAAATTCACCATCCAAACCATAACTGTAATTATAGTCTTTATCTATAAGTACAGTAGATGGTTCGTGGGTTTCCTTATCATAGAGAACATACACGAATCGTGATGGATCGATGTTGTTAACTTTCAAAGAATAACGAAAGCAGGTAAGTAAAAATTCGCTACCTACTGTAATATCAATCTTTCCACACTTTACCATTTCGTCAGCATATTTCATGGCTGCGGCATCTGGTAAAGTGAAACCATTTTGTGGGTCGTAACGCACGGTTAAGTCAAACTGTTCGAGGTCCATATGTACCTTAAAAATAGGGTGGTGGCTCAGGTAATTTACCTAAACTGTCAGCATCATAGTGATACACAAAGATGAAATTTCCATCCTGGTTAATTTTATAGACGCTATGAATATGAGGAAAACCAATCCTTACATAGCCAGATTTGTGATCACGCTTAGCAAACATTTCTGCCATTTCACGAGTCGGGTAGATATTGTAAAAACGACGGAATGCGTTTACATCATGTTTGTATTCGTACAAACGATTGAACTGCAAGCCAGTTTTGTACTGTTCTTCTGTCAGTTCTTCTGATTTATTGCGGCGGCAATCAAGCATATGAACCCATGAGTTGTTTTCTTCAAACAATGCTTTGGCTTCATCAAGATCATAACTACCCGCAAAGTACTCCCAAAAATCTATCCCATGTCCACTTGCATCTGTTTCATTAACACGAAAGTAGTTCATTATTTTATCCTTCTCAATTAAAAGTACCGATTACTCGGTACGTGAACATTATACAGCTTGTAGCGTGGTTGTCCAGTCTTTTCCTTCAAGATCCAGTACACCAAGTTCGTACATGTCTAAACCATTTGGGCTATCCCAAAATTTCAGTTCCAGATCAGCTACTGGTTCTTCTTCATAACCAAGAAACTTACCTGATTCATCGGTTGCAATGAAATGGATGGTTGCGGGTACGTGTACTTCAATATTGAAGTAAGTTACCACTTTCATTTTAGTTAGTTCTACAATTTTCAATTTAGATTACCTTTACGCCACTGATACCAGCCGTAGATTGAGTTTAATAAGAATGTGGTCCACATCATAAGTACTGCATAACCTTGATTCTGATGATGTAGTACTGCAAGTACCCACATAACAACAGCTACCGAGTTTACCAAGATCCAGAACAACCACTGTTCAGCATAACGTTTAACCATCAATGTAGTTGCTACTACACTCAAGATGGATGTTGCAGAATCAAGTCCAGGGGTTGCACCTTCAAGGTAACGAAGGAAGAATGCATATGCTGCAATAGTAATAGCTGTACCAGCGAACACATAGAATCGTTGTTTGGTAGTCATTACTTTTTTGATTACATCAGTGTTTTCTTCTTTACTATTTTTAATCCAGTAATAATAACCAGAAACTTGCATTGGAAGGAATAGTAATGCATAGGTAATGGTTTCACCATAGAAGCGATATTGATATGAGATTAAAATGTATAATCCAGTACCAACAAATCCCCACACATATGAACTAATTTTACCTTTAGCAACAAGTATTGCACCGACAATACTTACTAATGAACATACAATTTCAAGATTAGAACTACCCATAGTTAAACTGATAATAAGAATAGCTAGTGGAGCAGCAATTACCCAAAGATACTCTTTAACAGACCAACCATTGAAATCAGTAACACATGAAGTTAAAACTTCTTTAAAACTTAAATTAGTTCCCGTAATGCGATAGACATACAATCCGCAGTAGGTAAGAAGAAATACTGCATAGCTCAACAACAAAGTTGGTGAGAGATTAAGACTCGTTACGAGTGCATTCATTTTAAGTACTCGGATATAATAAGTTGTTTACAAGTTCAACGGCATTTACATATCGTTGTTCGAAGTTACCACTAAGGGTGACGTACTTTACATTGTGAGCTTTGCACAGAAATTTCAACAAATCGTGTGTTTCAGTTCTTTTTTCATTACTATAATTGTTACGTAATGGATCATACACCCAAGGAACATCAATGTCAAGCATAATAACAAGATCATATTCTTCTGCGTATGACATTTGACTTAGTACTGTGCTAGTTTTCCCCATACACTCAGCAGAGAACATAGTGATTAGATTATTAGTATCACTGAACATAACTTTATTGGCAGTTTTTGCTACCTTATGTTCTTTAACTTTATGTTCCATTGCGACATATACATAATCTTCAATATTCATCATATCTTCAGACCAGTGATATTCATTTTCACATATGGTACGACCAACTTCTTCAACATACTCAGTACTGAAGTGATTGGCTAAGTTAATAGTCAATGTACTTTTACCAGTACTTTCTACACCAATAATACACACCTTCTTAACGAAGTGTTTGTGTGCTGCTGGAGCAAGTAAATCCCAATACTTATATGGATTAGAACGAACCCTTGTAGCACTGATATTAACAAATTCACGATCAGGATCAATCAATACATGTTCTGATTTAGGCCAATAATTACTAAAGTATTCATTGTAATCAGTTTCTGAACTGAATACTTTATCTATTTCTGGATAAGAATGACAACCAGTACTATGAAATATTTCATTCAGTACTAAGCCAGTAAAGTCTTCGCTACCTTCTGGATATGCTTCAATGGGAGTTTCATCAACAACCAGTACATTAATCTTAGGCATATGTTTAAAAGTATCTTTCAACCACATTAGACGATTTCTTTTCGTCATAATTTTTTGTAATTCAGGTGAAAGTGTATTTTGAAATTTTTCATCCCAGCACAGTACTACAAATAGTTCGTCTACTTTAGTAGCGGCTTTAACGATAGCAGCAATATGACCAGTAGTTAACGGGGCGAACTTACCGAAAAATAAGCCATTTACCATTTTACTTTCCTAGTACAGAAGTCTGCACATATACTTTATGCTTACTACGTTTTGGTAAGGTATCGATTTTATCCTGCTTCGCTTTGAGTGCAAGGGCTTCATCGAAATACACGCCAATAATATCGTCACAATCATTATGTGAACTCGCTTTACGAATAACGCAGTAAACCGGAATTTCACCCTCTGATGGAGTTGAGTTGACAATAGTTTCAAAAATCCTTTGTACAATTTTAGATGATGCTTGCATGTTAGTATTTCCATTTGCTAAAAGTTAAATGTATAATCGCCAGACAGTATGATGCCCTAAAAATTAGGGCATGTCAATATAAATTATAAATTTATTTTGGAACGTACAGAAATTCAAAGAATTGAACTTCACATCCTTCATAGATAGGGTTGGTTGCAACAATATTATAAACAAGCTCTTTTAGTGCGTTGCATTGCCACGATTTGTTCTGTCGAAAACGAAGTACTGAACCGTCATGAATAATCCAGTACCGATTCTGATAGACAGTACTATTATTACTAGGTTCTAGTAGTTCGTCTACTGGAAATTTGTCGAACAACTTTTCATTGAAGGTCACTGTATTATTCCTCGTCTGACATTCTGTGCCGGTTTGACTCATACTCTTTACCACGTTGTAAGTACTCTTTAGCACGGTCTACAGCTTCATACAAGGTCCGTCCGAAGAAAGTGTGGTGCCAGATACCTTCTTCATCTACGCCTTGATATGGGGCTTCACGGTGGCGTACAGCCCAACGCTGACGCTCATTGTACGCGTCTGTCATGCGAGGGTCATCGGTATTAAATGTTACTGACCATTCATTATTAATTTCAATAACTTCATCAATACCACATCCAAAGTACTTGAATACAGTAGTTTCTTCATCACTATTTTCATAGTCAGAAAGTACTTCTTCAAATCCTACTATATTTTTTAAAAGTTTGTTATCAATTCCACTACCAGTTACATACCATTCAGTACCATCCCAAACGTACATATATTCTTCATCATATCGAGGTGTATCAGTGATGCGTTTTTCTGTCCATTCTTCACCACGATCACGACCATAATAAACTGTGCGACCAACAGCAGGAGTATCGAAAGAATGTCCTTCTTCTGTTTCACATGATACATCCAATGTGCTCATATCACCAAATGAAACTAAACGCTCTGCTAGTTCTTGTGAATTATAGTGATTTACTAATGTTTCTCCTACACCCTCTGGATAACCATCATTATGACAGTAAACACTATGGTACTTGTCATTTACTTTAACATTAATATTACTGCGAGTTGCCATTTTTAATCCCTTTATTCATTTTGTCTTCACGTACTTCAGTCTGTCTCTTCATATACACGGTTCTCCTGTAGGAACAAGTGATAACCGGAATCACCAAAACAATCCTGTGCAAAAAAGACTACGTACTGTTCATCTTCGTATGCAATACGACCATATTCTAAGCAGTACGTATCTCCGTCACCCTCTAATAAGTGCTTCTTATTATTTTCACCGTTTATAGAAATTTGATATCCTGAGTAAAACCACATATCTTCATTTAATTTAAATTCTAATCCATATTGGGTGTTTAGTGCAGAAAATTCTTTTTTAATTTGGATTGCTTTTGTTAATGCTTCATTTGTAGTCATTAAAATTTAAACTCCTGTGAATTACGTTTCGCTACTCCATGCTGATACCAGCGTTCATATGTTTCTTGCCATTTGGTATTTTCATACTCAGTACGCATTTCTACACAATCATAACCATCATTGTATCCATCATCTTCAGCATCCTTTCCAGTTTTCTGACCAGGTAACACTTCGACGAATTCTCCACATGAACAGTACTTACAACCTACTGGTTGCATATTTTCCCATGAATCGAAATGACGTTCATATGTATGTCCACATTCGCAAATACGGGTATCACCATATTCTGGATTATACTGACGTTCAATCAGTACTACTTCTTTAATAATATAAGGTTGTTGGCTCATGATGATTGTTCTTCATCCTTTTGAGCTTTTCCCCATTCATAACCGCGTTTAAACTGCTTACTCTTACGGTCTTCTTTAAAGGCTACCGGACTTGCATCGATTCCTGATAAAAATTCCAAATGAGGATTTTTATATTCTTCGTTATTATAACCCTGTTCTTTACCTGCATAGAATGCTGCTAGTTCATCTTCTTCAAACATTAATCTTTTCTCGTAAAAGTGTGAAAATCTTCATCGGCCTGTTCTTCACCAACGATTGCTTTATGCATTTCATATTCTTCTTGACGTAATTCAGCAGCTTCCTCTGCTTCATAACGTTCATCTTCTTCCTGTTGCATCATCTCTAGAAGTTCATCTAGGCGATCATACATAGTAGTTACTCTGTCATATAGTTCATCAAAATATCTGCGTTCGGATTTAGATAGTTGATCAGGATGAAACCCGTCTTCGTACATTTTATCAATTAAATCTTGCATGTCGTTTGAAGTGTTTTCAAACATGCAGTATGACATATTTGGCATTATCTTTTCCTGTTATAAAGTTTAGTTGCTAGTTCAATAATTTCATCCGAGTCAGTAATAGTATCTACCCATTTTTTAGAAATACCATCTAACCCATAATACGCACCAGCTAATTGACCAGTAATTGCTGCAACTGTATCTGCATCATCACCCAAATTAGCGGCAAGAAGTACTGCATCTTCAAAATTATTTGTTTTACTAAAGCACCATAACGCTGCTTCAATAGAATCAATTACGTAGCCAGTACTTTTAATTTCGTCTCGTGTTTTTGGCATATAATGAACAGGATTTACTGCTACTTTAACTCTGCGATTTGTGATCCCAAAGCTGTTCATTGTGTCAGGAGTCATACGTACTACATCCATATAATCATAACCCAAAATAGCACGGTTAATCATTATTGAATATGCTAAGCATGATTGAACTGGTAATTCTCCTGCATGAGTTGTTGACGAACTTAATTGTGAGTACTCAAGTAAATCTGCAAATGCATGTGAGTATTTTTCTTCAGTACTATAGAAGATTGGAATAGGTGCAAGCCGCATTAAACTACCATTTCCAGCAGAATTGATTTCTGGATTATGTAGGATAGTATCATGACGTTTAAAATCAGCAATAGCACAATGAGTAGAATGACCAATATCGAAGCATGTTCCAGTACTACTCTTATAACCATAATGAAGCCAGTTGTAATAGCGACTTAACTGGTCACGAGGTTCAAAACCCTGTATAAAATTAAGACTTTCACCTAAACACAAAGCAAGACTTGTATCATCTGTCCACTGACCGGGTTTTAACTCAAATGGTCCACCACCGATCATATCAGTCAGTACTGGATATGTATCACGTGGCATGAACTCTAAAGTTGCCCCTAATGCATCACCAACTGCTAATCCTACTAGAGAACCAATTGCACGGTTTTCTTTATCAATCATATTACTTTACCTTGTTTGATTTGCCATTCTTCGAATGTCAAAGAATTTTCGTTAGTACTCGCATTAGCTCGTACTTAACTCAATTCGAATCTTAATTAAAACGTTACACACTTTATACTGACGAGATTTGTAGAGGACATTTTCATCCCCCCGCAGGGGAATAAAGACGTAAAAAAAGTACACGTATGTGTACTGAATTTTTCTGACGATGATAGTCGTCGGAATCTGTCGAATTGTGAATTTCTCTGAATTTAAGATACAACTTCATTGTATAAATTTCTGAGAGCGAAAGCGGGTTGCTCGGTTTCTCTCATATCACAGTCATATGCAACGGTCGCAGGTTTAAACATGCCTGCACTCAGTACTGAATCTATTCGACCAAATCAGTACCTGCCATACAATGGCTCCCTTAGCGTATTGGTAAGTGACCTTATATATCTATCAAGGGAATGCTGATATGCCTAATGCATTCCTTTATAGTGCCGTATTGCCGTGATTCGTAGTCTTATGTCGCTTTGTATGACTGCTAGTACTCTAACGGGTTTCTTCTGCACTTCGTACTGATTGAACTACTCATCTGCCATCTACTTGTCGATAGGATCAGGTTTTACTCATCAAGGACATTCCTTGTCAATCAGAGTTGTATCTTAATTCTGTACTACAATTATACCATAATTTTCTACGGTGTTTCATTTATCTCAATTAAAAAAATACCAGCACTAAGGCTGGTATTGGGTAGTATTATAGGTCAGTTTTCTCAATTAGCATAACGTAACCATTTACTAGTACTTCATAGAATGCAAAATCTGGTACATCTTCGATACGTAGTAGTTCATCATCGTAAGTGTACTTTTGACGAATATCATCATTGAATAGATGGATTGGTAGATAGAATTCTTCAGCTTTATATTTGCTGGTAATCTTAACTACGTTGGCTTCTTCTTTGCCTAATACTAGATTTACACCACGGCTGCGATGTTCAGTACGTTCCTTCTTGGTTGCAAATGCAGTTAATTTATCCCAATCGATAGTTAGATTAACTTCATTTTTAAGAACTTCAAAATCGCGTTCCATGTCTATTAGTGCTGCACGAATTTTAGCAGTACTTTCGCGAACAAAGTTGTTGTGTTTATTAACACGAGACATAAATTCACTAACCATGTCACGCTCATATACTTTATGGAAGTCAGTATAGAAAGATATATTCTCTGAATCTTTCTGAATCCAAGCTGGTGGTAGACTATCCATCATATCATGAAACTTTTGAATTTTCTCTGCGGAGGTAACACCTTCGTCATTATACTTGATCATTAAGGTTGTTGGTGAATTTAAACTCCAACCTACTACATTGTGGTTTGCAGCGTAGTTATCAAATTCACTGAAACTAATCAATGCAACTTTTAGTTCAATTGTTTCGGTTACAGTATCTGCAAATGATGACATTTTATTGAAAAATTCTTCTTCTTCTGGTGTAATATTTCCAGTAGGAATTTCAGAACGTGAACCTAAAATTTCATCGGCAAAAGTTTTTCCTGGAGAACGAAGATAATCAATATCTTGTTCTAGTTTAGTTTTCACTTCTGGAACTTTTACAACAAGATCTGTATCATAAATGAATGAAATATCACCACATGAACCGAATGTAATTTTATTACCATAAACATCAAGTTTAACTGCTTCTTCCATAGTTTCAAAATTAGCACCAACTTCAGAAAGGCCATTTAGTAGTTCTTTCATTTTATCAGTATTGATTTCTTGATCGGTTTTATAAAACACATCTTCTACCATATTAATCTTAGCTACTGGACGATCATTTTCAATATCGTCGAAAGCTTTCATAATATCTTCAATCTGTGCAGTACCACGAATCTGAGTTACATTTTCGTTATGCTTAATTGCACTTTCAATTTGAGTATTGAAATTCGCATTAACATCATCAAATGCAGAATTAAGTTCGAACTTACTTTTATCATTTCTAAGAACTTCTGTTCTAACAATTAATACAGTACCGTCTACTGAGTCATAAGATTCTGGACTATACTTCAATTCGTATTCATCTTGTAGAAGAATAATATTATTATCTTCTAAAAAAATCATCACAGTACCGTTATTAACGCTGATGTTCTCTAAACTAACACGCTTTCCACGTACAAGATAGTCGTCTTTAACTTCCTGTTGTGCGATAGTTGCTTTACGAATGGACTCATTGATTTCTGCCATTTCTTCGTCGGTATAACGTTCGATGACAATATCAGTATCTTTAGGAAGACTATCATAAATTGTCTCCATTGCTTCTAAATCAATATCTGATAGGTCAGGTTCATCTTCGTAGTTATGTACAATCTCAACTGCAAATTCACCAACTGGAATAGTTTCTAGAAGAACATTTGGGAAGTCAACTAAGAATTGATTGTAGATGCCTTCGATATTATGGAAGATACCAGAAGTTTCTAAGGTGATACCAAATTCAGCATGTGGATTAACTACATGAACAACGATTTTGTTTGGTGATAGGAAATAACCACTAATCTGTTCATTTTGTAATTCTTGAGTAAGTAGATTGAATAGATCAATATCGTACTTACAACCTTTAATATCAATAGTTTTAATTTCAATTTTGGTAATCATAATACACTCCATGTATATTTAAATTTAGAACTTAATTTACTCATCTTGTAGGACAGTTCTGATATCCTCAAAATTTGCACTTAACCAATCAAAACCTTCAGGTACTATCACTCGACCATAATAGTCATAGTAATGTGCAAAAGGTAAAGTACTTTCTTTAAGTAGTAATGCTATCCGTGGGTTATGTGCAATTTTGCAGATAAGCATGTTTTCCATAATCGTGAGATCTTCATCTGTCAATCCCAATACATCTAATCTATCATCACGGTATTTACGACCAGCTTTTTTCGCCTCAAAACCAGATAACGTTCTAAGATTGTCGTGCTGTTGTCCTGTAAGATACCAGTACCAGAATGCTTCCGCAGAAGCAAAGTATCCATAAGGTTCGAATGTAAAAGGTGAATAAGCAAAGTTAGATAACAATTTACCTAACTCTGTCTTAGCTTGACTGTAGATATTGATGTGGGTTATGCCATCTTCTTCAGGATTATAGATAGGGGTACTATCAAATTCGAACATAGCTTTTCCAACATAACTCCCTCATTGCAAGGGACTTATTTATTATTGTGCAACATCATTATGGTCTTCGCCTGGCATACCGCGTGAACGTTCAATATCAACATACACACCAGTACTGTTCTTGGCTTGACACTGATCCATTACCCAAGAGTATTGAGTACTGGCATTTGTAATCCAACCTTTAGTCTGACATGAACCCATTTTAAAAAGTTTAACACTACATAAAAGAGTTGAAATAACAAATGCGATTAACATTGTTTTGAAAAACCGCTTAAGGTTGTCACCGATGATAAGAACAAAATCATCTTTTAGATAAAAACGTGAAAAAAGATACCAGATGCCGAAGTTTATAACAAATGCACCTAAAACTACTAACAAGTATAATGACATAACTTCCTCTTACTCTATAGGCACGCAACGTGCAGTGACTGAACTAAATTTGGTGCCAACATATGATTTAAGCACTTGAGTCTTGATTTCTTCACAGCGTTCATTTGAGTTATAGTTACCAAAGCTGGTAGTACTCATGGACGAATTGGTACTGAGAACAAGAGTCAGAATGATAGCGTACATGTTATGCTCCTAAATTTTTTAGAATTGAATTAACTGTAAGCAAACTGAAATCGAATCTGTTGGTAGTGTCGATTTGGAATGCCTGAGCCTCAAAATCAATCTTATCAAACCAATCGCAATTTATCAAGTACTTTTTATCTCCCACATACAACTGAAATTCAATTTCATCAACATCAAAGAGAGTTAAAATTTCGATAGAATATAATTTTTTATCAATAAATGTAAACAATGAATATTCGCGTTGGTTTAATCTACATTGCCATACATATATATCATCATCTTTGCGTATAACTAATTCATTCTCACCTGAAAGATTTACTTTTTCTTTGTTGGGTAGATAATCAAATACAGTACGATCATAAGTAATAAACTGCCTTACTTTTTCATCTAATTTGTCAATAGTTTCTCTCATTTTAGAAAATTCTCATACATATCAATCATGCATAATATACTAATATCATTATCTCCTACATCTTTAATAAATGCATCAGGTGAATCATATTTGTACCATTCACCATTAGCTAATACATCATTATCATGAAAGATAACTGAATGTACAGATCTCAAACCATCATTATCTAATAAATTTAAAGATGAATAATTAGAAGACCATTTTTCATATACAGTAATTTTTAAAAGTCTTTCTTTAGTACAGAGAATTTCTACTTGATAATAACTAATTTGATCTGCCGGATAAATGACAATTGGGATGGATTGTTGTTGATATATACCGGTTATTGTACCTTGAGTGGGTGCTGTTCCAGGGACAGGAAGTGGTTTATTATACTGAATTGCATTTCGTGTACATTTAAATGAGTACAATCCTTCTTTCTCTAGAGTTATATTTGTTTCACTATAACCATAGCTGCCGACGAGATCGATTACATTAAAATTACATTTATTAATTATGCTTAGTAGATATTCTAAATCTTCATACCAAACATCAAAAGGTATTGTTGCAGTCATTTATTATCCATAGAAAAACTGCCCCGAAGGGCAGTTGTATTTTTTTTTTAGTGTAGCTTAATTACTTCTTGGCGACCAGTTTCAAAAGCTTTAACAGTACGGTCATCGGTAATAACCTGACATAGCTTGTCAATGTTCTTACTTGGGAATTTATTGCTTAGTACCATGCTTGACCAAAAGCGACCACGATATTCTTCATAATCAGAACACGCATCAATTTTAAGCTTCTGTGCATTATTGAATGCATCCCGGCCTGCATCAATAGTAACCATTAACGTCTGATACATCTTTGGAGACAAGTTAGGTATGTTCTGGTTCACAAATGAACGAACATAATTCTCATCTTGTTTACCACGACCTTCAAAGTACGCTTTAAGTGTCTTCTGTAGATCTTCAGCATACATCGATGGGATCTGAACCTGTTCTTGTACTTTAAGGGTATAAGTACTCAACTGGCTTTGACTTGCCTGATCATAACGCTTAATATTTGCTTCATAGCTGTTAGCAGCATTGTAAGTACTAGTATACATACCCGAAATACCAAGAGCACCAACTACAACTACAAACAGTACTGCAATGGCAACGATTAAACCCGTTTTCATAACTTATTCCTTCCTACGTAAATTCCAACACCAATTGAGATTGCCGCTGACATAATGGATGATAAGATAACAATCCATAAGCTCGGTTCCAGTTTATATTTCAAATACTCGAATTCTTTATTAGGAAGACGATTGAAATGTGTATCAACATCTTGTACTAACTTCTGAACAAGACCAAGAGACATTTTCTCAGTCATTGCATCCATCTTCATAGTACTATGAAGTATTTCGTTTTTCATGCCCTGGCCGAATGAAGTACTACTGAAATTACTTACAACACCTTCATCATCTAAACCAACGAACATGATAACGTCATTCTTTTTTCCACCACGCCATTTTGCAGTTAATGCTTTTACTAAATTAACATCAGACTGTGGATACATTACCAGAACAATGTTTACTTGTTTTGCTGCACCCATATCACGTAGAACCATATCGATGTAATCATTATAACCAGTACTATCATACTTCGTCAAGTTTAAAACATGATTTACACGATAATAATCATATACTTCAGGATAGTCCGGTAATTTCTTTTTGTAATCCGCCGTAAATTCTTTCTCGTACTGATGTTCAAAGAACAATGAATCTTTATTGCCTAAAAGATAATTAATGTAAGTATTCTCTCCAGCAGCCGGATCACCAATCTTTATGTTCGCCCAACGGGAAGGTATAGCAGTACCTTGGCGGTTTACACGGTCAATTGTATGTAACCCTACTGAAGTCTTAACTTCCCAATCTACTTCATATGGATAGTCAAATACTTTATAGGATTCACAACTTTTATGTCTCTTACCTTTACTGTCAGTATAATATGAGCATCGTTCACGTGTATGATAATGCTTACATGAACTGTACTCAGTACAGGTTTCAACTTCTCGATATTTAGAAAGTACTTTACCATTTAAAATTTCAGTATCAGCCATTGATGCATACATACTTGCATATGTAACACCCATCATTAAAGCAATACTTGCACAGACCGCCAGAAAGTGAATACCAAATTCTTTTGGTGTGATTTCATGTTTATAATAGTACTTCATTATCAAGCAAATCAATAATGCAGGTAGTGCGATAATGATGAAGTTCATCGTATTCGGCTCATGATTAATTTATGTATACATTGTAAAGTACTTTGTATATTAAGTCAAGCTTTTTTATGCGTTATTTGAGAATTTTTGCATCATAAAAGAAATATAAAGAGCTTCTTTTGCTGCATCATAAAGTGGGTTGTGTAAACACAATGGATACAACAAACCCATTTCATCCACTTCTTCGCAGAATAAGTCCAAGTGCAGTTGAGTAGCTTCCTTCATTTCTAATTCATCATCTTCTGACATTAGTAAACGTAAGGTACGTACATTGTTAGGAGAACTGTAATGCCATAGACTTCCATCATTAAACATTACACGATGGTTATCCTGAAGAATACTACAGTCGAAGTGACAACCATTGCCAAATACTTTAGTATTTGAGGATGGTTCACCTAAGAACTTATGTAGTGCTAGTGGGATGTTGGTTGTATCAAATTTTTCACCTTTACTACTTAATAGTACTGATGGTGATGTAAGTGTAAAAGACTTCTGCATTTCACAAAGTGCAAGTGGAAATTCCTGTGCACAGATGTTAAACCAGAAATCCATAGTTCTTGCATCAACCTTCAAACCATTATCAAGTTGATCCTGGATTGGAAGTTGGGTATACATCCAATCAAGTTTATGTGTTAATACTTCTGGTACTTTAACTAATGCATAGTTAGGAATAACAATACCATATCCAGAATTTTCAGGTGTAGCAAGTGATTCAATATCTAACGAAAATAAATCCATAATTTACCTTTTATATGAAAAAAGCCCCCATATGGGAGCTTTTCATTTACGTGCTGATTTTATTACTTTTTGTTCGCAATGTCGCGTAGTGCAAGTTTCAGATCCTGATCCATTTTGTTCATTAGGACTGCTGCCTGTTTGCGTTCTTCGCGACCTTTACGTTCGATGTTAATGGTTTCATTGATACCATTCAACATGTCAGTTTGAATAGACTGTAAAGTACTTAAGTCTACTACGCCACGCTGGTTTGCAGCAGCAGCATCGGTCATGTTCTTAGCCACGGTTTTCGCATTACTCTTCAATAAGCGGTTAGTTTCATTGTCAATCATATTTGACAATTCGTTGTCTTTCTTCTGCTGTAAGCTGATGAGTGACAGACTCATGTTATTCTGCCAGGCAGGAATAACAACACTATTAAGAGATTCAAACTTCTCTACAGTGTTCATGTTAACTTTACGCATTGACGCAATCTGAGGTGCAGTCAATTTGGTAAGCTGGATCAGACGACGAAGTTTATCAGCCTGTTTATCCAATGCATCGGTAAGCATACGTTGCTCATCCAGAATGTTCATTGGAGTATCTGGATTAGCCATTAGTGCAGCCAACTTTTTATCTTCAGCTTCTTTTACTGGCTCCAGATGTTCCAGAATATGATCCAGTTCATGGAGATATTCAATGTTTGCATCATATGCACTTTCAAGCCATACAGCTTCGCCACGCATACGTTCAATGCCAGTACCCAAAGTTGTAGAGATTTTGGTGATCTGATCTTTGCTGGTTTCGAACTGGTCAAGTACTTTCTGTTTGGTGTCACCAAAGATGTTCCAGACGCGTGCCAACATACCATTACGTTGTTCACCCAATTTGGAAACATCAACCTTACGAGTTAAAGTAAGGATACTTGCAATACCTTCACCGAGTTCACCGGTATCTGAAACTTTCACTTTAGACAGAATTTCTTCTGAAAGTTTACCAATGCTCTGACCTGCGTCAGCACCCAAAGTATGGATGTTAGCGACGGTCAACTGAATTTCAGTACCTTTAGAATCACGAAGTACTGGTAGGCTTTTTTCAGTTTGACTGATTTCTTCCTGATCGAAAGTTTGTGCTTCTTTTTGTTTAGTAGCCGCAGGCTTACGCTTACGCTGGGTAGTTTTCTTTGGCTGTGGTACTTCTTCAAAGCTGTTAGTCGTGTCGTCGAGGGCCATTTTTTTTAAATCCTGTTCTTAGTTAAATTGAGTATCGGCTGTATATGAACATTCTACCGATACTCGCATGATCTGTCAAGGGTTTTTAGGAGGATCTAGAGGTTTATTTTCCTCTGTTGCCGTGTCGCGATACGCCATATTGCGAATCAATGCGACCGTCTCATCATCCACTTTCTTTGAAGCCTGGTTTTGTAGTTTAACAATCAACAGTGGTACAAGTACTTCTTGGATTTCACCAAGTTTACTGAGATTGTTTAAGAAACGTTTATTAACCGTAGTTAATGACATTTCTGAAATATCCGTGGTTGCACGGAGTTTCATTAAACGTTCCTGACGTAATTCGAATTCATATGGATCATCATCAGTACTGATGACATATTGACAGCCGATGATACCATGCTCAACATTGTCTTTAATACCTTTGATCTTATCCTGTAAACCTTTGAACATAGTACTAACACCACTGAAGCGGTGTGGATCAATTTTCACTGCATTGTTCAAACAGCTTAGAATAGTCCCGATTTCATCCTGCTTAACAACGATATCTTTCTGAGTACCCAACATACGTTGTAAGAACGTTTGTTTCAACGGGAATAATGTTTCAAGAACATTAGTCAGATTGTCAAACACACTTGAGATGTATTCACTATTAGTTTGGAGTACCTTAACCAGATTCATTTGTTCTTCCGCAAGTTCGCGATTACTGGTAGTAATTTCCATACTACAAACTTCAAAGTTCTCAACCCAATCGAGTACTTGCATTGGTTTAAAGTTGAAGTCTGATTTCATTTCGATAATAGCTGGCAGGCGTGGATCGTTTTCTGACAGTTCTTTTCGAGTGAATACAATTGGTGCTGGCATAGCTGGTGCAGCATTTTCAATAACTACTGGTTTTGCTCGGCCTGCTTCATACTCCTGGTATTCATGCTGTAAACGCGGTACTGGAAGATCCATAATGCTGATACGACCAAAATAGATATCGTCGAGCATCATTTCCAGAACACGTAGGCGAGTACTGTCATAATAGATTTCATTAAGGTCTAATGAACGTACATCAAAGATCGGCATACCGGCACCATCATATGTGCGGCTAACGATAACATTGAATTTGTATTTTTTCTGTACATTCTTATCAAATACTTTCAGCAAAGAGTTACGAACATAATCGTAATCGAATTCCTGAATTTCGATGCTTGCACCCGTAGAATCCTTGAAAAAATATTTGCCTTTCATGATGGGATAATCTCTCTTTTAATTAAAAATTGGGAGATTTAATCTCCCAAGTATATCTTAACGCCAGACTACTTTATCAACAGAAGCTGTGGTCACAACGCGTAGTACAGTGAATTCGCGTTCTGGATTTGCTTGTGCTAGGCGTGCTGCTTCTGCCTTTGCTGCTGTTTCAGATGTGTGTGGCTTTGGTTTGTCGGCCATTGAACTTTGACCAGTTGCCTTATTAGTACTGACAACAATATACTTACCAGTTTCCATTATTATTATACCTACTTGTTTAAGTTTACTTTTTTTATTTTAGAACGTCAAGTGCTTTTAACGCTTCAATTGAGTTCTGATCAAGACCTGCTGCTGAAAGTTCTTCGCTTACAGTCTGTGGTGTACGTTTACCTTCTGCTTTAGCAACGCTAGGAATACCCTTTAGTACTTCCTGTTCTTCTTCTGCCGGTGCTGGGCGGGATTCATCACCACGAGTGCTGCTGGCGGTGACGTACTGTGCTTTACGTGCTGCACGGCGTGCTGCGTATTTTGCTGCTTCTTTCGCTTCACGCTCTGGTGCTTTTGCTTCACGATAAGCCTTAACGCGTTCAGCTTCTGCTTCGATGTTTTTCTGACGCTGAACACCAGCACCAACCGGAACAATTTCGAAGCTGGTATACAGACTTGGGATAATAGTAACTTCACCATCTTCCAAGTCTTTCACTACTGCATAAAGAAGATCGTCCATGTCGATTGAACGCATGTTGTGACCAGCGATAGTACGGTCAGCGTTATGTGCCTGCTGTACATAAGAAAGAATTCCGCTGTCACGATCAACGTTAATTTCAACAACGCTGGTGGCTTTGAAAGATGCAGATTCGGTAAAGAAGAATTTAATAGTGTACATGATATTCCTTGTTTTCAATTTACGATTTTAAAAGTATAATTTATTTCTACAGAGAAATCCAGCTAATCTGCCGTCTTCATGAGATAAATCATACGCCCATTTTGGCAGGCTGTCAAGCGACAAAAACAAAAAAGGACGAAAAAATTACGTCCTTTTGATATTCCAATGAAATGATGAGACAGGAACAAACCTTTCAGGGGCCGGTGTCATGTCATACATCGTTGCATTTCTAAATTTTAAAATATAGGTATTCTGTAAAGTTGCGACCGCTTTATTCAAAGCCTGCATTGCACGTTCTTTCCAGAAGTTTTCATAGGGTTCAGGACATTTGATATAATCATATCTATACATACCTAAACTTGCTTGAAGTAGTCTATGTGGAGATTCAGTCCTTCCATCTACTAAACTTGCACCATGTTGTACTGAAGTCCAGCCGGGTATTCCCGGTAATGAACAATGCAAATCAAAGTCTCTAATACTACTGCACAATGTTGAATCAACAATCTGATTATGGATAACAGCATCCTTTACGGTGTTGTATAAATTAAATTCCATATAAAAAGGTTTGTTGTCAAATATATGCTGTAGTTCATTATATGTTGTCGGTACTGGTAGTTCTGGTAATAATTCACCAAAAACTTCAACACAAAATATCTTCCATAGACCATTCGTAAATGCAACTTCTGACTCGTATATCTCATCAATCATATATCTACCACGCAGACGCTTTTCATTGATAAAGACTTTTCGAGCCAGATATGATCTTAACACCATCTCAGTACTTATATCTCTTCGATTAATGTTATCGTAATTTTTACCTATACGATTGATTTCATAAGTCCTAACGTACATACGTTTACTTATTCCAACATTACCTAGCGAGTGTAAAGGAGTTCTCGTACTTTCATGCAGTGCCACTAACATATTATATATTTTCATTATCTTAGTACTACGTACTTCCCGTTAATACCAACAATGTATTCATTGCCAGATTTAAGCACATCATAGTTATCACCAAGAACTGCACTCAATCTTGTACCATCCAGACTTGAACCTTCATTAAGTAGGTTTTTAACGTATGACTCATTAACGATACCAGAACCTTTACTGTAATGTAACTCAGTACCATAAACGCTTCTAATACAGATACTTTCATTTACGATTTCTACGTTCACCGCAGCAAAATCGAAAAATTCTTTTAGTTCTGTTTCGCTTACAAGTTCCATATCATTTGTTATCTGATCAATATCTAAATCGATTGGGTCATTTACGCCGTACATCTGTAATTTCCAACCCGGATTAGGACAAATATTTTCGATTGATTTCATAAGTTCAATAAGCTTAGCAGGGAATTCCCCATCACGCTCGAACTCAACGAATACCTGATACTGTCCGTCAACATTTGGTGTTTCAGCAGCTTCAGTATCAACAACATCTACTGGTGATCTTTCAATAAATGAACTTAAATCATATGCAGCATCAAAATTATCTTTAACTTGGAATAGTACTACTATATTAGATTCATCAATCTTCGGTGTATATTCGTCAACGCTGATTACAGGATGAATCAAATCTTTAAGTACTAATGGGCGTAAAGCCCTTTCATAAATTCTCTTAGACATTACATCCCTCCTTGTTCATCGAATTGAATATCATCTGAACCATCATCAGCCTGTTGCTGATCTTGTGGTTGTTCTTGTGGCTGTTGTTCTGGTGCATCAGTTTCATCATTTACTGAATTACTGTTAAAATCAGAGGCCATAAGTTTGTATTCATCAAAACTTTCAGGGTTAACTAAACGTCGTGGAATCTGAAACTTGTATAAAATAATTGCTTTACGCTCATCTTTAGGTTCACGCATTGAAGCAGAATTACCTAAGACGCTTTGCATGTCCTGATTACCACGAGGGTGAGAGATAGGGTAAACTTCCCAATCTGGACGTACTGAAATAATTGTACCCTGCTTTTCGAATATCTTTGTAGCTACAGGATCTGGAAATGTTTCATGATCAAACTTCAATGTGATCTCAACCCAATACTTACTTACAATTGGGCCTTCAACAACTTCACCATAAATCCAGTTCTTATATGCATACAAGTCCATGTTGTCAAAATATTCTTCAACACCAAGAAGGATATCTAATAATCCATCCTGGTCATAAAGAGTTTGAACTGCTTGTGAACTATCCATGTATATCTTCCTTTAAGGTTAATAATATAACCTTATTTACTAATAAGAATTATAGAAGCTCTCCATCTATTTTTAGACTAATATAATCAGCCATTTCACGCCAATCAGTTACAAAATTATATTTTGGATTATCTTTTTCATTAGTATTGTGTGTACATTGAAGTACTACAGCATCTAATCCAAGTTCTAGTGCAACATCAATATTAGCTAGATGATCATCTACTACAGTTACAATATCATATTTTTTAGACAATAGATTATATGTACCACGTTTGCTTTGATAGTTTTCAAGAATAATAATATCATCGAAAATATCACCAAAGACATTATGTAAGTTAACTTTACGTAGTACTTCCCCATGTCCAAATGTCCCACTTTTAGTAACAACAATAAAGGCTACTTCAGGGTGGAACATTTCAAGAAATTGCATACGATCTACTACATATTGGTCCATTGGTTCTAGTAAACCGAATTCGTATGAATAGAAGTTAAAGTTCTTCAATAGATCCATAACTTGTTCACCATCACACTGTAGCCATTCCTGTAGATTATATTGTTCTGGCTCACCGACTGTCTGAATGTCGTGGTACTTTTCCACGTACTTTTTAAATCCACCTAAGTGATTTAGTAGGATCTCATCGCAATCAATGATTACGGCTTTCTGCTTATTGGACATTAGTCTTCCTATTACATTTGGTCGTTGCAAATCAAATCTACTTCACATAGTAGAGCGGATAGGTTCATTTCACGATCAGATACCGATGCCTGCTTTACTACTGCATCGCGAATCTTAACCTTGATCTTCATTTCTTTAATTTCATCTTTAGTAAACATGTCCACGTTCTGATACAAGAATGAGAAGAAACCATCAATTTCATCTTCTGGAATATTCTGTACAATCTGTTCACGCATTTGACGAATGTTACCTGCTTGTAGTGCTTCAATGATAGACGCACGATAACTCGCAGTACTGTCAATAGAATCTTCAAGCTTAACTAACTTACCACCAACTACAGAACTCTGTAATGTGTTTAGTGTCTTACGGAAGTCAGGGAAGGTACACTTAATATATTTCTGTACTAAGTCTAGACTTTCTTCTGAATCCAGTTCAACACCTTCAGACATTAAGATTTCAATGATTCTAGTAGTAAATTCATCCTGATCATGTTTTTCAATCATAATAGATTGTACACGAGAGATGATTGGTTTTAGAATTTTGTGCGGTTCATTTGATGTAAGAATGAAACGAGCATTCTCGTGATAATCTTCCATAATACGTTTTAGTGAACCTTGAGCCTTAAGACCCATTTGTTCCATTTCTTCTAATACGAAGATACGGTAATCACCAAAAGCTGATAGCCGAGCCGCAGCATCAATTTTTTCACGTACTGCATCCATACCTTCATCTGACATATTAAGAGTGGTTACGTCTGATGGATCAACAAAACCATTTTCAACAAGGCCATTAATTAGTACTTTAATTGCAGTAGTTTTACCAGTGCCAGCAGGTCCAAAGAAACCGATATGTGGAATCTCACCAGTTTCAATCCATTCTAACATTTTTTGTTTGAATGCTGGATTTTTAAAAACGTATTCTTCAACTGTTCCTGGGCGGTACTTTTCTGTCCATAGAGTGGTCATTATCAATTCCTTTTAATTAGGGTTTTCGTTTATCCATTCAGGATATAGTAGGGCGGTAAATATATCTTCATTCATTTCTATTTGGTCTAATAAGAACTCAAACGTATTAGCCATTTTGGGATTTTCATGTCCCGTATTCTTAATATTTGAAGCACTAACCAGAAGAGTTTTAAATAAATCTTCATCTACTTCAAATACTCTGCTTGTATTTTTAACTGCCTGCATGTAAAACTTGCCTGTCTTATTAGTACTGTTTAGTTTTACATTATAGAAATTAAATTTACCATCTATGGTCATGCTCATAATATCTCGACAAAAATAATGCCCTGACTAAGCAGGGCATGTAATATTAATATCCGAGTCCTAAGAACTCAGGTCTTTCATCTCCAGCGGCGAGAACACCTTTTGGATAATCAACTAAATTTAAAGAAACATCATTGATGGTGATTGTACGTGACCATCTACCGTGTGCGATTAAAATCCAATCACCTTCTTTAAGTTCAGTAATGTCTTCACCGACTGAATATACTTTAGCCCAACGGCTATGTACACCACGTACAGTACCGTCATCATCACGAAGAACAATGCCGGATTTTAATTTTTGTTCACCAGTATCTAAATGTGTTACGAGAACTTTGCCTTTACAAGCGGTAAGTACTTTCGACTCCATGTGAATATCCTTATTCTTGTTCAGTATCATCTTTTACAGTTCTAGCACGTTTCACAGGTGCTTTCTTCTCAACTTCTTGAGTAGCATCACCAGTAGGAGTACTTTCAAACTGTGAATCATCAAATCCAGTATCTGCGAAATCCATTGAGTCGCCCATCTGAGGTGCTTGAGAATGGCTTTGATGTTCTGGACTAATATCTGGTTTTTGTAATTCGCGTTCACGCTCAGCAAGCAAATCTTCACGCTTCTTAACAACTGTACCGCCACGTCCGATGATATCACCGCGTGCGTTCATGTTTGCGTTTCCAATCGCTACACTATGCTGATGCTGGAATTTCAACATTTCCATGTCGATCTTCTGACCGCGATAGCTTGTGTGTTTTTTCATAAAAATCCTTTTTTACGTTTCTTGGTACATTATACCATAAAAATTATTACCATTTCAAAAATTCGTTAACATCTAAATCATATTTAATAGAATCCACCATGTGTAATTCAATCAAAAATAAACAATAGCTGCTAACAGAACTTCCACGACCTAATCCCCAAAAGATATTATTCTCTTTCAAGTAATCTACTAGCCATATCATGCAGCGTAGTAGTTTAGTCATATTGTAGCTCTCATATAGACTCAACTCATATAGTACTCGCTCACGAGCTTCATCAGTAGTACATAAGTTAAGAAAATAGTCTTCCAGATTTATCTTGTCATAAGCAGGATCATAACGCCATAATTCATGATTCTTATCATGGTCAATGGTGTAATCTAACATACGTTCTTCTAATCCGAACTTACGGCAGTTATCGTTGAACTTTAAACGTTCAGCTTCATCCTGCTCATTCAATTGGATATAGCTTATATCTGCACCGCAGTTTATCGCATAAACTACAGCATTAAGATCTAAACGTACATCACCATGATCGCTTATAAACCGATTTCCTTGTACTTTCATTTTTCACTTCATTTGTTGAATTAAGATACTTATCTGAATCAAATACACATGAGTTCTTTTCTTTCTGCACTTCTTCCAGATTTACTTTAGCTTGCCTGGTACGAAGTTCTTCTTCACATGCATGAATAACAGAAAACATTTGTTGGATAACTTCGTATTGAACACCCGCAGAACGGGCGTTACTTACACGAATGGATACTTCATTAATCTTATCAAAAAGTTCTTGATTACTCAAAGGTGAAGGATCAAAAAATGGATGAAACATAGATCCTCCTTATTGGAATAAATTTGGTGCTCTTAGAGCTGCCATGAATGTTTCACGTTCATAACGTTGGTTGTTTTGTACATAGTAGTTAAACTCTACTCCAGAAACTTCAAACTCAAGATTCAATAAAGAACCATGTTCGTTATTTTGGATAAGGCTATTAAAGAATGATTCTCCCGTACCAGGCTGCAAGTATGCAACAACAATACAAGGGAAATACATAGGTTTAATATTACCTTCAATGTATGGATGGTTCATGAAACGTGGAACAGTATCAATCATTTCATCTGACAATCCGTTAATAGCATCAACTACGACCGCACGATTGTTAAAATCAGTTGGGTCTGTTAGTAGGTTAGTAGTGTCTTCACCTAGTATTTTGTATGCATTTTGACGTAGGCCGTAAATCTCAGAAATGACATTAGTACTGTAATCAGAGTATACAAGAGGTTTAAGACTTAAACTAACTAGTGTTCCTTCGGGGTGCAATTCACGGTATAGAACATCATACAGTACATTACCTAAATTGTCAAGAGCAGAACGTACTTTATAATTACCTAGTACTAATCTAAATGAACTGTCTGGAGTTGCCGCACCAGTGGTGGTATTAATAATTCCATTCCGAACCTTTGTAGCAGTACTCTTGATACCATCCCATGCATTCGAACTATTAACTAAGTTCTCTTTTAGTAAAATACGTGGTACTTTACGAATACCATAGCGAGGATCTGATGTTCTGTAATATGAAGCTTTGCTGAATGCGTTAGTACTTATTACATTAAACCAACTACGTTCCATAGATAGTGAAGGACAAATATCAGCACTCATAAAGTTCTGACCGAATCCACGAACTATCGTAATTTTAAATCTCTGAGTAAGAGCCTTACCATTTTTACCAGTAGCTACTACGTCAAATTCCAAGTTAATGTCATCGTTTGCTGAGAAATCTGAACCTATTGCATATGCAGTTCCAATCAATGTTCCATCTGCACTTAAATCTAATCCATACTTACGAATATCATTAGGAGAAGTACTTTCATTAATGGTATAAGAAATTAATTCAGAACCTGAAGCTACTATTTTCGGATACACAGTATGACCATAGTATTCACCAACATGAATAGTTCCTAAATTTGAATCTGTCTCAAATGCAATATCCGAACCAGTTTCATCATTCAGTACTATTCTGAAAATTCTAGTTTCACCAATTTGAGATGAACCTAACGATTCATTATAAACTCCCAAATCGTACCACTTTGTAGGATCATAATACGTAAATTCAGTACCTTCAAATATAACGTTACTTACTACATAAGGATATATCTTAGTATCTCTTAATTGATATAAATGTTGTGCACTTGGTGTTTCTTTAAAACCAGATACATCATCCGGTGCTACCCATGTTTGATATGCACGGAAACGCTTACCTTCATAATAGGCTGATGCCTGCGTTGTGTAATATGATTTCACTGATACAATTCTTACTTTGAAATAAGCATCGATTGGGTCAGAATCATATAACATAGTCTGCGTTATTTGACCGTTGTTACCATTGAATTTTAAACCAGTACTGACTAGATTTCCAGTACTATCTTTAACAAGTAATGGAATCTCTTCAATTAAACCACCTGACAAATCAGGAACAATAATTGTACCTGAACCCGTAATGTGGGTTGAGGGTTTTTCAGCATCAGTGATTGTTAAAATTTCATATGCAGGCATGAAAACATTGGTTGTTCCTGATATAACTTGGCTGTTACCAAATGCTTGAACAAACAAGCGACTTTCAGCTCCATAGCCTATACCACCAATGGTATATAAATTGTTACCGTGTGTAGTGAGATTTGGAGTTAACCATATTTCATCTTCGGTGTTATAATTAAGGGTAGCAGTACTTACACCAATAAAACCGCTTGCATTGGTATTTGCAATTTGGTCATCTATTAGTGTTATTACATTAATGCTATCAATATTAAATGTTAATGATTCCGGGCCATCCCATATACCATCTTCTGGACATTCAATTTTGAAGTAATAGGCATCGGTAAAAGTACCAGTACCTAAGTCGAAGTTAGTTTTATTAAACTTAACTACATGTGACCCTTGAATTGTGGATGAGCCAGTACCCGCCTGACCAATAAGAACTAGATTGGAAATGTCTTCTCCGACTGATACTACAAAATCGCGTTCTTCAAGGGTTTCCCCTGCTCCAACTATATTGAAGCTAAATTGCAAGTACTGATCATTTTCTAATACATATGATGATTCAGTTGATTCTTGATTTTTAGATAAACGTAATCTAAAGTATGTCGTTTGACCTTCCTTAATTGAATTGGTGTCGGCTATCAAATCCCATTTGGGTTCGAAATTTGCCATATATAATCTCCAAAACATAAAAGCTTTGTGGTATTTATTACATCGCTTAAGTAAAAAATAAAGGACGCATTAAGCGTCCTTTTTTATATTACTCTGCATCTTCATCATAGACGATGTTCATGTTTCGTAGCTCTACAAGTTCTTGCTTATAGATATTCCAGATTTTGTCTGGATTCTGTAGCAATTCACTGTATTCATCCATTTTAGCCAATGCATCTTCAATATCTTGAAGTACTTTATCGTAGTTTTCCTGAGTCCAGCGATAACTTGAGAAGTTAACAATATTTTGAATATTTTCTTCGCTAGCTTCAATCTCAGCATTTAGACCAGTTACAAAGTCAACAACTTCTGCACGGTTTTTGAATGCTTTAATTTTACTCATCATATCGTTATCAAAGCATTCTTTGATTAAGATTTTATAACGTACTTCGGCATCTGCATCAGATAGAAGTTTTTCGTAACGCTTAATGTAGTATTTGAATCGGAACTGAACGAAGTCCTGGATAATACCCCGAACATCATCATAACTTTTTACTTTTCCGTTTTCACCTAAAACATTAAGGGTATGTGCCAATTTAGTTGAAATGCCAAAATACTGCATTACATCCATTTCATTCCATGAAACTGCTGTTCCACGTGGCAATTTGATAGTTATATCAACTTTACCAGAACTATCATCACTATAACTACGAATCTTACCAGCGTCTTCCATCTCGTTTAAATCTTCGATGAATTTCTCTAGCTTCATACGTGGTGATAGACCTCTGATACGAACAGTACTTGCATCAATGATTTCTGCTTTGCCGAAGAATGTATACTTACCTTCTCCACGGTCTTCAACATAATCATTTGCACCGTAACTTGCATAGTATGGTGTCATTACTTGTAGTTCTTCACCATCAATTGCACGAATTGTATTATCGATAATGTCATTCATACGATATGGGAAGATAAAACTTTTATATGCTGTTGCCGTACCATCCACACCTAGTAGTGCTAGTGGGATTAGTGGTAAGAAGAATTTAGGTTCCATAGTGGTTCCGTCATAGTTCTCCTGCATTGGTACAACATCCATATCACGAAGTACTAATGCTTCAGTTAGCTTAGTTTTCTTCACGTATGTATAACGTGGGCTTGCTGGGTCAGGGTTTACCTGAGTACCAAAGCCACCACGCTTGCCGATTAGTGGATAGTTGTTCACAACTGGACTTGCAAGATTTTGCAAAGTACCTGAAGCTGAAGCATCACCATGAAGGTAGATACCATCGCTAATCATACGACCTGCACATGATACGGTTTTAATTTCCCCGCTGATTTTGCTTAGGGTGAAGATTGCTTTACGTTGTGAGTTTTTAAAACCGTCAATACCAGGT